TTATCTATTATCTATTATCTATTATCTATTATCTATTATCTATTATCTATTATCTATTATCTATTATCTATTATCTATTATCTATTATCTATTATCTATTATCTATCATCTTTATCACAACAAATCAAAAAGATGCATAATAAAATGACTAGGCCTAAAACAGCACAACCTACGGATAGCATAATAATACCATTTTCATATGTTTTAGAAGAATGTGTTGCATTTTCATACCTAATATATTCTGATTCAATTAATTGAATGCATGTATTGTCAGCCCATCGAATAGTTCCAACCGGACAAGTAACATTATCTGTCATATCAACACCACCTAATATAATCAATACAAGTGATGCAATAAGTGAACAACACATGATAATAAATCCACTAAATACCACACAAGCTTTAATATCGAACATTTTATTGTCTGTCTTGTGATGATGTTTTATAATTATTCTTACTGTCGTACTATAGTTCCTAGTGCAATTTATTTTTTGAGGGCAATGATAATCGGTTTGTAGGTCTTTTACAAAATATTCCTGTCCGGGACATAATCGGAAATAACTACTATTACTACTGAGAATAAGAACAAGAACATCAAGAACAAGAAGAACAACAAGAACAAGAACAAGAATGTATTCTTTATATCTCGATCAAAGCATTGTAGAAGAATCAACTGACCCCAAAGATCATCCAAATCCGCTCCCAAAACGTGAAATGTATAAAGATCTTTTCAATTTGTATAATATAAAGTTTTCTGAATATGTATATTTAATAACAATATTCATTGATAAAAAAACTTTTGATTTTTTTAAGGGGCATGAATCTGATATTACTTTCATGCATCACACAAATGATTTAAAGAACCTTAAGAATCTAGAGCATGAAGGTCACTTACACGTGAAACTGTGTACTAAATTATGTCCCCAAGTTCTTTTTGGACCTGAAAACTCGAAGAATCAATTCATCAAAATTCATAATATTAAAGTGAAATACATTATTGAGACTCGATTAGAAAGTGATGAATTGATTATTTTCAGGAGTCTTGAATGGTCTAGTCTGGAGCGTAATAGACTTACAGAAGCAGAAAAAAGTAGAATTTCTGAAGCATATAAATTATTTATGTTTTTCAAAGTTCATTGGTCGGGGAGTATTAAATTAGGATTTAATTTTTTTGCCCACGAGACCAAAACAATTCTTTTTATTGTCGAAGAACAAGACATTAAAAGCATCCATAAATTTATCAAAAAACAAGGACTTTCTGAGAAATTAAAAGGTCTTGCTCCAGTACATGTTGGTAAAGAACTTCGAAAATACATGATCACAAATGATCAACGCCTAGATAGAAAATGTACAGTGTCATAATCCTTTGGGATCTTAAAAGAATTATTGAAAAGAATATTGAAAAGACCTTTTTAAGTCCCGAAGAACAATTAGTCGGTATTAGTCTCTTAATGCCTCTGAACAAGCAGAAATGATGCCAGCAATAATGATAATGCCCAAAACACAAGAACCTACAGAAAGCATAATGACACCTTTGTCATATCGTTCTTGAGAATAAATTAAATCTTCATAATGAACTGGTGTGCTTAATGAGATACACTTACCAGCGTTTTCTAAATATACTGTATCTCCTGGGCAAAAAGTTGGATTAGCAATACTTATTGAACCAAACACGATCAATAAAACCAACCCACAAATCACACCAAAACCAATGACAAGAGCAATAAGCATAAAAATATCTTCACACAATGCTCTAATTTTTTCGTTTCTGTTTCTTGCCATTTTATTATTGTTGTTATTACTGTTGTTATTATTCTATACTGTTTCCTGATAGTTCCTAGGGTCGCGATTTTTTTTTGAGACATTTGAGACATTTAATATGTCTGATACGATCATAGCAGCAGCATCCAAAAACAGCACTAGAAATAATTAATCCAAATACTGAAACGCCTACAGAAAGCATAATAATACCATCATTATATTTCTTGGGACTATAACGAGGATTTTTAGTACATAGTACACGATTATTATTATCCTCTGGACATTCATATGGATATCCTAATAGAGTCGCACCGGCAATAATTAAACCAAGTGAAACAAACATGGAAACTAATACAAATGTAATTAAAATCGCTAGACACCAATTCCTTTGATTATTGTTATTATTGTTTGTGAGGTCTCTATTACTTTGCATCATTTTAGTCCTACGATTATTACACTCTTATCACATCTTTTATTATAGTTCCTAGGGTCCCTTATTTTTTGGGAACACATAGTGAAGTGATAATTGCTACGTTAGTATGTTAGTATTGTTCTCAAAAAATAAATAGCGCAAGAAATACTAATAGTAAGTAGTAATAGTAATGGCATCCAGATCACATGCTAAAATACTTGCAAATGAAGTAAAATCTTGTGAAAATGAAATAAAAGTACTTAAAGAAAAAATTGAAGCTCTCAACAAAGAAAAAACTTCGTTAGAAGAAGAAAAAGATTTATTATCTTCGAAAATTACAAAATGTAATACACTTCTTTCTATTATTTATGATACTGAACCAAAATGTCTAAAAAATAATTCTGATTCAGATAATAATATTTATTCTGTTAAGACTGAATATTATTATGCATATGTATTGGAACCATTAACAAAAAGTAGAAGAAAATGGTCCAACAAAACATTTTACATTGAATTTTATGATCTTGAAAAGAACGATACTCCTATTGTTGGCTCATTACGTATACCAGAAGGATTTGGTTCTAAAAACATGAATATTCGTTTTGATAACTGTCTCTCTGATCGGGAGGTGCCAATAAAAATACCAGAACAAGCAATGGTTGCAAAAAAGTTTGTTGTTGATGCTCAATTTAGTACTGATCAACAAAGGCCGTTTTATACATTTGGGAAATATTTTGCATACATTACCATAGAAAAAAATAAATATGATGATGGATATTCAAGATGGTGTGATGATCCAGAAGATCCAGAAAACGTTGATCATTCTACAGAATTAATGCATATTCAAGACAGACATTTTGAAGACTGGTCAGATTATGATAATGTTATTCAAAAAATTAATATAATACACTTTGATAATAAAAAATTGAGAAAGTCTCAGGCAAGACTTGAAGTTAATCGTTATGTTGATTTTATTGAAGTTGTATGGATAAATCATGACACTTTAATAGTTAAGTATTCTTTCTATAACGAGCGTAGAGATGTCACTGAACATTATATAAAAACGGCAAAGAAACATAATAAAACATGGATTTGGAATAAAGAAAATTATCGTTTTGGTGCTTATGGTCAATTACTTGATATATTTTATGACATCGAAGATCCAAGAACTGGAAGAGATCCTATTGATATCACTGATGACTATCAATTTTTTCCTTCTAATGATTTTAGCTATTTTGCAGTTCGTAAAAATCGTAGTTTATGGAGAAAACATGGTTCAATTGTAATTTACAACTTTATTAATTATGATCTAGTTCAATTTGCAAAGAAACACAATTTATGTTTCGATATTATACTTTCAATAAATAAATATCTTATTCCAAAAGGCGACGATCCATTAAGAATACTCAAAGAAATTAATATGGAATACCTTGACAAAGATGATATTGTAGCAATTAATTGGAATAATAATAATGAATTAATTGTTACAAATTTTTCTGACTACAAAAATAAAACCAAAATTTATAATGTCAATAACATTGCAGCACTTTTGGCCATTAGAGAATAATGACTTAGGGTCGTTTTATTAGGACATTTTATTTCACTTGTGATGTAAAGCGCTATGCTTTATTAATAAATCAAAAGATGATAAAAATTATAGACAAAAATAATTCTGATAATACTCTCGAGTGTTTTTCTGGATTATCTACACTTTATTGCAATGTTGAAGATCTTATGGATTCAGAATCAAGACCAATTTATTTTGTATCCCCCTCGAACGCAAAATTGTTCTATGATGGCGGAATAGATGCTGCATACTTAAAAATGTTTGGTTCTGGATTGCAACAAAAAATTCAAAGACAAATGCGTGGTTATCAAGAAATGCCAGAATCTCTTTTAGGACAAAAATATTTACCCGTTGGTGCTGCAATGCTTCACAAAATATCTGGAGACTATTATATAATTGCATCACCAACAATGTTAATGCCACAAGTTGTATCAAGTACAAATAATGCATATTACGCTATGAAAGCTGTATTGAAGGTATGACCCCGTGACGGAACTTTAATTGTTCCATTGCTTGGTGGTGGAATTGGAAAAATACCTCCAGAAGAAATATATAGACAAATTAAAAAAGCCATTGACGAGTCCGAAGAATCCGAAGAATCCAGGACTCTTTATTTACCAACTAACGATGAACTAAATAATATACTTCTTGAACAACCAAAGTTTTATGAAAATACAGAATTTATTTGTTCATGTATTTCAATAACACGAACAATCCTGCCATCATAATGTATTTTAAGACATATAGGACTCGTATATAAAAAATCTTTAAGAGCTCTAAATAAAAAAATATCTTTTATTGGTAATTTTTTTCTACCTATAAGAAAATTAACAATAATTGAAGTTTCATTATTAAGAATTTCTTGATCCATGCCTGTTAGAATTGAGGTATTGTGAGGTATTATGAAGTTTTCTAGGATTCCATGTTTTTTGTATTACTGCAATTTCAACAATGTTCGATGACTGTCTAATACTTTACTAGTATCTTTACTCCAATGATAATTTTCATTAATATTTTGTGATCTGAAATATGTATTTTCAGTTATTTCTACTAAATATACCGATGTTTCTAACCATGCATTTCTTGTAGCTATTTGATCCTTTAGGGGACCAAAATATACTAATTTTGGGCTCAGTTCTTTTGGATCAATAGAATTATTAGTAGTATTGTTGGTATTGTTGTCAAATATTTGACCCAAACATTTTCTAACAAGATATTGGTACAAGACTGTGGTGTCAATAACGACTGAGACATCGTCAAGCTCAATGGCATCAAATGCAGGTAAATAATTTACTAAAGAATCTTTTACAAATATGTATTCATTGACGCCCTTATTATAAGATTTACGTGAAATAATTAAAAGTATAAAATAATTTGGTCCCCAATATTTATATGGTCCACGACCGTTGTAGACTCCATGTTCTCTTTTAGAAAGATATGGATTAATTGGATATATACCGTCAAATACTATCGGCTTCTCATCCTGGTGATGATTTTTTTGTTCTTTCTGACCTTTAGGACCCGTAGGGCCAATAGCAGTCTCTTGTGAATATCTTTCCATTCGTAATTTAATTTCTGTGGGATTTGGCTCTTCAATGCCAGGATTATCCACTGGATTATTCCATGAAAAATTATCAAATACTTCTGTAGTCTCCGAAATACTAAATCTATTTGGATACTTTTCAAGAAGGTCTTGAATGTATTTGTTATTGTCATAATTAGGCACCGTACCGGTGGCTGCATCTTTGAGAAGCACGATTTTACTTTGAGAAAGTTCTAAAAGATCTTCAAGAGTAAACCTGACACAATGAGTAATAACTTCACCACATACAAGGACTCTTTCATAAGTTTCGAGATCTTTAATAAACGCTTCATTTACACGTACATGATCCTCAGATCTTAGAGCACTAAATTGATCTCTTTTAGATTCAGAACCTTTGGTTATATATCTCACACTTTTTACATATTTGCGTTCCCATGATCCAAGAGCTTCTGTAAGTGGTTCGAATACCATTGAACCTTTGGATCCTATAAGACAATGTTCTGGGAATATTTGATGTTCAAAACGATTGTATTTTTCCAAGTCTTTAATATACTTGTATGCAGCTTGTTGAAACTCTGGTCTTGTAGTTCTCCACTTGGTTGGGTTCTGTGGGTCCCACTCTGGGGCCACGTCCGAAAGACTAATTTTTGTTCCTGGTTTTGGATTATTCCCATTACGATCGGTCCAAAACAAAGGATGAGCAATATGGAATCTGTTATGTGTATCCAAAGATACAAATATATCTGAAATTTTTGACCCAAAGTCTTTTAACATTTGTATAGTGTTTATCATGTCATTTATTGCTGGTTTAGAATCAATTACAAAATCATTTTGGGGATCAATGATTAACAAGGCGGTTTTTAAATGCGGATTTTCACCAACTGGTACTTCTCCCAAAGCTATACTACTTTCATTAAGATATTTTAGTGGAGGGTTTGTATCGGGTTCGGGTTCGGGTTCTGACTCAAACAGGTTTAGACCAAAAATATTTAGACCAAATTTTCTAGAAAGAGACTTCTTTTGTCCTCTAGGTCTTCGGGGTCTTCGGGGTCTTCGAGATCTTAAGGTCTTATGAACACTTCTTTTTACTTTTCTTCCTGATTTTCTCGATTTCTCTTTTCTCGATTTTTTTATAATTCTTATTTTTGATTTTATTCTAATAAATTTTCTGACCTTTCTACTTCTTTTGGTCATTTAATAATACTGACGATTTTTATAAGAAATAGAAAGTAAGAAGTATAAAATTAAAAATAGGGAAATCAGAAATAAAAAAACTAGATCCGAAGACCCTTACAATTCTTTCAGCAAAATATCTCGAATTTCTCTTCTGATATCTCTAAATTCTTGTTGGCATTCAGGATACCTTGAAGAATAAACATGGACTTCATTTAGCATATTATAAGCCATTAGAGATTTATTTTGATCTTTGGTTGCTTCTCTCATAATTCCTTGTAATTCAGCTGCTTTATCAGAGCATAATTCACGGACAACCCTCTTATGTTCCAAGTCTTGTACATGTCCATAATACATTAGACTTCCGACGGCTACAAATCCACCAATAATGTATGATTTCATTCTATGATTATTATTCTTGTTCTTCTTTCTATTCTTATTCTTCTGTGTTCATGGCTACCGTCAAAAATTTTTCTAGAAATATATTCCGAATAACCCATCGTTCGATTTAACACCAATTACTTTATAATTATCAAAACCCATCATTTCATCAAGTGTAACGTTAGAAATATGTGGAGCCCATTCTAGTCTATTTTGATCGCTAATTTGTGTACCTAAAGAAAGTAACATATTTTTACGGATAGTTGAAACGGCAGAAATAACTGAATTATCTTTATTAAATGTTACGCAAGGAATATCATTATTAGGACCAAACATATCATTTTTTGGATCAGTAAGATTAAATACTTCTATTTCACTTAAATATTTAGTAATTTGAGATTGAGAAACACTAGTTTGGCCGAAATAAGCAAAAGTAATGTGTTTACCCTCTGGTAATTGTGGTTCAGTAATAAGTTTTAAATATTTCATTCTTTATTATTTTCATTTTTTGTTTAGTGATTATTATTTTTCGACAATTATTTCGATTATTATTTTTCGAACATTTTTAACATTTTTTATTCGAGCACTTTGAATATTTCTTATTTTTCGACAATTATTTCGACAATTTTTCGAGTATTTATCAATTGTCGAAATTTTATTGATTATTTAAAAGACTATTCTAATGACTACTAAAAAATCTACAGATGAAACAAATTGTATTTTTGTAAGTTCGCATGGTATCAAAAAATCTTGTCAAAAATTAAAAAATTATGGAGTATATTATGCTGATTTAGACAATGTTGATAGTTTTAAACCCCCAAAAGATAAAAAATATATTCTTGTTACAGGAAATGAAGATATGACTATTCCCGAAGACTATTATTCATTTGCTAAAAAAATTCTTAAAGATCCGAATTTAGTACATTGGTTTACACAAAATCTTGGTCGTCAAGAATCTAAAAAATTGTCAGGCATTCCTATAGGTCTTGATTATCATACAATGTCTACACAAGATGTTTGGGGACCAAAAGCATCACCAGTCTCCCAAGAAAAAATGTTATTATCTACGGACAGAGTTCCAATAAATAAAAGAGCATTGACAATTTATTGTAATTTTTTACATACAATAAATGACGACAGTGCTCCAACAAGATCGAAAAGAAGAAAAGAATCTCTTGAAGGAGTCCCAAATAATCTTATATTTTTCGAGAAAAAATTTGTTACAAGAAAGGTCTCATGGGCAAATATGGCAAAATGTGCTTTTGTCTTGAGTCCCCATGGAGCTGGTCTTGATTCACATAGAACTTATGAAGCTTTATGTCTTGGTTGTATACCAATAGTTAAAAAATCAACACTTGATCCATTATACAAAGATCTTCCAGTATTAATAGTTAATAAATGGACAGATGTAACTGAGAAACTTTTGAAGCAAGCTGTAAAAACTTTCGATAAAAAGAAATTTGACTACAGTAAACTTACTCTAGATTATTGGATGTCTGTTATTTTGAGACCTCTTGTTGAAGAAAGTGTTTAGAGAATGATTAAAGACTTGATTAATGAACAAAGACTTGAAAGGATTATGCCTTCGGAACATATGGATGATAGACAATTTTATCTCCGTAATGTCCAGCATTTAGTAATTTAGGATTTATCACTATACGTACAGGTTTTCCATTATCTTTACTGCTTCGCAATAGACATTTATGATATAATACATGTTCACAATCAGTACCTTTATCAGAATCATATAGACAGTATTTAGAACTCTTTGGGAATACGACATTATACTTATAAATTGCTAAACCACCAAATGCTGATATTACAGTCTGTAAATCACTGTAAAAAGTTTTCCAATCTGGAATATCTTTGAAATAACGTCCCAATAGATCTTCTTCTAAATAGTTTCCTTTTGCAAATATATTACGATCATAATCTTTGGTTCTTAGGGCCCAATAGTCATAATATTCAATTTGATTTGCTGTTAATACAGACCATTTATTAAGTAATTCGGGGTCAAACGATTTGTAGAATTCGAGTAAATTTATAGAATGATTTACATCATCAAGATCGATATTAATAATGAAATCAAATGTCACTCCATTATCTTTTAATTTTGCAATAGAGTCCAAAACAACATTTCTAGCATGAGCTATTCTTTCTGTTCTTTTTTTATAACTTTTATGGGCACCTTGTTCTGCTATTAATATTTTTGAGCCATTAAATTTGTAATTATTTAAAATTTCCAAAGTCTTATCATCAGAATCATTTTCATATGCTATAAAGTAATTAGGACCAGAAAACATTGCATTCATTTTATCGATATTTTTTAGTGTTTTTCCAATATCTTTTTCTACGTTTCGTGCAATTCCTATAAATGCAATGCTGTATGGCAATTTTTTTAATTTTTTGTATTTGGTTATTTTTGCCTTCGATGGTCTATTGGTATTGGATCTAATTCTTGTAATACTCGTATTTAAAAAATTCTTGGAATTTTTAGTGTCATACATTCGACTCAAATTTTTTATAGTTATTTTTTTAGCAAGTCCAACCTTTATAGGGTAAATACGCTTTCCGCCAATAGTTTGATTACTTGTTATCTTGTATACTTTATTCTGGCCAAATATTGGCATATATATTTCTTTAGTTATATTTGACAACAAAGCCGGCCAAATCCAAAAACTTCCAATAGAACCTATTACTATCGAAGCAGACATTATTGCTTGAATGTCTTCTGATACCGAACCAGATTGAACAGTTACTTCAGCTCCTGTCAGTTCTGATACATGTAGGACAATGTCTCCAAAAATTTTATTTTGGGCCGCGTTTATTGGTCTTGCAACACATAATATTTTAGAATTTACTAATGAACCGTGCTTATTTTTTATAGAAGAAAGTACTTTTTCATAAAAACTAAATGGAAGAATTGTGTATAAAGTTTCACTTGGTTTAAGTGCGTCGTCAAGACGTATGTGTATGACGATATCATACCGCTTTTCCATTTTTGGAATCTTGAAAAAAGATTTTATCAAGGGCATATTATTTTTAAAGTATTTGAAGTCCATTGGATATTCTGGAATACATTCTCTGTAGTTGAGACCAATATTTCTTTGCTTTAGATGAAATTGACCCTTTGGTACATTAAAAGGTTTTGGAAAATCTATATCATTAATTAATGTGGAACCGTGTTGAATGGATAATAATCTCATAAATATATAGTCAAATAATTGATTACCAAAACGACCAAAACTACGAGCTTCATATTCATCTAGTGGATCTTTAATATGATCACACATTGTTTATTATTATCAATATTTTTTTGTTATTTTTTTGTTACTCGTCGGTCAGTTTCGACAAGAAATAAATTTTATTACGTAAATTATGAGTGTTATCAAATTGAGTATCTTTGGTGATTCCCATGCATATCATTGTTTCAAAGATATATTTTTTGAGATGAGATATAAAAATTCATTAAGTATTCATGAATTTACTAATGAGTATCACGAACACATTCCATTTTTTAGAGACTTTGTCAATCGCTGTAGAGACGGACCCTCGGGACCCGAAGGGAATATTTTAATAATATGTCTCGGAGAAATAGATGCTAGATGCTTGATACACAAACAAGTAACCGAAAAAAATAGATCTGAAGATTCTGTTATTGAAGACCTTGTAAATAGATATTTTAATACATTAGACATCATTTTTGGAGATTATTGTGAGACGTCTAGAGTCCCCGTCTGGATTATGTCTGTAATACCAACTTCTGTTGAAAAAGATTTTGGACATGAATTTAATCAAAGGGGATCCGTACAAGAAAGAAAAAGATATACTGAAAAATTAAATGATGCTCTGAGAAAAAAATGCGAAGGACATAATTATTATCATTTTTTCGACATTTATGACTTGTATCTTGATCCAAATACAGGAACTTTAAATCAAGCATTGGCTTGTGATGATGTTCATATTGGTGATAATTCACCAATAAAAAATAAAATTGTTGAAGACCTAGAAATATACCTAGAAAAATATACCTAGAAAAATGATTAAAAATGCCGTAAAAATGAATCAATTTGTTGCTTAGAAAATTTATAAACATCGTTAAGAATATGTGCTGATACTGCAAGAATATATTCGTGATGAATATTAGGTTAAATATTTTGCTGCTGTTGTGTAAACCCATACATATTTCCCATAATTCCACCAAAAATACAAGATGATAAAACATTGCCTGGGTATTTCAATAAAATAGAAATACTTTGTTCAAAACCTGATGGTGTCGAAATAACTTTTGCAACATCATAACAAGTCAATACAAAAAATACATAGGCACTAATATATAGACCCATGTCAATTCCCTTGTACGTGCTTTGTACAATGTTTTTAACAATGTTTTCGTCAATTTTGTCTTTTCTCATTCTTAATACTTAATTCTTATTCTTAATTCTTAAGAGTATTAGCGTCAATCATTTTTCTAGAGTTTTATAAATGAGAAAGCGTAGTAAATCTAGTAAAAAATCTAGTAAAGTATCAAGAAGAGTATCAAGAAGAATAAAAGGGTCTCGTAGAATAAAAGTATCCAGAAAGAGTCGTAGATCTTTTGGACGTCATCAAACAGCTCCACCAGGAACTTATTATTCAGACGGAATGTTATTATCGAATAGCGCGTTCCAATATTTGAATAGTCCGCTTCAGAGAGCGTTGATGGCTTAATAGTCTATTAAAACATCAGTACGAACAGTATATTTTATTCCTTCCTTGACAACAGATCCTTCATGAAGCAATGATTGATGAAACAATATTACAGAACCTGTTTCTGGCCTAAAAGGCACGCGCCATCTTCTATTATCTTCTATAAATGTAGTTTCCCCGCCTTTAAAGTTTTCATTTAAATAAATTTGAATTGTCCATTCACTTGATTTTCCTGAAATTCCGCGATAATTTTGATCATAATGAGGCATAAAATAATGTCCAGGATAATATTTAAGAAATCGCAATCTAGGATTTAATGATACCTCTTTTTCTGATACCTCTTTTTCTGTTATATTCTTTTCAGAAATGCTCTGCTTTGATACGCTCTGCTTTGATACAAGACTCTTCAAATAAGGACTTAAACGATCATATAACAAATCTAATTTTGTTTTATCATCGTCTATAAAACATCTATCGCAAAGTCTAACATCTGTATTTAACACTTGGCGGCCATTATCATTGATTAAAGCCTGTTCAAATCCTTTTTGTTCACAATCATTAATCCATTGCAAACATTCTTCTTGACTTAGGACATTACGAATTACCTTACATTCAATGTTTTCGTAACCAATATATTCATACTTTGTTAACGATTCTTTAAGTAAATCCATTTTTATTATTCTTTATTATTCTTTATTATTCTTTATTATTCTTTATTATTCTTTATTATTCTTTATTATTCTTTATTATTCTTTATTATTCTTTATTATTCTTTATTATTCTTACTGCAACAAACTTTTTATTACCAAGTAACGTGATACGCTAACCAAGCTGGTGACCATTTTTTATCTATCGCTCTTGAGCCATCTTTAAGTCTAATTCCAGCATGTCTTTTTCTGTAATTTTCTCTTCTTTTGTCGTCTTGATGTTGGGTATAATCTTGCATGTGGGGATCTCCCCAATGAACCTTTTTTCCTTCTGGAGTTATTGTCATCCATTTTTTATTCTTGGAAGTGCTTCTTCTATATTTTACTCTTGTATTTCCAATCATTTTTGTATGCCATCCTATCATTACTTTTCTTTTTGACTTCCTAGATACTTTTCTTGACTTTATTCTTTTAGATACGGCTCTTTTTGGCATTTATATTAAAGAGGATTTTATGATTATTATTTATTGATTATTGATTATTATTGATTATTATTTATTGATTATTGATTATTATTTATTGATTATTGATTATTATTATTATTGATTATTATTTATTGATTATTATTTATTGATTATTGATTATCACTGCACGGAACTTTTTAAAAATAAATATCTTTGGACTAGGACTAAAAATAAAATAATTAATAATTAATAATGTCTCAAGAACAATTAGATATTGTTGAGGCAATAAAAACCAATAATGTAATCATTGATTGTGTTGTTGGTTCTGGAAAAACATCTACAGTTTTATTGATTGCGAAGCATAACCCTGATAAACAAGTTCTCATGCTGACGTATAATAAACGTCTTCGACTGGAGACTATGGATAAATCTAATGATTTAAAGAATTTGGAAATTCATACTTTTCACAGCTATTATGTAAAATACTATGACAAGAATTGTCACACAGACACCAGTCTTTTAGGATTACTCAACACCATTGGGCCCTCTGGGACTCTTGGTTCCTCTATACTGACCAAGAAGAAAGTCAAGTCATCTACAGGATGTCCTCTTAGAAAATATGACATTATCATCATTGATGAAGCACAAGATCTTAATAATATATATTTTAGGGCATCATTAAATATTATTAATGAAACTCTTAACGAAAATGGTCGTATTGCAATTATTGGTGATCAAAGACAATGCATTTATGAATATAATGGTTCTGATTCTAGATATATTACATATGCAGATACATTATTCGGTAATGGTAATGGCAATGGCAATGTCCAGTGGAAGCATATGAAATTGACTAAAAGTTTTAGAATTACCAAACAAATGTGTAATTTTATCGCAAATAATCTTTCAGGACCTGTTGTAAAGTCAGACAAAAATGGTCAAAAGATTAGATACATAATTTGTAATCAATATTCATCAAGACCATATGAAGAAGTGCTTTATTACATGTCTTGTGGGTTTGAACATGATTCTATTTTTGTATTGGCTCCATCAATAAAAAACTCGGGAACTCCTGTAAGAAATCTAGTAAACAAACTTTCTGCAAAAGGTATACCTGTGTATTGCCCGTTGTCTGATAATGAAAAATTAGACTCTGATATCACCGAGGGTAAATTGGTCTTCTGTACATTCCATCAATCTAAAGGTCTTGAAAGACCTGTTGTAATAGTTTTCAATTTTGATGATTCGTATACTAAATTTTATAATAAGCAAGCAATCGGGGTTCTTAACAATGAACTTTATGTCGCTCTAACAAGAAGTTCCCAAAGACTTTCATTGTTGCATCATAATACCAATAATTTTTTATCATTTATGACTATTGGAAAGACGTTGTATGAATCATGCACTGTTGAAGGTCTTGAAAAGTTAAAGCCTAAAGTTGTAAAAGAAGCTAAAACAGACTACATGAAAAGTTATTGTGTAACAGAACTATTGAAGCATGTACCTAGCAAAATAGTCATAGAACTTTTAGCACTACTAGAAATTAGTGTAATAAACATGTCCGAAGAACGAATAGCAATGCCTATTAAAGTTCCACAAACTTTTAATGGATATAAAGTATTTGAAAATGTTTCAGAAATTAATGGTGTTGCCATACCAGCATATTATGAATACATAACCACTGGAAATTTATCCATAGCAACGGAAGCAGAAGCAAAACCTGAATCCAAGACCTCGAAGACCAATAACAAGACCGATAACAAGACCGAAAAGGCCGTAGCAGCCACAAAGACAGCAAAAACCTCAACAACGGTGTCAAAGGAATCCAAGTCCAAAAAGTTAATATTCAGAGATGATTCGGATGATTCGGACTGCGAAGAAGAAGAGTCCGAAGGATATAAAGAATCTGAAAAAGAGTCCGTTATGGTATTGTCGAAAAAGATGTCAAATATATCTCCGAGTGAATTATTATTTCTTTCAAATAAATGGCTTTCTAAAAATAACGGATTTACTCACAAAATGAACCAAATCACGGAATATAATTGGTTGACAGAAGAAATTCTCAACAAATGTTCTAAAAGACTTAATCAATGGATCCCTAAAGATGCAGTGTATGAAGTACCTTATAATAAAGTTTTCGACAATGTTGCTATTTCAGGTTTTATCGACTGTATTTTTAACAATTCTATTTTTGAATTCAAGTGTGTTGATACTATAGATCCTATTTATTATATTCAGTTATCTCTGTATGCTTATTTAGCTGGTCTAGAATGTACATACAATTTACTAAATATCACAGATAATTCATGCTATAGGGTCTATGCAAGTGAAGAAGCTCAATTACAAATTATAAAGACTTTGGTGGCTCATAAACAAAATTCAAATAATAAAACAGATGATGATACATTCTTGAAGAATAATAACCAATAACCAACCGATAGCAATGTTACAAAATATTTTCCCTCTGGAAGAATACTAGAATACTAGAAAGAATACTAGAAAGAATACTTGAGATTTCGTTATAAAGTCCGTAAAATGTCTGATGAGCGTGAACAAACTCGTGAGCTCATTAATTCTCTAGAATCAAAAGACAACTCTATATATCAAGTATTACAAAAACATGCTGATGATGGAAGTATCAATAAAAAATTAAACGGTTATTATATTATACACTATGTTTTGTGTTTTCAATCTGAAAATTCTTTAGATGTAATAAAATACATGATTAACCTTGGTGCCGATCTTAATGTAGAGTATGAAGAATACGAAGAATTAAAAAATAAAAAAGATAAACGTAATATGACACCGTTAATATTTGCAATAATCAATAATAATTCACTAAAAATTATTGAATTATTATTAAACGGATCTCAAGACGTTTGTGGTGCAAATATAGAATATATGGGATATGGATATACACCATTAATTTTGGCTGAAACACTAGGGAATAAAGACGTATTCAAATTACTTCTTGAACATGGAGCAGATTATTCAAGAGTAGCAAAAAAAGGATTTGTAGAAATAGTTGATCATTATAAAAGATTTCAGACTGCGAAAAGCGTGTTTAAAATCTTTAAGAATAATATCAAAGTAACTTCTCGAATTAAAGCCATCGAAGACAAAGTAGTAAAATTTTTGAATGTCTAGACATTCATACACACCTTCTGCTACGCTCTTTTAGTAACTTTTTGGACTTTAGTTTTTGTTAAATCTTCTAAAATATCTATGAATTATTGACAAATTTTTCTACAAATAACGGAAAGTTTGAACCGTTCTTGAGAATGAATTGTTCCACTTCGGCACCAGTTTTTCTAATTCTTGGACCAAATTCTTTAATTTTTTCAAGTTCTTGCTCTGTGAATGTATTGTAGTATCTTAGCATTTCGACAAGTGAATCAGAATTTAGATGTCCCAATTCCATATTATAATCAATACGTCCTGGTCTGATCAGAGCAGGATCTAATTTCTCAGGATGATTTGTCGTGAATACAATGATGCGTTCAGGACAATCAATAACTCCATCGATCACGTTTAGAATTCCTGCAAGATTTAATGAATCACTCATTAATTCCATTCTTTTATAGTATTGTTGATTGGCTTTATGAGACATTATAGATTCTTTCATAACAAGATTAGCAATTTTGTTAAGACTTTTATCATTATCATTCTTGTCGTTCTTATCATTCTTGTCATTCTTGTCGTTCTTGCAGTTCTTCTCTGAGCTCTTTGAGCTTTTATCGTTCTTGTCGTTCTTGCCATTCTTGCCGTTCTTCTCTGAGCTCTTTGAGCTTTTATCGCTCTTGTCATTCTTGTCGCTATCATCATCTTTCTCAGAACTTTCGGAATCAACAATTACCGAATCACTAGAAAATAAATCTTCAGAATCAGAATCAGAATCTTCCGAACTTCTTTTTTCGACAATTGAACCAACAGCATCAATATCTTCAATAACAAAAATTAATGAATTAAATTTTAATTGTGAGAAATTATCTGGACTGTAATGATATTTCATATTATACACCAAAGTAAACAATTCATCATTTGTTCTAATTTTAGCCAACGGGATATTAATGATATGTCTATTTAATTTATTAGAAAGTGCTTTAATAATAGAAGTTTTACCAGTACCTGGTGGACCGTGTAAAAGAAGTCCGAGTCTGTGTTGAATTCCCTCAAATTTATATGGTCCTGATTTGTTGATAAAGTTGTCCAATAGAGTCATAAAATTCTTTTTGTCATTAAAAAAGATAGAATTAAAAGATTTAGTATTATTTAGTTGATAGCGACTAAACATTTGAATTTTTTTATCTTCAATGTATTCACGATAATTGAAATAATATAGATTTTTATCAACGCCACTCAGAGATTCTGAATATGCATCAACTACTTTTTTTACAAATGCATTTAGATTTTCTACGTTTTCTGACCTAAGAATATAATTCTTTGTCTTATATTTTTTGGTAGAGTCCGAGCTACCAGCAGAAGGCACAGTACCGTCGTAAGATATTTCATTAGAATAAATCTGAATAAATAATTCAATACCTTCATAAATTTTTATCCATTTATTTGGCATCGGGTTGGAATAAATTCTATTTGATGTATTTCCAATATTAATAAATGATTTATCCATTTGGATTGGATTATTTGTAATATAATATGCAATAGCGTCATGGACATAATAATTATTATCATTATTGTAGTAGACATCAGATTTCGCAACCTTTTCATTAAAAATATTCATTTCGATATATTTTTTCTCTGTTACAACAATAGGTTTATAATAATATTTATTCAATAAATTAGAAATCGTTTCTCCGAGTTTTAAATAATTTAGTAAATGAGGAATCAAAGCACCAATAATAAACATGATAATTATGTTAGATTCTTTTCCAGACATAATAAGCATCATAACATTAGAAATTTCTTTATCGAAGTTGAAGTCTTTGGTTGACATTCTTGAAAATTCTTGATAATTGATAATTGTACTGATGATCTAATAATTATTGTAGGATGTTATTGTTATTGTTTATTATTGATTCCCAAGTATTCTAGTGTCACAAATTTTTCTCGCACCGATTTCTATTCTAGTGCGTTTATCAGATTTTTTAAAAATACTGAAAATAGCTAAAAGAATGTCAGTCTCACATTTTACTAATTACGAAATCGCATCAGGAGTATTTGTTGGTATCTTTGTTGGAGTATTTGCTTGTTATGTACCAACAATGTATGACATTGTCAAGAATAAAACTAGAAACTATATCAAATCGTGTGTAAGATCTGTATATGATGACCTAGAAAAAGTTTCTGGCAAAAATGCCACATTAGAAAGAATTGAAACGACATTAAAATGTCAAACAGAAAAAATTGATAATGTATATAGAGAATTATCTTCTGTTGGTGGTTGTAACAGTGATTTGTCATATATGAGTCTTGATAGATTATACGGAGTCGGGTTTTCAGATTATTCGCAGTACGAGCGCGATCATAATAAGCCACAATGGGTAAGTACTTCGTTATTGCCTAAACCTGCTACAGATGTTTCAGGTTCTAAAGCAAGACCTTTTGAATATTTTGATCCTACTGATCCTCCTGCCAACGCTCCTGTAAATGTCTCTACAAGAACTGTATGCGAAGCATCAACAGGTTGTGAAAAAATAAAAGCATCATCAGATCTTTTGTCAATGTTTGAAAATGCTGATATCATTCCTCCAGAAATATTATCTATGTTTGAAAGTGATGGAACTATAAATCCATTAAAACTTTCAACTGAAGTTTTTGAAAATCCAAGTCCCCAACTTGTAAAATTCATGAATTCTACTTTGGGAAAATTTAATCATCTTACATCAAATCCTACAACATCTACCACAGCTAAAGAAGAACAACCAAACCCGATTGTTCCTAGTCATGATTTACGTGGAGAAGTACGTAGTGATGAAAATGGATATTAGAAAAATAGAAAAGCCAAATAAAAAATCATAAAAATACTAAAAGATATTAAAGATACTAAAAATGTTAAAAAAGATTTCTAGTATTAATATCACATCATTAAAGACTGTAGAGCAAATGGTTAATTGCACTAATAATCTTGAAGAAATGTTGAAAAGCTGTAGGGAAGATAAATACAAAGTTCTTATTAAAGATAAATTATCTAAATGTTATTTTGTGTTGTCCAATTATTGCAATGATCCAGATACTTCGATAATGTTATTAAACAAAAGTATAGATCATAAAGAAACTTCAGGAGCATATAACAATCTTGCTAATTTAGTACTAACAAATCACAATGATTACACAAATGCTATAAAGTATTATGAAAAAGCTGTATGTCTTGAACCTGGACTCAGCGTTGCTTATTATGGTCTTCTACAGATTTATAAACAACTAAAAAATTCTGAGAAAGAATTAGAATACATAAACACCGGTCTAAAAAATTGTCCAAAAGACGGTGAATTTTATAATTTTAAAGGAGTGCATTTATTCGAAACCGGAAAAATTACACAAGCTTTCGAAATTTTTGAACAAGGAATAGGGGTATCCAAAGATCCCACTGCTTTAGGGAAAATGTATATGAATATTGGTCATATGTGTAGTAATGTTGGTGAAACTCTAAAGGCTATTGAATATTATTTTAAAAGTCTTGATATAGATCCAAATCATTTATTGAGCTATGAAAATATATTATTAAACATGCTATACTGCACCAAAATTCCTGATACCTTCTTCAGTCATGTATATAAAAAACCAAATGGTCAAAAAGCAACAAAAGTCTTGTTACCAAAAGACTTATTAAGTCTCAATGATCAGAGAATAGTACCAAAGTATCATCAATTTATTTCTAAATTTTTGTATGAGCCTGTTGATTCTAGGGCTACGGGTCCTATCGATCCTCTAGATTTCAACAACCAATTAATTCACATTGGGTATGTAACCGGTGATTTAGTAGATCATGCTGTAACCATATTCACAGATGTTCTTTATAAGTATTATGATGAAAAAAGGTTTAAAGTATTTGTATATAGTACAAAGTACTGTAATACAGAAGAAATTAAATCTATCGGGAAAAGTCTATATTACAGACATATTCAAAATATGAATACTGAAGCGATAATTAGTCAAATCATGGCTGATAAAATAAATGTTCTTGTAGATCTTTCAGGCTACACTTCAGGAAACAAATTAGAAGTTTTTGGAAAACTGGCATATTCCGAGAAAAGTCCATTGTTAATTACTTTTGTAGGATATCCAGCCAATACAGGCATCCCAAACATGTATAGAATCAGTGATCATTTTAGTGAAGAGTCTGGCTTGGAAGAAAATACTATCAAATTACCAAGATTGTTTCTTTGCTTTACACCAAAAATAGGAAACATCACAATAAAAAGAAAGACATTGAACATTTATGATTCTAAAGATTATTCAGACTACTTTATCATAGGATCATTTGCTAAATTACAAAAGATAAATTCAGAAGTAATTGAACTTTGGCTCAGAGTACTCGATTCAATAAAAATGTCAGGATCTAAATGCATCCTCGTAATAAAAAATAGATATTTTGCTGATGACTCTTGTCGAAAATCTTGGACCCAAAAATTTGGTAATCGTGATGATGTACTTCTTTTAGTTGGTTCACAAGGATATCAAGAACACATGGAATTATTTAATATTCTTGATATACAACTTGATACATTTCCATATTCAGGAACAACAATAACTTGCGAATCTTTATTTATGAATGTACCTGTTATTACATATTGTCCAGAAGGATCACTGCATGTAACACGGGTCACTGGTTCGATATTAAATGCTATGTCTAAAGAATCTCGTGGAGAAGGACTGAAAGGACTTGACGGACTGAAAGGACCTGACGGACTTGAAGGACCTGACGGACTTGAAGGACTTGAAGGACCTGAAGATCGTGAGAATAATGTATATAAAGACTTTATATGCAAGACCAAAGAAGAATATATAGAAAAAGTATTAAAGTATTATAAAAAAGGACACACAAGGGAAATACCGATTCATGAAACTTTTATGAAATGTATGGAACCTACAAGATATATTTCTGAATTTGAAAAAGTCATTATTGATCGAGTATAGAGTTTATTTCATGACCTACATTATTACCAAGTCCACAAGTTTTAGAATTGGCATATATTGTCGAAAATCCATGATCTTTTGCAATATTAATATTCGTATAATTATCATCAAAAAGAATTATTCTATTTTTTGGTACATTGTATTTATTAGAGAGGTGATACATATGTTCAGTCTTTTTATTAGCAATTTGTTGCATTAAATCCTGCTTACTTGTGTAGCTTACTTTTTTCGTATTCCAATCTCCAGTATAGTGATCATCTTTGATTTCTTCTGGATCTAGACCCAAAGCACTAAAATTAATATCATTTATGAATGTGCTAGTTCTTGCTGTATTTATTGCAAATTTACAACTATTTGAGCGACATTCATTTATTGCCGTTTTAGCATTATCTAGACCACATGTTATAGTATCATCAAGATCAAACACACAAACACAATTTACACTTGGTTCTCTAGTACTCCAGTAGTACCAAACACAAATGACGAAGATAATAAAAATAATAATAACGACAATAGTCCAAAAAGTTTTATTAATATTATAAGTCTTTACAGAAGTTTTGTTAGATCTTGTGATTTTAGACATTAATTATGATTTACAGTAACACCAATAAATTTCTTTCGTTTATTCCCAAGATTAATAATAGTTTTAAAAATAAAATAGATACTATGCAAAATATATATGCCGGTGAAGAACATTTACCAATTTACCAAAACGTTTCATTATTAGGAGAAGGATTGTCACAAACAAATCGTACTTGGGAGAATTACTTTGGTGGTACTAATAATTTACCACCTGTTAATCTTAATGACGATATTACAAAAAAAAAGAACTGAATTGATAAACTCGATGAAAATTGGTGATTCTAAACCAATTATAGAAACAAATGATCAAGAATTGCAGAAATTAATGAACATAGAAAAAGAATTAGATAATTTTAATTTTGATGTTAATCCTTTAATTACTAAATTAGCCGATCTATCAGTAAAAAAAGATAATTTACTTAAAGAAATAGAAAAATTAAATAAAGGTCGCGAACAATATTTTTCCTATATACACATGATAAATTTAGCATCACCAATAGAAACTGATGAACAAGAAAAACTAATAATCAACAAGAATAACGATAACGGTATCAACGACAGTATCAACGACGGTATCAACGACAATAACGACGGTATCAACGACAGTATCAACGACGGTATCAACGACGATAGCAGAAATTTAAGAATTTCCGAAGAAGAATCAATAGTAAAATTGCAAAATCTTGAAAAGTTAAGAAATATAGAAATTATTCCATTAAAGACAACAAACTCCCTAAATTCTTCAGACTTTACCAACTCTTCAAACGCCTTGGATTCTTTAGATATTAAATATCACAAACTAATTAATTCTTATAATCAGAGTCTTAAAAAACTTGATGAACAAATAGAAAATATAGAAACCAAAGTTCACTATATTCTAAAAATTTTTAATAGGGGAACGATAAAAAACAATTCCGTTATATGTTCAATATGTTTAGAAAAAAATGCCGACACAGCCCTTCAGTGCGGTCATATTATGTGTTCTAGTTGTATAGGGTCATCTACTAAGTGTCATATGTGTAGAGCTCAAATTATTAATAAATTTAGACTTTATATTTAATTATTCTTGTTTATTATTCTTGTTTATTATGCTTCATTATGCTTCAACGGTTTCCAAAGTGTCAGATCCGTGAGCTTCTTGATTTCCTTCGGCTTCAACAACAGCCTCTTCAGTTTCTTCTGCCACAAGCCCAAAAATTTTCTTAATCTCGTCTGGAGTTTTACCTTTAATCATTGATGCAACACGAACACAACCAAGTTCCAACAATTCTTTGTAGTCCAAATAGTTTGCAGCAACAATAATCTTTTCTAGATCCTTGTTGTCAAATGCTTCGATATAATCAACAAACCATTTTGGGACTCCATTTTCAATCAATTTGTTGCTCTTTAGAGGTTTTTGAATTTCGGGCATAACGTCATCGTGTTCCATACATTCAATAATCTTTTCAAGAATTCTTGGTTCAATGCCAACTAAAGGAACTTCGTGATCTTCATCTTCATCAGCATCTTGGAGAGCCTCTGCAACCAATTTACACTTGGTAAATTTTTCCAATGAAGATACTTTAAACTTATGGTCTCCTTCGCTATCTGATACAACAAATGAATAAGACATTTTATTAATTCTTCTTTTCTTCTTCTTATTCTTGAGTTTCGTAATGCTAGGGCTTTTTATTTTTTTTTTTATTTTCTTTCAATGTCCAACGGACTCATAATTTTAATACCCACGGGCCTTGTAGGGCATTAAAGATTCTCAAAAGAATCTATTATTATTCATCAACAGAATCATCAGGAGTCGTGGACGCCAATGGTTCTTGAATCTGTTCTTGAGACGCCAATGGTTCTTGAGAAGGTGTTTGAGTCTCTGTGGGATTTGTAGCAGCAGGCTGTAATGTCTTAGTCTTCTTAATTCTACTAATCATTACTTCTTGTTTGAGTACATTGTACATATCGTAAATGTATCTTGTTCCTGAATATTTTGGTGGTTTATTTTTACAATGCAATTTACAATATCCATTAGAAGTACTAATGTTGTCACAAAATGTTACAGAACATAAAGCTTTCCAATCATCTTTTATTAATTTATATTGACGATCTCCCTTGGTTACTTTTTCACCTTCAATATAAGTTTCTTTAAGTAATTTGTAATGCTCTGAACATAATTCATTCTTTTTATGCTCATTGACACAATTTTTATATCTACAAACTTGTATCCATTTTTTATCCTTGTATACACATTTTTCGTGCAAATGCCCATCAATTTTTACAAATTTGATAGATCCATCTTGTGGTTCAATCTTTATAGGAACCAAATCACCAGTTAGTTCCATTGATACTTCTTTGTTATCAGTAGTTATTATTTTAGCGTTTATTGATATTTTATAATAATTATTTAGTATTTTTGTTAGTCCTTAGATTTATTCACGTTCATTTTATTTCTTTATTATTTCTTTATTATTAAACGCTACTGCTTCCACTCTCCATGCTTAATTCAAAAAATAAACAAGACATCTTATCCAGTATAAAAAATGGAAATTCAATAAATGATACAGACAAATTCGGAAGTACTTTATTGCATAAAGCCGTTGTATATGGGAATGTCAGTCTCGTAAAAGATCTTTTAGAACTAGGAGCGAATCCTAGAATAAAAAATATGAAAGGCGAAACACCAATATTTTATCTAAACAAAAATAAACAAGATATTTTAAAATTATTTCTTGAAAATGTTGGTGCAGTCATCTATACAGACCTCAACAACGAAGGAAAAAATTATTTAGCAACGATACTAAAATGATCACGAAATGACCACGAATGGATACTAATGGATAATCACGAATGGATACTAATGATACTAATGATACTAATGATACTAATGATACTAATGACAACGAAACGACCACGAATGAATACTAATGGATGATAATAACGAATGAATACTAATGGATAATCACGAATGGACGCTAATGGATGATAATAACGAATGAATACTAATGGATAATCACGAATGGACGCTAATGGATACTAAAGAATATCATTAACTATCATTTCATCGTCTGAGTCTTTATCTGAGCAAAGCACTTCTCTGACAAGACCGTTAATCAATTGTTGTTTTTCTGAATCTGCTATAGAATTATTGTTTATTATAATGTTTGAAATGTAATAACCAAGAATTTGGGCGAGACTATGATATTTTTGACGCTCATCAGAATCATTGGTATTTTTGTACAGAGTCATGGTATCTTCTAACATTTTCATAAAGCCAAAAAAACTCAATGTTCCTTGTTTTGCAAATTCTTCAGTTATTTCATTACGCACTTGTTGATCAAGCTCTTCATTTATTGTTTTGGGATTTTGGAAAGGATTTGATACCATTTTATTATTTTTTTTTATTTTTTATTACTCTTTTTTATTTTTTGAAAATCGCTGCGAATTATTCCTAAACCATTCTATAATAACTTCTAGGATTGTTATTGTTATTGTCGTTATGATTATGATTATGATTATGATTGCATTGAAATTTTGTAAAATCAATAATATTAGTTGGAAAAGTCATATTAGAAACATATACTCCGAGCATTCCAATTACAAGAAGCCAAAAACTTTGAGCAAGTAAATGAGCACGTGCGTTATCGAGATTATTATCAAGATTATCAGAATATCTTCTAGTAAAATCTATATCAATAAAAATCGATACCATCATAATAAATGCAATTGTGGAAGTTTGACCTTTAGAAATAACTATATCATTGATATAACGATAAAATGAATCAATGATAAGATATAACATAACAAATTTGGTAATCTTTTCAGTTTGAAATTTACACATATTAATGATATCAACACTAATTGCTACAAACAAAGTCAAAAACAAATGTGATAATTGTTGATTAGTAATATCTTTATCGTTAAAGTATCTCATAAAAGATTCTGTAAGGATAAAAAATCCTACACATTTTGTAATAGAAATTTCATTAAATTTGTTATTTAAGTCTTTAATCGTTTGTCTAATCGTCATTATTTCTTATTCTTATTCTTATTCTTTCTTCCTTCTTTCTTCCTCCGGTATCAGTAGTCCATTAAATTTTTTTAGGACTATAGTGTATCATTTGAGAACTATAGTGTATCATTATTTTCAAAAAATTTTTGATGGACTACTGATACCGAAGGAATAAAGAAGGAAGAAAAAAGGAAGAAAAAATGGCTACTAAAGAAGAATTTGCAGAATACACAAAAACAATGGGACAACTTTTTACAGTTGGTTTTTTGTCAATGGCTAAATATCTAAACAAAGATGAAAAAGAAAAAGTTGAAAATATAATTTTGAGTATTATGGAACTGAATAATACTTTGGAACATCCAGAGGTTCCTTATGAGGTTCCTTATGAGAAAATTGTATATCAACCAAAAGAATTAAAGAGACTTAATTCTAAAAAACTTGCCATTGTAGGAAAAAAATTATTTCGTGAATATTTGGTTAATTAACTCTTCTCAATCGTTAACACTTCATCAATAAAATAAACATTGGCTAGAATAAAAATAATAGAATCAAAATGGATATCAAAGACCCAATAGAATCAAAAGACCCAATAGAATCAAAAGACCCAATAGAATCAAAAGAAACTAAAAGTAAAGATGCAGAACTTATAGAGACTTTTTCAAATGCTTGGATAAAGTTTTTTAAAGATTCTAAAGAAACAGAAAAAACGGAAGATTCTAAAGAAACAGAAATAAACGTCCCCGAAGGAAATAAAAACATAGAAGACATCCCCAATATTCATGAACTTTACAGTCCAGAAGAAATTGAGATAATTAAAGAAGGTGGAAAAAGAATAAAAGAATTTTGTAATGATATTAAAACAAAATTAGACCGTGGAGAGCTAACCCTTGAAGATCAAATGGATATTTTACGAAGATTTATATAATTCCTAGGAACTAGTAATAAATAGTTAATTGTTATAATAAATAATAGTTATCTTTGTTATTTTAATAGTTATCCGTTATCCGCTATTCTCTAACCCTATTCTTCGATCCTAGCCCAATTCTTCTAACTCCCTTATCTTCTCGATTTAATCCACGGCTTAAAATTTCTATTTTCTTGACTTTCTAGTCTCAATTGTTTATTCCCTCCTGGAACAGTTTTATAACATCCATTTTCAAAATATCCTTCGGAACAATCTTCAACGCAATCACGTTTTCTATTTCTAGGATCTTTTTGATCTTTTTGATCTTTTTTAGGATCTTTGTCAAATATACGATGAGTCCTTTCTCCTGGTGTGTATTTTAGGATATGTCCATAATTCTCGAGTTCAAATTCTACTTGGTCTATAGTAATAAAGTTTTTGTTACTAAAAGATTTCTTCTGATTCCTTGACTTTGCATAAGAAAAATCAGTACTTATGATATGAATATGTAAGTCTTCCATCGAAGGTACATAATGATAACCTGCAATTATATTAAGTCCGTATGTATTTCCTAAAGATACACATAAAACCCTACATACTCTGTGAATTTGTTTTAGGATTCTCAAATGACCATATTTAAATTGTGCTGGTCTATTTGCAAAATAAAGTCGAATACCGTCTGTAAATGATACATTGAACGGAAGCAGTAACAAATGTATTAGACTTTTTGGATATTTGTCGTAAATAACATTTGCGATTGGTGTATATAGATATACCCATTTTTTATCATGTATATTTGTCTTGTAAACACTTAGAGATTTCGACCATTTAATACTATTACTGTCTTTATTACTACAGTTATTACTATCGTTATTGTTGCCGTTATTGTTGCAGTCATTTTCTTTATATTTGAAAAAATCATACTTTGGTAGTAAAGACTGAGTCGGCTGTTGAATCGTAGATGATTGTTGAGTCGCAGACGGATTTGTCGCAGACGGATTTGTCGTAGATGGCGCTGATGATGATGATTCTGATGATGTTATTTCTATCATTGTTTAATTGATATAAAATCTTTAAAATTTATAAATTCAACGTCTTGTAATAATTTTGCATTGCTCTAGACTCTTTATTTTTTTGTAATTCTCAGGTAATGATCAGAAGGACTTGTGATTATCCTAGAGTTATTTTGTCATTGGTAATTCTATTATTTTTTTTTATTGATGTTATTTAAATGGCAGCTATGCTTAATTTTAATTTAGCAACAAATTCAGTTCCAACAATAAATAATAAAACCAATATCATCGCAGGTCCTGGTGAAAAAAATTATTGGGATCACAGTCCAGGAGCCCTGGCCCCGATGATCCTTGAAGAAGGACCTTTTCCTGTTCAGGGAAATATTGGATCATTAATAAAAAATGAAGCCACTAACTACACCAACTGCGTTGATGGCCCAGACATCGGCTCAGGGCCAAATTGCACCGGATCGTTCAAGCCAGACATGTATACTACTCAAGATACTTGTGGATCAAATTGTTTAACCAAATATCCAGAAAGTTATGGTCTTCAAGACTTTGGTTTTCCAAGTGATAGCTCTAAAGTCACTAACGCCCATCAAGTACATTTGTACAGCAATATTAGAGCTGGTATGGCTGGTCAAACATCCGAAACAGGATGTTACGAATGGATTCCATACTTGAGTAGCGGTCCAGGAGGCTCCTGCGAACTTACACAATCCAAAGATTATTCTCAAGTAGGAAATTGGAACTTTTTGCCTATGTACAACTCGTTGCAAACGGTTCGCTATACTCCGTTTAATCAACCAGGAGTTCCTATGACCCAAGGGCCAACCGATACTAATTAATTGTGTCTGTGGGTGGTGTGGATATGTCTGTGTCTGTGGCTGTATTTGTTAGTATTTTATTGTTACGGTAGATAATAAAACCTATCGAACATATAATGGACACAAACAAAACAATAAATCCAATTAAATAAAGTATTGTATCTTCATTTTCACGATCACATTCTTTAACAAGATCATTATAAGAATCTTGTAAAAGATCACAACCAACATTGTTGCCAGGCAAATATACAGACGTCTTTATAGGAACAGTTTTTTTAGAAGTTACTAATTTTCCAGTAAATTTTAGGTGACATACAGTAGTATTTTTAGGGCCTCTATCATTCTCGGACTGAACGTTATCATCATTTATAAATTTTTTTACAACATACCTAAAGATTTTATCAACTGTGATACAATTTTCAAAATATCCATAAGTTACTGAAGGACTTGAATATTCTTTAGTGAAATATGCTTTGATTGTTAGCAGAGGATATTGCTGTGGTATTGGATACTGTTGATATTGTTGATACTGCTGCTTGCAGACATAAGCATAAGTATCACAAGCGTCTGCAAATAGGCCATGACTAGAACATAAATGAATACCTGTGGCATGATAATTAGGAACTTTTTCAATATAACAATAATCACTCTTTTCTTCGTTTCTTAAATTCTTTGCAGAAGAAAATGACGCTAAAAATAATACTAGCAATAATAATATCATTTTCTATGCTTTCTCTCTGTTTCTTGACTAGTTCCTAGAGTCATAAAAATTTTTTTGGGCTAAGAATATTTAGAAACTAATAAGAATAATGTCAAAATTTTATATACATAAAAATGTTTCAATTAATTTGAATCACGTTTTATATGTGGTATTAAAAGACAATAATATTTACTTTTACACAACAGAAGAAATGAGCAAATATATGTATAAACGATATCGCAGAGAATATAAACATGTACCAGGTCTACCAATCACTATTAATTTAATAATCGATGATGATGTTGTTGGTTTTTATATTAAATTTAATTCTGAAAAAGAAGCCAGTCAAAAATTCGACAAAATTAATGGACATGTTCCTGAATGTGATGACCTTATTAGTTTCTAAATAATTCCTAAATGTCCTAAGACATTGTATTTTTCAAACATTCTTGATGTTCCTAACCTGTAAAAAAATTAGAGACCTTAATTAACCCCACCTCTTATAAGAACTAAATACCCAAATACTCAAATATCCAAATACTAAAAATACTAAAAATATCTAGAATGTCAAAATTTTACAAATTTGGAAATTTGTCATTTAATTTACAACATGTATTGTACTCAAAATTAGATAACAAAACAATTTATTTTTATATAACAAAAGAAATGTATAACAATATGTATGAAATTTTTTATGGTATTGGTAGTGTTATTAGAAAAACTTCTTCTTCCTCAACTTATTTATGTTTACCTGGAAGTAGTAGTGGTCACCATTTTTATATTAGATTTGATTCTGAAAAAGAAGCCAAAAAAGAATTCGATAAAATTAATGGACAAGTTCCTGAATGTGATGACCTTATTAGTTTCTAAATAATTTCTAAATGTCCTAAGACATTATATTTTAGTATTTTAGTATTTTAGTATTTTAGTATTTTAGTATTTTAGTATCCTTTTTCAAAATCGTCTTCGGTATTAATGATAATAATAAAATCACCATTACTGTTATATTTAATTCCTTTACCTGAATCAAATTTACCAATGTATTTATAATGTTTATTTTCTATTTTTTCATTGTATTCTTCTTCCTTAATTGACTTAAAACTTTTCTTAAAATCCTCAAATTTTGTAACATCATTGTTAATGTAATTCTTTTTATATTTACAATCATCACAATCATCAATTTTACATTCACATTGATAATAAAGTAATGCACATTTAATCATATAATTGTATAAATATTTCTTAGCACGATTCAAACTATTAAAAGTATTAAGAATTCTTATACTTCCTGGATTGTCGTTTCTCAACACTGCAACACTGTAACTTTGTTTTTCTTTAGACATTTTAAATATGTGTCTCTGTATTCTCGGTATTCTCGGTATTTTCAGCGTGTTCTTGTTTTCAGCATGTTGATTTCTCAGTATGTCGATTTTTTTGTGATTCTAGAATACGGTGATATCATCATTGTCGAAAAAACCTTTAATGATAAGTTTAGTGATCAAAAATCTTTGATTGACAAACGGTTCTGGAACGCCTTGAAATATAAAAGAATCCCTAGTAGGATCTCTGGCATAATCTACAGTATTAATAACAGCACTATAATCCTCATTTGAATATTTATAAATACTTTTTTTACCTATTTGAAAATTAAATAAATCTATGGTATAAATTTTATGATTCCATTCTTTTTCGATTTCAAATTCTTCTGGATCGATGTCTGATTCTGATTCTGGGTCTTCAGGATTATTAGGCACTTGGGGTCTTATAAGCCCAACGGACCCTTGTGAACTTTCTGATTCTTTTATGTGTAACATTCGTGTTGGAATAAATAGACCATATGTGGTTTCTGGTGATTTATGAATCCACGCAAATGGATGATATTCTGTAAACCCTTTCTGTAATTTACAAACTATAAATCCAAAGGAATTTGCATAGTATTTCTCTATCAATTCTATTATATTGTTATTTATTTTCTTTTTAAAAAATCTTGGATCCAAAGTCTTCAGTTCATTCATATTTTCGACAAAACATGCCACATAATTACCAACCTTGGTTGCCCTTTGGGGCCTTCCAATCATACTTTTTGATGGACTGTCAATAATTTTATCTAGACTCTTAAAAAAATTCGGATTACTGCTCATATCGATATATTGAATATTACCATTACCGTTGTTGGTATTTTTGTTGGTATTGTTGTTGGTATTGTTGTTTGGGCGTTGCTTCGTTGATGACATCGGTATCGGGACTGGTTGAGGAACTGATATCTGTAGGGGTATTAAAGGTACCGGTATTATCATTAAATTGTCTGTTTTTGAGGATACTTGATTTGAATAAATGGTAATTTGGTAAATTTGACCAGTTCTGGAATCATGAAATCTCGAAACAAAAATATTAGTTTCTCCATTAGATAATATAGGTTCGGAAAGCATTTGGGTAGTATTGTTGATAGTATTATTATTGGTAGTATTGTTGATAGATAGTATTATTGATAGTATTGTTGATAGTATTTGTCGTTAAAATATATATGATTAAACGACAAATCGTTACTTCGTTACTCGTTAGCATTTAATACATATCAACTTGAAACTTTCTATGTTTAATCTATTGTAAATTGTATGGATAGAATCGTATTCTAAGTTTTTTAGGAATACATTTGATGGAGCCTTAATAAAAATATATTTTGCCAACTGTTCTTCTTTAATTAATTTAACAATGTCTTGGATTTCGAGATCACCTAATTTTAACACAATATGTTCTTTAAGCCTATAACCAACACCCATCCACGGACAATCAAGATATACAACATCTTGTGTCAATTTATTGTAAATATCTAAGTAATTTTGGTTATAGAGAGTTACATTTTGACAATTAAATTTTTTACAGTTACGCATTAATAAAGCGAAGTTTTCTTCTTTTATTTCAACTCCGTTTACGTTCTTGAAATATCTGGAAAATCTTACTAAATCACCACCCATACAAGCAGTAGCGTCTGTTAAAACTTTATCGGAAAGGATTGAGAATTGATTATTAATAGTATTATTGATCGTTTCATAAATTCTTATAAACTTTGCTATCAAGTTAACAATTTGTAGTGATTCGTATGGTTTTGTTATACTGAAGCTGCCTTCCTCATTTAATTTAAAATCTTTTAAACTTATAATGTCCATTATCCATTATCCATTCGGTATCATTATTATCTTATCTTATTATCCTGGCTATCTTAATTTTTTATTTATCATTGTTAATAATATCTATACAATCTCAAAATTGTTATAATTTTTCAAAAAATTGATTAAACTAGAAAATTAATCCAGTAATAAAAATGTTAATTTATAAATGCCCAAGGTGTTATTATCAAAATAGAAATTTAACTATGTTGAAAAGACATTTGGATGGTAAAAGAATGTGTGATCCTCTTGATGATACTGTATATATTATTCCAACTATTGATAATCTTATTATGGAATATCATTGTGATAAATGTACTGAGATTTTTCCTAATCTTCCAACAGCAAAAAATCATAAAAAATCAGTCCATAAAGAAGAAAATACATATGTTACAACAATGTATGATGTATTATCAATGTCAAGTAACGAAGAAAACGAGGAAGAAAAAGAAGAAGAAGACGAAGAAGAATATGAAGAAGAATCATTGAATTCTCTAGATAAAAAATGTATGGAATATTTTACGACTGAGGAAGAGATTAATTTCTGTCTATCATTTCAGGAATATTTATTTTATGATAACACCGATTTTATCATAGATTTAAAAGATGTTTGGAAATTTATTGGTTACTCGAGTAAAGATGCAGCAAAACATGAATTGTTAAATACAAATTTTTTTAGAGAAAACAAAGATTATGTTATCCAAACATCATTGATTAAAAAGATAGGTGAAGGTTTATGGAAAAAAAATAACAAAGAAACCATATTTTTATTAACCATAGATGCATTTAAACTATTTTGTTTGATAACTGGAACAGATCAATCGCGTAAAATATACGATTATTACATTTTGCTTGAAAAATGTTTATCTGAAGCACGTAAGGAAGAATATGAAAAATTAAAAACTGAACATACAAATTTAAAAAATAAATTGTCAGACAGATTTTTACAAAAACAATTATTAAAAAATTATCATTTAAAACCTGTTTTGTATCTAATTAGAATTTCTGAACATGTTATCAAATTTGGATATACATCAGATATCCAAAGAAGATTATCAGAACACAAACGACAAGTGTCTGATAATATAATTCTTGTATTTTGTATTGAAACTGCATATAATATAGAACTAGAAACAGCATTGAAATCAAAAATGAATACTGACAATGCTTTTATGAAACTCACTGGAGATAAATTTGAATCAAGAATATTTAGGGGCGAATTCAATGGAAACTCCTATACTGAATTAATTAGATTAGATTCTGATTTTACATTGTTAAAATTAATTGATCTTATTATTACATTGGAAGACACTGTAAAACAATAATAAAAAAAAATAGATAATAAAAATAGTAAATAGATAATAAAAATAGTAAAAAAAGATAAAAAGATAAAAAGATAAAAATAGTAAAAAAAGATAAAAAGATAAAAAGATAAAAAGATAAAAAGATAAAAAAGATAAAAAGATAAAAAGATAAAAAGATAAAAAGATAAAAAGATAAAAAGATAAAAAGATAAAAAGATAAAAAGATAAAAAGATAATAAATAGTAATAACAATAAAACTGCTAATAACCTAGGTTATTATTGAGATCCTTTAGTTTTTTGAGTCTCTTTATAAATTTGATGTTCTTGTTCATATTCTGGAGGAGGCATCTGAACAACAAATCTGTTATCGTAAATAGCTTGTAGTACTTTTCTACTTACTTTATCACAAGTTTCTTTGTCTCTAATGGAGCATAAATAATCATTTAATTTGTCTCTTATTTCTTCATCATTAGATTCTTGTACCCAGTTTCTTAAAGCATATTCATTAATTTCCACCAAATCTTCAACAACATGTTTAGTAACTTTCTTTACCCATTTCTTACCATTGTAAACATCAATATATTCGCTGTTTACATCTGCTATATAAAGATTATGATTCTCTGGTTTGTTTGGATCAAAGTGGATTTTCTTGATAAGATTCGGAACAGACATAATATCAGAATTAATACATTTTCTAAAATCTTTATCTTGTAAATGACCATGATCTGGGTTATTATATGAATATACTTTTTGTTTAATATTATAATTAGTACTATTAATATTGGTACTATTTTGTATTTGATTATTATTCTGATTATTATTCTGATTGTTAATAGTTCCACTATTAATTAATCCGTTATTCTGTGCTTCGACAATTACAGGTGGGATTACGATGACTTCTGGAATATCTGGTTGGGATATTGATAGAATTGTAGGTGGACTGGGAACCATAACTTGGCTTGGAATAATAGTTAATGCACTTGATGTAGCTACAGTAGATAATTCTTTTTTATTATGAACAGATTTTATATGATTCTTTGCTGTAGGAAGATTTTGAAAAGTATCACTACATTCACTACAATGATATGCTTTAATAATACTATCAACATTTGGGATAATATCTACAGTATCATCAAGTGGAGTGCATAGTTTTTTATTATCTACATGTTTTCTCACAACATATAAATTTCTATTTTGATACAAACACCTTGGGCATTTGTATATTAACATTTTATATTCAGAAAATTAATACTAGGTCAATTATTTTTTTTATTTATAAATAAGCTAAAATATAAAAAAGACAGATAAAGACAGATAAAGACAGATAAAGGCAGCTAAAATATACTAAAATGATTATTATCGATGTATCAAACATGTTCATATTATAATATCTGGCTAAAATAGGCTAAAATGTTACTGACTATGGGATGTTAACAATAAATTACATATTATAAATGATGGCTAATATATGATAAAAATAAATAAAGTTGGCTAAAAAATATTTTACATGTAATCGTCGAGCCAAATCGCAAAATCCTCCAAAATGTCAATTTTTGGATTTTGATCTATGACCTTTTGGCTAAAAATGGCTAAATTATAAACCGACGACAACCTATTAAAAATTCAAGTACTTTTGTCTGGATTTGGCTAAAAGGGGCTAAAGATAGCTAAAGCATACTAAATCCAGATAAAGTTGGCTAAATTATAAACCGAAGCCTCTGAATTGAAACTATAACTTCATACACTAATCATACACTAAACATTACCCAAAGCATTATTGCCTAAAGCTCCATAATATGATCCAGATCCAAAAGCTCCTTCTCCTCCATATGCATTGGCAAAAGGATACTTAGGATCATGATCGGATTCATCAGTGATAGTGCCATCAGAATCTCTATCGTGGTCGCGGTCTGGTTCTTCTGATCTATTTAAGGAGTATCTAAGGGGGATGCCTTCTTCATAACCATTAAGCATTGATTCATGAAGGATTGAATCTCGATGGATTGAATACTCTCCTCTTGAACTTTTTGGATATACATAGCTGCGTATTAGCTCGTATAATTCATACATTTTGTGTCTGGCATAATTAAGAAATCTTAGCAGTCTTGTCTTAACTCTGATTTGATTCATTCTTGTTCTTTGTTCTTGTTCTTGATCATTCTATTTATTACACAATATATTAGTGTCGCTTATTTTTTGAGACCTAAATGATGTCCCGATGATGTCTCAATGATGCCCAAATAATACACCAACCAATCAATAACAAAGAGTAATCAACAAAGAGTAATCAACAAAGAGTAATCAACAAAGAGTAATCAACAAAGAGTAATCAACAAAGAGTAATCAATAAAGAGTAATCAACAAAGAGTAATCAACAAAGAGTAATCAACAAAGAGTAATTAACAAAGAGTAATTAACAAAGAATAATCAACCAAACAACAATATTTTCTTGATAATCATTAAAGAATATCGCTTTAAGAAGAATGTACACAATATTACTTATTTTCATTATTGTTATTATTGTATTGGCTTTGGTATTTTCTAACAAAACAGGACTCGCAATCAATAATCCAATTTCTTCAATCTCGGAAAATTTCGACGTAGTCTACGTAGAACCACCAAATTGGTTTAAAAAACCAAGTTATGATGCAGATGAATGGGTAGTTGCAGTCTTTCCAGACCGTATCCAGCCAGATTGTTTACCTTACGATATAACGGATAAATGGGGATCTCTCGAAGATCTAAATTATGTATCACAAGCTTATAGATTTTGGAGACAATAATAAATTCACAGCCATAATAGACTCTAAAGATCATAAAGACCAAAGTCGTAAAAATAAATAAATAAAAAAAATCTGAATGAATAAATAATAATCCTAATCCTATAATAATTTATCAATAATACTATAATGAATGAATCACAAGAATCACAAGAATCACAGGACATAGAAGGACCTGAGAGCCCCGAAAGTCCTGATCATCAAGACCTTACAGATCATTCCGAACATTCAGAAGACTTTATCGAACAAACAGCCATCGAAGAGCATTTTAAAAAAGAAACAATATATGGTGCTGGAATATTACCCTTTTACGTAAAAAATGTCCCGTTCGGAAGGATTCCAATTCGTACTGAGTCCTCAGCATCATTATCATCATCAATTCCATTCGGTGAACGAATATATTTTCTTTTGGGAAAAGATCCTGATGGAAAATGGTCTGATTTTGGTGGTAGATCAGAACCTTCGGATAATGGTCATGTTGATATAACAGCCGCTAGAGAATTTTTTGAAGAAACTATAGGTTCTGTAATGGATATTCAAACTGTTTTGACCAAGTTACAAGTAAAAAAGAATCATCTGAAAATTAGAGACAAGACTCTTAATGGTCATCCATATTTTATGTATACTATAAAGATACCATATAAAGATACATACAGACATATATTTAAAAGTACTTATGCATTTATAAAGTACATAAATTCTAATAATTCTAGGTCCGTTAACGATAATCCACGAAAAAAAATTGATTATAAATATCAAGAAAAAATTGATATTCAATGGGTATCTCTAGAGACCCTAAAAAAATCAATTAATGGAGAAGTTACTGAATATCCTCTTAGATCTATATTTAAGAGAACATTAGAGGGAAATCTTAATAAAATAGTAGAGTTTTGTAGTAGTTTTAATGATAATAATTCATTTGGTTCTATTACAAATACTTTTAGTGATTCTCAGCATAGTCAATTAAATAAATATAGTCATTTATTAGAGTGCTGACGGCTATAATGGATGTTGATAGTTGATAATAGTTGTGTTGAAGATATTATGATAAAAATTTTTTTCTAGTAAATTAATAAACAAACATGGCTTCAGGACATAAAAGAAGTAGTTATTCTCGCTCCGTTATGAGTAAAACGTGGTACTTTCTTATGGTAATGTTAATTGTTACTATATTGTTTGGTATCGTCTATATGGGAATGTCGAAAGATGGTACAGACTTTGTAACAAATTCCAAAGGAGAATTAATTCAAGATGATTTTGATTATTTCTATTTTGCCCTTGGTAACACTGTTTTCCTAGGTTACGGAGATATTGTCCCGGTATCTAGAGCTGGTAAATTGGTTGTAAGTTTACAATTGTTGGTTTTCTGGTCTCTTGTTGTATATGTAATGCTTTACTACTAAACAATGGATCCTAGAGAGTCCTAACGGATCTCTAACGGATCCAAGAGAGAGTCCTAACGGATCCTAATAAATCCTAACGGATCCTAATAAATCCTAACGGATCCTAAGAATCTCTACAATTTCAAAGAATTTGCAAATCTATTTTCTAATACAGAAATATCACCACAAGAACAAGACATAAATAATGAATTAAACTTTTCATTATTTATTTCATCAATAAATTTTACAATTTTTTCTCTAACATTTGGATTTACATAATCTTTATGATCAATATTTGCGTTAAATAACCATTCTTCATGATCTACATAATGATCTGGAAACCACAATAGACACCATTCAATAGTATCGGCTATTATTTTTATTATATTTTCGTGTCTAAAGTCTATGGAGCATAATTGAATTCCATGATCATCGCACGTATTCCCCAAAACTGGCCTTATTTCTTCAACAATTATTAGATTACCGAATTTTGTGCAGTTTACAGAATCAAGATACTTTTTGATAACTTTTATGACATCACTATAATTGCTATCCATTTTGTCCTCGACAATAGCATCAATATTGCTCGCGAAGAGAATTTTTTGTATTTTTTAATCGCTTTGTGATCTGCACCTATTCCTATTCCTATTCCTATTCCTATAATAATTTTATACGCTAGATCGAGACAACGCATACGAAAGGATAATCAAGAAAATACACTATAAACAGACTATAAATGGACTATAATAACCTAACAAATAAGGAAATTATTGAATTTGTTACACACAAACTCGATCATAATACATATAAAAAATTGGAAGATCAAGTATTAAAAAGAACATCTCGTATCAAAGAACTAGAAAAAGACATAGAAATGAGCGATGATCATCGTATTTCTCTAGAAAATCAAAGAGATAAAATTTATGAAGAAATTCAAGATCTAAAAGAGTCTTGTAGTATGTTTTCTAAAGAAATTTTTATTAACGAATTAATGGATAAAGTACATGATATCGAAACTGAACTTGAATTTGGAAATAACCTTGATATGATCAATCAAGAAAAGAAAAATGAAAAAGAGAAATTGGAAAAAGAAATTGAATTGTTGAGAAGTGATATGTCACAAATGAAACAAAAATTTAAAGAAATGAAACAAAAACTAAAGGAGTATGGATTATGGAATCTAGAAAATACTTATTTAGATAAAAAAATATCACACTATCTGCGTATATATGAAATGTGTGGACACGATCATGCATGTTCGTGTTCAAAGTATAATGATTATAAAAAATTATCATTTGGAGAAGCACTTAAAATCTTGAAAGATAAAGACAACGACGAAGACGTCCGAGTTGAAGTTTACGAAACAGAGTATAGTGATGCCTACAGTTTTGAATTTCGCTTTGTTTATTATAAAGAACCAAAATGGCAATTAATTAATATTCTTGAAGTATATCATAGAATCATTGTGTATTTCGATGAAAATAAGAGACCAAAAACTGTTGAACTGGATACTTATTAATACTCTTCGTTATTGTTGTTATCGTTATCGTTATTGTTATTATCATTGTTGCTATTTTACACGCCCTAAATCCTACAGAGTCTTAATACTCCATTAATTTTCTAAAATGTTCTTTGGGGAGCATTGCTAACATGCTTCTAGCTCTTGGTGTTTTTGATTGCATTAGAATAAAAATGGTTTTCTTAGTAATCATTTCTTCTACTTTTCTTCTGCTAGTGGGATTAACACTCTCCAATGGTGTTTTTCCACTATTATTCTTCTTGTTGTAATTTATGTTTGTGTGGAATAAAAGGTATTCTATAAGATTAAGATTTACGGGATTATCATAACAAGCATAATGCATAGCGTTGTTTCCATTGATGTCTACAGAATTGATGTCTGATCCATATTCTATTAATAATTTTACTATTTTTAGAGATCCAGAGAATGCAGCGGCCATTAATGGCGTTTGATTCTTGTCTGTTTTTATGTTTACATTGGCACCAAGTCTTATAAGAACTTCTGCTGGAACTTCAAGACCTTTTTGAATAATATAATACAATACAGTTTGACCTTTATTATTTTTCATGTTTATGTTTGCTCCGTATTTTATGCAAAATGGAATAATACTCGGAATATACATACATATTTCTTGAAAAAATGTTTCGGATTTTCCATAGTGCATCTTTAAAAATTGGGGATACGATTCAATTAAGTTTTTTACTCCATTGACATCTTTTCTTCTTACTGTGTTTAGAAAATCGTTCACAATTTCCCAATAAACAAATTCTGGATTCATAAGATAATTTCAAGATACTTTCAAGATACTTTCACGATGCTAGCGGTCTTTTAATAAACTAGTGGATAATTTTATGGGATTATTATAAATGGGAGCCACAACTTCTTCATCGCGGGGATCTAATAATATTATTGTGTCATCAAAATCTAATGATTATCAGCAAGAATTCGATCAACTGAAAAATTTACGGGGATATAACAATGGTACATGGGGTTATGGTATGTCTGGAGCTTTTTTTCCTGAAAATTTAAATGGTCCTTTGGGATACCTAAATGCTCCATTACCAAATGTAATAAATTATCCTGTAATGCCTGGGCCTCAATACAACAGTCCTTATGGTAATTTTCCGAGTTATAATCAAGATTTCTTTATAGAAATAGCTAAAAGAGGCCTTACAACCAATAGTGGTCCTGGAAGATGGCCTAATCAATAAATGTTCTTAGTATTCGTATTAGTATCTGTATTAGTATTTTTAGTATTTTTTCTTAATACTTCCATACCCCTTATAGATATAAAATCCGCATCCACAAAGTAGCATAATCAATAATCCTATAATAATTAAAAGTATCATTTTATGGTCTATGTCATTTTTCGGGACAATGTCTACTTTGCATTTATATGGACTTTCATCACTACAAGAATCACTACAACTGGTCCCCGAGCCCAAAGAGTCCGAAGACCCCGAGCCCGATATCAAAGGACCAAATTTTTTTTGAACTTGTTCAAAGGTTGGTCCTGCGCTTTTTCCAGTTTGTGTGTTAACTAGATTATGAAGTTCATACATCCATCTTGTAAAAAGATCTCTAGATGCAAGACTTTCTTGGAGGGTGTATCCATTTAATTTCGTATTAATATTTGCTAAATAGTGATCTCTACATGCTGGACATGGAAGCACTTTCCCGAGACTAGTTAAATAAGAATACATGTCATTTTTATCTTGATTGGTTGGTGCACTTGGATAATTAAATGATAATAAATGTAATAAAAACCATTGGGCTGATCCCCATAAACAAGGTTCAATCATGATATTGATTATTATTGTTTTATTAATAGCTCACACAATAATATAGAATTAACAAACGGATCCTAAGAGTCTCGAAGAAACAATAGTGTTTAAAGGATATAGGAATCGATGATGTAAGCAATGTATCTTCTTTTAATAATTCTAGTCTTTTTGCTTTTCCTTGTTTCTTTATCTTTGCAGCATTTAGGGATTTTTGAGGAGCACTCAAAACACTTATTATTTGAACAAGGACATTTGTACTTTGATACTTTGATTTTTCTGTATCTTCCATTGAGTAAGGGTTTGTTTGTCTTTTGCAGGTTTTTGTGAGGAAAAAAATCGATAGAATCCATTATGCTTGTTTTGTGATACTCGTTTTGTGATACTCGTCTTTCGGTATTTGCTTTAAAAATTTTTTGTAATATCATCAGTCTAGTATCTTTAGTAGTATCAGTATTTAGTCTAGTATTAGTCAAGTATTAGTCTAGTATCTTTAGTAGAATTTCTCCAGGTTCTCTACCGATTCTAAAGACTTGCGGGTTATTTAGGTAGTATTCTTCAATTTTAGAATTGACATATGATTTTTTAGATACATTTTTGGTGTGACACAGTTCTTTAGCAACAGAGTCATAAACTTCTTTTATCAATTTCTTAGAATCCTTGGAGTCTTTCTGGCCTGCAAGGCTTTTCTGGTCCTTAGAGTCCTTGGATCCTGTAAGGCTTTTCTGATCCTGCGATCCTATCAGGCCTTTAATAAATAATATATTGCTAGCATATGTTCTAAAATCTTTGCAAGTAAATTCTGAACCCATATGTTTTCTAAGATAATCGTTCATATCTTGTGACGTTATTGCGTGACCCTGTTTATCTATAAATACTCTTTGGAATTTCGTCTTGTTCTTGGTTAAGGATTCCAAGTCATGATAAATTCCAGCATCGGTAATTGTTTTATGGTTTCGTATACCTTTTTTTCCGATGAAATCGAATATTACTACATTTCTTCCAGGAAATTTTATGTGTCTTTTTTCTAGAGTTGAGAGACCATATGTATTTTGACCGTAATTACCAACTCTTAGATATGTCTTGAACATAATATTGAACATAAGACATAATAAATATTCTCTGTCATCTATTGAATTATTTCTGCTATTGATTCTACTGTTAATAAAAAGTATAAATGAATCAATTTTTTTGCAAAACTTTTTCAGTCTATTAAATTTTTCGACAGTTGTAAGACCAACAAATATTGGATGATAAATATATTGGGTTTTTCCGTTAGCGTCTTTTCCAGTAATTTGAAGAAATGAATTTGGATCTCTAGAGATCTTCACATCAGTCCAAGCAGGTGGTATACCAAGTTTTTTTATTCTATTTAACAATTCTTCATTAGCAAGTTTTCCACTTACAACTGGACCTTTTGATGTTTTTACTAACGGGAGCATACTAATAAAGGTCTTTACACGTCGTTATTAATGAATACACGAAAAAGAAAAAGAAAAATTAGACTAAGAATAATAAAGAATAAAGAATAATAAAGAATAAGGATAATAAAGAATAAGGATAATAAAGGATAAGGATAATAAAGGATAATAAAATGAATTCTTTTGAAAGTTCGTGCGAAGAATGTTCTTGTGAGCTTGTTTATCAAAATGGTTATTATGTATGTCATGAATGTGGTCTTATAAACAATGGTCTTTACGAATATACAGGAGACTATCTTGGTAATTCTAGTGGAATAGATACAGAAAGTTGTCTAAATCCATATACAGAATTATCTACATTTACTCAAAAAGGTTCTAATTTTTGTGTAACGGTTGATAATAAAATATGTAAAAGCGATATACATCGATTACATGTGCAATTAAGTTACAATTCCAAACAACGATCATTTGATAAAGTGGAAAATATAATAGATAATTTTGATCTTCCAGATCCTCTAAAAACATTTTCTAAAAAATTATGGGCATTTGTTATGTCAACAAAGAAAATTTATAGGGGAAATAATAGGCTTGGTTTAATAGCATGTTGTATTTATTATTCATGCTTCAATTATAGTTGCCCAAAGACGAGTCTTGAAATTTGTAAGCAATTGGGCATACATTCCAAATTTTTTAATAAAAGTAATAAATTATTTATCGAAATTTTTGATAAATCGGAATGGTCATACCTTTTGTATAAATGTACTACTATCTCTGACTACATTCTTAGATATGTTTCACAGTTAGAAGTAGAAAATTTTATTAAACCAGGTTCGTATTATAGTCTTTATAAAGAATGTCTCAAGATATTGGAATCGGGAATCATCGATACTGAAAAATTTGAACCAAAAAATATAGCGTGTGCAATAGTCTATGTTACAATCAACAAAAATATTCCCGCACCTACTGATCCTCGAGACGCGAATAATAAAGTATTAAAAAAACAAGCTCTCTTGGATCTCACAAATACTAGTTGTAGTACTATAAATAAAATAATTTCGCTAATAGATAGTTGATAATTGTTGTAGTATTGTTATTATTGTTGTAGTGACGGATTCATACGGATGCAAGGCATCCTTGGACCCTAAAGGGTCCTGAGTCCAGTTCGTTAGTCGCAGGCTTCGCAGGACGCTACGCGTCCTCTCGGGCCATAAAGGCCCTCGCGCACTCCCAAGGTCGCGCCACCGGCCTTCAGAGTTATTATGGAAAATTCGTTGTTTTTCATAATAATAAATATACGACCCTTTGCCCATAAATCCCGAAGGACTCTCTCTATATATATTTATCTCGCTAAAAATTCAACTTTTTTATTAATTCTTTTTTTGAATAAAATTCTATATCCGCATTCTTTACACATTATAGTTTCTTTTCCAATAAGTTTTACATCAGCGCGGCAGGAACCACATTCATATACTGTACCAAGTTCTTTTTTTGTTTCTTCTCTTTTGTAATAACGTGTCTGTGTAGAAAAAAGTCCAGATGATTTCTTTGATATTATAGGTTCAGTTGTTGGTGCTTTTTCTTCGGGTTCCTCTGTTTCTTCTGGATCAGACTCAAATTCTTCTTCAGATCCCTCGGAATCTTTAAGGTCTTCAGGTCTTAAAGGCCTTGCATCCATATTTATAATACTTTTTGATGCCGTTTTTGATACTGCTGATGATGATGCTTTTGATGCTGTTTTAGGCTCCGTTTTTGCTTTTGCTTTTGGACTTGTTATTTTTTTCATTATTCTTTATTATTCATTATTTTTCATCATCAAATTATTATGGCGTATTTTATTTTTTATTTTGTTTAAGAATAAAAGAAAGAAAGGAAAGAAGAAGTCATGGATGATTTAAAATATAAAATTACTGTTGCGGTTATTCTATTAATGATTGGTTTGTTTATGATATTTATTTTCAAGTAATTGAGAAATAATGGATTCTGTAAAAATAGATCCTTGGATTTTGCATAGTTTTTTTATCGTTGTATGTGTAATAATTATTTTGATTTTGGTCATCAAATTACCAACTTATAATGCTATTAAAGTCCAAGACAATATAGACAATAAAGACAAAGACAATTTTTTTATTGCCAAGATAAAAGAAAATGTTAAATTTGCTAATGAAAATGTAATAAATAAATTAAAAGAAAATGGAATTATCTCGAATGATTCGAGACGGGTAATAAAAGAACAAAATACAGAGCATAATAGCCCTGAAGAATCTCGTGAAATAAAAAGAATTGATAACGACTTTATAGAAATGCATGAGTTAATAGATCCATTTAGTGCTAAATTAAATAATAGTATTGTGACAGCTGATAAAGATATTATAATAAAATTTACAACTGATAGGACTGATAGGACCGATAGGACCGATAGGACTAATACTTGGTTGATTAAAGATATATTATCAAAAAAATATTTTGTTCCTGAGGGAACTTTAAAGATTCCAAAAGGTGCGGTTTATCAATTTGTAAAAATGAAATAAAGAAAAGGCTAAAAATAACAAAGGCTAAATAAGAATAAGAATAATAATAAGAATAAGAATAAGAATAATATGCTTCGAAAAATGATATTCACCGATAGTTTTTTTAATTTATTCATCAAAGAATATTCACTTTTTGAAAGTTCTTTACATCGTAGTAGTTTTTCGAGGATCGATTGCAGGATTGATTGTCCTTTAGATAAAGCATTAGAAGATGAAATAAGAATTCAAGAAAAAACCAAGTGTAAAGATCCAGGACTCAAAATTGTATTATTGCCCTCACAATATGGTAAATCTACAAGTATGAAATATGTTCTTGATAAATTAAAAGAAAATGAAATTATTCATGATTTCAAATATTTAGACTATACAAAAGACGAGCATATACGTATTAATAATTATATTAGGACTGAAAAAGACATGATATACGTAGTCGACAACATTGATCATATTTCTGAATCAGAAATAAAAAAATTATTATATTATTGTTGGCGTTATGCAATGTTGTCAGTTTCTTTTCCATTTCAAATATTTTTGTTGACTCATAGAACAGATATAGCCAAAGAACTATTAACGATTAATGATGGATCTAAAGTAAGACTACTCGGAGAAGGTGATGAATTATTTGGATGCTCTGAATATGTAGAGTCTCATTGGGCACACAAAGGCCTAAAATTAAAAAAAGAAGACATTCAAAAATACACACAAAAATACACTAGAAACACAGAGTCTATAAGTCCTAAAGAATTAGAGTCTCTTGAAGATCTTTGTGTGAAAAGTGGCACAGTTGGATTTCTAATTCATGTTCTTAATATTTTAGAAAACGGATCCCTGAAGCCTCAAGTATTTAATGATCTTGAATCCATAGCATCTTCTAAAGAAAAAGAATGGATAGAATGTTCTAAAGTAAAAGAGCATTGGTGGTATAGATGATAATTTTAAAAAATTAAAGATCCCTAAAAATTTTGTGTATCATAAAAATTCGAAAATTAGAATAAATTTTTTTATTGTCACCTTACAAACTAATGAATAGAATTTCAAATATTTTAATAAGATTATTAAGAACATTGAATCAATCTTCTATTTTTCTGCGCAAAGGATTTTTCGAAGCTTATATAAATACAAAAAGACAATCAGAAATGTTATTTGAAAAAGTAGCTCATTCTTTTATTGATTTTCTTACTTTCTTTGATTATGATTATGATTATGAGTGTGAAATGTGTGGTCTTGAAGTAGGCATTTGTGAATGTGGATTAGGATGCAATGTTGTTGATAATCCAGAAATTGATAACACGAATAATGATAAAAATATCAAAATAGATGATATATTAGATAAAATTTTAGAAAATGAAACATGTACTACAGAAAATCGATTTCCTTTACAAGATGGAATTAATATGTTGACTGGTTGTACTGTTGTCTCTGAATCTGCCGAATCTGCCGAATCTGCCGAATCTGTCCCAGTTGTCGAATCTGTCGAATCTATTCCAGTTGTTGAAACGGAAGTTGCTGAAGTTTCTGATTTTGAATTTGAATTTGAATTTGTTGAAAATTAATAATAGTTCTATTATTTAATTATTTAATTATATTATTTGTTGTATAAGTCTTCGGATTTGTTGATTGTTGTTGTGATTATTGATACCGTGATTGTGATATTGATTGTGATTATTGATTATTTTATAAAAAATATAGGCACTAAACAAACAAGTATTTTAATTATGAATATAATAGAACCATTATTAGAACCATTACTTCCTTCTGATTGTAAAGCTGTTATTCAAGAACTTTTTAGGGAAAGCTTGCAGAGCCCGGGAAGCTCGCAGAGTCCAGAAAGCCCTCAAGAAGGCCTTACTGTATCTGATATACAATATATTGGTTTAACTGATGATTATGTATATGATCTCGAAACTTTGGATGGAACTTTTGCTGCAAGTTCTTTTCCTGATCTTTTAAGAGATATATTGTGTAAAAATACAGATTCATGTTATGTTGCATTTAATTTATCAAAAGAACCTTTTACTGACGAAAATGGTTATTATGATGAAGTTGCATATATGAAAGAAATCTTTAGAATATCTAAAGAATGTGCAGAAAAAATATCTAAAAGATTTAAAAGTCCTATCAAATTGGAATTTGAAAAAGTTATGTTTCCATTTTTTCTTTATGCAAAAAAACGTTATGCATATAAAGAATGGATTTGTGCTGAAAAGCCTAATAATGTAGAGTATAAAGGACTTTCATTGGTTAGAAGAGATTATTGTCCGTATGTAAAAGATGTTTGTGATCGTATTTTTAGAATTCTCATGAATGATAAAAATTCTATTAAAGAAATTACTGAGTTTACTGATACAGATGGAGAACAATATATTAAAATAGTAGAATATGTAAAGGAAGAAGAAAAAATTCAGAAAATTGAAACATATTTTGACTCTGAAGGAACTCTGTGTTCTAGAACTGTTGAAGTAGACGAAGAGGCCGAAGGCCAAGAAGGCCAAGAAGGCCAAGAATTCCAGAATGGACAGGATGGATCCGAAGTCCAGAATGGACATGACGTCAAGAAAGAAAATGTCATCATTTTTAAGAATGAAGCATTAAAGAATATTAATACTAAAAGTGAACATAAAATTGCAATCCTTTATACTAGAAAAGTCATTGCAGACCTTTTGCTAAATAATAATGTTCCTCTGAAAGACCTAGTGATTTCAAAAAGTATAACAAATAAATATAAATTGAAAGGAATGGACATAAAGTGGACTATGGGTATTTGTTCTGTTTGTATGATACAGAAAAAGTCTGGAGAAGCTTGTCCAGAATGTCCAAGATGCAACGATCCAAAATTTGGCATCAAAAAATTTTTCAAGTCTGACAAAAATGCTGTAAGAGAGTGTCAAGATTGTAAAAATAATTATGTCGTATTGACTCAGCCACATGTTAGAGTAGCAAATAGACTAAGGGCTAAAGATCCTATTAATGGACCTAAACCACCAGATAGAATTCCTTTTGTTTTTGTTAGAGTAGATAAATGGGAAAGAAAAAAACAATATGAATTTGCATATCATCCTTCTGAATTGACTGAAGATATGAAAATTAATCACTTGTATTATTTTTTGCATCAATTGAAAAATTCTATTGATCAAATATTTAGTGTTCTTGAAGATAATCCATCAAATATTTATAAAGACATTTTAGAAGAATGTATAAACAGATACAATAATCAACAAAAATTGAATTTCGAAAGTTCTGGAAGTTCGGAGATTAACATAAATTCTATTGATTCAATTGCTGAACATTTACAAAAAGAAGTTTATGATGATGACGATTCTGATAATAATGATTACGATGATTGTGATGTGGATCTATAATAATTTTCGACGCCAGGATATGCATACATTATTCTAATACAGCATATCATCAAAGAATTCTTTTAAAATGTTTTATAGTGGACCCTATAGTTCTTCTAGTATTCTCGGTGATATCCAAAATGAACTAAAAGAAATTAAAAGAAATAATAATAATAATTATTCTACACGAGAAGTTAGTTATAGTTATTATGACTCTAGAATCCCTAAATTAGAATCTAGACTTTCTATTTTAGAATCAGAAATAAAAAAAATAGCTGAGTCCAATAAAAAAATGCTAGAAAAAGTGTTAAAAATTGAAAAAATTTCTTCTGGAGAATCAAAGCCAGACCTAAATCCAGAATCAAATCCAGAATCAGAGCCAGGATCAGAAACAAAAAAGAAGAAAAGAAAATATGGATTAAGGCCTAGATTTTGGAGGAAGTCGTCATAATCAAGTCTTCAATCAACACTTTGTTAATTATTGAAATCCTCTTGGTTGAGCATAGTTATTTTGTGGGAATTGTTGGCTCATCATTTGTTGATTCATCTGGCCTTGGGGCATCATTGGCTGATTCATTGGTTGATTCATTTGTCCTTGGCCTTGCTGTTGTTGTTGCTGGCCTCCCGATTGTTGAAGATCCCAATCTTTAAGTGTCATTGAATCTCCTGGTTTGGTAATTAAACATGAACCATCATCACAAAGGCCTTTAAAGTCATTATTTTGAAATAAGCTTAAACTTGTCATTCCACAAGATCCTCCCTCACAATCAAATCCTTCTAATTCACCATCACCTGAAGGACCTTGTTGTCCCTGGGGATTCATTTGATGAGCTCTCTGATCCATTTGGGCCATTTGTTGTTGTACCGAAGGGCTTTGGCCCATTTGGCCTCCCATTTGGCCTCCAGCCATCACCTGGCCCATCTGGCCTTGTTGGGCCATCATTTGTTGCTGTTGTTGTTGTTGTTGTTGTGCTTGTTGAGCCTGAGCTTGATCAATAAAATGTTTTATTTGTTCATTAACCCATCTAAAAGCTTCTGCACCAGTATAATATTTATTTAGGTGCATTATTGTTGGGACAGTTTTTACACCAGGTGGCAAATTTCCACGTTTAATATCATAAAAAACTACAGATCCAGCTAGCTGGGGGTAGTTTGACAGTAAATTATGCAATTGGTTGCAATATTGACATTTTTCACCATAAAAATATACAGGTCTTGACATTTTGGTATTTTTGGTATTTTGGTATTGTTGGTTTATTATTTATTGGATTATTTCTTTTTAAAAATAACGAAATAACGAAATAACGAATTAAGGAAAAATTTATGATGACATTTATTAAAGGATCAGAGGATCTAAAATAAAGAATAATAATAAAGAATAATAATAATAAAGAATAATAATAGAAGAATAATAATAGAAGAATAATAATAGAAGAATAATGAATAAGAAAAGAGTATTATATCCATGTCTTGAACTAAGAGCAGATCCTGTAAATAAGTCCCAACGGGCCCAACGAGCCTTATTTCAAAAATCAGCAATATGGCGTCCAGGATCTTCAGGAACTGTATACATAACATTTGGTTCATATAATTGTTCAATGTGTTCTACAGACGCTTCTTGGGCTATAACAGGACCTTCAAACACAGTCCCTTCAATGAATCTTGGTTTTATAGATCCTCCTCTGACAGATTTTACATTCAACGACGTTGTGTATCCGTACAGTCTCTTTCAAAATGAAACTAGAAATGGACATCCTAATGATTGTAATGTCTATTATTGCTACTCAAATTATACACCAGGAGCAACAGTTATTCATGAATTTTGTCACTCTTTAGGAATGTTACATGAACATCAAAATAATTTATTTAACAAAAATACAATAGTTCTCAATACTCAAGCTATTATTGATAGTTATGGGGGAGACTATAATAAAGCCTACACGAATGTAATTCAAAGATATACTTGCGATCCTAATAATCCTAATAAAGGATCGTGTGATTATGAAGGATCTGCATTTGATCCAAAGAGTATTATGCTTTATTATCTTGATGATTCGTGGGTTGTAGGACCTAATCCAACAAGTCCTAATTTTGTACTTTCTAGTACAGATAAACAATGGTTATCAACAGAGTATCCAAAGACTTTAGAGTTGTCGAAATGGCCTGTAATAACATTTAAATTTATAGATAAAGATGCTCCAAAGTGGAAACAAGCTTGGGTAGAAAAAGTTATTACAGAAAATTTGAGTCCTCTTGTTGGTGTTAAAATGATATTTGTTGAATCTGATGGAACTGTCGTAACAAGTCCATCTTCTACCCAGCCGTCTTCGACTACTAATCCGTCTTCGACTCAGCCGTCTAAGACTACTAATCCGACTTCTCTTTATTGTGATCCTGTAATATGTACATACGACGGTGGTCCTTGTACAATATCCTGTAAAACTGATTTTACAGGTGCTTCATGTTCTGGTAAATGTAATTCTAAATGCACCCAAATGTGTTATACAAACAAGTCTGATTATGATCTTTATAAAACGGACCCTATAAGAAAGGATTGTGACGTAGTTTGTGATCCAATAGATTGCAATAATGTTGTTGCATCATCAAATAGTCTAGGACTTGTCTACAACGGTACTTGTTCAGCAAATTGTTCACAAAACTGTAAAACGATCAAGGGGCAAAGTGCTTTTTTAATGGACGTTTCACGAACACTGGAGGACCCATGGGTCCGTCCGGATGCGAATAATCTTTCTAGGGAACCATTATCAACTGCCGCTATTGTTGCTATTGTTGCTATTGTTGCATTATTATTAATAGTGATAGTGATAGTGATAGTGATTCGTAAATTTACTCGAAAAAAAAAATTAAATGACCATAACAAAGGGTAATAAAATATATGACTATGAATAAAGTAAAATTTTCTGAAAATATCTGTGAAGTCACTTATTATTATTTGAGTCCAGAAGAAAGATGTTACAAATTTGAATGTTCACAATCTAATAAAAAGAATGCTAATAAAAAATTATCTGCTCCGCGAACAGGTTCTGGAGAAATAATTCTGTACAAACCAAGATTTATTTATGAAGACGTTATTTTTATTGTAGATCCTACTCAAAGATATGTTTAGGGATATGTTTAGGGATATGTTTAAAGACCTTCGGGCTTTCTTTCTTGGTCTTTCTTCTCTTGGATTCTGGATCCTATAGGTCCTATAAATAATTACCGCTTATTAATCTTCTAATGATATCTTTTTTTAGCAATTTCATTGTTAAACTCTTTGGATTCAACAATGTGCAATAAATTTCTATTTTTTTTATCCAATCACGATACCTTGACATACTAAAATTATATGGTGTATATCCCATAATTGTCATACATCCTTGAGCTCGCATATTTATAATATTTTTTAGTATTGGCATGCGTATTAAAGATGTGCAATAAGAGCAACTTATAGTTTTCAAAGAATCTATATCTGGAATAGTTTTTAGTTCTGGACAATCAACACAATATAGTTTTTTAAGACCTGGAATATTAGGAATACTAATTAAATTTGGACATCCGTAACAATATAGTTCTTTAAGACCTGGAATAACAGGGATACTAACTATTTGTGTGTGTTGGCAATATAATTTTAAATATTTTGTGCCTTTTGATACCATTGCCTTGAAATCAAGAATATCAAAAGTACCATTTTCTAAATCTCTATCAGTAATACGCACCATGATTAAAAAAACCGACAACTCGTTAGCGATCGTTAATTTTTAATTGCTATAATTGTGTCGTGTAATTATTAAGCCTGCATAGTTTTCAAAATTATTTTGTTGTGATTTATAAAATGTCCAAGGCAAATTATAGTTTGGCTTTCAATGAAATAAATAAAGCTGATTCTGTTGATAATTACATAAATGCAAGATATGCTCCAACTGGAAATAATCAGGTTGGACTTCCATTCCCTGCCTACAAGGAATATGGGGGTCGATTCACTCAATGGCAACCATCTGCTCTAGAAATCAGTACTCTAAAAAAACAAATGAATTTACCAACAGATAACAACACTTTTCGACAAGGATTTATCCAAAACGCGATCGGAACCGGAGATGAAAGTTTAAAAAACTGGACATTTGCCACTCAAACGTTAGCTAATCCAAGTTTTGCTACAATGTTTTGCACAAGTAATGATGATTGTGCACCATTTGGACAAAACTATTCTTGTAACTCGAATTATGAACCTTGGCCTGACAGTTACGGAAATCAATCTGGATCTGTATGTAGTTACACTGCATACCCAGAAGTTGATTCTGGAACTTATGTAAGAAAAGATCAATCACAAGGAGGTATTGGTAAAAAATGTAATACTGATAATGATTGCGGATCTGGTTATGAATGCAATCAAAGCACTGATTTTGTAGGTCGTGGCATCCAACAAACTGGATATTGCTCTCAGACATACAATTGTGCCGACGGCAAAAAGAGATATATTGGTTATCCATACAACAGTGGTATTCCAGTTCCACCACCAAAAGATCAAAACAATAACGGACTTGGCTACCAAACAGAAAAGGAATGCAAGAACAATGCCATGGCTCAACAAAATTGTATCAAGATGGGAAATACTTGGTTTGCTACTTACCCAGGTTATTGCCCTGTACAACCAACATTACGTGTAGGTAGTCCCCAAGGAGCTCTAATGGTTACTGGACAAGGTGAATCTGCTGCTGGATTCCAAATTCCAGCTTATGGTCCAATCAAAGCTTCTAGTATGGGAGGCTCGGCTGTAGCAAGAGCATTCACATCATTTGGTGCCAAAGCATCTACGGGAATGAATGAACCTTTGCAATACGAAATGGCTTTGAATCCTCGCCCAGCGAATATGTATTAAAGAAAAGACTTATATGACTTATATGACTTTTGTATGTTTTACGACTCTTCTTTATCTTTATAATTGGTCTTTATAATTAACAACTTTGTCTCTATATTCAACCAATTCTTGTTGTGTTGGATTTGTTAGTATTGTTGCTGAAAGTGTGTTTGTATGCATATCACACCATTTTAAATTTCTTGTATCTCCATAATCAACATTTATAAATAAATGATGTGTTGTATTATTATCAATTTTATATCGTATCATTATTAATGTTTTATCCTTTTCAACAGTTTCAATATTCCCTCTGGGAACGTTTCTGTAAAGAATATTTGGCAACAAACTTATTAAACGATTGCAAACAGTATTTACAGAATTTTTATAATGTTCATAAAAACAACAATTGTAATCCGAATCGTAATCACAATCTCCACAGAAACGACAGACATGTGCTACATATATTTGACCTGATAAAGGATCTATCAGATCAAATAGATAATCAACACAAGTCATTAAATTATGTTTATCTGAAACTTTGACGTTAACGTAAAGATTTTCCATCTTTTGTTTTTTTGAATTATTCTGTTCGATTTGTTCCATTTTAGGATTCTTGTTAAATATTCTTGTTTCTTGTCTGTAACGCCTGATACTAAATCGGATAATGCTTGAATGATTATTTTTTTGTAAATTTTTGTAGAAATACTGAACACAAGACCCAAAGAATTCTATGATTCTATTCAAAGCCTTTAAATAGCATAGACAATGGAATTAGAACGGCATCAAATTCGTTAATGAAATTGGTTTCTTCAATGAATTTGACATTGAAATCGTCCATATAATCTTCAATAAAAATTTGTACAATTCTTCTAAATTTATTTTTAATGTAATAATTCTTTTTACTATCACTATAAAATAATGAATTGTCAAGAGTTCCTAAAATAATATTCACACATTCGCTGGGGTCTCTACAATGATCTTGCCACTCAGTAACATAAACATAAATCCATTCTTCTCTAAAAGAAATTTCAAAACATAAAGCCTTAATATGCAACTTTGGTTCTTTAACAATCTTTTTGCATTCGTAACAGTAACCGCTTTTGTCCACTGAATGCCCACACTCTGAAGTCATTTTTTTAGTCTCATTATGGCCGCTACCCAGATAAATTTTTTGTTATTGATTATCAAATTCGTTAATATGAAGCTGTTTTCAATGGTAATTATCGAATTATTATTAACAAAGCATTAACAAAGCATTAACAAAGCATTAACAAAGCATTAACAAAGCATCATAGGACAGCGAGGAGTTATTATTATCTTTATCTTTATAATAATAAAGGATGAATTTATTAAATTTAGCCCTAAAAGGTCATCTAAATAGAAGAATAAGAGATTTTATTAATAATCCGAAAACAAATTTGGAAATTAGAGGTGAATTTAATGCAACACCTCTTATTATTGCATCTAACAAAGGACGTTTTGATTTTGTTAAAGAACTAATAAGGGCTGGTGCTAATGTTAACGTAAAATCAGAAAATGGAAGAACTGCCTTAATGGAAGCTTGTAATGAGGGACATTTTGATATCGCAAAATTATTGATTATGGCTGGTGCAGATGTTAATGCAAAAGATAGTGAAAACGGTTTCTCATCTTTAATGTTTGCAACAATTGAAGGTCATCTTGACATCGTTAAAGAATTGATTAGAGCTGGTGCCGATATAAATACCAAATATAGCGATGGTAGAACAGCCTTAATGGAAGCTTGTTGGGAATGTCATCTTGACATCGTTAAAGAATTGATCAAAGCTGGAGCCAATATAAATGCAAAAGATATTGATGACAGATCAGCCATTATGATTGCGTCTTATAATAATTATTTAAACATAGTTATTTATTTAGCAAATCACGGGGCAAATTTAAATATCATAAGTAAACATTATGAGACTGTATATAATATTACAAATAATAACAGAATTAAAGAATTTTTGATCTCAAAGAACAAAAATTTGATACTTTATTCCGAAAATACATTGAAAAAAATGGCACATTATGAATTTATCTCTAAACAATTAAAACATAAAGGATTTGATACATTTTTAAAACATTCTAAAGAATGGCTTTAGATATTAATTATATGTTTTTTATTGACTATTATCAAAGTGCATTAATCAAAGATCATTATCCTATAAATGTTATCAAGAGAAATTAAAGAAACAGATATTATTAATGGACATATAAAAAAAGAAATTGTTGATGGGCTTGTAAAGGACAGAATCAGACGTTTAGACGTCTCAAATAATCATTTAATAAAACATGTACCAAAATTAGAATATCTTGAATACTTAATAATAAGTAATTGTCCAAAAATTAAACAACTTCCAAATCTTAAGAAATTAAAAATATTAATTTGTCATGAAAGTGGTCTTAGAAAATTACCAAGACTTACCAATTTAGAAGTTTTAAATTGTTCAAGGACATTTATCAAACAAATACCAAGCAATTTAACATCATTAAAATCATTGGAATGTAATGGATGTCGTCGTTTAGAAATTATTCCAGAACTTGATACTTTAGAATATCTAGATTGTTTATTATGCAACAAGCTAAAAAGGGTGCCATATCTAAAAAATCTCAATGAATTAAACTGCAGTAATTCAAAACTTAATACCATTGGTATCAAAAGTATCGACGACTATAAGGAGTGGATTAAAAAAGTTGACAAATACGTCTCGATGTTGAAATCTGGAAAACTTCCAAAAGATCTTTTGATACATGCTTATAAGAATTATTAATAACTCATAGAGTCGTTAACACTTTGTTAATAAAGCATAACAAGTGATCTCGTTATTCCCTACAAAATATTGTATTATCATATTTTAAAATATCTTTTATGCCACCATTAACTGTGGAGTATATTAAAGATATATTAAAATATGAAAATAAAGGACATCCAGGTCCAGGTCCAGGGTCAGAAAGGACTTTATACTTTATAGAAACTGGAACCACAACTGGTCAGACTATTATTCCTATGGCTGCTTCTGGGCTTTTTAAAAAACTTTATACTGTCGAAATTAATAAGACTTTATTAAATTTGGCTAAAGATTATTATTATAAGGCCATAATGGAAAGTAATGGTATAAAAACCACAGAAGATCCTTGGGATTGGGATTTATTGGAGGATACTTTAGAAGCCCCGAAGGAATCTATTATCGAATTTTATCTCGGTGACAGCCCAAAGGTCCTAGAAACTTTACTAGATGCTCCACAATTCGTTGATTCTATTATTATTTTTTTCCTAGATGCTCATTATTCTGGTGGTTCAACTAGCAGAGGATCTAAGGATTGTCCTTTGTTAGATGAACTTGAAGTTATTTCAAGAAAATGTTTATCTAGAGCTATACTGATCATAGATGATGTAAGAATGTTTGGTTCCGAAGAAGGTAATTGGAGTGAAATTTCTGTCGAAGGGGTATTAAAAATGTTTTCTCAGAGAATAGATCAAGTATATTATACACGTTCTGATATCCAAGATAAGGATCGTTTGGTACTGCACTTGAAAGCGTTATAAACACATCTAAACACATCTAAACACTTCTAATAATGGTCTTAATTATGATATTTTTTATGGTCTTTTTTATGATCTCAATTTATTTTTCAATGTCGATTTTGATTTTATTTTATTTTTAAATTCATTTATTATTTTTTTCATTTTATCATTTGTTATCTTTATGTCGAAAAAATCTTCGAATAATTCTTTATGTGTCAATATATAATCAGGTTCTATAGAATCTAAAACTACTTTTAGAACTTCGTATTTTTTATTATTTGCTAATTGAAGTATTAATTCTATGAGGGTGTCTGGTTCTAATGTATATAATTCCTCAGTTAATTCTTCCCTAAGTTCTTCTTGATGATCATCATTTAATTCATCTTCTATTAACTGTATAATATAGTGCAAATCCTTTAGCGACAGATTATTATTATTATTATTCTTTACTCTTTGGTTTTTTGCACTCATTCTAGATTCTAATTCTAATTTCTGATTTCTAATTTATTTTATGGATATAATGGACGATTTAAAAGTATTCTTTTTATAGTTTAGTATATAAAAATTTTTTAGAAATAGATTAACAAAGTATTAACGACAATTAATTGTTGATGATTTCAGAAAGAATCAACGAGTGTATTAATAATTGCATTTCTAAAAAATGTAGACTTGATGAATACTATAAAAATTTAATTACAGGAAATTTCGACAATTATTATGTAGATATGATGTATCCACAAATTGAATTAATGCTTGATTTAACAAAAAAGGAATTAATGAGCTTGTCTTTGAAATTGTATATGTATAATAATATTGATAAATTTACATTTTCGACAGACATTATTTCGACAATAATTGATTACTTATAGGGTATTATAGATATTATAGGGTATTTATAAGCATTTATAAGCATTTATAAGCATTAGTATTGTGTTACAAAAAAAAGATAGCCTCGAACATCTGCGAACATGTCTTTATACTTAATAGTATTATTTTAAAGTTTCTAAAGGAAATATTTTTTAAGGATTTATCATGGATATCCAACATCAACAAAAGCCTCAACAACATCAACAGCCTCAACAGCCTCAACAATCTCTAAAAAACATTATGTTAAATCTTCTGGATCATCAAGAAACAGAAACATATGTTCATCCATTAATGAAGCTTAAGCATACATTAGGATCATTTCATGGTGTACATTTGGCTCAGCATTATTGGTCTGAACCTAAAATGGAACAAATTATCGGTCGTGCTATTAGATTATCAATAGAAGAAGATGACTTTGACTTTGACCACGACGAAGATACTGAGTCTTGTGATTCTTGTGATTCTGAGTCTTTAGGGTCTTTGAGGTCTGATTCCGACGACGATTATGACGAAGATTATGATGATATGCCTCCGTTGATTCCTGTTTCTGATTCTGATTCTGATTTATTAGAAATTGCTAGAAATATCAATGTCGATGACGATGATGATGATTATGATGATATGCCTGCTTTGGTTCCTATGATTCCTACTAATTACAAAGAAGAAAAAGAAGAACTCGAAGAGCCTGTAGTAAATGTTCCTGGCGATTTTACATGCTCTGTGTGTTTTGAAGAAAACATAAAATTGGAAGCATTTACTCCTTGCGGTCATGCTTTTTGTTATGTTTGCGTCAAACAGATTAGAAATAAAAAAATCCCAGAATGCCCGAAATGCCCAATATGCAAGAAAGACATTGAAAATACTGTGAAATTGTTTATTGATTATAAATAATAATGCTTTATAGTCCCTAGGGACTTATAAAGACTTGTGTTTATTTGTTAAGTATTAAGTATATTTGTTAAGTATTTCTATTATTGATACATATATTTTATTTGAAGATAATTTATAATTATGAGAACATATATCAAGAGCACTAAACCCAAAATTATCAATAATATTAATATTGGCACCAACATTAATAAGTTCTTGTATAACATCCAAATGTCCAAATGCACATGCCCACATTAAAGCAGTTTGTCCATACTTGTTTACATAATTGACATCACAATTCCCTCCGGGAACGTTCCGGTACGGAATATTATCCAATAACCATTTAACCAATTTTATGTTACCATGTTGACATGCACAATTTAAAGGTGTTCTTCCTTGAAAATCTTCGACATTGATATCAGTTAAAGATTTTATATATTGTTCATTGTCGAAAGTTGTGTAGTATAAATATTTACAAATAGATTTTTTTGTTTTATCGTCAAAATTTTGAAATATTTCATATTTTGTTGGATCCATAATTATTGAAACTGTACTATAATTTTTATTTTCTGTGACTTTGCGCTACTACTATTTTTAGATAATTGTCTCTTTCCAGTTTTACCATTGGGATCTAATTTAGCCTTATTATCAGCAGAGCTTAACATATCAGATTCAATCTTTTCAATCTTTTCGAAGGCATAATCAATTACTTTATTCACGATGGCCCATCTAAAAAAGTTTAACTGACCGACTGTAGTGATAACTCCATCTGTTCTAGAATCATATAATTTACCAGATTCTTTGGTCAATACAGTAATTTCGTAATTAGTGGTATTAAAAAATATTCTCTTACGACGGCAAAATGGATCAAACAATTTTTTAGAATAACTCTTCAATTGATTCTTATAATCTTTCCACATGTTAAAATGTTCTGTCGATAGAGTATATTCTCCATCAACTTTACTAAGTTCGTAATGGACATCAAATTTTTTGGAATAATTGGTTACAAGCCAATCCAATAAACGCAAAGAAATGGCAGTTTTTTGATTAATAATAGAAGTAAGAATCCTTTTGTTTACTTCTTTGCTATAGAATTTAATGAGACCATTAGTGGAATATAAAAGAATTTTTTGTTTTTCAGTGAGTTCTTCTGGTTCTTCTTCATAAACTTCTTCTGGATCTTCATTGTTCTCAATTTTTTCTATCAAACGCTTCATTGTTTTTATTTCATGCCCCGAATCAGCAGCATTAAGTTCCTTAATTTTGTTAACAATTTCAACAGCATCAACAGTATCTTCGACAATAATGGCATCAACAATACTATCACCACCACAATCGTCTTCAATTTTCATAATTTCATTCATTATTTCATTCATTATTTTCTTATTATAAACGCAGTCTTTAAGTACATTTAGATATTTTGATTTTAGATTTTAAACGCGACAAAAATTTTAGGATTTTCGTTTTTTAAATTTTTAAAAATTATAACGAGTCTAGAAAGAACAATGAAAGGAATCCTTAGAGACTTGTTATTAAAAAATTATAATTCTAAAAAATCAATCACTATTGACAGGAAACAATTTATTGAAAGAACCAAAGAATTACGAGAAAATCGTGCGTATATCCCAAAAATTTAATTGCTGTGAATTAGAATAATAATACAAATATCAAAAAATGGTAAATGGAGGTCTTATGCAATTAGTTTCCTACGGAATGGCTGATATTTATTATTGTGGAAATCCCCAAGCTGGTGTAAATTTTTATGGCAATTATAGTAATCGTATTCCAACATGTCCATCTCTAGAATTTTCATACATTTCTGCGTGGTCTGATAAAAGAAGTCCATTCGGCGAAGACATATCAAATAATAAAAAATCAATGGCTTCGATAGGTCCGTTGTATACTGGTAAAACCAATGATAAACTTATAGAAGTCTACAAACAAGAAACCGGAATTAGCACTGGATTTCGTGGACATAGAGAACCTGATTTCTACGAGAACCTGGTAAAGGAAAACAAAACTGATTATACTGATGAAGAATTGGAAGAATTAGAATTATTATCGGAACAAGTTCCGTATGATTCAGACGATGGTCTACGTACTCGACGTGATAATGGTAGTCGTAATGGCTTTTGGCTTCCTATAATCACCAACAGTGTCGAAAATCCAACGATACTTATGTTTAAAGAAGAAATGAGACAAAAAGAATTGGCTAGAAAAAAAGAGTCTGAAAGACTAGAAAGAATAAGAAAAATATGGAATGGAATGGAATGATAATTATAAATACTTTCCAGATATATATCTCAACAAGTCTGAATCTATTGTTGGTTTTTCTGATATTTTAGCTCTTAAATTTTTTTCAGTATAAAGTACTTGAAAAAGAATATATTTTTCTAAAAATTTTACGACGTCTTTATGACCTTTACGACGTGCTATTTGAAGTGCAGTGAGGCCTTTGTTATTTTTGACATTTATATCAGCACCAGCTTTTACAAGTTCTACAACGATACCTAAATGGCCTTGAGATGCTGCTTCATGTAGCGCATTATTTCCACGAGGACCTTTTACATCAATGCTTATATTATGTCTGTAGATGTCTTTTAATGCATCTTTTAGGAAGCCTAGACTACCACTTTTTGCTGAACTTATTAGTAGTAATTGATAATTCATTATTCTTTCTTATTCTTTCTTATTGTCAATAATAAAATATGAAATTATTATCAACAATCACTAAAAGCAGCTAATTCCACAATAGGCTTTTTTTCAAAAGGCCAAGAAACATCTAATACTTTTTTTGTGATATATTCAGCTGAATATCTAGCTGAAAAATGTATAAGTATTAGCTGTGTGTCTTTCCGGACGCTACCGTTATTAACGAATGCCACAAGATCATCAAGGAACACGTGTTTGGTTTTTGTGGCTAGTTCTTTGTCTTCTTGAGATATAAATGTACATTCAAGAACACAAATATCTGCTGTGAGCATCAAAGGGTCAATACCGGAGACTAAGGTGTCTCCTGAATATGCAATTTCATACTTTTTTACAGTTTCGGTAAGATTAATGCCACTACGTCCAAGAGTAGATTTTTCTTCTTTGGAAAGGCCTTGATATTCTTTTTTGAGGCCTTTTTGTTCTCGATAGATTAAGTATCCAACACTTGGTACTCTATGATCAGTCTTGACACACGTCATATAAAGACCTTTCCCAATAAAAAATGTTGAACCAGGTTCGACACCAATGATATTCATGTTCAATTCAGATCCATCCGCATCTTCCATTGCTTTTTTAGCTTTATTTATGTCTTCAAGAGATTCTTTAGGAACATAATACGTAGCTGGATCCGTAAACCACCTTGATCTTGCATGAGAAAATATTGCACCACAATGATCTAGATGAGCGTGAGTGATAAATACATTATTTGCTTTTGAATATTTTTTAGGGTCTAGACAGGATCCGCAGTCAAATAATAAATGTTGATTTGTTATTTTATTTCTAAATAGCATCATTGTAGCTATACCAGCTTGAGACCATGTTACAGTTTCCCAGGAATTCATTCTCGATAATTTTTTTACTCTTTTTTCTTACTCTTAATGCTTGCTGGCCTAAAAAATTTTCTGTGACACTAGAATAGCTAAGAAATAATAATATAATAATAACAAACAGAAATATGTCGTTGCTCATTCGAATATTGGGAAAGGAAAATGACGTTCGTGGAGCAGAAAGGTACCTTCAATCGATCAAGACCATTTGGGACAATAATGTGAGAGACACAAGTACTTTAACACCAGAACTTAATCAATACTTTGCACAACAAGCCTGTCTTCATTATCATCTTTGTTGGCATGGTTATGGTCCAGTTGTCATGTGGTACATAAGATATAACAAACCTGACCTATACGGTGTGGGAAAAGCATCGTTTATGCAAACTGGATTAAGTTCAAATATATGGCAAACGTTGTTTGGATATTGAGACATCGTAGATTGTTACAGAACTAAGGCTACAAAAGCCTAATTTTTACAAAAAAATAATTACTTCTAGGTTTTCGAGGTCTTGTTGTACACTACCTGTGTACCAAACGCTAACGCTTCGCTAAAAGACTCTGAAAATGGCCCCTAAAGTATTATCATCAAAGAATACCAAGACCCAAAAGCTCGATAGCTTCTTGGAATCCTTGGTCTTGGATGGAAAGGTTACTGAAGAACGTTTGAGAGAGCTGATTAAGCACGCGAAGCTCAAGGGAACTAAGTTTTCTGAACCAAAGAAGACTAGAGGACCTTCGCCTTGGAACAACTTTATTAAGGAGTACAAATCTACTTGTGATAAGAAAAAGGAAAAGTATGATATCAAAGCTTGTAAGGAAGCCTATGCGAAAGCAAAAACTAACAAGAAGAGTAAATGGTATCAAGAACCTAAGGAAGCTAAGAAACCTTCAGAATATGAAGGACTTGCACAAGGCTCAGATGTTCCAGGAATGCCAGGTTTTATTATGGGAGTTAGAAAGCCCATAAAGAAAGATGGTGCTCATGCAAAGGCTCTTTTGAAGAAGTTGGGTCTTGATGAGAAGATTCTCAAGGAAGCTGAGGAAGAAGACTCTGAGGAAGAGTGTTCAGAGACGGAATCGGGATCTGAAGAAGACTCAGAGGACTCCGAATACTCCGAGGACGAAGAGTAAGAAAAAGTATTGTTGTGAATCTTAGGATTTGCAATAATTGCTTTACAAAAAACAACAGTCTCGAGAATTCTTGAACACCAAAACATATCGTCAAAATGTCCGGAAAATCAAAAACTTTTTTTGTATCATGGAAAAAATACAAAAAATGCACAAATGATGATTTCGATGAAAACGATAATTATCAATTAGATATTTTTAAGTATTGGAATACTCATGGACGTGAAGGGTTTAATTCGGAATTTGATAGTATTTTTAAATGTTCCAGTTGGGGTGATAAATTTGGTGAAGCTGTTGATGATGGGAATTCTTCTTTAGCAAGAAGAATTTACGAAGAATTCAAAACAAGACATGTTGATATTAGAGGTCCAATTTGGATTGCAGATAATCAAATGTGGATAAATTTTGATCACTATATTCATACTTTGTTTAGTCCTATTGAGTTCCCAGACATGGAAGAAAATGTCAGATTTGAATTATTAGACCTGATGTTCGAAATATCAGAATTTACCCTAGAAAAATACGAATATATAAAAAAAGGCACTAAATATAGTAAAGCTGATGAAGATGAAGCAAAATTATATGACAAATATCTGGAATATATAGAACATATCAAAGCATAATAATAAATAATAAATAATAAATAATAAATAATCCTTCTGGAAGTACTTAGGTGTTCATTTATTAATGTTTTTTTCACACGCGTTAATAATATTTTAATTAAAAATTCATTACTCAAAAGATTCTTTTGATAATCAACAACCAACCAACAACCAATCAACAACAACAATAATGGAAGAACTTGAATTAAATAAATTTGATCCGAGAATTTTAGAGAAAAAAAGACGTAACGGTCATTCACCAATTATTGTATTAACAGGAAAACGAGGCTCAGGTAAATCAACTATATTAAAAGACCTTGGTTTTTTTCTTAAGGATATACCTCTTGTAATATGTCAATCAGGTACAGAAGAAGGTAATGGTTTTTTTAGTTCTATTGTGCATCCATTATTTATTTATAATAAATTTGAACCAGAAGTGCTTATTCAATTGGTTAATCACCAAAAACGAAAAGCCAAGATACTAAAGGCTAAAGGCAAAGACCTAAAAACAGAAATAAGTGAACATGTATGTGTCATTCTTGACGATTTAGCATACAACAAAGATGTAATGAAATTAGAAGCCATCAGAGAAATTATGTTCAATGGACGTCATTATGGAATTACTCTTATTATTACATTTCAATTTATGATGGACATGAAACCAGAAATTAGAACAAATGTAGACTACATCATAGTCTGCAAGGAAAATAAAAAAGACAACATAGATAGGTTATATAAGTATTTTTTTAGTTGTTTTGACAAAATTTCAGATTTCAAAAAAACATTTAATGCTTGTACAAATGATTATGGCTGTATCGTCCTTGATAATACATCAGGTTCAGAGAGAATAGAAGACCAAGTATATTGGTATAAGGCTCGCCTTGACCGTAATTATAAATTTTGTGCTGAAAAATGGGCAATGTGGGATGCTAAATTGAAAGAAAAGAAAGCCTCGGAAAAAAATGATGATGATGACGAAGATGAAGGTAAAACTTTTGTTAGAAAAGAGAAAAGCTCAAATCTGATTATTAAAAAAAAGGGACCTAAAAAAATTGATTATTAATAAAGCATAGAGCTTTAACAAAATTAATAAAACCATCACAAGTGATTAAATGAATAAGTATTCAAAAGAATTCCTAAAACTGTATCCACAGTATGACGAGAAATACATCAAATGGCTTAAAAATAAGGGCTCCAAGCGTTCTAAAAGCTCGATGAGCATTAAAGTCTCAAAAGGCAATAAAAGAATATCTAGAAACAGAAAAAAATTACAAAAAAATTAATATGCCCAGAAAGATGTTATATCGGTTTAATGATGATGTTTGATACCGTCGATACTGTTGAGACCGTTGAGACAGATTCTATGGATTCAATGAAAGCTTTGATTGATTGCATGTCCGAAGAAGATATTGATTCTGGCATTGATTCTGACATTGATTCTCATGATCCAATGGATGCTTTGATATCAAAAATGGGATCTTCAGTATTTATCAAAGAAAGAAGTTCTGTTGAAGAATTAGAGTTTGTCGAAAAGATGTATGTATTATTAGAAAATTATTTATTTAATAATAAAGTTATCGATGTATTTCAAAATCGGTCAATGCTATATGAAAATTTAAAAATTTATTTAAGAATGTTAGAAAGTATTATCTCATCGACAGATGATGATAAAAAGACAACTATTCGAGAATATGATTTATACTTACATAATATTGAAATTCTGAAAAATTATCATAATATGTCAGATTATGATTTTTTTCACAATGTCTATTTATTTTTTGGATCGATTTTGAGACTTATTGATTATTATTACAATAATGAAACTGGATGAGGATGATAAAAAGAATGAGAATGATATAATAATAATAATAATAAAAAGAATATGGCCCTAGGACCTTTTAAAGGTCTTTTAAAGCCCATTAAAAATGCATCTAAGATCAGGAAAATTTATTACTCCCGAGTATATTCAAGTATTTATTTCATAGGTAATCCAACAAGATTATTCACAGTACATGTTGATGATACTTTAGAAAGTTTTAGGAAAAGATTACATGATTCTAATTCCATTCCAACTTTTATTCCTCCTGAAAACTATAAATTCATCAGTCCTGATGGTAATACTATTGATAATCCAAAAACTTTTAGGGAACTAGGAATAGAACATAAACATACACTTGAAATGGTTGGAGAGTATTGTCATTATTATAGCGAATCAAGAACCAAAGAACCAAAGTAAAAATTTCGAAATATTAATGGCGCTAATAATAAAAGAAAAGAATAAAATGAACCAAGAACAAGTTCAACAACAAGTCCCTGTTCCAGAAAAAATCATTGATGTTGCTCGTTATCAATTAGATGACGAACATGTATTAACAACATATACTGGAAAATGGTGTGGTCCATGTACTAGGATTAAAGAAAAAGGGCTTACTAATTTTTTGGAAACTAAAAAATTAATAGAAGAATCAGAAATCGTCAAATCAGAATTTAAGAAAACAATTAACGATTTTATTCCTTTTTTTGAATTACGAAATACTGTTGAAAATTCTTCAAAAACAATTCAAACATCTGATTTTGATTTATTAATGGACTTTCTCAAAAATAAACGTCTTGTGATTAATTTCGACTTCTAAAGACAATGGCACAAAGGCCAGTCCGAAGACCATTGTTCATCCAGTTGAATATATATCGTCTTTGATTTCTTTGTATGAATGGATCTTAGGATCAATATCCATTGCAGAAACTAATTTTTTGCCATCGCTGAATAACACGACAAATTTTCTGGTGTTTTTTACCAATTGTTTTTTTATAAATCTTAGAAGGTAAAAGGTAAATTCTCCATAATATATAATGGCGAGTGGTGGATCGCCTGGAAGCTCCTCATCGTATTTAACTAAATACTTTGGCATTGTAGCTGACATTTCTGGCTAACGTTCTGACTAACGTTCTGACTAACGTTCTGACTAACGTTCTGGGACAGAATATTAATATTAAATCTTATATCCGGAATGTCGAGCATAGAATTTTTTTGTAATTTGTTTACAATCCTTTTGGAATTACATAACAAAGATCAACCTTAAATCCATTGAATGTGGTACTCGAAGCTCTTGTATAGGCTCCAGAATTTTCGACATAACACATATCACCAATTTCCAATTCAGGTAACATTGTATTACTAGCGATGGTGTCGAAAGAATCACAAGTATTGCCAAAAATAATGGAATTATACATATTTTTGTCATTATTGTTGTATGGCTTTAGTGTTGGATTTTGATGATCATAAGTAATACAGTTAAAAGAACCGTAACGACCGTCGTTTAGAGTATAAATAATGGTTTTGTCAGAGTTCTTTAGATCTAGAGGACACACATCTTTCTGCTGATCCTGAGAGTCCTTAGGACTTGATGATCTTGGAGGATCCTTATTCTTGTTCTTTTTTATTTTTTTTCCAATAACTTTGACTACAAGAGTGTGTGAAGAAGACACAATAAATCTACCCGGTTCAGCCAAAAGTCTTAAATTTTCTTTTGCGTCTGGACCAAAAAAGTCATAAAGACCTTTATTAACCCAAACAGACATTTCTTTAAGAAGATCCAATTCTTCCATAGATCCAGGCATACCACCACCAATATCAATAGTATTCATTACAAAACCGTGAACTGCAGCTATGTCGAAAATTTTTCTTACAAGTTGAAGTGCTTTATAATATTGTTCAGCATTCTTACACAGAGATCCAATATGAAAACATACTCCAACAATCTTTAGAGACAATAACTTTGCCAACGTTAAAATTTCTTGAATATCTTCTTCGTCGACGTCGATTCCAAATTTTCCCGAAAATTTACACAATGAATGAGAATCATCAACTTTAATGCGGATTAAAATCTCGGCATTTGGATGAAATAAGTTAATTTTTAATAATTCATTTACAGAATCAACAACCAAAAGATCTACATCCATTGTACGAGCATAACTGATACCTTCAAGATCTTTTACTGGATTTGCATAAATGATCTTATTTGGTTCTACAATATTTTTTACTAGTTTTAATTCTCCAATACTGGCAACGTCAAAACCAACACCAAGCGTACCCAATAATTTACAAATTGTTTCATCTGGGTTAGACTTGACTGCGTAACGAATATGAATGCCTTCAAACAATTCATTCCAGAGATTTACTTTTTTGATAATGTCTCCGAGATTGATAATGTAAAAAGCTTCAGAGGGAGATGTTTTGGTCTTTTCGATGACATATTCAATTATTTGGGAAGTATCCAATTCTTTTTCAATAAAAAGTACCTTTTTTTCTGATCCGTTGGAATCATTTAAAAGATCAGAATAAAAGCTTGAAAGTTTTACGAATTGATCTTCATTTTCGTTCATTATTGGTAAAGTGGTAGTTGATTACATTATGTAAATTCTTGGGCAATTTATTTTTATTTTTTCAATAATTTCATCACACTCCTTGTCAATATCATTGCCAGGTTCCTTGTCAAGCCCGTCATATTCCCGCATTGTTTTTTTAATTCTTTCTTCCAGCTTTTCTTTAATATATTCTTCACTTGGTTTTGGTAATAATTCAGTGCATATTAATGTCGGATAACGCCTAGATAATATTCGAATACATCGAATATCTGTTTAGCAATAAGGATGGTACTGATTTTACATTAGATCCTTAGAGCCATGCATTTTGTCTTTTGGGAGACAAAAAGGTGCTAGGCCACAACGGGTGCGGAACACCCTCTTTGTTCGTAATAATAATCATTACAAACTTTTATTTTCCGTTATATATTTTAACATTATATTACGAGCTCCATTGATATCTCGATCCAACGTATTTTTACAGTTATCACAATTAAATATCCTTTCAGCTTTTAAGTCTATTTTTAAATGTCCACAAGAACCACATGTTTTACTTGTATATTCTTCTGTTACCTCGATTACATTACAATCGTATAATCGACTTTTTTCTACAAGTCGGTCTACAAACGAACAATGATTCCAAACTAAAAGTTTTGCTCTGTTTTTTCTTGATATGTTTTTATTTCCTTGGAAATTTAATTTAGGAATTAAGATAGCATTATAATTTGAACATAACCATTTAGCAGTTTTTGTATGACATTCAAATACTAAATTTTTGATTCTCAAATTTAGTTTTAATTGGGCCCTTTGGAGACTATAACGGTTTTTATGATTTGTTGATTTAGAAATTTTACTTTGTAATTTATATTTGTAATGTAAAAGTCTAGCTAACAAACCTATATCATTATGACCGATTTTTATGACTTTTCCTTTCGGATCGTAACAAGTAAGAAATGTTCTTACTCCAGGATCTATTGATACAATATTAGAATCAATAGGTTGTTTTTCTGTTGATTTATTTGTTTGGTTTTCACAAATAGAATCTTCAGAATCTTTTGATCCTTTTGGTTCTTTAATATTATTATATTGTTTTTTGTTTTCTATAAGCTTTGGGATACATATATAATAGTGCCCTAATCGATTTTTAAATATCCTGCTTGTATGATCTAGTTGAGCTGGAAGTTTCTTTTTACATTTTAATTGACTACTAAAAATATCACTATAAATACCACTTTTATGATTCCAATGTTTTGATAAAACATTAATGCTATTATTAAGCTTTTTAGATTTATATTTAATATCAAAGGAATTATTGTTTCCGTTATTTTTTTTAACAAAATTAGATTTATAATTCTTTTTAAGATCTCTAACGGCTTCATCTCTGATATCATAAGGTATATCTATCATCCATTTATTTTTAATAGTAAAATTTTCATTATTTACAAATTTAGTTCTTAAATTTTTAATTGTCATAATCCCTTTTACTCCAGAATTATCATTGATGTATGATAAACAATTGTTATAAATAAATCTCGAAGCTCCAAACCATTTTTCAAGAGTTTGTTTTTGTTCTTTATTGGGATATATTCTTAATTTAGTGGCTGTAAATTGTTCCTCAGTATTATCAGTTTTCTTTTTGTTAAACAACGGATAATGTTTGGATATATTGTTCTTATCATTATTATCATCGCAACAAATGTTAGTATACCAAGATTTTTGATTAGTATTATTTATATAATTATCACTCGAAGGAATCCAAAACTCTTTAGATAAACCTTGTGAAATTAAATTCCAAAAAGGTTTCAATATAGTATCTTTTTTTTGTTTTTTTCGTTATATTCGTATTATTTAAATATGTTAAAATAATTTTAAGGTAAAAAATAATTCTGAATATATAGAATAAATCAAAGTGTTATTAATAGTCTTAAAAAGACAAACATAATAGTAAAAAAGTCTAAAATGTGAAATATTCACAAAATTGTCAACGGTCTGATGGATGAGTATACTCATTCTTTTTTTCAAGTCTTTTTAGTACATCGTTGATATTAGAATAGGTATTATTAAGTTTTTTTAATCTTGATTCAATTTCGTAATATTCTTCTAGATCAGTACAATCTTCTTGTGTCTTTCTGAACTTTTTTATCATTAAATTTACATCATTTAAAGCCTCATTATACTTAACTATTTCATCAGCCTTTTCTTGTTCTTCTTTTTCTTTTCGAAGCAAGTATTCTTTCCTGAATTTAGGACTATTATAATATTTCTCTTCTTCTCTTGTAATATAACAATCTTGGGCTATTACTCCACCAAATAATATAGCGAATCCTAAAAATTTTCTCATTAATACAGTCTCAAAAATTGCTTGGCCTTTTTATTTTTCAAAAAAAAAAATAAGCGACACTAGGAATGCATGAATAGTGACTAAGAAGAACAAGAACAAGAACAAGAACAAGAACAAGAATGACTAACGAATATTTAAAGGCTAAAAATATTCCATACATTGATTTTTATTGGGACAACCTCACCAGACGTGTATCGTCGTGTATTCTAAAAGATCAAAAGGATTGTAATGGAGAAAAAATTGATGATCATCAATATAATCTTGTATCTGCATTTTTAAATCATATTTATGATGACAATATTTATGACTTTAATTTTTCATTATTACAGCATAAAGATATGTGTTTTTTATATGAATTTTCTATGAAATACGTTGATTCTAAAAAAGTAAAAGAGATCAAAATTAACAGCTATTTAACGATAAATAAATTACAAGATTTTTTTATTCAGTGTGTAAAAACAATTAAAGAAATAAATAAAGATACTGCTTTATTTCTTCAAATGTTGGAAAAACACAAAGCTGTTAAAGTATTTTCGCATTTTTATATGAAATATAACGAATATAACCCAGAAGAACATTTATTGTGGAAACCAGACTACGATTTATTTTCAAGTTTTTTTATGATACATGATAACATTGGTTACGGCGATGATATATCCAGAACAGAAATAGTAATTAAATTATATAGACAGTGGGTAAAATCTGATACTGATGATACTAATGATAAAAATTACGACAATTTTGTAAGAGAATTAGTCCAAAATTTCATTAAAAAATATATGAACAATGGATTAAAGCTCATTAATGATTGTGTTTATCATTCAGAAGTATTAAAACACCTTGTTAATGAAACCTATAGACATTTTTATGATTTTTATTTTCAGTCTGCGTACAAGCTCTTAGAATGTAAGGGTAAAGAGATTGTGAGAGATTCGTATGGTCCTATGTTTAAGGGACTATTAATTTATTGGGTGAAACAAGATAAAAATGGCTTTTATATTTTTGAAAAATATAGATATACAATTTTACAAGTCGTAAATTCAAAAATTATTCGATTGTCAGAGCTCTTGAAATTTAATGATGACTGTGAACCTTTAACTGATATTGAAATTTCTCGTTTAACAGAATTGTGTAAAATTTTTGATATCAATGTCCTCGCTTCAGAAGCATTAGAAAGTAATTTGTATTGTATTTGCAATCTCGAAAAAAGTGACAAAAAGGTAAAATTAGATAATTCAACATTTTTAAAGAATTTGAAAATTTATGAACAATTGATTGGCATCTTAATTCAATTTACAAAAGAAAAAAGTGGATCTGATTGTCTCAAGACACTTATAAATAAGAGTGAAAATGATAATTATTTTGAAATTATCAAAATGTTGTGCGATTCAGGAAAATATTTTTTAAATCAAAAATATGAAATTAATATCAATAATCATAAAACAATTTCATATATCCTTGAATATAAAGGCCTTAAAACGATAACTATTTAATGATTCTAACACTAACTATACAAAGACATTTGTGTCATCAATTTATTATTTTTATTATTATAAATGGGAAACATTGATTCACAATCTGATAAATTGTATAAAGAATGGAAATTAGCAGATGAAAAATATATAAAAAATAAAACAAAAGAAAATGGGAAGAAATTAGTAAATGCTGATAAAAAATACGTAGATTATATGAATAATAAAATAATGCAAGATAGAATTAAAAATTCTAAAACAATTTGGGGACAACTTTTAAATAGTATAAGACCTAAAAAATGGAAATATTTATATATTGATGGAAATCCTGATAAGAAAAGATAATTGCTTGAAACATTTCCGCAGGAAATAGGAAATAATTAAATACTATATTCTTCACACTCTTTACAATCTCTATAATTTTCATAATTTTTATTTCTCTCTAATTCACCACGATTATCACTACTTTCATTATTATCATTATCACTTCTTCCTAATTCATCTTGTGGGCAGCAACAAAAACAAGAAATCATAGATAATATAGGGACCAATATTATTGGGATAATCATAGATATCATTCAAAAAACAAAAAAATAAAACTGCGATTAGTCGCTATTATATTATTAATCAAGAAAAGAAAGAAAAGAAAGAAAAGAAAGAATCTAGGAATCTAGGAATCCAATAATGTACAGCACAATTAGCAAATCTTTTACTGGACTGTCACAAGACTTGGTATATAGTGTTAATAAATATATTGTTGATGTCAAGAATAAAGATCCAGAAGAAAAAAAAGAAGAAAATGTAGAAATTCACAAATATTGTTTAGAAGATTTGAAAAAATTTCATAAAATATTTATGAACATTGAAAGTGTTTACAGCATCTACGATTATTACTCTAAAAAATTTAAAAAAGATATAAAATTTATTCTTTCAAATAAATATTCAATAATAAGAAATTGTATATTAATTTTCGACAATGGTATCGTAACTTTAGCAGCCATAAAACAAATATATATATTTAAAGACAATAATACGGAGTCTTTAATATTTGAAAAATTGGGGCATTTGAGAAAAACCTATTTCAAATTATTAAAAGAGAATGGATATTATATTAGGGACAAAATAATTGACTTACATGGTCCTAAACATTATGATTATGATGATCATTCATGTATAACATATAATAAGTATAAATTTAAAGGATATTCCCTAAACCGTGATAACAAAAAATTAAGAAAAGCATACAAGCAATATCACATAGAATTCAAATATACTGAATGTGTCAGAGACGAACATTGCTCACTATGTTTTGAATTATGTGATTACGATTCTTCAAAAATGACAGAGATAAGAAAAATTGATATTTTGTAGGATCGTCAGGATCTTTTTGGAAATCGTTAGAATATTTTATGGGATCGTTAGAATATTTTATGGGATCGTTAGAATATTTTTGGATCTTTTGATCGTTTAATTCCAAAATAATATTTATTAGCTCCCAATAAAACAAAATGGCTTTAAACGGAAATACTTCGTCTGTGCGTGGAGCTCTAGGGAAATTCGACAGCATTATTGGTGTTGAATCTATTAAAACAAAGTCAGGACTTGATGTCATTGAATTTATCTCTAACTTTTCTTCCCAATTCGACAAACTTAGCACTGTTCTCTCTGACGTCAGTCAAAGACTTAGCAAACTTGAAAAGGGAGGTCTAGCTGCAAAAGAAGACGGACCTGTATTGAGTGAATTGAAATCCAAAATCGAAAGATTTGAAAAATTACTAGAAAGTGACGATCTAAGAGGTCCCTCGGGACCAGCAGGACCAAAGGGAGAAAAAGGAGACCGTGGTCCAAAAGTTGATAGAATGAACGACATTAAAAACGTAAGCGAAGATGGTGTCCAAGATGGTTGCATTCTTGTCTATCGTTCTGGGGTCTGGAAAGCTGAACTTCCAGAATAGACGACTACGATCAACGATCAATAACCAATAACCAACGACCAATGATAATAATCATTATCATTATCATTTTTAGAATTTTTTATATGTTATTCTAAAGATGAGTACTGGGGATGATCTTTTAGATAATCTTTTTCAAAAAGAATATGAAGTACACGAATTGAAAAATAAAATAAAACAAGATATGTCTAAAAAACAACAAATTATAAAACAGGAAGAACTTGCTTTAAAGCAATCTACTGTTCCGGAAATTAATATAACGTGTGACAAAAATAAAAGTCAGAAAAAAGATATGGATTTTTCGGGCTTATATCTAGATTTCTACAATAATGCTAAAGCTTTGTTAGGCTACGGATCTAGAAAAAAGTCTCACAGGATTCATAGAAGGTCTAGTCGAAAGTCTTATAGGCCTCGTCGAAAAGTGTCAAAGACCAAAAAAACCAAAAAGTCCAGAAGGCCTCGAAAGGGGTCTCGAATGACTCGTCGAAAAGTATCTCGAAAAGGATCTAAGAAATCCCGAAGAATTTAGTAGTATTCAATGACAAAATTATTTACGTTTTGTATTTTTTCTAATAATTCATATTTGGTTGGTAATTTATGCTCTTGATTTAGTAAAAATTTTATGGATACAGAAATAGCATCCCAATTATCCCCAGAATTATCCCCAGAATTATCTCCAGACGAGTATCTTTTATCAGAAAAAAATTCGTAGTCTTCTTTGAGAAATAATATAGTGTTTACTGGATAATACTTGTAATACATTGGATCAAGAACAATACCATCATTCTTTCTTATTATAACATAATTAGATCCTATCAAACTTTCTTCTTGATAGCCTTCAGATAAAATAATTTCGGCACATTTTGGATTCCGGACCAAAGATAACAATTCTGGCGAAGCTTTCATAAAAGAAAAACCAAAATATAGAGATGCTAAATCAACATGTCGTTTATAACTTGTTCCGGTTTTTTCTGAAATTTCTATGGGATAATTTGTAAAGTTAAATAAAGCCGGTACTCCATTTTTTATGGAATATGGAACTAAGCCATGTTTTATAGCAGAATTTAAGAGGTCTTTTTTATAAATAAAAAATTCAGTAATCATTTCGAATTCTTGGTCCTTATTCTCATATTCTCTATCATCAATAGCCCAAGCACTTTTAAAACTTTCATCTTTTTTAAAGTATGGTGTATTTATCCTAAAGTTGTATTTGTTAATGTCCACTTTAGAAATATAATAAAGTCTTGTGTCTAAAGTTTTACCGAATTTTTCAAATAAAAAATTGATAAAGTCTCCATCAGTTGCAGTACCAATAAAAAGCCCGTTTGATGCCAGAAGATCACTTACATTTTTCATAAAGGTATCTGAAAAGAAATGATTCAATGCAAAATTACATGTGACAATTTGAAAAGGGGCCTTCGAGATCTTTAATATATTAGGACCTAAATTTTCATCAGTAGCTGACATGTTGACAAAATTAACTTTTGTTTTCATGTTTCTCATTTTTTTATATCTTTTTATTGCTTCATTTATTTGACTTTCATCAAATTCGATACCAACGACTTTAGGCACCTTCAAAAGTTCCCATCTATTCAAATCGTTGCCTCTACCACTAGCAATATCCAATAATGCCAGAGGAGATTTCCCTGAAGGTCTTATATGTCCTAAAGCATTTTTTAGCATACTAAATTTAATATTCCAACTGGCAAATGTTTTGTAATCATTGGTATCGTTGGGATCGTAACCATCATAGTCGTTTATACATTTTAAAATTTGGACATTTTCTTCACGAGAAATGTTGTCACCCTTTAATAATTTTTTCAATAAACTTTTCATGATTATTTTGTGATTATTTTGTGGTTGATATTGTGTTATTTATAGTAAATTAAGAATTTAAATCTTTAATACTTTATTATTAAGTGTCTAGTGTCTGGATTTTTTTGTTAAATTCTTGTTTGATTCCTATTTTCTTCTGGATCTTTTACTGATTCTTATTCTGGTTATTTTTGATCTTTTGGATCTTTTGGATTTTTTATGGCCTTTTAGAGTTCTTGATGTCTTTGGTGTCTTTGGTGTTTTTGATCCAAATTTTGTTGTTAATAATTTATATCCTTCTAAAAATTTTATTTGTGCTTCTATGTTATCGGGAACTTTACCAATTAACTCATGAATTAATTTTACTTGGACAGCTGCATCACTTTTATCTTCTGTCAATTTGTCATATACCACAAGAGGATCTAAGTCTTTAATTTTTTCATTTCGAAGTATTAAATTCATAAAGAAATTTAATAATTTTTCTTCATAACTTTGTGAACCTGAAGGTAGCGAATTATAAAGACTTACTATATCATTTAATTCTTGTATTGCACTCGCAATTTTATTATATGCTGATTGATTGGTGACATTTGGGAAATCATAACCGTATCCATAAAAAATATTCATTCCACCAGATCCTCCACCACTTTTATTCTTATCATCCATATTTAATAAATAACAATAAATAATAATATCACTAAATTATTATTATTTATTAATGATCATTGATTGATTGTTGTGTTGTTTGATATTCCTGTATGATTATTCTATGCCGATTATTCTATGCCGATTATTAATGATTATTCTATGCCGATTATTAATGATAATACTTGATGCTCGATTATTATTCAACATTTCTGTTCATTACAATTCTTTTAATACGTTTTTCGACTTCTGGATTTTTGGTACCATTCTTGATAAATCCTTCAGCAACATGTATTTCATCTTCGAGACTTGAAATATATTCTTCATATAAATATTCTACTTGGTTTTTCAAGGCTTGTTCCATATCTTTAAATATTGTTGTATTCTTTATCATGTAAATGTATTCACTATCTGATGTATTTGCTTTTGGATTTTTAGTTATTTGATCGTATAATTCATCTTGAATTTCTTGTAACTGATCTTTAGTAAAGGGAAATTTTTCGACACCTGTGGCAAATAATTTCGTTTCATAATAAGATTTAAATGTTTCTGGAACTGCGCTGAGTAATCTATCTAATGTTTTTGTTCCGTGAGGCAAAACTTCTGCTAATCTATTTTTCATTACTTGTATAGCTTCATCAATATCAGAGTCATCTGTTGGAACACGTTCTGCTTTAACACCAATAAGCAATGTTGGACCCGATGGTCTTGGCGGGCTTGGTGCAGGTGCCGGTGCAGGTGTGGAGGATTTACTCCACGGCCAGCTCCACCCAAAAGAATTGGTTAATTTTCTAGGAGATCTTGTTACAATTACTTGTTGTTCATTATTTAATATAGCTTGTGCTTGTTCAATATAATCCTCAAATAATCTTTTATCTTTATTAGCTACATGGAAAAGACCTTTATCTATGATTTTTCGTAAATGTTTTAAAAGTTTTGCTTCCTCACCATTTAAAAAACCACCGCGCATTCTTTCTATTTGTTCAAGTTTATCTATTAGATCATTAATTGGTTTAAATGTATCAACAAATTCGGGTTTAGTTGTTGCCCCTACAATAGATTTTGATATATCAATATCTGCTTCTATCACATCCAGGCCTTCAATTTCTTCATCTTCAAACTCTACAAAACCTCTTCTTAATCTTTCGTTAACTCCTCTTTCAAGCTCTTCTTGTGATGGTACACTACGTGCTTGTATTCCACCGCTAGGAGTAACTGCTGTACTACTATGTGGTGTACGCGAATTTGGAATAACATTTTTTGTTATATGTTTAACAAATTTATATTTTCCATCTACATCTATCATATTCATCGGAAGATCATGTCTTGTTAATTTAAGAAGGACGTCTGCTAAGAAATTGAATACTTTGTTTTTAGCTTTTGTGATCAGCTGATATTCTTTATTTTCTCGTTTAATGTAGTATTCACTTAGTTTATCTAAAGTTGCTTCAAGAATCATGTTATACTTCTTTATAACACTGTTTACGTCATCCATATTGTGTATATCATTAGAATCTTTCTTTCTTTTGAGTTCATCAATAAATTTATCAAATAGTTGAAATATATCATATGTTACAGTTCCGTCATCTCCGTATATATTTATTTTGGTTTTAAATTTTGGAATATTATGATTAAATTTGAGTTTATCAGTAACAGTTGTATCTCTTTCTACAACAACGTTGTTTAGATCATATTTAGGGGCTTTGCTTCCTAATGGACAAAGAAAACTTAAAGAAGAACATAGAAAACTAAGTTTTTTATTAAAAAACATTTCATAAACTAGATAATTTAAAGTATCACGGAATATAGCGTTTATTTCTACTCTTGTATTTGCCCATTGTTTTTCCTTATGTGTTTTACCTACTTCTAACTTTGATCTGTCCATATCAACAACTTGTTTTAATTTATCAATATCACGTACTTCTTCTATTTTTTTCTCAATGTTATTGGCATAATTATTAAGATATCTTAATTCCATTTCAGCCTTGGTTGTACCAAAAAGACTTCTTTTTAGACTCTTTGATCTTTTTGATCCTTTCTGGGATCTCTTACGAACCTTTATGCTTTTCTGAGCCTTCAGGCCTTTTGATCTCTTTCGAACCCCTTTCTTAATGCTTTTTCTGACCCTTTTTCGATTTCCTCGACTTTTTGGACTTTTTTTTTTATTATTTTTGTTCTTAGATCGTCTAGCCCTTCTAGACCCTCTAGCCTTTCGGGCCCCAAACATACTTCTTATTATCACTGGTTGACTTCCATAAAACACATTAGAACCTCCAGCACCTCCTCCTCCAGATCCGCTATCAGCATTACCGCTAGATACTGGTGGTGGATAATTTGTTACAACATGTCCTTGATGACCCTGTACCGGCCCCTGATGTCCTTGTACTGCTGATCCTTGTCCTTGATGTCCCTGAATTGCATGTGAAGCCATCATTCCTGATGCTGGATATCCAGACCATGATCCCGAGGGATAAGATCTTCTCTCTCTTTCTTCTGTTCTTTCGAATGGATATCTTTCGTATCTTTCGTGTCTTTCATGTCTGTCATGAAATGGTCTTCTTCTACGCATAATAGATGTTGGTTCATCCTCATCTTCTGCTATATAGAAATTCCATAATTCGTTGCCGTCAAATCTCTTTGTTCGTTTTTCTTCGAGACGTTCTTTTTCTTCTTTTTCTTTTTCAGCCAATAACTTACTTAAAAGATCCTGTTTATCCTTTTCTTTATCCTTTTCTTTATCCTTTTCTTTATCCTTTTCTTTATCTTTGTCTGTCTTCGACTCTTTTGGTTTTTCAACCTTTTTGTAACGACCAAGAGCTGAAGATTCCTTACTAACTTCTGGATGAATTGGAGAATTTTCTATTGGACTATGATATTGTTGAGCAGTGTAATACTCGGATCCAGAACCAATGTCATTAGAGTGACCTAGTAATTCTTCAATAGTTAAGTCTTCGTCCTTATCCATGTCTTTTAATAGGTCTTTTTCTTTGTCCTCAGGTTCTTTATTCTCTGCTCGTACCCGTTTTGGCCTTTCGGGTCTTTCGGGCTTTTTGGATTCTTTGGATTCTAGTTCTTTTAACTGCTCTTCGAGGTCTTTAGACTTTTTTTGTTCTTTTGACATTTTTTCAATTTCCTCGAGCTTCTTATTTAATAAGTTCATTTTATTTTCTACAAGTTGATTAAAATATTTTTCTTTTGTTTTTAAATCGTCAAGTAAAGAAGAAACCATTTTACCCTCAACCAAAAGCTCATTATCTATTGAGAGACACTGTTTTTTATTATTTTCTAGAGATTCTTCAAGTAATGATACACTGTCAGATAAATTATTAATAGTTGTTTTTTCAGCAGTTTCTCTTTTATCCATCATGTCGACTTTCTTTTTGATACTTTGTAACATTTTTTCATGACGTTCGACTTTACTAAGACCATTCACAATACTGTCGACTCTTTCAATAATCATGTTAAGACGGTCTTCAAATTCTCTAGATTTGTGTTGCCCATCACATTTTATTTTATTTAGAACTTTATTTAATTTTTTCCATTCAACATGACCATTTACATCAAGTTCTTTTAACGCATTTATTTTTTGATTAATAATGTCTATTTTGTCTGAACAACAATTGTGTTCACATTTAATAATAAAATCAGCTTTTGTTGTGATTTTTGGATTTTTGGATTTTTTGGGACTCATAGAATGATTAGAGCTCGTAGATCTTATCGGGCTCATAGAGCTCATTGGTCTTTTAGGACTCTTGGCTCCAAAAGATCTTTTTCGAATCATACGAATTTTCCGAACTTTTTTATTTATCTTTAGTCTTTTTGATCTTTTTGATCTTTTACTTCTATTTTTACTTTTTCCATTTGAAATCATAATAACACATAAGTTCTTTATTATAATCGATATTTTTTTATGATCATTAAATTTTATCAATAATCATTAATCATCAATAATCATTAATCATCAATAATCATTAATCATCAATAATCATTAATCATCAATAATCATTAATCATCAATAATCATTAAATTTCCTTGGCTACAATAAAGAATAATAATACCAAGAATAACAAGAATAATAAAGAATACCAAGAATAATAAAGAATAATAAAGAATAATAATTATGAATTCTCTATGTACAAAAGATATAAACGATATAATCAATACCTATATGAATATTGGTTGGCACAAACTAACTAGTGTTTTTATTGGCACAAAATATGGTAAAGAAAAGAAAACTTTAGCAAGTGTTGATGAACATGTTTTAAAATTGTTGTCTGCTGTTAGAGGCTACATTGTAAACAACCAATTTAATTGTTACAGACTTAAAGATCAATATTTAATGACATCGGGATCAAATACTATTATTTCAGATTATGATTGTGTCATTGCAGGTAAAGACTCATATAAAACTTTAGACAAAATGTTTATAACATTTTTAAAAAATTATCATAACACGTTGCCATATGCGCTAGATGTAAATATATATAGTGGTGGAGTCTACACGCTTGTGAATTCTAATAATCTTTTAAAAAAGAATATTTATACAAATCCGTCATTTAAAAATTTTGAAGATGTAAAATTATTTTATATTGATGGCTCTATTGAATTGATTCCATGGGCCATTATAAAATTACTTGAAAATAAATTAATAAAATTTAGTATTGGTTCTTTTAACGAAATTCGAAAATATATTGATAAATCAAACTTTTTGTTGCACGAGTGCGGGACAATATATAAATCTGCGTATGATAAAATGAAAGAAAAATACTCTGGAGAGTCTTTTAATAAACACACTCTAGACATAATAACCAAGTATTATTTGCATTGCTACTATGCAAAATTGGTAAATAAATATATGTATGGCTCCGGATCAGTATCTGACAAAGACATGACATCTCTAAGAAAATTAATGGCTCAAGTTCAGTATTTTTCTATAGAATCACTATATACATATTCATCATTTAATGTCGTTGTACTAGAGATACAAAATGACATTAAAGACCTGGGTCTCAAAAAAGTAGATTACATTTGTTCTGCTATAGAAAATCTTGGTGATTTTACTCATCATTATATTACAGAAATTGAAGAAGGCCGAAAGGACCGACAAGACCGTCAGGACAAAATACTGTCTATTTTATTAAAGTATTCTAAATATATTCACAGAGTTTATTATTCCCTAGGAAAAGCATACAGTAAAAGCCCTGAAGGAACTATAATGGCTGGTAAATTTGAAAATAAAACCAAATTAATAAAAGAAGAAATTGTCAATCATAGAGGATCTAAAAATCCAGAAACTCTAAATTTTTCAGTAATGATAGACATGCCTTTTGATATCACAAAATTTGTCATAGAAATACTTGGTCACATAGATAAATTATTAACAAAGCTCTAGAAGTTATTAACAAAGTGTTAACGACTCTAGGAGTTATTAATGTTTTCTTGACCTTACGAATCTTCTGGAGGATCTATTGAGTCTCACGACCCTGACCCTCTTTGTCCTTTTGATCCTTTTCGATTTCTTTATTATTCCAAAACTGTTCCTACATAAAGGGCAATTTTTATTAACATCATACCATCGTTTCCAGCAACTTTTATGAAAATAATGTCCTAAACCTGTATGTTTGATGTTGTCATCGTCTGTTAATTTTTCGAGACATATAGTACAATCGTTATTATTTATCTCTTCTTTTGTACAAGGAGACCATAATGTTGATAATAAATAATCTAAGATATCACCTTTTGCATAAAACAAAGCAGTCCTGTCATTTTCATTTTTTGCTCGAATATCTGCACCAAGTTTTATCAATAATTTTATAAAATCAAGGCTACTTATTCTTTTTGTAGCCATTATTAATGGTGTATCTTTGTATTTTCCTTTGGCATTTATATCTGCTCCATACTTTATAAGTAACAAAGCGATAGGTATTTTTTTATTATAAATAGCTCTTATCAACGGTGTATCAATAGCCATATCAGTTTTTGGAAATTCCGTATACGCATAAGGCTCAGACCAATATGGATCTTTATCAGGATATTTTAAATTAGGATCTGCACCATATTCCAATAATAATTTAGTCTTTGTAATATTTTCCATTTCAAGTTCTTTTGAAGCTCCTTTTATTGTTATAGTTGTTGCTTTTAATGGAGTATTTCCATATTTAGTAATTTTATTAGGATCTGATCCATACCGTAACAATTCTTTTACTGAATCTGGATGACCCCACACTACAGCACAATATAATGCATTTTCATTGTCTTCATCAACAATATTTACATCTGCTCCAGCTTGTAAAAGTTTTTTTAAGATCCTGACATTATTTACTGCTTTATGTAATGCAGTTCTTCCAGATTTGGTTTGTATGTTTACATCAGCGCCTTTTTTTATAAGTTCTTCTGCCATATCATCACGTCTGTTACTAACAGCTAATATTAATGCAGTCTCACCGGATTTATTTTTTATGTCTAAATCAGGCCTAAAAGTCAATAATTTTTCAAATTCTTTGTATTTACTTTTTTTTATTGCATTCATTAAGGCAGTATTTCTATCTCTGTCTTGCCAATTAACATCGTATAGTACTCCAGAAGAATAACTAGATGACATCTTTCGTAGATTATTAGACTGATTACAATCTTTATAGATTACAATATAAATATCCCAGAAGGAATTTAAAAAATACTTACAAATTACGATAAAGCCATTTGATTTCATATTCATTGTCTTCAATTTTGTGTTTTAAATCCCTAATCGTCCATTCTAAATCATCAATTTTCTTTAATAAATACTTTTCTTTTGGGGTAGTCATGGAATCTATTATTTTTTGTTCTTCTTCGCGTTCTTTTTCTATACGTTCTTTTTCTTTTTGTTCTTCTTCGAGACGTTCTTTTTCTTCTTGATCTTTTTCGATTTTCTTAGAACATTTTGTGTGATGAACTTGTAAGTTTTTTTCTGATTTGTAATACTTATAGCAGTATTTGCACTTAAATTTAGTAACAACCATAACAATAACCGTCCGTAATAATCTTTTAATAATCTTTTTAATTTTTAGTAGCCCATTGGAAAATTTTGAATGTTTATTATAAATGAGTTCAAAAGTCCATAAAAGTAAAAAAAAACCAAATATTAACAAATTGATGTCTCAATTGGCTGGTTTGAGTTTTGATAACAAATCCAAAGATTCTAAAAGAATTGAAAAAATTTTCGACAGGCTCGAAAAAAAAGAATCCGAAGAAAAGAGTAAATATGAACGTATGATTGAAATTTGTTCAAAAAATCCTAGTACATTTATGAATGAAATGAAATATGCTGGAAATAGAAAGTTATTTATCAAAAAAATGGAAGAGAAAATAAAAGGAATAGAATTACTCGAAAAAGAACTCAATAAAGCTTTTATGGAAATTGAGGACGAAGAAATGTTAGGCGCTCTCGGTGGTCTTAAAATCAGTAAAAAAAGAAAACGAAGTTCTCCAAAGAAAAAGAAAAAGATTTCAAGTATCAAGAAATTGGAAAAATTAATGAAAGGAACAAAAGTCTAGAAAAGAAAAAGTCTAGAAAAGAAATAAATCACAAATACACAATACACATAATCACACAAACAAATATCATTATTGTCGAAATTAAGTCCACCAAAGTCTAATTTTATTTGGAACAAGAGTATATACTCCAAATACAGTAAGACCACCACCAAGAAAAGAAAGAACAGACAATTGCTTAACTAATTCACCAGACATTGTACCTTTTTGTTGAGTCGTTTTATATACAGATAGCAATGTATTCCCAAGCCCCAAACATGCTCCAGCAGAAAAAGCAAGCACTGATCCAGAAATTGATACGTTATACTCCATTCTTGATTCTTGATTCTTGATTCTTGTTGTTATTATTCTTACTACAGTTCTTCGTATCTCTAGCGTCTTTTACTTTTTGAGACCTAATAATACCGAAATAACAATGCTGACAACAATTCTGACAACAATACTGACAACAATGCTGACAACAATAATAATACTCTGACAATTAAAAATTGACTTTCTTTATCATATCATCATGAGTTAACAACATTCTGCGGCAGCAATATCTTGTTAATCCTAATTTATTGAGGGCTTCTTGGGGAGTATATAAAAGGTCTGTTTCTGGATTCTTTTTTTTTAGCAGATCATTAAATCCTGATTGATCTTTATTTTCCCACATGGCTCCAATAACATTACCACAAGTAAAACATCTCATTGGGATAATCATTTTTAATAGTATTCTTAATGCTTTGCAAATATTTTTTGACGCTATTTATTTTTAGAAAAGAAAGAATGAAGTGTAGCGTAGTTAATAAAGTTCTTCAAGAATGTTATTAATTGTATCATGTAGTGTTTTACAATCTATTTTTAGAGCCCTGTGTCTTGATAACAGCGTCATTGACTTTTTTGATGCACATATGCAAATGTCATTTGATACACACAAAGATCCAGATCATATAATTATCTCTGTAGTGCACTATGCTAAAGACGTTGACAACAACAACGAATTGTCTATTTTTTCACGTATTAAAATTTCTGTAGAAGAATTCGACAACGTTAAAGATGATTTTTTTAATATTCATATTGAAAAAGAAATATTAAAAAAATTATTATTAACTTCAAAATATTATCCCCAAAAATATTTAAGTCTTTCTGTTGATTTTGATGTCCTTAGTGCTTCTTTGATCGACGGTATCAATTCTTCAATACATTCTTCGAATAATCATTCTTTAGCGCTAACATTTACAAGACAAATTAATATTGAAGATCATATACATGAACCTGATTTATTAAAACATACATGTGAAGCAAATACAGATTCATTCAGAAAACTATTAGAATTTTGTTCCGTTCAGGAAAAAACATTAAGCATTTCCTTGACTGTTGATGGTCTCTTGAAAGTACAAAATGAATTTGGGATTTATGGCTCAATAATGGTATCAATGTCGAAAAAAATAAAAGTTGATATCACTTTTATGCTAAATTCAGACTTTATTCCATTTTTAATCAATAGACTTTATTCATTTAAAGAAAAAAATTGTAAATTATTTATTGGATCAAAAATGCCATTTGTTGTTGAAGAAGCAGAAACAGGAAATAGAGTATACGTAGTGTGGTTTTATGATACGTAGTGTGATTCGACAATAGTTAGTCTTTATAGATAGATTTCTCAGGTTTATTTGTAATAATCAATTTTCAATTGATCCATACACCAAATAGACCTTCCAGAAGTTATAATCTTTAAGTATAATTCTTCACTAAAATATCCCTTAGACAATTCTTCTAAGTCTTTTATGACAATAAACGGTCTTACTCTGTCATTAAATAATTTATACAAGAACTCAACAAAATTTTTACAATCTGTTTCCTTATTATTTATTATTACAGGAATTGTACCAAGGTATAATGATTCCCAAAATCTATGAGTATCAATACCGTTTCCTCGGATACACAAAGAAAAATAATGTTCACTCAATTCTTTTAAATAATCATTAAAGATCTTTGGATCTTTTATGGGGTCTTGAATTGTATATCCAAGCGATTGCATTTTATCGATTACTGTTTTTCTGTATGGATAAGTATCACAATTTACACAAATATAAATGTTTTTAGACTTGATTTTCTTATAATTTTTAGACATCGTATCGTATAATGTTTCTAGTGAACCATGAGGCCACATTTTGTTTGCTATACCAATTGGTAACAATGTTACACGAACTTTATCGTAAATCTTTGGTGATTCATCAAGTGACTTTCTCGGTACGTAGCATTCTGGTTTACAATTTACTCCTTGGGCAAAAATATCAAAATTTATTCCAGTTTCGTTTGCTATTTCTTTAATGGCTTGATAATGCTTTTCTTCAAATGAGTGATCAGAGTTATGAGAATATATAACAATTTTTTTGAGACCTTCACAATTTTTATATTGTTTGAGACTTTCTTTTATTGCTTGTAATAATGCCACAAAAGTATCAAGAATATGACTATATACGAAAAATTTTAGTGTTCCGTTTACGGGAATAATGGGAATAATAATTGCTTCGCTATCGAGAAATACTTTACGAGCATCTAAATGTTCTATGCCTTTATGGAAATTGTCGATGTCTTTGGTTGTTATTATCAAGTCACAAAGCTCAACGACACGATCGCCAGTAATAATATCTTTATAATTAATGTCGAAAATACTAGAAAATTGATACAATTGTTTAGAATGTACGTGTAAATTAACTATTTGTGAGTCTTTTTGTTTGTCTATCTGTGCTTCTTTATCTTCCTCCGGTCCTATCGGTCCTATCGGTCCTATAAAGTATTTTTTTAATTTAATTCCATCAGAACATTTAACACAACAGGTGGCTCCAGGATAATCATAACGTTTAGTGATAATGCAGTCCGAAATTTTAAAATCACATGTTTCGTTGACAAAGCCCCTAGACGGGTTATCGATGGTTAATAATTCTTTATCTGATCCTGTACCACCAATATTTCTAGGATCAACACCACCAAGATATTGGCCAATACATGCTCCGTCGAAAATGAAGCCATTAGGACCATTAGAACCGTTATCGTTGGTGTTGTTATTCTTGCAGGGATTAAATGGCAATTCTTTTAACATTGGGTAGTTCGCTAAAAGTTCCATATCATTAATAAAAGTTTGAGATTTCTTGAGACTATGGGTTATAAATTTGGTTAGAGTTTCAAGAGCACTCGGACTAGAAAAACATAAAATTCCCGGGATTACTCGTTTTGGTGAATCTTTCACCATATAAATGAAATTCTCTGAATGACGAGGAGTATCAGTTCTTGATTCGTTATCAGTGTCATAAATCTTTTTTCCTAAATTTTTTAGATTTTCGTAAAGCATTATATCATTTTCTATGTGAAAAAAGTTACGTTGACCTTTTAGGAAAATCTTTGCAAATTCATGAATATAAAAAAATCTACATGTTGTATGTATCCAAAAAGAATCCCTAAAAGAACTGAGAGCATACTTATTTACAATACTTTTATAATTTATGTATGTACTTGATGCATCATTAATTAATGATAATTCTAGAATGCTTATTGGTACCACTGTTACAAGATTTTCATAATTAGTATTACTAAAAACTTTATTGTAATACTTTAGAGAAAGTCCTTTTAATAAGCTTTTAAATTTTATGATTAATTGGTCGCTTAGAATGACATAAATATGAGTATCAAATCCGTTAACTAAAAGAGTTTGATAAATTGAATCAATGAGACAATTTACCAATTCCTTACCTATGTGAATGTATATTAGATTCATAGCGATAGCATTTATTACAATATTCTTAAAAATTTCATTTGTTAAACGCCAAAGAATTCTTTAATAATCCTCTCTAATAATCTTCTCTATTAATAAAGTATAGAGCTTTACATCAATAAATGCTTGATCTTAATCTTAATTCATTCAACGATATTAAAAAAATATTTAAAAAATTTGGATTAAAATGGTATAATCAAAGAGATTATATGGTTACAGAATTATGGCAACTAATATTAACACTAAATAACATAAAAAAAGGATTTCTGTTTGATGTGGAAGAATTAGATAATGATAACGTTTTATGGCTTTTACACAATGTAAAAAATGCGAAAAATTTTAGTTCAATTGTACAAAATCAAGGAGACAATTGGTATGTAGTTTATATCGCCAAGAAAAAACTAATTGAATTATATAAAAAAGGTAAAATAACCCGTGGACAAATATTAGGTTATGGAGCGTGTGCAGAAAATGAAAGAAAAAATGATAATTTAATTTTACGTTACTATTTAAACATTCCTGGAAAGAAAATTCGTGGAATAAAAAGTCCAAGTGGTAATAAAATAGTTATTATTTATCTTGGTTGTTCAGAAAAAATATTAGAAAATAATATTGAATATTATATAGCTTATAAAAAATTATTAAATGAATATTTTGATATTGTTTTAGGAATCGGAAAAATTACGCTGGAAATTGAAAAATCATCGAATTATGGAAAAGGATGATTATTTCTAGTAATTTGGTACGAATTTTGATATAGTTTAGGAATCGGAAAAATCACACTAAAAATTAAAAAACCTTATAACACCTCTTATAACACCTCTTATAACACCTCTTATAACACCTCTTATAACACCTAGAGTCTTTAACACTTTGTTAATAAAGAATAAGAATAAAGAATAATTATTTGCAGTCACTGTACGAAAATAAAATATTTTATATTTCTAAAATGCAAACTGGATTAAAATCTGACGATTTCTGTGGTTATAATATTGAATCTGCTCCATTTTATTGGCTTTTCCAAAAGGGTCAATATCAAGACACCTATACAATTGGTGAAGTTGGTGTACCCAGTGGTGGTGGTATGCCAGGATCTTATGAAAGACCAGAAATTGTAGATATTGGAAGTTTTTTATCTGGTCGTGACAATATTCTTTCCAAATGTATGCCACCAACACCAAGTCTAGACTCGTTGAATAAACCTACGGGTCCTTATGGAGCTCCTGGAACAGACGGGTCCGCTGGTACCCAAGACTTTATTAAAGAACAAAAAAGTACAAGTGTTTTATTGCCAAAGTATACCAAAGAAAAAAGAAGTGCAAACTCTGTAGATTCTATAGATTACAATAGATGGACTCCATTATCAACTGAACCACAAGATCTTCGATTTGTCATAGAAAATTTTTCAAATCAACGCGGAGGATTTGACACTAGAAATTATGTTAAAAGCGCTTGGTCTAACCAAAACAATACTCCGTATTATTCTAAAGACGCATGCGAGACAAATTTGGATCCTTCTAGAGTATGTGGACCTGAATGTGCCGGTATTACTGGATACAGCAAGAATATTGTTCCAATATTGCCCGGAAAACCCCAAGAAGATTATCCTTTTGTAGATATCACAAGTCAACAAATTGTCGGAGTTGGTGCTGCACCTTGCGGGTCTCAATTCTTTAGCGGACCAAGTTATCAATATGGGTCTTGTCCACCACAAGTGCCTCAAGTCTTTAAAGGACGACAGTAAGAGATTGTGAGACCGTGAGCTAATAATCATCACTGTCATAATTACTGTCATCATCACTGTCATTAAGATCATCACTAGGAGTCAACTTTGGATAGTCAAAATATTTTAATACTCCATCAATAGTGTCTTTATTAAGACCCGTACATCCTAAAGTATTAGAAACAATACCTATACATGTATCACAATACCAAAAATCACCATAATTATCATAATTATAATTTTCATCTAAAGAGACACATTTACAACAATAGCCACATATATTATTTTTTGCATGATGTAAACAACTGCATTCGCAATTACATTGTTTGCATTTGTTGATTTTTGGCTTTACATTTTTCTTGTAATCGCTTAATACTTCATCTAATGACATTTTAGCATATTTATCAAGTACATATCCTAAAATTTTCATGATATCGTCTTGATTTCTGTGATCTAAATGTACAACAAATGGATCGCAATCATCACAAAATAAACGAACTTTGTTATTGTCGTCTATGTATTTTCTTGATCCGTCATACATAAAATAATCATTATTATTAAAACATGAATCGCAGAAATAGTATTTTTGGCACTTACATGTGTGCATAAAACCAATATAATAAAAATTATTGCATTTGATACAAGCCTTTTCATATTTTTTTCTATAGTCCTTTTGTGACATTGCAGGAAATTTTTTTAGAGCAACCATAGTAATCACAGTATAATCACATGGACCCTAGAGTCCTATAATATTTTCGAAAAATCATTACAGTCAAGTAACAATAATGCCTAAACAATCAGGTCATTGTCTGACATCATTGTTATAAAAATCAACCCAAGAAGGATTATTCCTAGTTTGTTTTTATTATCCCAAATATTTCGCTACACTAATTGTCTCTGTAGTTATAAATAATGTTGTATTTAGTATTTATCAGTTATAACGATAAAGATTTATCTCTTGGAATTATTGCGGATTTAAAAAGCAATAAAAAAATTGCTGAATGTCTTCAAAATACAGAAATTCTTGATAAATTAATTGAAATATTTAAGATATCAACAAAAGACATAAATATTAAAGCGTTTGACCCTAAAGATACAGGGACAGAATTAAAAAAAATTATTGATAAAATAGAAAAATATAACGATAGTGGCTATATTTACCTCAAATTTATGCCAATTGGTCGGACTAAATTTTTTGATGAAGAAGATGATGATGACTATGATGACTATGATGACTATGATGATTATGTTGAAAATAACGTTATGGCAGACTCCTATTATGTTGCTGATATTATTAATGAATATTTAGTCTTGCGCATTAAAACTATGGCTAAAATTGCTACAAAGAAAAAGATTCCACTACATGTTATGACTCATATAAAAAAATTTGTGGAGTAACCACATAGACCCTAGGGTCCTATAATAATTATTACAGCCAAGTAACAATACACGTAGCAATATCTTTATTAAGACTTGTGCATTCATTTAGGATATCAGAAACTGTATGCCTACATGTATCGCAATATACCAAATTATCATCAGAACATTTACAACAATAACCTACTATGTTATTCTTCCGACGATAACGTAAATATTTACATTTATATTTGCATTGAGCGCAGGAACTAATTTTTGGATCTACAGATTCCCAATATTCATTCCTTATTTCTTTTAATGATTTTTTGATATATTTATCAAGTAAAAATTTTAATATTTCATCCTTGTCGTGTATGTCAATATTTTTAGTAAATGGATTACAATTATTACAAAATAATTTGATAAGTCCTTTATCATCTTTGTATTTGGAGAAACTATCATTTATATAACATGTTTCACAATAATATTTTCTCATACAATCACATGTGTGCATATCTGAAATATAATTGAAACTCCTACATTTGTAACATTGATCCATAATATCAAATCATTCTCTCAAGTTCCTAGTGCTGTAATAATTTCGAAAATAAAAAATTGCGCAAGAAAATGATCATTAGATATAAAAATGGAATCTAAAGAATCAAAAAGACTAAAACAAGATCCTTGTCAAGATCCTTGTCATCCAAAGAGAGTTATCCATTTCAAAGAATATATACGTCATATTATTTTTCAAGAACAACAAGGACCACCAGATAATGATTTGATCCCAAATATTATCAAATTTTTTGAAGACAATGATAAATTTTATCATTTCATTAACAATTCTCAAAATCGCTTTTCGAACATTACAGAACCTGATGTTCATTTTGCCCTTAGAAAATTAAATCGAAAAAATTGTTATGAATACACAAGATTTATTGTTCGTAAATTACGAAATGAAAAGCCATTAGAAATAAGCCCTGAATTAGAATCACGAATAATTTCTATGTTTGAGAAAATTTCATGTCATTATAAGAAACATACTTCTCCAGGTAGAAGTTTTTTTAGCTACTCGTATACGATATATAAAATCCTTGAATTATTTGGAGAATATGTGCTTAGCAGGTATTTTTTAAAACCTGCATATTTTTCAGATGATATAAAGCATAAAACAAATAATAATATATTCCGAAATATAATTCAAGAAATCCAAAATGATAATGATAAAGATAAGGAAAAAGACATTATTATATTCACAAACAATTTACTATCTTAGTTATCAAATCGTCACTAATTTTCAAATGTCCTTCTAGAGAATCTGCAACACAACACATACAAGTGTCACAATATCCTGGAATATCATTTGAACATTTACAACAAAATCCAGATAAATTATTATATTCATAATCAGAATCATCATAATTACGTTTATTTTCTTCTAATTGTAAGCATTCAGAATTGCAAATAGGACATTTATAAATTTCTGGCATCAAATTTTTATGTTTTATGTATTCTTTTTCAACGGATTCAAATGTTAATAAATTTCCATTTGAATCTTTAAGATCCCTAATATATTTATCAAAGGCGTATTTTAATATATCTTGTTCTTCGTTACAATGAACAACAAATGGATTACAATGATAACAAAAATATTCTATAGTCCTAATAGCAATTCCATTGTTATAATATATCGGAACAATTCAGACAATAATATTTTTCATCACAACTACAAGTGACTAAATCGTTGTATTTGTATATTTTCCGACAACTATCACACCTCATTTTAGTAACTATTTATGGACCCTAGGGTCCGAGAGATTTTTAGATTATAATAGATCCTACAGCCCTTGAATTTTTTTTTCTTTCTTATTTTAAATGAATAGTTTATTAACGACAATTTTACTTTTATTTATTCTTCTTTTTAGTGTCTTAAGTTTTCTTATGCCATTTTATTCCACAAGTTCTGGGGATTATGCAGTAGTTGGTATTCAAAATTCTGGAGTTAAAGGATGTCTTGGATATTGCCAAGAACCAAATAACAATTGTGTTGGTGATGACGCTTCTCCTCAATGCCAAGTTGTCCAAGGCCTTTATTTAACTGCTACTGCTTTTATTGCAATGGCGTTGATTACTTGCGTGTGGGATATTAAAATCATGAATCACACGTATAGTCAATATACATATAAAATGGGAATTAAATCTAAAACGTTTGCTTCATTTTCTCTTGTTGCTCTTGTTTTATTATTTATTGCCGTTGTACTTGCAACTCAATTACCAGAAGGATTTGGACAATTAGGACCAATTTCCCAATTAATTGTGATGCCAGATAAAAAACATACTGTAGCACCAGAACTCCAAGGAGCTTACAAAGAAGGATTTTACTTGACTATAGTTTCTATATTATTATTATTTGTTGTTACAGGAATGGGTTATGGTGCTAAATTTCAATAGACCTTTAACAGACCTTTTAACAGATCTTCAACAGACCTTGAAGGCTTGCTAACTGATAAATAATATATAATATATAATAGAATAATAAATAATAATAAATAATAATAGAATAAGTCTTTATTTGTGTCTATGTGTTCTATAGACATAATACTTTTCAAATTTTGTGATAATATTATTGATAAGTATTTGTCTATCTAATTTATTATTAAAGATGTCCATAATTTCTTCTACAAAAGAACTAATAACCGGATCTCGATTAATATACTCTGGATATTCAACTCTGTTGTAGATATCATTTACAGAAATGTATCTAAATCTGTCATCCAATTCTGCATATTTTTCTAAAGTTTTAATAAGTTCATTTTCTTTCCTTAAAGCTTCATTATGTCTTTGAGCTGCCTTTTTAGCTTCTTCTTCAATTTTTTCAAAACTTTGATACTGGATAGCTTTAATATATTGGGAAACGTGTGTTTTATTATTATTCATTTTCTAGGAGTTGTTTATGATAGTTGTTGTGTGATTATGTTTTATTATTCTTGCCTTGTTATTAGCGTCTAAAAAATTTTTTGGACTCTTGAGCGTCTAAAAATTAATTATTTTTTACGATAATCAATAAAATATATACAAGAATGAACTTTTCAAAACCAACTAGATTTAATAATGAATGTTTCAAGAGTGTTTGCAATCCTTTTAAAATCGAAGATCAAGAAACACTTGATAAAATTGAACGAGAAATTGTAAAATTAATTACAAAAAAATCACTAGAATGGTTTAATAAGGAATTTACTTTAAAAGAAGTTGAGGAAAAATACACAAAGAAAACATTTGAAAAAGGCTTATGTCTTAAAGGAATTACATTTTATTCTAAAAGATTTGAACTGGATACTGTTGTCGAAAAAGAAAAGAGTTTTTTCGATTATCTTTTTTCATTGGGGGCGTCTGATGAAACACAAGAACCAGAATCAGCAACAGTAGAAACAACAGAACCAAAACCAGAACCAGTAGAGCCTATTGTCGAAGAGTCTGTATCTGAACATGTATCTGAACATATATCTGAGCCTGTTGTCGAAAAAACAGAAGTACAAGAAACAGAAGAAGTACAATCGACTACTGAAATACCATCAGAACCGGTTGTCGAAATGCCATCAGAACCAGTTGTCGAAATGCCATCAGAAACAGTTGTCGAAATGCCAGCTGAACCAGTTGTCGAAAATCCGGAAGTTTCTATGGATAATGAGTATGATTATGAATTTGATTGCGATGAATGTGTTGATGTAAATATTAAAGGTAAATGGGTAAAAGCTGTAGTATGTGACACATTACATGGATTATATACTGTAAAATTAGCAGATGGGTCAATGATTTCTAATATAACTGGTGATCAAATGAAAAAATTTAAAAGACATAAACAATTAAATGTTATAAAACAACTTCAAAAGGATCTTCAGGTCCATATTGAAAATAAAGACTATGATAATGCTTTTAAATTGACACAAATTCTAAAACAGTATAACAAGCAATAAAATATTGTTGACTCTATAAAATGAAAAAATTAAGTATATGGCTTGTCGTAGGAATTGTATTTGGTCTTATTGGTCTTTGCTTATCTCTTGCATCCCTAGGGATTGAGCATTATGTACACTTACAAGAACAAAATCAAGAATCTGTCATCCAATATTCCTTGCAGGAACGTTCGCAAAGCGAATACGATTATGAAAGGGTGATTGTTAATACTTGCGGTCAGATCAGTATTTTTATTGGTTTTTGTATCATTTATACTGTCATAGTCATAAGGTTGAAACGTTCAGGTCAGTGGTAGGCCCGAAGGCTTTATTTTTTACAAAAAAATAATTACTTCTAGCTTTTCTGGGTCTAGTCATACACTACCTGTGTACCAAACGCTACAAACGCTAAACGCTACCTAAAGACTCTGAAAAATGGCCTCTAAAGTATCATCATCAAAGAATACCAAGACCCAAAATCTCGATAGCTTCTTGGAATCCTTGGTCTTGGATGGAAAGGTTACTGAAGAACGTTTGAAAGAGCTGATTAAGGACGCGAAGCTCAAGGGAACTAAGTTTTCTGAACCAAAGAAGACTCGAGGACCTTCACCTTGGAACAACTTTATCAAGGAGTATAAAGCTACTTGTGATAAGAAAAAGGAAAAGTATGATATCAAAGCTTGTAAGGAAGCCTATGCGAAAGCAAAGACTAACAAGAAGAGCAAATGGTATCAAGAACCTAAGGAACCTAAGAAGCCTTCAGAATATGAGGGACTTGCTCAAGGCTCAGATGTTCCAGGAATGCCAGGTTTCATTATGGGAGTTCGAAAGCCCATAAAGAAAGATGGTGCTCATGCAAAGGCTCTTTTGAAGAAGTTGGGTCTTGATGAGAAGGTTCTCAAGGAAGCTGAGGCCGAAGACTCTGAGGAAGAGTGTTCTGGGACTGAGGAAGGCACTGAATCGGGGTCTGAAGAAGAGTCCGAATGCTCCGAAGACGAGGAGTAAAAGTGTTCCTAAATAATAACTTATGAATGATCTTAGGATCATTGATACGTTATTATTTTTTTATTATCATTATCATTTTCTCTTTATTATTATTTTATTATCATTTTTTCGTATATTCTTTTATTGGGCCATTGGATTTATTGGGCTGGGACTTGATTAGGGACTTGATTTGGCAATTTGATTACAATTTTAACGAAGACAAAGTTAGTAACATTCTTTTTAACAAATTCTGGTACTACAGTTCCTTCTTCTGGATGTTTCAAGATGAGAATTTTAGCAAATGGGCTTGAACCACATCCAGCAATAACAGAATCACAGTGTGATTTCAACTTATCTTTCATTTGATGAGACAATACAACTCTTTTAGCTGATGCTTTGTTTTGAAGTCCCAAAAATTTAAGATTTGGAAAAGAAGAAATAACAAGAGTTTTTTGTGTTTCGTCAACAGTTTTGTCAGCTTTCAACGATGTAGGATAATATTTACATCCAGTTACAATTTGACCACCAAGCAAAGCATCAATAATACCTTCTACTCGAGATTTTCCCTCAGGGCATACAAATCCACGACCTCCGAGACAAGAGATGACACTATTGAAAACAGTTTCAAGCTCAACAGGGTCGATTTCATAAGAATACTTTGGAGCTTGAACAGGATCTTGGACAGGGTCTTGTTGGGAGTCCTGTTTGGATTCTTGCTTGAGTTCTTGATCAGGTACGGATGTTTCTGAGGGTACGGATTCTGTTGACATTCTATTATTATTTGGTTCTTGTTCTTGTTTTATTATTGGGACGTTAACGCTAGGGTTTTTTATTTTTTTATTCTTCGTTATTATTATTCGCTGAGAGAATTATTATTCTTCATCATCATACACCCAACCATTTTGTTCAATTCTTCTATATTTTTCAGTTTTCAAAAATCTTTGTCTATCATGTTCATCTCTAGCGTATTTTATCACTTCAAATATTCCAAATGGATTTTTAGAATATATCGGAAAGCGTGTTACTTCTGTTGGTCGTTGAACAACAACTATATCAAATTCTGAAGTCCCTGACCTTCCGGACCTAGCGGATCTTCCGGATCTAGCAGACCTGCCAGACTTTACTGACTTTACTGATGATAATGCTGTAATATCTGAAACAACGCTATTAGTATCAACGTCAATAGAATAGTCAGAGTCTGAGTCTGAGTCCAAGTCCAAGTCCGATTCAGGTTGTTTTAATTTGATTATTAGTTCCGAAGTTCCAAAAGACTCGCCTGCAGTTGCAGCAGATTCCTTTTTTTTCTTTTTTGATTTCTTTTCTTTCTTTTCTTTTACCCATAATTCTCTAATTTCATCTTCTTGAACATGAAATAATGCATTATTAAAAGCTTTATATGCAATATATATTTTATATTCATCTAATTTCATTTTTGTACCATGCAAAGTATTAGAATTTTTTACGTCAACCAAAAAACCCCCGGATCTCCATTTATTATCATTGGTTATGTAAGCAATTCTAGAACCAATTCTAATGCTATAAATATCGTTTACATTAATTTTTTTGAAGCCTTGATCGGTTAAAAGTCCAAGGTACCATTCCAACCTTTTTGGATTTATAGTACCTCCAGGTCCAGTATTGATAATGCCTTGTCTAGATTTATAACCAGGTGTTTCACGCGTTTCTTCGTAAAGAGGTTCCCGTGGAATACTCGGATCATATTCTTGTCTACCAAATTTTTGAATCATTCTTTATTATTATTATTCTTTAATTAGTCTAAAGGTTTTTTTATTCCCTCATGGAACGTTTAGAAGTATTTTAGTACCAATGCTCGGCGATTAATTTTTCAGCCCATTTAAAATCTATACCATGATTATCATCCCACCACCTTACATGATTAGCCATAGAATGAGCCAATTCGTGAATAATTAATTCTTTTAGTTCTTTGTCATTCATACTTAGGTCTAAAAAAATATCTCTGTAAAGTGCTCTGATGTTGGTATCTTTTCCGATACTAGGAGCTTTGATGTCAATGTAGCGCATTTTTGGTTTTGATAATCCAGCAAATTGAGTACCTCTTGGTATTTCACTGATTAGATATCTAGAAGTTTTTTGGCCTTTTTTAGCAATTTCAAAAAAAGGACTTGGTAATACATTTGGATCATAATAATTTTCACAATGAAGTCCTAAAAATACATTAACCCCATCCAAGTATTCCCGATTAGATGTTGATTTCTGCCACTTAGACTTGTCATTTATTAAATTTTGACAAAGTTTATCGATTTTTTTTCTGATAACATACAATTTTCTAGCATTTTCCATAGAACTAGCTTTATATGGATATTTATCTATATAATAAATAGGGAGATTTCCTTCATAAAAATCCCATTTTTCGACATCAAATGTATCTCCAGTATCGGGTATGTTGACAGGAGCCATTATTACTATCGTTTAAAATACAATGCTTTATAATTGTCTAGAAATAAATCATGAATTCTGATTCAGTCTATCATTCGTCTGACGGTTGGTCTGTGAGTTGTGATGATTGTAATAATCCAATTTCTAGCGTAAAAAGAGGAGGTATATCTGCAACGAGACCTTCTAAATGCTTGTTTTGCAACAAGTCTTTCGAATCAATTAAAGTATATGGTCCTTTGGGAATTAGACCAAATGATAAATATCAGACATACCAAAAATACCAAAATACCCGAGAATCAACAATCAATAATCAAGAATCATACCAAACATACCCGAGAATCAACAAGAATCAACAAGAATCAATAATCATCATAATAATAATCTTACATAATAATAAATGGCTAAAGAAGACAACACTATATTTACAATTTCTATACTTGTCTTGATATTTCTTGTAATTCCAGTATCAATTGTATCAATAATTTACATAACGTTATTGTCGAATTTATTAACTGCTTTGGGATATATAACAGCAATTACTGGCACAGACACTTCTAATGTAATACTAAAAAACAATTTTTCCGAAGTCCAAAAAATAAATGATATTGTCAAAGGCCTTCTAAGTTTAAATGTTTTTGCTCTTATTTCTGGGATCGTTTACATTATTGTATTTTTTATGTCGTTAAAAAGTCCATCGAGATTTCTCATTCACTTGTTATTATCTTCATCAGTGATATCAACATTGCTATCAGTTATCGGAACTGCTTTATTCTTTTCGTTGCCACAAATTGTAACAACCAATTTATTGGGAACTGTTACTGGACTACTGGGAACAGATCCTCCAACAGACAATACTTCCCAAAATAATCCACAAAACATTCCAATGACTATGATGTCAAGGATAATAAATGGTTAAATGAATGATTCCTAAGAATTAACGACAATTATTGTAAAGCGCTATGGTTTAATAATATTATACTTTTTTATTAATTTTAATGGAGGCACATTTTCTATTTTTCGACAATTAACACAATGTAATTCGTCTAGGGATAAATTTTCATCTATGGTGACAACATTTGAATTGATTATGTCAATAATCTTTAGAGACTGTATATATGGTATACAGGAAATGTTATGATTATTGTATATGTTTAATCTTTTTAATCTTTTTAATAATGATAAATCATATTGAAATTCATAATTATTTATATCAAGAACTTCAATACCTTTCAGAGCATTGTCAGATACATATATATTCGACACAGATGTATTATATATTGCCAGTGATTTTAGATTTTCACCGTGGAGTGATAAATTATCAACAGTAGAATAATTTAATGATAATCTTTGTAAAGAATTACTTTCTATTGTACCAATTTTTGAATAAAATAATACTAATTTATTCAAAGATTCAAAATGTGTAATATCATCGATAATTACATTACATAAAACTAAACGCTTAATGAATCTATATGAATCCAAATTTATTTTTGTAGCACGACCACAATTAATATCCAATTCAATTATTTCTTCTGGAAATATTGTGATGCCGTCACAATTATGAAGTAATAATTTCTTAATACTTTTTTTAAATTTGGGCAATTTATTGATTTGACAATTATACAATGAAACATTTTCTACATTGGGTATTCTGTACATTACATTTTCAAAATCTTTTAATGAATGTCTATTTTGTATTATTATTGATCTTACATTTGGATATACATAATTACAGCTCGAAGATAATTCTTTTTCATCAAGTTGATAAATTCCATACGAATGATGTATATGGGGCATTACGCCCATTATAGCATTATCATATTCTATGATTTTTAAAATGATGTCATCGCATAGTTTCATAAAGGATTTGTATTATTGTTATAAGTATTAGTATTCTTCCTAGCGAGATTAATTTTTTTTACAGATAAGAATAACAAAGAATAATAAGAATAATAAAGAATAAGAATAAGAAGAATTATATCCATGTATCAAAGAATAATATCCATGTATCAAAGAATGAATAATGCCAAAGAATAATTCTATATTATTATAAAGGACATGTCAACAATATCATCAATAACAACCAATGATAACAATGATAATAATAATTCCCAATGCACAATTTATTCAAAATTGACTCAAGGATTCTTGATTGCCTTTATGTTTATTTTTAGTATATCAATTATTGTTTTATTGTTTCTTCTCAATAATTCTGATAATAAAAGTCCTAAAAGTCCTGTAACTGCTAAGGCATCAACTGTTGTTAATGATCCTGTTGGGCTTGCAAATACTTATAAAGCATTTTTTTCTAATAAAAATTAAAAAGCGCTAACGCTATCGGATCATTAATAATAAAAGAACAAAGAACAAAGAACAAGAATAAGAATGGGAAAATATAAATTTGTAAATGGTGTTATGGTTAATACTGAAGAGCAAAAAGCTCCTTCAGCTCCTCCTAAACTAGAAATTATCACAAATCAAGATGATCTTATGGAAGCATGTGGAGATTATAAGATGGCTTATAATTCAGACATGAAAATTCCAGAACCTACAGCCAACGCCCTAGAACACTGTTCTAACGATGATCTCGACCGTTTAGGTCTACTTTTCGGAATTTATGAAGTTCCAATTGGTCTTTTGCCAAGACTATTGGCCCTAAAGAATTATGACATCCAAATTATTCTTGATGATTCTGGTTCTATGTGTGCTAATACAGATTCTAAAGTCAAAGATCTTTATTCCATGTATATGCAAACTGTCATGTCTGGTTTTAACCCTGACTCGAGACTTACTCGTTGGAATGAAGAAGAAGATCGTCTATTTTTGATGCTTCAATTTTTGACTCAAATTGATACTGGAAAGATTACTATTTCTTTCATGAATCGAAGTGATACATTTGTCATCAACGGCAAAGAAAACAAGAATGATGCTAGTATTAATGAACGAATTCATAAAGTCTTTATGTCTGGCCCTAGCGGAGGTACACCTACACTAAAATGTATGAGAAAAGCACTAGAACCTCATGCGAAGCCTACTATTATTTATTTGATGACTGATGGTGTTCCAAGTGACACTTCTGTAGAAGAACTTGCTAAATATCTCGAAAAGAGACCTGATCCGAAGAATAGTCCATTGACTTTGATTTCTTGTACCGATAAGGACGAAGAGGCGGAGTGGATGAAAGAACTAGAAGAATATGGACCTTTTATTTCTGAACTAGACGACTTTAATGATGAAAAAGAAGAAGTAATTCATGATCAAGGTCAAGGATTTCCATATTCATTTGGTCTCTATTTAATGTGTATGCTGGTTGGAGCTATCAATCCAGATGATCTAGATGCCCTAGACGATTCTAGACCAATTACTAAATTTACCCTAAATGATATCATGGGTCGTGAATTAACTAATGAAGAATATCTTCTTTATTGGAATAGCCACCCAAGACGCTCTGAATTCGAAACCAAGTATTCTGATTTCAGAGATTCTAAAGTCCCAACTACAAAATTGGTTGGTAAAGATACTAATACTCCAATGAAAAAACTCGGTGCGTTGTTTAAGAAAAAGCTCTTCTAAACACGTAATTTTTTAGATCTTTTAGATCTACGGGACTTATTAACCCCACGGGTCCTTAGGGACTTCTTTCTTGCTTTTCTTAGTCTATTAACTCTGCGGGATTTATTAACCCTGTGAGATTTGTTAACCCTGCGGGTCCCGAAATATAAGTAGAGGATCCTATAGTGTCTTGTAAATCATCTGGTAATTTGGTTACTATTCTGTATTTCATTTTAGGCATCATAGAACTTTCGACAAATATATAAAGAACTAATTTTTTCATCATATCATCAAATTTTTTTTGTTTTTCGGGATTTAATGATGCTCTATATTCATCAATTTCTCTTAATATTCTTTCTTTTTTCTGATGAGGAACATTCCTACATTCATTTAGATATTCTAGATAAATTTTCATAACTTTTTCGACATTTTCATCACTAACAAGTGGACGTCTGGATACATTATTCATATCTGATACAGTGGAATATAAATAAGATGGAATTCCAACTTGACCTTTAGAACAATCTCGTGGCATTTATAATTAAAGAATAAGATCCTAAGATCTACAAACAACAAATCAAACATCACCGTACAATCATCCTAAGATCTACACTACAAACACACACACACTATAAATCTACATTATATGAATAGTACAAAAATCTGCTAATCTAGAATGATAATCATTTCTTGATCTAATAGTAACAAGTATTCCATCTTTAAGTACACTATATGTACAATATTCATCTGTTTGATATTGTAATTCTTTAAGAAATTCATAAAAATTTGTAAATTCTTTTTCATGAAATGCTTTACAAAAATCTTTTAATTTTTTCTCACATTCGTATAATACTTCAACAACCGGATCTCTGTATTCTACAATTGCCGGTGACCATAATCCATAACTGTCTCTATCACAAATAAAAATACTGTCATTGTATGAAATAACAATTTCTTCTTTGTTAAAACCAGATTCTTTTTCAAGTTCAATCTGTTTTACAACTTCTTCTGGGCATTTTGTTTCATTTTTATCTTTTAATAATTCTTGAAATTCTTGTGGCAAATGTGATAAATCAGCTTTTTTACAAATATATTGTCTATTTTCTTTTTTATAAACTGCTTTTGGTCTGTTATATTTTGTGAATTCTTGAAGTTTTAACAGTTCATCCCTGTCTCTTATTTCAAATTGTTTTTTTACAATTGTTTTAATCATGGATAATAGCTATTGATGATACTTATGATACTTATGATACTTATGATTGCCGTTGACAATTTTTTTATGATTCTTTGGTGATTCTTTGATGATTCTTTGATGATTCTTTGATGATTCTTTGATGATTCTTTGATGATTCTTTGACGATTCTTTGACGATTCTTTGATGATTCTAGTGTAACAAACTATCTCTTTGTAAATAACGAACCAATGCGATATGTTTTGGTGTAACTGTATGTATGTCGAAAGTTAAAGCAGTCTTATTAGCATCTTGTAATAATTTAACTAAATATATTTCTGTTAATTCTTGAATAGCGTAAAACGCGGATGCACTAAAACGCAAATCGGCTTTATAATTCTGAGCAACTTCTCTTACCACTCTGTCGAATGGCAATTGAGCAAGTAAAAGTCCCGGATGTTTCTGATAATATCTGATTTCTGAAAGAGCTTTGTTCTTTCTTGATCCAAATGAATTGATCAATCTTTTAGGCACTTTTACAGGATAAAATTTATGTTTAGCAGCCATATAAACATCTTCTTTACCAATGGTTCTTTTACGCTTATAATCAGCATAAATAATTATATCTCTTAATAATTTTTCTAAAAAATGCAATATAATGCCTCTTAATTCTTCATAAACAAGTCCACTCATTCTTACGATACCTGCACGATATGAAAGACGTTTTATAGCTGGTTTAGTAATTCCGTAGATGTTGTCTCTAAGTACAAATTTCTTTTTTATACTTCTTCCAAAACCAAGTCCAAAACTTCTCCTAGATTTTTTACTGCTTCTTTTTTTGCTCTTTTTCTTACTTTTATTTAGCAATTTATTTTCTATGTACGGAGCCACACCAGAATTCATCCAAATCCATTTCATTCTGTGAATCAATACACCCAACTCTTCATCCATTTCTGTAGCAAAAAATAGATTTCGTGGAGTAATAATTTTACGCTTATTGTCCATAGTAGCATTGCCTGATAATTCTAATAATTCAGCAGTAATATATTCTAATACAGCAGTCAAATATACTGGAACTCCCGAAGAAACACGACCTTTATAATTTTTTCTAATCAGGTATTCAATTCTAGAAATAGGAAAAGAAAGACCAGCTTTAGCAGACTTGCTGGAATTCTTTCCTGTTGGTCCTGTTTTTTTATAGTCTTCGTATGCTGATGCTCCTTGATACTTTGTTAATGCTTTGGTTCCTTCACTTATAGCATGTTTAGATAATTCACCTGGCATTATCAATTTAACAGCAGATTGTATTTCACGAGAACCAAGAGTTGATTTATCTGCGACTGTGCTATTTTTATTTGAAATTCGTACATGAGAACCTAAAAGGTCTAAACCTTTAAATACTAATAAGTTTCCTAAAAGATTAATAAAGGCATTTAATTGCGTCAGAGCATCATATCCAATTCCTAGATTAGGATGTACTTGTTTTCCTACTTTTTTAATTGCAGTTGAAAAAGATACATCAAACGCATATTTGTCTGTGTCAACCTTATAAGTCTTTTTCGGAAAAAGTTTAGAGACGGATTTCGAAACAGATTTTTTAGAGAGCATTTATAATAAACAACAAATTAATAATTCGTTAATAATTCGTTAATAATTTGTTAATAATTCGTTAATAATTAACTCATCTGTCGTTAATAATTAACCATTTACGATTCCTATTTCGATTCTAGTATTCCAGTATCATATTCCACTGAATACCGGAATATTTTCTAAGTAAATGTGTTAATTCTGTATAGCCTTTTTCATCAGCCCTTTGCATTTCATCAAATAATTGTAATTTTCTAAATGTACCATTTTTAGAAGACATTCTTATAATTTCTTTGACTTTTTCGATATTATTTGATCTACAAGCAATTTTTAGTTCATCATCATTATCAATTTTATCGTTCATAGTATAGTATTAGTATTAGTATAGTATATTAGGGTCCTATAGCCCTAGGGCCTGCCACAAATATTCGCGAATTCTACTTTTGAAATTTTTCACATGCAAGACATGAAGACGCTAGCAGATCAAACGGGTTATCAGAGCAATCAACAATAATTTTTATTGCTTTTGCAACACGAATTTTTTGTACGTTGCTCTTTGGATCAAGAAGTATTTTTCGTAAGTATCCAAGAATCATACTCTTTAGGGCAACTCCGTTGTTGTTATTATTATTGAAAAAATTTATAACCTTCTCCAAATTTCCACTAACAATACCACGGCAAAGTTCTTTTAGTTCTGGATCATTATCTGAATCAGACAAAACAGATCTATTACCGAATATATACTTTTCTAGAGCTTGTAAAACAAGTCCAGGAGAATTTATTCGTGATTCTTTAATACTCTTTAAAAATGGCTCAAGGTCTTTTTCCTTAATTCTCAGGTGATCAAAACAATTACTAGTACTGATTTTTTCTACTGTGATCGTTACAAGATCATCAATCCCATCATCGCGCAACGGAATAAGATCAAATATATGTGCACGACGCCTTACACTTGGTAACAATTTCGACAATTGTGAAGTACAAAAAATAAAAAATACATGATTTGGTAATTCTTCAATAAACGATAACAAACAATTTTGAGCTGCTGTCGTTAATTGATGTGCTTCATCTAGTATAAATATGCGTGCGATTGAAGGTTTTATTGGTTTATAACAGCTAGTATTAATTAACTCTCTGATGTCATCTACGCCATTTTTATCAGAAGCATTAATTTCTTTAATATCCCTGTTACATTCTCTAACGCTCTCATTATCAATAATGATTAAGTCTTTCTCAGATAATTCACTTGCATTTGGAGTCTGAATAATATTTGAAAAAATACGGGCAAATGTAGTTTTTCCTGTACCAATTTCCCCAGATAAAATCATAAAATGTGGAACTTTATCACTTTTGACAAGCTTAATAAAACTATCAGAAACTGTTTTATTTCCAACTATTTCTGAAAGACTCCTTGGACGATATTTTGTTGGAAGCATAATAATTGTTATAAATTGCCCTATGGCAATTATTCTTTTTATTATTATCGTCAAAGAATCACTATCACTATCATCAAAGATTATTATTACTTCTTAACATTTATAATTTCGGAAGTATAAGCCATCAATTGTCGAAAATCTGCTGGTTTATCTGAGAAAAACATTGTATTAGAACTCTGTCCTATTTTAGACATCATATTAATATTTTCTATAGCCAATAGAGTATTTACAGCTTGGATGCCAGACTCACCAGAAGTATTTAGGGATTCTGAAAGAATTTTAATATATTTAGATTTAGCATGTGCTTCAAGTTCGATGGCTTCAGCTCGACCTTGAGCATCCATTACAAGTTTTCTTCTATTGGCTTCAGCTTCGTTGGTTACCTTAATAAGATCTCCTTCAGAAATCAATTGGGCAGATTCCTTTTGGCCTTTAGCAGTCAAAATCTGTTCACGTCTGTTACGTTCACCAATAAGTTGTTTATTCATCGAATCGATAATAGATTGATCTGGATTTAGATCTGTAATTTCGTAGCGTTTTACTACAAGACCCCAATTTACAGAACTGGATTCTAGAGACTTCATTACATCTTTATTAATTTGTTGTCTATTCTTTAGAATTTCGTCAAGTTCCATATTACCAATAGAATTTCTCATTGATGAAATTGCAAATTGAGTAATATTATAAAGTGGTTGATCAGATCCATAAGCAACCTTTTTTTCATCATCAAATTGGATAAAAAGGTTTCCAGAGACCATAATGCTGATATTGTCAGCTGTAATAGCATGCAATGGATCAATACGAATGGATTGTTCTCTTTTGTCTATAATGTAGCTGATTTTATCAATTAAAGGAATAGCAAAAAACATTCCAGTCTTTACACTATTAAAAGATCCCAAACGTTCAATCACAGCACTTTTACCTTGTGGTAAAATATTCAAAATTGTGTTGACCTTTCTTACAGGCCATTTTTTGTCGTCAGAATCATTTAGGTCTTCATTTCGTCCAGTGTTTGTCGAAAAAGAATTTCTATTATTGTTAATGCTTCTGTAATTAACGGATCCAATGGGGGCTAATTGAGAACCAGTTTTTTGAACATCAATAGATTCTAAAATTTTGGCTCCAAGTTTTGCTAGTTTAAACATGTTATCCATGAATTATTCTTATTATTCTTCTTATTCTTATTCTCCGATATTCTAGCGTTATTTATTTTTTATTCTGATTCTGATTCTCTACGAAAACGTTGCAAAGCAATTATCTATAAGAATTTTATAAGTACTATATAAGAAAAGAATAAGAATAAGAATAAGAATAAGAATAAGAGAATCATGGGTAATAATCAGAGTACTGAAGATAATAAAGATAACCAGTGTCCAGAACATGCTAAAATTATACTTGGTATTTCTTGTGGACTATTGGTTCCTATAATGATTATTTTAATGCTTGCTATAATATTTGTCTTGTATGTCAATAATAATAATCCTAAGATCACTTCAATGAGTAATAAAATGCCACGATTTTCAGCAGGATCTATCAAAGAATCTTTTTCAATCCCAGAAATTAAAATAACACCGAGTAATGCTGCATCTATGATATAGTTGATGATAAAAGTCAAAAGAAGAATAATAACAAAGAATAATATCAAAGAATAAGAATAATAGTAAAATAATAATTTTATTAGTGAATAATAAAGATTATATAACAAAGACTATGAAACCTATAAAATTAACAAAAGAACAAATAGTAACTATTGAAGATACATTTGTTTTATTTCTCATTTTTCTATGGATTTCATGTTTTGTTGGTGGAATATTATTTGCCATAAAAACAGATTCTTTAGATTCAACGAATCCTGATTATAATGGATCTGTTGCTAGTACAGTATTGTTGTTTGTATTGCCACCATTTATTTTAGCGATTACTTCTCTAGTTCTTATCCAAAAATACGGATTACGATCACATAAAGAAAGAGCTACTATGAAATACTCAGGAACTTTAGACATCATTGCTTTAATCACGTATTTAGTGTCTTTTATAGGAGCCATTGGTTTAGCTGTAAAAACAGAAGAAGTTCGTAATTCTAGCGATTACGACAACTATGTCGGAGGAACAATCTTTATGTTTCTTTTCCCACTTTTTGTATATTTAGCCTTTATAATGATCTGGACTAAATGACAATAATTAACACGTTCCCGAAGGAAATAATGATCAATTATCAATCATCAATCGTGATCGCGTAAAAAAATATAATAAAAATTAAAGTTTAATCTAAAATTAAAAATGTCTAAAAGGCAACAAATGAAGAGGATGAATGGCATGAATGGATCTAGTGGAAATTTCCCTAGTGGACCTAACGGAATGCCTCCTCAATTTGGTGACATGATGAATTTCGCTAAACAAATGACCAAAGACATTCAGATCGATGATACCCAAAAAAACCAAATGAATCAAATGATTAAACAAATGACTGGAGCATTTACAGCACAATTAGATCCTAAACAAAGAGAACAAATTGAAGGTTTTACATCTGGATTGTTAAATTCTTTTACTAACCAACCGTCTACGAATTCTCAACAATCTCAACAATCTCAACCGTCTACGACTCATCAGCCCCAACAGCAACAGCCTCAAGTCCAACCAAAGCTTTCTCAGCAGCAACAGCCGTCTACGACTCATCAACAACACCAACAGCCGTCTGCTGCGCAGCCTAATCAGCCTTCCCAAAAAGAATACCAAAAACCTAATATTTCCCAAAATTATGAAGAACTTGAAAATGATGAATTGGCTGATTATTTTCAACCAAGAACTAAAGATATGATTATTACTCTTGGTGTTTCTCTAGAAGAACTCTACAAGGGACATGAAAAGAAGATTGCAATCAAGAGAGAACGTATTAAAGGCGAAGAACTTGTTGAAGAAAGAAAGAAGATTGTAGTTTCTATTGAACCTGGTATGAGAGACGAACAGATTATTCGTTATAATAAACAAGCTTCTGAAAAATTTGGTCATGATACTGGAGACATCGTTATTGTACTAAAACAAAATGGTCATGATTATTTTGAACGTGAAGGCTGCAATTTATTTGTTTGCAAAAACATTAGCCTTTATGAATCCTATGCGGCTGGTAATGGCTCCATTAGTCTTACTGTTGTCCATTTAGATGGACGTGTAATAAAACTTAATGCCAATGGAATTCCGTTGCATGAAAATAATGGCCATAGAAAAGTTCCTGGTTTTGGTATGCCTGTATATAAACAATCAGATATGGAAGAAATCCAAAATGATCCAAATGAATCAAAGACTCACGGAGATCTTTTTCTGAGATTTAATTTGGTACTGCCAAAGGCTCTTGATGCTCGTGTAGTTCAAGGCCTAAAGAATTATTTTCCTTTGATTAATGAAGACATAATCGATAACACCAATGGATCAAAAGATCCTAGTGTTTTAGAAGTAACTATGGAAGATCTTACCGAAGAAGATCTTAGAAATTTAGAAGATGAGTATTCTGATGAGTATTCTGAAGAATCTGAATCAGAGTATGACGATTCTGAAGATTCGGACGAAGATGATTACTAAACTGTGAGGACTCGTTGAGGTTTGTGGGACTTGAAGAGTCTTAGAACCTGTAGTAAAAGTATTCTAAAAGATCCCGAAGGATTCTTTAGAATACTTTAACAATTATCAGAATTTAACAAAACTCTTTTTTCTTTGCTTTTTTATTTCTATAGAAATGACAGAAATAAAAAATATAATTCGAGAATATTTCTCTTATCCTCTGTTATTCACAAGTTTAATAATAGCCTTAAGATCTTCATCTTTCCCAAGAGCTTTCATACCAATGACATACAAATTTTGAATGTATGACCAAATAGAGTTCTTGGTGTCTTTTGGAATAGATTCCCAGACATCAATAAGACCAAGACGTCCAGAAATGCTTTCAGCCTTATTTACACATTCATTGCTCTTGAAAAATTTTTCGTCTTTGCTCATGATTTGAAATCCATATGGTTCCAAACTGCTCATAAACATTTCTACAGGTTTTTTATTATCAGATGACTTGATATGTTCAAACAGTAATTTATATTGTCGAATTTTTACTTCAGATGGAAATGTTACAATCATTCGTGACAAAAATTCAATTGCTTGATCATTAAATTTTTTAAAGGGATCCATTTTTGATTATATTTAATTATTTGTTCTTTTGTTTTATTATTCTTTATTTTAGGCACACAAAAAAATTTTTTCGTGGAACGAATAAATCAATGGGAAAATTGCTCCAACGTCCTAGAAAATAAAGAAAGACTAAGAAAATGATGCTTGAAGAAAATGATTGACAATAGTCCAGAAGAAAAGTCAAACATTTCTATAATCACCATTGGTCATGTAGATGCAGGAAAATCAACATTAACTGCATCAATTCTGAAACATACTCGTGTAATTACAGATGAAGATATTACTAAAGCAGGTTCGCTTTCTGCTGTACTTGATACAAATACAGAAGAAAGAGACAACAAAGGACATTCTAGAACATTTGAATTTGGCTATGAGCATTTTGAGACTGAAACACGAATTTACAATATATTAGATAGTCCTGGTCATAAAACAAAGGTCCCAGAAATGTTAGCAGCAGCAAATTTAGCAGATATTGCAATTTTAGTAGTATCAGTAAAACCTGGTGAATTTGAAGCAGGACTTGCTGGTCAAACTATTGAACATGCAGAACTTGTATTCGCTACTGGAATTAGAAAAGTCTTAGTTTGTTTGACCAAAATCGATACACTCCCTGAAGAAACTAAGTGTATTAGGGTTGATGAGGTTGTTAATAGACTTAATGTTATATTAAAGTATATTGGATTTTTTGAATATCATTTTATCCCAAAAGATCCTTTGGACAATTTTCTAAAAGTATTGGATTCAATAAAAATTATTACTCAAGATCCAACTAAACCATTAAGATTTATGGTATCTAGAAAATTAGACACTGATGGCTTTACTGGAAAAGTTTTGTCGGGAACTTTGAATAATAAACAATACATTCTAAATCCCCAAGGATCAAAGATTTCAGTATTAAAAATTTTGGGGCAGCCTGTCCAATCGGCTGGTCCAGGAACCATAGTGTCTTTTTCTTGTTCTTGTGATCAAGATCCAAAACAGGGATGCATCATAGCTGATGACATCATTTCTTCCAAAAGAATTATTGTTGATTGTGTAATGCGTAAACAGGTATTATTGTCGAAAGGGTTTTCTGGGATATTGCATTGTCATGCAGAAATGATTCAGTTTACCGTAATGGGAATTAAAGACATTTCCAAGAAGAGTATTGCATTTATCAAAGATGGTCGTGCTCACTTATTATTAGAATTAGAAAGAGAAATTGCTTATGATATTAATGTCCCTAAATTGAGAAATATTATATTACGCTCTGGTTCTGATACCATTGCCATTGGGACAATCCTAAAATAATTCTTTATTATCTTTAAATGGCTAGGTCTCGTAGAGTATCAAGAAAAGTATCAAGAAAAGTATCAAGAAAGTCCCTAGGATCTCGTAGAGTAAAAAGGTCTCGTAGAGTAAAAAGGTCTCGTAAAGCAAGAGAATTCGGAACACTCACCAACAAAGCTAAATTTATGAAATTTTTGTCTATGATCACACTCGATAAACAATCAAGATTAATGTGGGAACGGGCTGAAAAAAATAAAGATTTTTTGTATGATTCCTCTAGCTGGAATCCATTTACTGCATATAGCAAACCTGTGCGTTATATACGCTCCAGTAGGAAATCTGTATAAGTCTGTATGAGAGACTGTATGAGAGACTGTATGAGAATTCTCAAAAAAATAAATGACGTTAGGAATAGTCAGACTATGTTAAGAATAAGAATAAAAGTATAAAATGGCTCTAACAATTGTGGATAGATCTACTGCTACATTATTCGACAATATAAATGTAAAGAAAGAAAATATGACTTCAGAATATTGGAAAAATGAATTAAAAGAATACTTGTTGTCTCAAATTAGTAACAGTTATACAAATCCAATATCATTTAATGATTATTCTTTATCATTTTATTCTTCTAAAAAACATCCTGTAGGTTTTAATCTTGGTGTTCTTAATATTGGAGAGTTATATACAATGTTGAAAGATATTATTATTGAGATGAATAAAGAATCAGATAAATATATTTATACAGTGACTAAAGGTTATAGTATTATTGAAATTAAAATTACAGATAAAACAGAACCGAAAGAAGAAACAAAGAAGAAGAGAAACAGATTTGTACATATGTTTTCAAAATGGTTTGCGAAACAATCTGTTCAGGAGCCTCTCAAAAAAGAACCCGTGAAAGAACCCGCTAAAAATTCTCTCAAAAATCCTTCGTTAGAACACCCAACAGCTGATGCTGTGAAAAAATATACTGTGAAAAGTGACGCGATCAAATCAGTTGATTAATGTCTAATAAATAATAAATGAACAATAAAAACAACGATAGCAAGAATAATAACGAGGATAATAATAATAATCTAGAGAATGATGAGAATAATACTTCTATAATGACTAAAGTCTATGAATTTTGGAATAATAGACCTTGTAATATTAGACACTCTGACAAACCTGTTGGATCCCTAGAATATTTCGAAGAAGTTACAAAGAGAAAATATTTTGTAGAATCTCATATTCCAGAATTTGCTGAATTCGAAAAATACAGAGGTAAAAGAGTTCTAGAAATTGGTTGCGGTATTGGTACTGCAATGATATCTTTTTTACAGGCTGGAGCGATTTATACTGGAATTGATTTATCCGATTCTTCAATAGAAATTGCTAAAAAAAGACTTGAAGTATATGGCTATAATGCTGAATTATATGTTGCAAATATAGAAGATCTCCAAAGTCTCAAAAAAATCCTAGATCCTTCAAGTCGTTTTGATCTTGTTTATAGTTTTGGTGTATTGCATCATACTGAAAATATCAACAAAGCAATTGAGTCTTGTAAATATTTTTTAAAGAATTGTGGCAGTGATTGTGGCAGTGGTTGTAAAGAAGCAGGAACTTTTAAATTAATGCTTTATGCTACAAATTCTTGGAAGACTTTTAAAATTAAAGAAGGTCTCGATCAATACGAGGCTCAATCTGGAGTCCCTATAGCAAATACATATACAAAAGAAGAAGTCTTTGATATTCTTAAAGACTTTAAAGACATTAAAATAATGCAGACTCATATATTCCCATACAAGATTGAGGAATATAAAAACTATAAATACGTCCTCGAAGATTATTTTGCCTGTATGGAACCAGAATTATTTAAATGTCTTGAAAAAAATTTAGGATTTCATTTGTGCATAACATGTAGGAAATAATTCTAAAAAATAATGAGACCCTAACAATACTATGCTCTAGAATAATACCCTAAACACTAAACACTAAGAATAATAAACACTAAAGAATAAAGAATCATAAAATGATTGGTGATTGGAAGTGTCCTAAATGCAAAGTAATGATTTTTTCTTCGAAAAATAAATGTACCAAGTGTAATTCTCGTAAAGGTGATTGGGAATGTCCTAAATGCAATGGTATTATTTTTGCTTCGAAGAAAAAATGTTTAAAATGTGACGTAGAAAATCCAGAAATTAAAATTGAAGAAGAAAAGGCAAGAAGGAATCAAGAAATACAAATTCTTAAAATGAAAGAAGCTGAAGAATCTTGGAAAAGACATTTAGAAAGGTATGAAAATGATCCTGAATATAAAAAAAGATACGACTATTTACAAGAATCTTGTCCTAATCATAAAGGTTCTTCAAGAAGAAATTGTTGGAAGTGTGATTGGTGAACACACAATCGACTTCATCAATCACAAAAAGTTTTTTCGGAATATAAAGAAAACATAGTGTTGATATTGATGGTTATTATTGGTTATTGATGGTGATTATTGGTAATTTGAGCTATCCATGCCGATATAGTTGCCATAACGTCCAGAACCATAGAGACCACCTTGAACACCAGTATCGAAGATATTCTTTCTTTCAAGATCTGGCATAATGCTGGATTGATAAATCAATGGAGCACTTCCCATGGGGTTTGGAATAGTTGGCCTCAAATCGTAACTGGGATTTTTGTTACTAGAAGAAACAGTATCAGTACCAACTAGTTGGGTTGGAGCAAGAAAGTTTTGGTTAGCCAAGATATCTTGCGGTACCGAAAGTTCATCCCAGTTTTGTCCTGCAGTAGCTGGTTTAGGCAACAACGAAGTGCTGATAAATTGGGGTTGATTTTGGGAACATGCGCTAATGGCTTGAGCTCTTGGATTGTTGTAGTTTACAGCCTGATATTCAGTACTGTAAAGTCCTTGGCCAGCAGCCGTATTGGAAAGCATGGCATATGGAGCATAGTCAGTACTTACACCTCCTCGGAGAGGACTGTTATTTCCAGTTTGCATTTGTGATTCTCCAGAAATAGAATTCAATTGATCTTGAGTTGGTGTAGAGGCGTTAATCGATTGTTGATATAATTGCCAAGCAAGAATTTGATCAGATCCAGTTAGTGGATTAACGTAGCCTTGGTATCCTTGTGGTACAACGAATGAATTTTGGGGTCCTGGATAAGTCTGGGGCATGGCCATTTGGGTACCGCTTGGACCATTTTGGAAATTTTCTTTAGTATTTGTGGGATTCATTGCATTTTCAAGAGCATACATTGCACCCACAAAACCTAAACTTGCAAATAGTGACAAAATATTATCTTCCATTTTTATAAGTACTTAGATTATTTTTTGCAAGATAATTACGACGATTTACTTCTTACTTCTTTAAATTTTATGTTTCCTTTTTATTCGTAAATTATTTTTATTCTTCATTATTCTTCATTATTATCTTTAGCATTAAATCTTCCGACAAATGTTTTTAGGTCTTACTCCAGCTGTAAATTTCGACAGTAATATTCCGCAAATTTTTTATCTTTTATCGCGTCAGTAAATTTATTAGTCCATAAATTTTATTTTATTGACTATCCTAAAGAATGGAATCATTACCAGTAGGATATGTTGCAAGACCAAATATACCTGATAGACCAACTAAATATTTAAGTCCGTGCGATTATTCTCGTTCTGGAATAAGAGAATGGCTTGATCCTATATTGGGAAACAAACAAAAAATGGAATTAATTGCTGCAATAAAAGAAGTCATTGGTACTGATTTTAATTTATATACTACATTGCTAAACAATAAAATTTTTATATCACCAATGACTCTTTTTGAGAGAATACCAAGAATGGAAAGAAGAGATGAATTTTTAAATGTGTTGCAAAGTATGACAGGAAAAAGACCAGTTTCTCACATGAATAGTGAACTTGAAAATTATTTTAATATTTGTGGAGGCAAATTTTTTGAAGCTCTCTTTAAATTCGATCAAGAAATATTTAATGAAGTACTAAATTATTACTTGCATAAAAAAAGCAAAAATGAATTATGTGATTTTTACAATATATTGGTTGAATATTTTAACCCAAATTCAAAGAAAGTAAGTGTCCAGGTACAAAAAGAAAATGATGTATGGATTATAGACAAGAAGAAATTAAAAGATGATAATAGAAAATTGTACAATAAAATAATAAACAAAGAATCTCTAAATGTGTCTGATAAAGAAGAGTTAAAAAAATCTTCGGAAATATTAAGAGTTTATGAACAAAAAGGCGATAAATTAGAAATTAATAAAGAAAAAAGTCAGGACAGATTGGGATCATGGAGATCGTTGAGATCTTCAGGATTATTTGGTTCTAGTGATGATGACGATGATGACGATGATGACGATTTTTATAAACTTTTATCACAAGTATCAGCGGCTAAATCATCATTTGGTTCTTCTAGAAAAAGAAGTACTAAAAAAGGTCTAAAGACAAAAAAGACAAAAAGAATTCGTAGTACAAAAACAAAAAAGACAAAAAGAATTCGTAGTACTAAGAGAAAATAGAATAGAATAATTCTCGGAAAAATAAAATCATTAAGATATTGATGATAATTAAAATTGATGATATATAAATGTTTTCTAGTTTTCTAAAGACATTTCAAAATGAAATAAATAAAGAAGAAAACAAGGAACAAATCCTTGAATTATATGAAAATTATGCAAGTCCTTATGTGACCAAAATAACAATAATTTTGGTTTTAATTTTTATACTTTTATTGATGTCTTGTTCGCTTGGATTTTATTGCGCATTTTATAAAAAATGTAACCACAGTTTACAAGCCCATATATAATAATATGTTCTTAATCTTTTTATCCTTTTTATTCTTTTATACTTTCTTGTATGCTTCAATAACACAATTTTTTAGAATTTCTAAATCTGTTTTAATAGCATTTATTTCAGAGTTTAATGTTTCTTTAGGATCATTTGCTATAAAAGAAATTTCAATTTTATTTTCTAGGGGATGTGGAACATTATAACGCGCCATAGTTACATTTTCATTACACAACAAATAATGTTGAATAATTGTACCTAATGTATGACCTTCATTAAGTACAATATTAAATGCTTCATTAGATTCTATTTTTTGATTATTCATTATTATTGAATATTCGAAAATATTCTAGAGTTTTTTATTTTTATTATTCTTATTCTTCATTATTCTTCATTACAATCGTCGCAACAGTTCCTACAACAAACATTTTCATCACAAGAACAATCATCACAGCATTCTTCTTCACGATCCATAGTTAATTCTGCAGGTTCCAACACTTCAGCTTCACTCAACTTTTTCGATAACTCTTCTTCACGACACTCCGAACGACACTCCGAACAACATTCAGGGCAACATTCATCACAATATTCAGATTCTTCTTCACAACACTCTTCTTCGCAGCACTCTTCTTCACAGTCTTCATCATGACATAAAGAACAATACTCATCAGAATTACAAGAACATTCAGAACAACATTCAGAACAGTATTCTTCAGAATTGCAAGAACATTCAGAACATTCTTCAAGGTCTTCAAGGTCTTCTGGCTCAGAAATATCACATTCTTCTACAACTCCTCCTGCATCCCCTTCGGTATCTCCTCCTGTATCCCCTCCAGCATCTCCTTCGGTATCAATCAATTTTTCACAATCTTCACATTCTTTGGTTTCCTCGATATCATAATTTCTTACTGATTCTTTGTGTTCTTTGTGTTCTTGGCTTTGTTGGATTTGTTGATTTTTAATTACAATATCATGTAATTCACTTACAGTATCGTTAAGAGCATCAAACAAAATAAAATAATTTTCAATGATGTTTTTAGCACTATTATCTAGTTCTTCAAGAGTATCAAAGTTTTTATCAAGTGTTTCAAGATGAAAATTCAATTTTTTGAAGCATTCAGAATTGTATGCAAAAAACTTTTCTAGGTTCAAAAGTCTTCTTTTTTGATTGTAAAAACTAAATAATGATTTGACTTGTTCAAATAGGCCTAACAATTTAAATAATTGAATGGTTAGATCATAGTGGAAAAATTCATTATTGGTGACACAATGTCTCAAATATTCAACAAGTTTTTCTTTTTCATCTTCAGGAGTGTCATAATATACCAACAATACTTTTAATTTTTCAATTGTAAGCTCTGAGTTGTACATGACATTTGTAAAAATATTATATAGATAATATTTAGGAATATCAAGGGTTCCATTCTTATTTTGTTCTTCAAGATAATCTTTTAGATATTCATCAGAATATTCTGAAGAAGAAACAATAAAAGTGAGTGTTTCAGTATTTTTATCCATTTTTATTATGATGCTATATTATCAACAGCCCTAGATTTTTTTTGTGAATTAGAATATTATTAGATTTCTTTAATGTCGGAGAACTTCGCGGAGCAATTTTCTGAAAATTATCTTCCCCAGGAATAAGAAGAGAAAGAATAGAGAAAGAATAGAGAAAGAATAGAGAAAAGAACGAAGAATGCATCATAAAAGAACAGAAAAGAGATCTAACAAAACATCATCAACTGCTGTTCAACAAAGGCCTGAAAGGCCCGAAAAGTCCGAGAATTCCGAGAATCAAGAAAGGTCTGCTGAAATAGATTTTTTTCTAAATATGAGAAAATATAATCCTCTTGACGATTCTCTTATAAAAAAATGTATACTCTTTGATATTCCACAAAATGATTTAAATAAACCACAATTAGAATTATCAAATAATTCTTGGTATCAAAATATAAAAAATGGTAATGAAGATAATAAAATTATTCTTGGAATACTTAATAAATTAAATGAATCTAATTATGATAAACTTATGAATGAATTAAAAAATGCTATTATTCTGAATAATAATACATTCGCCAAATTATTATTTACAAAGGCTATTAAAGAACCCGGCTACACTGATTTATATGTTAAATTATGTAAAGATCTATGTCTTGAAGACTCTATTAATGCATCTATTCAAGAAAATTTTGCTTCTAAAAAAAACAATGGCTCATTGAAATTTATGATAAAATTGTATGAGTCGAAAATTCTTAAGGATATTTTCCAGTTTGCTGATTTACTTTTTACAGAAATAACTGAAGGCATAAAAAATGGTTACAAAGAAATTAGTACAGTTGACACTAATGTAAATTTATTAATATTCTTTCACAAAGAAATTCAAGAAAATCAAGAAAAAGAGTATTTATTAAAAATTCTTAAATGTCTAAAAAATTCAGACTCGCTTGTTTTAAGTCCTAGAACAAAATTTATGCTTTCTGATGCTGTGAAATAATAATGGTGTGAAATAATAATAATAATAATATGATTCTGATTCCCTAAAAATTCATTCGTTTAAAAAATCTCTATTTTATTTTAATTTTTTTTCTTTTTTTATAATAAATGTACAGTTTACTTTTTGGAGCAAGACCCAAAGGATCTAAAAATCGATCTCATAGACGCAAAGCTTCTAGAAGCTTACTCGACGATATCATGAAATCTGTTCGTAAAGGACGCCGAACTCGTCGCCGATCTCACAAATCCCGTAAATCAACTCGCCGACACAAACGCCGATACACCAAGCGAGGACGTAAATCAACTCGCCGAACTCGCCGATCTCACAAAGGACGCAAATCAACCCGCCGACACAAACGCCGATACACCAAAAAAGGACGTAAATCAACCCGCCGACACAAACGCCGATATTCCAAAAAAGGACGCAAATCGCACAGCCGACGCCGACGAACGTACCGAAAAAAAGCTAACATGGCCGCTGTAGAAGCTGCTATCATGGCTGTTCGTGGATCTCGAAGACGCCGATCTTACCGCAAACGCCGATCTTTCGGATCGTTCGGTTCGGGACGTGCTAATGATCTCATGAACATGATGGGACCTTACCCGTTTGGAGCGTAAAGCGTGTAGTAGTTAGTAGTTAACGGCTTAGTAATAAAAATATATAAATAGCTCTTAAGAGCTTTTTTTATTTTTTTATTTTTTTATGATTATTTTTCGACAGACAACAAATACAATCAAATACTACGAATAACACGAATACAATCAAATACTACGAATAACACGAATACTAAAATTATACTTTTTGAAAGAATTTCTGAAAAAATAATGGATCTGTGTACCAATAAATAGCATAAGCATTTACTAGAAAAACTGAGAAATAAATACAATCTGCAACAAAAATTGATAAGGTAAACATTTTAATGTCTTGATTAGCAAGAGTCATTAATACCCAAATTAAAATAAATACTAACAACATTTTGAATCCAATAACAACTGTAGAAATAAGTGCAAGCAATGGATATGATAATAAAGAAAGACAAAACACAAATATACCACTACCAGATTTATCTGAAGAACCCCTAAAAAGCAATATCGAAAGGTAAAAGAATATAGAATATGCTACTGAGACATACCCTACAAAATTTTCTAGTGTAAGAATCATTCTTTATTATTCTTTGTTATTCTTTATTATTCTTTATTATTCTTTATTATTCTATGATGTCCTAGCGTCATCTAAAATTTTTGGAACTTAAACCATAAACGGCCATACAAAACGTTATTCCATAGCCAATACAAGATCCTAAAAGTAGCCAATATCCGTCGAAAGCAACTGGATTATTAGATACAGCATACATTGAGGCTGTCAATAAGCACCATTCAATAAATTTTATTAAAAAGATTACTACAGACGTCGCGTATATTGGCTTCAAAAATACTTGCTTTTTTAGAGCTTTTGAAAAATATACAATAAATGTAGAAACTATTATTGCACTTGTGATTATTACAAGAATGTTTAATGCTTCAGCAGCAGTACATAATTTATTATTATCATCACTATACACTATGCATTGACCAAAAGCCAATGTATTGGTATATTGAGTGCATACACTGGCGTATGTTAATATAGAGGCCAGAATAAAGAATATAGCAAAAATGATATTAAAAATAAATTGTTTTTTATCCATTATGACTCTTTGTAATTCTTTGTAATAACAAGTATAATAATAATCAAAAAATTCTAAAAGCCTAAATCAAAAAATAAAAAATAATTATGACTAAAAAAGAAGAAGAAGAAAATGATGACATTAGCGAAGGATCTTTAGATTTCGTAGATATTTCTATCACGAAACAAAATCCTAATGATTTAAAAGACTTAGAGAATAGTATCAAGAATAGTATCAAGGGTATTGAGAATAGTATCAAAGGTCTTGAGGACAGTATTAAGGGTCTTGAAGATAAATTTAATATTCTGTTAGCTGTAATTGACAAAATATCAATATTATCAACATCAGAATCACGATCTCAGACACAGCCACATCCACAATCACACCTATCAACAACCCCTATAGTTACACTAGCAACGAATATTAAACCTCAATCAGCAACGAATCTATCTACGAATCTATCTACAGCAAAGCCTATATCGATATCTACAACGAATATTATGCCTCTATCAATATCAACAACAAAGCCCCGATATTTATCAACAACATCATCGCTATTTACATCATCTAGAATTTATGATAATTATGATCCAGACGACGATTATTACTGCTGATTACTATTGATTACTGCTGGTTATTGTCTTACAAACCCAACTGCTTTGGTAACTGGCACCTTTTTCACATTCATTAAGCCATTTTTGTTAAGATCCATAGGGATTTCATAGAATGGAACTGGACCGTTGAGAACATTAATAGGCATTCCGGATGTACCTGGGCTTGACTCCTTGCTATTTATTCCAGAAAATGGAATACTTTCATTATAACCGTTATAGCTATTTGTAGCGCTTGGAATTAAATAACTTGGAGAGTTTTTCTCGAAAGTTTTTATTTGTGCCTTGAGAGAATCAGGAACACCGCCTTGAATATTAACATTATTCGAAGACACTTGGTGTATCCCATTTACAGTATTTCCAGGATCATAAAATCCATGTTCATTAAATTCTTGCTTTAGTACTTTATCACCAAAAATCCATGGAAGTTCTGAATAAGGAGCTCCTTGACTCATCCCAAAAACATGCGATGTTCCTGATAAATCAATACCAGAAGGTCCAGAAGGTCCTGGTGTAAAAGGTTCTATGCCTTCAACAGTATCAGTTCCTGGACGACCATCTGTTCTCCACATTTTACTATTTATTATATCCATAAATACAATAACAAAGTCATTATTAGTTGCGGGTGTAATTATTGCTTGTACCATTGTACTTATTGATCTTAGAGGGTTATACAGGTAAAACAATATATTATAAAATTCACGGCCCGAGGGATCTATAAAATAATAGAAAGTTGCTGGTTCTGCCCAATAAAATTGTTCACTAATCCATGATCCATTTTTCATTAATTCAGGGACTTTTGGGACATCGCTATTAATTTTTAGCATCAAGAAATCCATAATTTCTTTTGAGCTAAGTCCGCAAAACACCAAAGCTTTAGAATCTTTTGGGACAAGGCCCTTTTTCCAGTCTCCTTTGGGGACTCGTGATTGATTTGGTCCAGTAATCACTTTAAATAATTTGTACAATGCTCTAGTATAATCATCAGGAGACATTATTGGTCTCATAGCATGGTACATAACTGCGTTTTTTTCAGAACACCATTGTTGGTATTTTGAACCGGCATATGCTGGCCAATCACACTTGTATTCTTTTTCGACGGATCCGTCAATAGATCTCTTAATGTCCCTAGGGACGTGTACTGAATCGAATGGTCTTAAAATTATTGAAGAGTAGCCTGGATAACCAGTTGTTTTTTGTCCAGTAAATGGTGGAAGTCCTAAAATTGTATTATAATCACTCATTTATAACATCACTAGATATTTTTCTGATAATCGGAACACCAAATAGCATTATCATTAACAACAATAACATCAACAATACCAAATACCAATACCAAATATCAATACCAAATACCAATACCAATAACAATACCAATATCAATACTAATAATAATTATTTTTATTATCACAATATGAAAAATTCATGTTTAGTCCTATATACAATGATTATTTTTTAATAATTTCTTGGATATAAGAAAGAAAGAATAATGGGAAATAAAAGCAATAAAAAAATCACTGAAAAAGTAATAATAAAAAGTACAGAATTCAAAAGTCCAGTATTTAAGGATATTAAGGATACTTGGACTTTATTAGAGCCTGTGGGATCTGTGGGATCTGTAAAGAATTCTAAAAAGAACAAAAGAAGCAAGAAAAATCCTAAGAAAAATAAACAAAGAAAAAACAGACATCGTAAAAGGCAGAATATTTCATAATCATCAGAATAATCCGAATAATCAATATCTTTCATTATACTTTCTTTACAGAAACAATGCAATAACCAGTTCCACCAATTTTGATATCATTAACTATATTATCTTCATTAGGAATATCAATCGAAACAAATCCACCACAACAATCACAATCTTCATTAAAAAATTCGTGTGTTTCAAAATTAGATTCTACAAGTGATTCCAATTCTCCTTTGTTAATAATGCATGGTTCACCGTTTGCTTTATAAAAATCTTGATATCTACAATGATCTGTATTGTGAGTGCATCCATAACATGTACATTTTAAAAGTCTGGACTTGAATCTAATCTTTTGTGGTTTAATATCAATATAATGATGTTCTACTTTTTCTACACCTTCAGAATCATCATAAAAAGGACAAACTTGTAATTTTGGATATGGGGCAAACACGGTTATTTCATACAATTGATTATTTGTTTTGGAAATTTCGAGTAAAGTATCAGCAATTTCCTTATATTCTTTGTCAGATAATTTTTCCTTGATTGAATCTATTTGATCAATTAATTTTTTTGCTATTTCCATGATTATTTTCTTTAGGGAATTAATAGGGCAATCAATTATTTTATAACTAACAAAATGTTGTTACACAGTTATTATGGTGATAAAAAAATAAAAAATAAAAAAATAACAGAGACTAATACTATTTATTAATAATAATAAAAATGAGTTCATGTATTTACAAATGTCCACGATGTCATTTTTTTTGTCAAGATTTTGATGATATGAACAAGCATGTCAACCAAAAAGAAAAATGTGAACCAATTTATGAAGACGCCCGAGTCCATCTGGACAACGTTATTATCGAGCCAGTATTTAACGGTTCTGAATTTTTACCAGAAAATGAAGAAATCGATTTACGTAAATTAGGTCCACTTTTATCTGAAGAAGACAGAACTATTTACAAGCGTAATTTTAAATTTTTACGTTCAACATTAAAGTATCAAAACAAGTATGGCATCCTCAATGGAATTAATACACTTCCACCAAATATGGGAATTCCAACAATTGCCCAAATGAATGTTACAATGGTGGCTAACGGATTGCAACCAATGTCTGACGAGATCAATGAGTATACTAAAGTTAATACTAAAGTAGAAACTATAGTAAGAAATACAACAAATGTTGTTATTGTGTGCATTGACGAAGAACACGTCGGACTGATGTCTAATGATGAATATAATCAAATAATACAAAATGTTACTGATAAAAATTATGAAAAATACGGGATGACTGAAAATATTTATGTCTTGACCGTAAAAGATAATAAATGGGTACTGAAAGATATGTTAAATTTTGTTACATATGATGAAATTCCATACGTCCCTATACCAGAAAATACTTCCACTACAACAAGTACAAAGGAAAGTAATACCACAAATACCACAAATAATACAAATACTGTCAGGTATGATAATTACAAAAAAAATTAATTACAGAATCATTAGAATCATTATATTCGTAATATTCGATAGATTCGATAGATTCGATAGATTCGCAAGAGACTTTATAATGGAAACAACAAAGACAATCAAAAATATTTTCATAAGTAAAAATGATATAGATTTTATGTTAGAAATCCAAGTAATTTGCAATGAATGTTCAACTGAAAAATGCTATACATTATCTTATGAATTTGAAGATGATAAAAATTGTAAAAGACGAGAATTTAGAACAATCAATGTTGATAAAATAGATAAAAAACAATGTCCGGGTTGTAAGAAATACTATTCTCTTTCATAATAATTCGAATCCTTTGGGACTATTATCTTTCATAATTCTTTTTCAAAATTTAATTTGCACCAAAATAAAAGAATAATAAAAATAAAAGAATAATAAAAAATAGATGATGAAGAAAAAAGAGCATAAAAAAGAGTATAAAAATCCATTTGGACTCAGTTTCTGGCAAGAAAAAGAACAAGAACAACTACAAAAAGAACAAGAACAACGACAACAACGACAAGAACAACAGAATAATAGAAGGGATTATACAAAAATGATAAAACAATATCCTCTTGGAATCAGCTTTGAAAAAAAAGACCAAGAAGAAGAAGTAGTACAAAATTCGCTTAATACGGGTACTGGAGACAATACATGTGCTTATATTTACGACAATACTTTTGCTAATGAATATATGTATTGGGCCTATTATGATATTATCAATCCCCTAGAACCACAAAAATCACCAAAGTCACAAGAACAAATAAATACTTTAAGAACCCAAAGGTACTTTATTTTAGGAAATTATGACTCTGCAAAAATGAAATCAGAAATTTTAGGGAATATTGTTGAACTTTTGCTAAAAATAAATGATGAAGATTCAGAGTTAGAACGTTTAAGTAAAATAATAGAACATGGTCACTCAATTATTAAAGAATATATCGATGGCAAAAGAAAACAAGAGCAGGAATAAGAACAAGAATAAGAATTATTACACGTTCGATTCCAATAGACTTTGTGTCATCATTTGATCTCCCATAAAGGTCCAATTGTTAAGAAGTACATAATAAAAGATTACTTCTGTTGAAAATGCGGAAATTTCTAGAAAAAGTAGAGCACAATCAACTTTATCGGGATATTGTTTTTTAGCCACAATGTATACTAATAAAGAAAACAAAAGGGTACTGAAGCCATAAAAAAATGGTCCGATTCTGTTTACCAATAATTCGAAATTGTAAAGTTCTCTGTTGTATTGATTAGTCAATGCAATAGAACTAACATTATCGTAATTACTTTTTATGTTTTGTAATAAATATTCTTTAAATTCTGGATTTTCATTGGCAACTAAAACAATGATATCAGTTTTTTCTAATAAGGCATTAATAAATTGTTTACTGATTACAAACCAAAAAAATATTGTTAAGATAAGCATGAACATTTTGGTGTTAAAGATACAAATAAATATTCTCACCGGCTCAAACCATATTGATAAGTAATCAACAATTCTAGTTCTCAGTGAAACGACAGAACTCATAGATATCATTGACGAAGTCACTGAAATCATTGAGATTCTGCGAGGCTCTTGAATCGGAATTGCAACTGGAACACAGTCACAAACACCGTCACAAACACCTGATTCATTGTCGAAAATAGCAGGATATCTATACTCAAAAATGTCTGAAGATTTCATTTTAAGAAAAAAAAAGTTTATTCTTGGTTGCCTATATATTCTTATAGTTGCTGAGTTTATGATGTGTTTTGAGCTATACTTCTTTGCTAATGTTATTGCACCTCAAGAAACCGAGACTATAAAAAATTTTGTAAAAGAAAACAATCTGGCTCAGATACTAAAAATATCTAAAGGACCAAACGGTCCAGACGGTCCCGGAGGTCCTGACGGCTATACTGGTCCAAAAGACCCAAAAGACCTTATAGGATCCAATTATTACAACAAATATCTAAACATGTATTTTAAAGTTCTTATTGAGCGTGAAAATATTTTAGTAACCAAAATCAATTCTTATCTAGTAGCTTTTATCATCATTGAAATAGCTATATTGTTCTATTTTATCATGTTTTTGATCATTAAATTGAAAGTCAGAAATTTTCGACAATTGTGGAATGATACTCATGACACTATAATTTATGCTCTCATTACTGTATTTATTCTAGGACTATTTCAAGTAAATATGTACTTTTTTGCTTTGGAGTATAAATATACTTCAAAGGAAGAAATTATTAAATTGGTCTACGATCATATTTTGCAGGGTCTGAAGAAATAAAGAATAATTCTACGAGTCCTTCGGGATTCTAAAAAGGACCACAAAGATTCCTAAGAATCTAATCAACTTCTGATATCTTTTTTTCTAATACTTTTCCTTTTCTATCCTTTCTATCCTTTTCTATGTCCTTCAAAGTTTTTTCTTTATTTATCTTTTGAGTAATCAATTGTCTATCAAGTTTTCTCTCTTGTTCAGGCAAATAGTCCAATTGACCAACTCTAGAACGTTGTCCCAACATATTGTCGAAAGAGCAAACATGAAGCATTGTTTTGATATTAGTCATTGTTCCAATAATATTTTGCAGTCTATTTTTGTCTTCTCTGGAACAATCAAATGTTTCGATAGCGTCAATCAAATGTTGGGGATAATCAGGATGTGACGGATGTTCTGGACTGTCAATGCTGATTATTTTCTTATTTCCATCACGATCGTATGTGACGATATCATTAATTGATGACATTTCTTGATACTTTTTGATACTTATTATTCTTTCTCTAACGTCTTTGGCCTATAATTTTTTTGCGATACGATCACGAGTCTATTATAATGAGTCTATTATAATCTATTATGATCCCTTTTGTCCCGATCGTGGATCTCCAGACCTCACACTAAAAATTAGTAAATGATTTTGATTTGCAAAATCATAAAGTTCTTCTTCGGCACTATTTTCTGAACTAAACTGGGTAAATTTAATTTCTAGAGAAGACAATTTACTAATTGCTGGAGCAAACTCCAATTTCTTTTGATCGAAATCAAAGCCTCTAATTGGTTTCAATACCCCAGGAGGAACATAGAAAGTTCCCTTTGTTACAGGTCCAACCAAATAATTGGTTCCCGAACTTAAATAATTGACACCAGTTGTATCTGTAAGTACATTGGCATAATTAGCATCAAAAACCATTGTACCGAATTTTCTATTGATACTTCCATCAGCAGACTCAATACGTTCAAATGAATCTGAATTAGCCCAGAATGACAACAATATATATTTTGGATCATCCATTAAATTATAATCATTATCAGCCCTTATAGAAGTTCCACCTTGCATTATATTGCCCGATCCATTAGCCACTGTAAAGGTAATTGTAGTAGTACTGTAATCAATATTGTTAAATCCGAGTAAATTGCTTGCATTCGTCCTACGATTATCGCCAGAAAACCATAAAAGTTCCCAATCAGCAGAATTTACATTAGTAATCTGAATACGATTAAATTGAGCCGCGTTGGTGTCGTAGTAGTCTGGATCACCAAGAGTTGCCCCTAATACAGGATATTGACTTACCAATCGAACTTCAAATGGTCCAGTACTTGCCGGGTCGTAGTTGCCACCATTTACAGCATAATTCATTGCATTCTGAATTTCTAGTATAAGACCAGAAGGCTTTGTCGAAGGTGGTGTTGGATTTCCACCAATAGTATATTGACCGGGTCTAATAGATGCAGTATAATGAGTACCAACAATAGCATATGCTTCAGCACCGGATCCAGAATTGTTTTGTCCTCTAATGATAATTTCGGGAGCTATCCCCTGTCTGTAACCAGTACCGGCAATATTTACAACAATACTAGTAATTGCACCAGTTGCATCTACAAAAGCAGTTGCTGTTGCTTGAGTCCCAGCAACAACAGGACTAGATATAGTCACCGTAGGCGATACATAACCAGAACCTCCCTTTTTTACAATAATCTGGGTAATAGTTGATCCAATAGAAAAATCTATTTCTCTATTGGTTGAGTGAACATTATAGCTACTCCTAGGAATGGCAGATCCTTTGAGTTCTATAGATGTAATGTTTTTGTAGATTTTGCCCAAATCAACCTTGTAATAACTCGGGCTTGGATATCTCTTGAAATCTCTTTGACGAGAATCTATAACAAAAGTATGTTCTGTAGTAATAATTTTATCAGTGGGGTGAGTCACAGCATCATTCGGGTCGAAATCTGGAAATTTGTACATTTGTTGGTTATTGGTTCCTAGAACATTCATTCCGTTTCCTACTCCGACGTTATAAGGATTCACAATATTAGGATTCGTTCTTGTCGAAAATTGGCTTTGGTTCTGATTCTGCATTTGCTGTTGCTGTGGCACAAGTGGATTATTTTGGTAATTATACTGTTGTTGCATTTGTGGATTAGAATCACCAATGATTCCAAAATCTCTAAATGCGCTTTGATTATAATTATAATTATTATTATTCATTTTCTATTATCGAAGAAAAAATAATAAAATTTTTCCGCCATTGAGTTCCCGAAGGGAATAATTTAATCATATATTCCAGCTCTGAAATATATTGTGAATTACAATCACCTGTAATAATATAACTTATGCATTTTGCTATGAACATTGGTGTTTGTTTTTCATAGCAAAATCTTTGTACATACACAATTTACTAGTCTAAATATATTCCGAAGAACAATTAATTTCTTGATTTTCGTATCGATTTTCTCTTTTTTCTTTGTTTTGGTCTTGGTCTCGATTTTTTCCCAAAAAATACTGATTGAATATTACTACTTGTCGATTTCAAAATAGATATTCTTTTATTTTTCAAAATTTCATTGGCAATATTGAGAGCTACAATATATCTCTTATCATTTTCTGGATATTTAAGTATACATTCATGTTTGAGTTTAGTGAATAAAATTGTTGTTAATGTAATAGCTTTGGGTGAATGAAATTTATTATGGAAAAATAAAACTTTTTCAGATACGTTTTTAATGTTTTCTACGGTATTGAATTTTGTATCATTTAATTCTTTTAATAATGTACCAAAAAGGAATTTATGTAGTTCTTTTTCATCTGATTTGATAAATTTTTGACCTTTTTCGGTAAAACCTTTCGGTAAATTTTTTTTAAGTTTAGTTAAATCTACTGGTTCGTTTTTCATAAATTTTAAAGAAACTTTTGGGATTTTAAATCCATGAAATTTTTCAGTTGGTTTTGATGATTCTAATAGATAATTTGGTTCTAATGGATGTCTCCATTTTAAACTAGACATTTATTAAGAACAAATATTATTAAAATATTGAAAATTGTGAAAAATTAGGATTTTGCCATGTAGATTGGGAAACAGAATATGAATACAAAAATAAAAGTGATTCTAGAAATAAATTCAGAATTTGTGTTAAATGTCAAATATATATATATATATAAATCAGAATGTTCATGTATTAAATCAAAACACGAATAATAATTTTTCCGCTATTGAGTTAATAATAAAAATTTTACGCTATTGAGAATCTGTTTGGGAATCATTAAGGTCTTCTAAATATGCTTTAAAAATTATTTTAGAATATGTTGTGACGATAATAATAACTGATATACCAAAAATTAATGTAATCATTTCTTTTACAATTATTCTGAAATTCTTTTGATGGTTTTTTATTTCTTTCGATGGCATTTTTATTTCGTATTTTTCTTAAAAAATTAATAAAAATAATCATTAAAAATGCCACATCATACTTTCCATTTAACTGAAAAAAATTTCGACGACTGTTTTGTCATTAATGACAAATTTAATGTAATTGTTTTACACAGCATTTTGATCAGATTGAAAGAAAATCCAGAAAGAGAATTAGATTTTGTGAGTATTAGGTCTAACATTTTTGATGCTAAAACAAATCTTGAAAAAGGTGTCGGAGTTCCTGTATTTGGTGAAATTATGCAATATAGTGCAGCTAAAGAATTTGACCAACCACCTGCAACTAAAAAACAAGGCTATTCAACGGAATTTACTTTTTACGATTCTGAAAACGTTAAAATAAACCCTAAGGATTTCTTTAAATCAGTTACTATTCAAGTTGAATTTATTTTCGAAGAAGATGAAGAAGAATAATAACGTATAAAGAAGGAAAATCTATCCAAAAAAACATTCTGTTTTCTCTGCATATTTATTTAATTTTATGATACAATAATCTCCTTTAATATCCCAAGTCATGTAACATTTCTTACCCTCATTAAATTCATCGGTAATTTTCTTTAATGCAGCGCATTTGACCACAATACTATTAGTGTCATCAATGATTGCAATATAAAATCCATTTGTCATTTGTTTCCATTTTGATATATTTTTCATATTTTGTTTTAGGTGAAGCATTAGATTATTTATTGCTAAACTTGCATCTTTGTTGATGTCTTTAAAATGATTCTCAATTTTGTCATATAAGATATCAGTATTCTCGTTCATTATTATTATTATTATTATCATTTTTCATTAACGTTTTTATTATTTCGAAAAATAATAATAAATTTATTTCGTATTATGCCAATTATAAAAATAAATTGCATTAAAAATGGGAAGATTCAACCTTACAGGTCCGAATTATAATTTTAATTATGAACCAAGACCTGATAAAGACGGATATATTATCATGTGTGATTGTTATGGATACAGCGCAAATATTAGCCCTAGATTAGAAGAAATTCTTCTCAAAGGTTGTCAAATTAACAGAAAAGATCTCATCAAATTATTACGAGAAGATGGATTAACTGTTTCTGACAACGTACATCTTGGATCAGAAAAGAATGAAATATACAATTATAATATAAAACCAATAATTCAAAATTCTGGCAGTATTTATATGATTGTATAATAGTTACACTACATAATATTACAAGGACTACTAGGACTATTAGGACCTTTAGGACCTTTAGAACTTTTTAATCGTAGCGCTTGCGCTTGTTGTGGATTTATTATAGTACATTGTTGAGTTAATTTATCGAACGACACCACATTTCCCGATATACCAGAAATTGAATAAGATTGACAACAACCAATATTTATATCTCTACCAGGTATTGGTGCTAATATAGAATCATAGACTTGTTTTTTTTGCGCTGTCATCATTGCATATTTACTGTTAATATCATTAGCTGCTTTTTGTTTAGTAGTATCAATATATCCCTGAAATATATTTGTACTTAATCTATTATGAGCCGCATAAGGATTTGTCAAGGCATTTGAAGTACCATCCCACCCATACCAACCTCCGCAACTTCCAGCACAAGGAGTACAAGATCTATATTTTCCTAGAGCACAACATTTATTATCAACTTCATTAGAACCTAAAGAGTCACAACATCCACCCCAACCATTGGGACAGTTGTACAACATTCCATGTGATCCAACTTTACGGTTCCAATAATCAGAAGTAACACCAGCAGAATCAAGAGCCGCTTGTGGAATACCAGGATAATATGATTTAAGTACATAATATCCATCTGAGTATAAATTATCAATACTTGCATTAGTACTAGCTATTTCATTTTTGGCCGCTATATCGTTATTTATTTGAGCATTTTGCCAATCAACCCATGCATTATATTTATTTATTCTATAATTAATATTAGCCTCTTGATCTGATACCAAAGCATCTGTTATTTCAATAAGAGCTTGATTACAATTCATTTTATAATAATACAACACAATATTCTATTGATTCTCAACGATAATATTATTAAAGATGATAGAGTGTCTTTAAGCTCAAAAAATAAATAACACTAATTTCACAATAACAACATCTAATTATCATGTCAATTAAACAATATAACAAATACAACTTTTATAAATCTGTAATTAAATCTTCAAAGGATATCGAAAAAGATATTCGTGATGAAGATTCGGAGGTTATAATCAATGATATAAGACTTATAAAGTTTTTGTATGAAAAAGATAAAAACTTTTGTGAGAAATATATGAATAAATTTGAATTGATTGAACCACAAAAAACATATTATAAAGCACTAAAAAATAAAAATCACTATAAAATATATCATGGTTCTGTTAGTGATATATTATTAGATAACAATATTGATACAAACATAGCGTCGTATTTTGTAACAAGAAATAATTATTATTGTTATGTTGTACTGGATTTTTTTAAAATATATATTGAAAAAGGATATCCTATTATAATTAATAAACTTGATTCACGTTACAGAAAAACCACAAAGTTTACTACTATTTTTCATCTAATATTCAGCATATATGATCCTGGATTAACGGATTCTAAGATTATTGTTCGTGATAATATCCCAGAAAAGGAAGATCTTGTTAGATTTGGGGTGACTCCATTATTGATATTTCTTATGAGAAAAAGTTACAGAAAACATAGTGAATTTGTTAGTTATTTATTATCTTGTTATAAAATTGATGAACTTGATAAATTAGATTTTAGCGGTATTGATAAAAAATATTATGGCGCTTCATTCGACAAATTTACTTTTTATATCTTTTCAAAAGGTACCAAATTCTGTCCAGAAATTGTCCAAATAATCGGAGAGTATTTTTAAAACCACAACAAATATAATACGTCTATAATACGATCTTCTATAATTCTCTATAATTCTCTAAAAAATTTAGAATCACTAGAATATTAATTTTAGAATTAATACTTTTTATGAAATACCTAAATTTTCTTACAGGGACCCAAAGACTCACAGAAAACAGACCTATTGATAATAATGAATCACAAGTTCTTGAAATTAAAGTTCGTCGCAAGTATGAAGATATTTTCAATAATAAAAAAACAACAAATGATTATAGATCAAATATCGAAGAAAATATTAGGAATTTGATAATTAAGAACGGTGACATTAATGTAACTTATGGATCATTACATTATCTTATGGTCTGTACGAAAAAACAATTGACTGATTTGGTATCACTGACAAATCGTCCTATGTTTTTATTTGATTACAAAAAAGTTGATTCTTTTGGTCAAAATGCATTATTTTGGCAGGTAGCATTCGGAGACTCTGAAACTTTTGAATATTTATATTCTTCATTCCCATTTGATTTAGAATGTCCAAATAATAAAGGCGAAAATTTGCTAAAGTATTTTAATATCGTATTGAAACTATATTCTAAAAGTACTGAAAGCCCTCATCGTCCAATGGTAAATACTCTGTACAAAATGTTTTCTGTTGTTGTAAATCATTTTGATTATTCAAAACAGGAAAATTTGTTATCACTTGCAGATATTATGGAAAATACATCAATTGATGATTATTGTAATTTGGGCATTAAATTAACAAATACACTTCTTGATAACATTTTTTATTTTTTTATTAAAAATATTGAACAAAGATATTATTCAAATAGTGTTTCTCAACAGATGAAAAATTTATCAAAATGGTTCAAATATTTCAACGTAAAGACTGATTCAGATTATTATCGAAGAGAAAATCCAAGAGACAATTCCAGAGACACTCAAAGAGACACTACTTTTTATTTATTTGTGTTTTCTTTATTTAATCGGGACCTAATCGATCAGTTGTTCAAGTACGGTTTAGGCTCCGAATCGGAATATTTAGAAGAAATTAAAATGCTGTATAATTTAACAGTTCTCAAAAATCCTTCTGTGATAGTGACTCCAAAATATTTTGAATTTATTAGTCTAGGAGACATAGCGACAAAGAAATCAATGTATTCGTTTTTAGGAGCTGTTTTAATTGATCCTATAGATTCAATTAAAAAAGAAAATTTACCTGGATATTTAAAGGTCTCAAAAGACACTATCAACAAAATATTTTATCAAACTGCTGATAACATGGCAAATGTGGACCTGATTCATTTATTGGTTAAATCAAATTCTTTTGACAAGTATAAGGGTTATTCTCTAATGATTAAATTTGATAACAGATTAGATATTGTCCCGAATTTGGACTTCAAATACATGTTAAATAATGTAAATTTATTTAAATCAGTTTGTAATAGATATCCAGATTATTGTATTAATCAATTAACGGAAATTTATGGAAAAGATTGTGGTTGGGTCCATTATTTGAAAAATACTATAAAAAGTTATTATTTATCTGATGAAAATATTTTGTACATGTACAAGCAAAATGTATTTGATCCTGTAATATTATTTTATTATTATCTTGAACACGAAGACGCTCTGTTGCATCATAAAAGACACCAAAACACAAGTTATTTTAAAGAATTTTTGAAACTTTATTCTCAAAAAAGAGGTCCTATTTTGATTAATAAACTCAACAAAAATAATTTTATCAAAGAACGAGATGTTACCAATTTATTAATGATCATTGCAATTAACTCTAAATATGTCGAATGGAACAATTTTGATGAATATATCGGAATATTTCTTGATAACGGATATAATACTCATGAATTATTCTCAATAGAAGAGCAATCAGTATTAATATCTCTTATGAAATTGCAATACAAAAAGTATAAAAATTTCGTAAGAATATTGTGTAATTATCACACCTTTGATGATTTTGAAAAATGCAACTTCACCGGAACCAATAACAGCTATTTCACCAAGGATAAAAATTTAATTAAGTATAACATGTACGTTTTGAGGAAAAATTTTAATGTTTGCGACGATATCATGAATATCATAGAAAGTTATATTACTAAATCTTCACAAGACATTGAAATAAATATCGGAACATTGTTTGACTAATGACTAAAGAATTCTTAGGGATTCTTAGACTTCTTATTTGTTAGTCTTTTACATCCTTATTACATTCTAATTACAGGTGGTAAAGCTGGTTGATATTGTGGAACCTGAAAATTTTTACCATTACTTTCGTCTCTCACACTTGTATTTTGAGGCTGTAGTGCCAATGGTAATGGTGGTTGAGGAGGCTGTGGGGGTTGGTATTGTGGGGCTTGATTATTTATCGGCATTGGTTGATTATTCATCGGCATTGGTTGATTATTTATCGGCATTGGTTGATTATTCATCGGCATTGGTTGATTATTTATCGGCATTGGTTGATTATTCATCGGTTGGTACTGGGGGACTTGTTGCTGTTGCTGTTGCTGAACTTGTTGTTGGTTATTCTGATTCATCCTTTCCATTTTTTGACGTTCTAACATTTGTTCCATATTAGTTTCAGATTCTCTATTGGATAATGTTATTGGCGGAGGAAGCTCTTGAGAATGAATACGTTGATTATCATTACCATTACCGTTGGTTCTTACAGCAATTAAAGCTTTTTCAACACGTTCATTAATTGTATCGTATATAGAACCAATGTATGACATTTCACTTGCCTTGAAAAGACCTCTTTGATGAGCTACATCAATAATTTTTAACATTTGGAAAAGAGTTGCAACTTTAATTGTAACAGTTTTCTTGGCAGCTTCATCTTGTTCTTCTTTAGTAAATTCATAATCTGACATATCTGATATTATTATTCTTGCTTTATTAATTATCGTAAAATTTATGACATTTTTTAACGATCCTATAGATCTACAGGGGTACCAAGATTTATACCAATTTTTTCACACATTTTCACATACTCTTCATCAAGGGAATCACCGACATAATTCATTTGTGGTTTTTCAGTATTACATACAGCATCATCAACAACATCAACAGCATCAACAGTATCAACAGCATCAGCATCATCAACAGTATCAACAGCATCAGCATCATCAACAGCATCATCAACAGCATCAACAGTTCTAGAAGATTCTTTCATATATATACAATAATCTATTGATTTCCTAAGAGACCATTTATCTTTATTTTTTTTGAATAATGCACTTTCTTCATCAATTCTACATCCAGTACAACCAGGTATTGTGTAACACTCATCTGTAAAATGTTCAACGTATTTTTCAATAATATTTTGAAAAGCTTTTTGTGAAATGATTCTATATTCTACAGGTTCTAATTGATCAATTGGTTGCTGAATGGTTTTTGTAGTATTATTAATTATTTCCGAAGGACCCGATGATTCTGTAAGGTCTATTGATAATCCAAGAGAGCTTTCTGAATTAGACATCTCATCAATCATTTTATCAATAGAATCATCCCTTGTCTCTTCTATAATGTCACTTTTCTTGTAGTATACAGGAATATAAGTTTCGTCTGAACATGGGCAGATATAAAATAAAGTGTCTGGTTCATCATTAAGTTTTTTTTCACATGTACAGATGTATAATAAAGATTTCATACACTCGAAGCATAAATAATGATCCTCATGAACCAAAACTTCTTCTAATGCTTTATCAGATTTGCAAAGTTGACATTTATTAATGTGTTCGCTATTATTATTATTATTCATTATTTTAGAACATTGTACATTTTTTATAGGGATTTTTTACGAGCATCATTGAACACCACTGGCTGTTGGTTATTCACTAAAATCACTTTCTGATTCATATTTATCATCTTGGCTAAATTCATCACTAAATTCTGACTCTTCTTCGGAAGATGCTGATGACGATTCTGAAGATTCACTAGAACAATCAGAATTATCAATAATAAATTCATCATCTTCTTGCCCTTTAGAATCTAAAGGTCTGTTTCGTCCATAAATCTTTTTTATGGCTTTTTCTGACAAACTTTCATAATAAATAGGATACGATTTTTCAAGAATTTCTAGGGACTTTTCCAGGGAAAATTCCTGTTCCGGATCTTGTTCTTTATTCATTTTTTTATTCATTCGTTCCAAAAGTGCCCATTCGGAAACTCTTTGGTGACTTGGTATATACTTTAATGCTAATTTTTTAATGCTATTATCCATTATTACTCTTACTCTTATTCTTATTCTTATTATTCTTATTTCTTTCTTATTATTCTTATTCTTTTTTATTATTTTGGAAATTTTCAGTCTAGTATGGACGTATTAAGATTTTCTATACTGACCCGGAAGAAACTGTAAAAAATAAAAAAGAATAAAGAATAATAATAAAGAATAATAATAAAGAATAATAAATAAAAATGGTTGCAGAAACTTTTGATTTTGATTGGGACGATGATGAATATGATCCAAACGATTTATTACCCGTTGGGGATCTCAGCTTAATCGACAATGAAAAAATAAAATTTTTAAGAAAGATTCCCCAATATAAACAAAAATCCAAAAGTTGGTTAAAACAACGTCGAAAAAATTTAACTTCAAGTGACGGTGCTACAGCTTTAGGAATAAATCCATATGAAAAAGATCTTTCTGTCTTATTTAAAAAATGTGGATTAGGACCAGGATTTACGGGTAACGACGCAACCAAACACGGAGAAAGGTATGAATCTGAAGCAATTGATCTTTATTGCAAATTAATGAATAAAAGAAATTACGAATTTGGTCTCATTTCTTATGATTCTCTAAAAGAAATAAGAACATCGTCGAAATTGGACTTAATTAAGAATACCAATTTTATAGCTGGAAGTCCTGATGGAGTTGCTGAAGATCTTGATGGCTTGGAAGATCTTATATTAATTGAAGTTAAATGCCCTCCTCGTAGAAAAATAATATATGGAAAAATTCCAGATTATTATTATCCACAAGTTCAACTAAATATGGCTATATTTGATTTAAAAAAAGCAGATTTTATTGAATATACACCAAAAGGAGTCGCACCTCTGTATCTCAAAGAACCTATGATTAATATTGTAAGAATTCACAGAGATGATGATTGGTTGCATAAAACTATTAATACTCTTCACGCATTTTGGTCCGAAGTAATTCTCTGGAGGGAAACAGGAATACACTTGCATCCTGAATATGAAAAAATGATGCTTGTTATCAATAAAGAGAAAGAAAAGAACCTAGCAAAATCTAGTGAAACCAAAGAACAAAAGGAGTTGAAGATATTAGCGTTTTATAAATTATCTGCAAAGAAAGAACCGAAAAAAGAATCGAAAAAAGAACCGAAGAAGACGTCTGTAAAAGATTCCACCAGCTCAAAGAAAAAGAGCTCTGCAAAAGATTCTAAGAATTCTGAGAGTCCCAAAAGTCCAGAGAAAAAGAGCTCTGAAAAAAGTCCTTCAGTATTCGTAGAAGACTCTGATGATGATTGTGTCACAGCTGGATCAACATTAAATTGTGATCCAAATACTATATTTAGAGACGATAGTGACTCTGAAGATGAATAGATTGATTATTGATTATTGGTTATTCACTTGTGCTGTAAAGAGCTATGCTTTATTAATCTTTTAAAAAAATTTAAAAGGTTAATTTTAATTAACAAGATTTAACAAGAAATAAAAAGAAATGAAGTATATGGTTTTACGAGGTTTATTCACAGATGGTTGTGAATGGGATATTGATGACTTTGAAGTTGTCTTTTATGATTCCCTAAAAACTGCAGTATTAGAATCTTTGAATCTTGCTTTAGAACATTTCGAAAAGGATCAAACTTATGAGACTCATATTCCAAATTCTACTGTCAGAGAAAAAATTAATAAAGATATCGACAATATCCAAAAAATGGATGATCCTTCTGAAATCCATAAGTATGCATGGGCAAATAATTATCTCAGGGATTATTCTAAAAAAAGTTATTCAAATATTGAGTATTTTGAATACGGAAACGATTGGAGTGATTATCAAATCAAAATTACCAAAGTAGTATTAAGTAATTGAGCCTCTAGAGGCTAATTGATTTCAAAATATACAGGTCCCTAGAGACCTACAAAGAATCAATAACGATAAAGCATAATGTTAGTAAATTTTTTAGAATCAGATAAATACAAAAGTCTTTATACATATCATAATGGAGTTACGTATGAATTAGACAAAAAGTTTATGAAAAGATATACAGTATTTCCAAATGTTATTACCAACGATAACAAATTCAAAGAATGTGGATTCGAAAAAATTAATTTAAGCAATAAAATGCTTGAACTTCTTTATAACTTTAAAATGAATCCGTCATTTGATCAAACGACAATAGATACTTTGATGAATTGTATGGAACAAGAACTTAAGTCATGGGCATCACAAAATATCATTATGGATACAGAAATCATTACAGTTGATGCAGTATATCGAGACACAGATCCGAAAAATAAAAATATGTTTGTAAATATACCTTTGGCACATATCGATTTCGATTCATTTATGAATGATGCATCTTTGTTAGATCCTTTTATGGATAGATGGGGACCACGTCTTTACAGAAAATTGGGATCAAAAGTATATGATCCTAGATATTGGAATTCTGGTAAAAATATCGTAAAAATTTGTAATACATGGGTATCCCTAAATGATAAAATAGAAAATCATCATTTAGGTCTCATAGATATTAGAACTATAAATCATAAAAATGTAATTGAATATATTGCAAAAAGATCAATCAGAAAAGATTCTGATAATTTTCTTGATAATTTTGGATCCAGAAAAGAAACTTTTATTGCAACCGCCCTGAGGTACGATAATAATAATAAATGGTATTATGATCCTGAAATGAAATTTGGTTCTGCAATAATTTTTGATTCCAAAAATACTGCTCATGCTTCTATGGAGACCTCAAGGTCTAATGAGACAGTTGGGTCTACTGAGACCGTAGGGACCACAAGGTCTAATGAGACCGTAGGGTTCGAGGGGACCGTGAGGCCTGAAGAGGCTGTTAGGCCTGAAGGACTTGGAGGATTTGGTCACAGAAAAAGTATTGAATTTAGAACTATTTTTGTGAAAAAGGATGTAAGTATTCCTAGAGAAATTGTCGAAAAATACTATAGCATAAGCAAGTACTAATACCGCTGATGATAATGATAATCATTAGTGCTTTCTAGGACTTATGTTGATATCAATAGTTCTTTGGAATTTCTTTTGATGTCTATTATACTTAAAATAATAGTCCCATGGAGTAAAGGTTATTTCAAAATCATCTACATATCTTTTTACTTTATTAATATAATCATGTATTTTTTCTGGGTGATAATCAAAAGCATAAAGATAATAATGATTTAGAAAGTATATATTATCTAATTCTTGTTGAGTAAGTTTTTTATTTTCTATATAGCCTCTTGGGGCATTTACATTATGTAGATACCAAAAACCAAATACAGTAAATATATATTCTTCTTTCCCAGTGTCATGAAGAACGGCAATAATGTCCCCAGAACTTGGGAAATTTGGAAGACCTTCGAAATGAGTATGGGCTGAAATTTTTTCATAATGATTCATCTTACAAGCTCCGCGAACAAAAAAACCATTTTCGTCAAATTCATTTTTTCCTTTAGTTACTTTACCGTTAATGTCTAGAACTGTTTTTGTGTTATTGTATTTTAAATTCATACAGTATTCTCTATTTATTGGCAACAACTTGTCATAAAGAGCTACGTTTATAATTTTTAAAAGTCTATCTGAAAATTGAGTGATACTTAAGGGACCTATATTTTCTTTTAATTTTATTATTTTAGCTCTTTTAGGACCCTTTGGACTTTTTACTGGACTTTTCTTTGTGGGGCTCTTCTTTGTTGGGCTCTTCTTTGTAGGACTCTTCTTTACTGGACTTTTATTGATAGATCTTTGACGTGGCATTGTTGATGATAGAGATTGTTGCTTATATATTACCAAGATTATTCGCTGAGAGTTTGAGGATCATTAGAGGATTAGAGGATGTATGTAATATAGAATTATGCACTTGTAGGGATCTTGAAATAGGTACTGATATTTCCCGAAGGAAATTATTTAGTACTCCTGGTGGGATATGAGCCCACGCTCTCCCCTTAATAAGAGGGGCGCTTTTGACCGGACTAAGCTACAGGAGTTCATAATAAAATTTTTATCTCATTTTTCTTTTCTTTATTTCTTATTTTTGGATAAATAACGCTAAGGCTATTTATTTTTTTTTTTGAAAATTAAATACAATTTGTAAATAGAAAAATTAAAAATTAATTTACGTTAGTTTTAAAAAGTTAAATTTATCTTAAAAATTAATTATCTTTTAAGGTCACAACAGAAATGTCAGCTATAACAAGTTTAGATAAAGAAATTTTTGAAAATCTCGTAAAGACAAGTAAAACTTGGCAACAGGTAATGTTATATTTTGTAAATAATCATGGTTATAAAAATTTTAAAAACAATAAAACTGCAAAAAATAGATGTATTAAAGAAAAAATTTCATTTGATCATTTTCATAAAACTAAGATTGAATTAACAAAAATACAAAAAAATTATAATTCAAGTGATCTTAAAAAACAGTTGTATAAAGAAGGACTTTTGGAAGAAAAATGTTCTGAATGTGGTCTTGGAAATGTGTGGCAAGGAAAACCATTAGTTCTTCAGATAGATCATATCGACGGAGATCATTATAATAATGAATTAAGTAACCTTAGAATACTCTGCAATAACTGTCACTCCCAAACAAAAAATTTTTGTGGCCGAAATATAAACAAGGCCCTCTATGAATGTAAAGATTGCAAAATAAAAATAAAAAAAGGATCAATTAGATGTAAAAAGTGTTCAGCAAAAAATAGGCATGCGAATAAAAAAGACAAGGAATTGACAGATGAACAGATAGAAGAACTAGAAAGAGAACTGGAGGAGGAACTTAAAGAAATAGAAGAAAATGAAGAAAATGAAAAAAAGAAATGCGTCGATTGTAATAAAGAAATCAATAAAAATTCAACCCGTTGTAATGGTTGCTCATCTAAAAAATTTAATAAAAGAAAAGTGGAAAATAGACCCTCATTAGAACAACTTGAAAAAGATCTCGAAACAATGCCGATGACTAAAGTAGGTGCTAAATACGGTGTAACCGATAATAGTGTAAGAAAATGGATAAAAAATTATAAAAAAGAATTGGGAAATGATGATGATGACGAAGAAGATGAAGATAACGATGATGAAGATGACGACGAAGACACCGAAGATGATGATTACGACTAACTCTCAAAAAAGATCTATAGGCTAGAATAGATAACGTTCCAATAAAGATGTTAGAATCAAAAACTTTTTTATTATTAATTGCTTTAGAAATAAAAATTTCTACAGTGTTAATCTTTATGATTTATAGAAAATGGAAACGAGATTATGCCGAAAAATATCACTACAGAGTAGCTGTTCACGAATGTGGTCATGCACTCCTTCACTGTATTTTGCTTAATAAAGTCCCAAAATTTATCACCAATAAATTAAGCCATTCCAATAATTGTATCAGAGGACAAGTAAAGCATCACGAAGATAACATAATTGGCAGCATCGAAGATTACGAAAATAATATCATGATAGCTTATGGAGGCTCCATCGCTGAAAAGTATGTATTTGGTTCTATAGATGTTGGTTCACAAAGTGACAAACAACAAGCAAAGGAGTTTTGTGAAGTAATTTTGAAGACCAAAAATATATACATGGATGAAACGTGTTTTAGAGACAACGTCAGAACAGAATTAGAAAATTATTTTAAAAAGGCTGAATCGATTTTAGAAGGTAATACAGATGTACTTGATAGATTAATCAGAAATCTTTGTAAGCATAGATTTCTTTTAGGACATCATGTTCAAGATATCGTTGATGGTAAAGATCCTGTAATAACACTTTTCGACAAACTAAGAATTTATTATACTTATCATAAAGAATACTAGAATTGTTACTAAATTACTAGTCTTAGGACTTCAACGTTATTCACAAAAAAATCCAAGCTCGGCAACGATAATCACTAACACTATTAAAGAATCAAAATGTCTATCGCTCTATATATGGCATGTCTTCAAGCAGACGTAATTAATCAGGCAAAAGAAAAACAATTAACAAATGTTATTTCTATGACAATTAGAGAACCTACAACTTATGAATTCGAAAAAATAAACAGGCGTGAAAATGCAAAACGTGAGATTGAAATGCTACTTGAATTGTACGAAGAATAAATTCACAAAAAAATCCAAATCCAAGAATCTAGATACATATAATATATAAAAATGTTTGTCTGTAAAAATCATTTAAACAATTACTGTAATAACAGACTAGAAAAACCAGAATCGTTTTGTCAAAAATGTTTAGAGTCTAAAATCGGCAAAGGAATATATGGATGTGCAAATAAAAATTGTTATAATAGAGTTTTAACAAGAGGCCATTTATGTGCAGGTTGTTATAGAAATGTATCTGGTTTTGGAGGTTCAGTGTCGAGAAAAAAATGCGATGTCAGTGGATGTACAAAACCAATAGCTCCATATTCAGTTGATAGATGCGCTTCTCACGACTAATTAGAATTATTAATATATGATAGATGTGGGTATTTTGTAAAATAAAAAAAAATAAAATGCTCTAGGGCATTCAAGAACTCTCTATAATACATAAAACAATACCTAAACAATACCAAAACATCAAGAATGAATACATATGCTTATTACTTTATGATTTTTATTTGTGCATTCTTTGTCTCAAGATTTGTTGTCTACTTAATGAAACCATCTGTTTATTTTCAAAGTCCGGGGATTAAAATGTTGCTTTTGATTGATTTTTTTTCTTTTTTGATTGGAATTTCTACAATGTACAATTTACATGACTTGTCACTAACTACAAAAAGATTAGACATGTTTGTATTTTGGTTCTTCTTTGATACTATTTCACACTTAATTACAAAAAACTGACAAAGATCTGTTGAACTTTGATGGACTCTGTCGAGTCCTTATGGACTCTACTATCCCTATTATCTTTATTATCACCAATCACTAACGATATTAAAGTTCCTAACGATCTTTAATTATATCTATATGTATAATACATCACAAAAAAGGCATTTTTTAATACCTACAGAATCATTAATAGAATAAATAAATCTTTTACAATAATGTTTGCATTTGTTATTGATTTGCGTTAATCCAAAAGCATTACCAAATTGGATAGCTTTTTTATTATTTCTAGCTTCTATTTCTGATATTTGTTGTTGATCCAAGTTTTGGTCCAATTTTTGATACTTTTGTGCAGCTTTAACAAACTCTATGTAAGAAGAGATCAAGTCTTTATTATATTTATCAAGACCTTTAATAAGATTTCCTGATGGAGTAAGTCCAAAATCTCTACAAAAAGACGGACTATATTCACATTCTTTCCATTTTTTAAGAACTTTGTCAATGGTATCAATCAATTCATCTGATCTAGAGTTATAATTAATACATATAACAAATTTTTCTGATCCGAGAATATCACCAGTTCGTGGTTTAACTAAATATACTTTTTCATAATGATTGCTCAATAATTCTAATAATTGACACATAGGACTTGTCAAAGTGTCGAAAATTTTTAGAATAAAATTACCACCGATTTGTTGAAGTTTAAGAGTATTAAAAATTTCCCAAGCAATAATATGAGTATTGTACTGTTCTTGATTATTAGGATCTACAGATGTGTCAATACTTCCGTTTGCTATAATGAGATCGAAATAAGAATTGTCAAAAAGATTAAAAAGATTAAAAAGATCTTGATTTTCGACATTAAAAGAAGAATGTTTGGCATCAGAACTTCCAATAACACTATAAAGTTCTTCTTCGTCGAAATAAAAAGAAAAAATACTTTTACAATTTTCGATTTTGAAGTATTTCAATAATTCATAAAATTTGTAATAATTCATAGAGTGATTTTGATTATGAATTACTGGAATTTTTTCATAAGGATTCAACAAATAAGAAAATTTATCTAACTGTTCTTTAATGACGGTAGTCTTATGCTCAATGTAACTTTTATAGGTAACGTCGTTGATAAGACTTAATGACGGTTTAGACGGCTTTTCAGAAAATTTTACTTTTCTAATATCGATAAATGATTTGTCATCATTAGAACTTTTCGACAAATCAACAATATAATTACTTGCTAACCAATCCATAGACTTTAATTATTCTTTTAAATAATTCTAGCGATTTTTTATTTTTTAAAAAGATTCCTAAGAATCATTATAATATTAATGTTTGTCGGATGGGAAGGAGTAGAACTATGTTCGTGGATAAGAGTAGCAACATTGGCAGAGTAATAGATCTCAAAAATTAAAAATTTTTAGACACTAGAAAAACAACCTTATAGGTAAAAATGTCTAAAGTATTTAACGATCCGATATATGGAAGAATTTCGGTTCCAGATTATTGTCTCGAAATCATTGATACTCCTGAATTTCAAAGACTTAGATATCTTAAACAATTAGGTCTTGTTAATTATGTATTCTATGGTGCTACACATACAAGATTTGAACATTCTATTGGTGTATGTTATTTATCAGGAAAATGGGTTAAACATCTTCAGAAAAGACATCCAGAATTTGGAATCACTGACAAGGATATAAAGATTATCCAACTATCCGGACTGGTTCATGATATCGCGCATGGCCCATTTTCTCATACTTTTGAGAGATTTATAAGACTCTCAGGTAATTCTAATTATCATCATGAAGAAATGTCGATAAAAATATTTAAATATGTAGCAAATAAATTAGGACTTGAAACTGATATCATTGAGTCTGTATGTAATATAATTCTTGGAAAACATTCTGATAACGAAAAGTATTTAGGCCACAAAGCATTTTTAGGCAACATCGTTAATAATACCCTAAATGGTCTAGATGCAGATAAATTGGACTATTTCACAAGAGATTCACAATGTACGTCATTTAAAATTGGTTGCGATTGGAAACGCATAGTGTATGAAAGTAGTGTACACAATAGTATATCAAAAAGCTCATACGAAATTGTATTTCCACAAAAATTAGTTGGTGATATTTTTAATTTATACCAAACCAGATTTAGACTTTATAATGAAGTTTATTATCACAAAACGGTTCGTGTCATTGAACATATTTTACTAGAGACATTATTACTTGCTGACACACGTGGAATTTTCAAATTTATTGATTCAAAAGGACAAGAAGTATCATTGGCTGAATCTGTAAACGATGTAGAAAGTTTTATAATGACACAAGACGACATCATTGGTCAGATGGAAAGGTGTGGAATCCCAGAAATTGTTAATGAAATAAATAAGATCAAAACAAGAAACTTTAAAGACATAGATACAAATGATTGTGTGTCAGTAGAGGCTCATTATGGGATGCATGATAAAAATCCATTAAAATTTGTTAAATTTGTCGACAAGAATGGAAATGTTGTAAACATTGATCAAAATATTATAGATTCAATGTGTCCTCAATATTTTAGTATAATTAAGTAGTAGGATAAGTAGTATTCTTGATAAGGTCTTCGGACCAATAATGTCCTTAATGTCCTTATTGTCCTAATGTCCTTAATGTCCTTCGATTTATTAGCATCCGAACGAGCTCTCAGTCATAAAAAAATTTAATGGCCCAAAGATTATAAGCAAGAATAATAATAATACTAAAATGACTAACGATAAAGATAAAGAAGATCCGGTTGGATTTAAAAATGATGGTTTAATTTCAGACATCAAGATTATTATGGGTCTTGTTGTAATCTTTTCATTTGTAAATTTATTTCCTACTACATTATTTGTTTTTTTTCTAGGATTTGTTGTTGGTTTGTGGTCTTTTAGAAAAAATCAAGAACATTTTATCCCTATCCTAGATTATCTTCAAGTAGATGATAATTTAAGGCTTTTGGTTAAATTTTCATTAAAAGTCTATAATGCATTTAAAAACATTACATTAAAATGGTTAAACTCTCCTGAAGGCCTGTAGGACTGCAGAGTATTGTTGTGATAATTACAAAAAATTAATAATGCTAGGGAAAAAGATCTTAATTTCACAAGTGCAATCACAAGTGCATTCATAAGTGCAGTAAAAAATCTTTGTCCTTTTTAAAGAAATGCAAAACGAAGTACAAAGAATTGTTGATGATACGTGGTTCCTTAATCTGAAACCATTACATCTTAAACGTTCAACACAACAATATTGTGTTAAATGTCTTAATACAAGTTCAGAATATGGAGAGAGGTATTGTGATAAATGTCATCACGAATATCCTAAACATTGGTGGTCTAGGAATTCTTAACTCCTTTGTCGTTAATTATTGTTTTTGTTTTGTTCTTCTTTTTTTCTTTCTTTTTTGGATCCTTCGGGATTCATTTTTATTTTTGGATCCTTCGTGATTCATTTTTATTTTTATTCCAAAAAAAATCTAAGTATTTAATAAAATGGCTGATTTTGTAACCACTGCTGTCCCGCCTCTTATCCCTGCGGATGTTCTCCAACGAAATGTAACTTCGACGAACGAAGTTAAAGTTAAAAGTATCCTAGTCGCTCCTTCGTACACCACTGCTACTCTCCCAACTTCTCCTGCTGGAAGTATCATCTTGTGCACTTCTAACAACACTCTTAAATACTCGACAACTAGTGCTACGTGGTTGACTCTCACCGGATCGTAAATCTGAAACGTAAATTCGCGAATTATCGTCCGCGTTTTTTTAGAATAAATTTATTCTAAAAAAATAATCCCAAAAAATAATCTAAAGTATTAATAAATGTCTGCGATTCCTCCTCTGATTCCTGGAGAATTTACTGAAGCTTTTGGTGCTGTAACCAAACAATTAAGAGTATACGACCAACTAACCGTTGATGGAGATATCACTATGACTAGCACCGCTAGTGTAATCTCTGTATCTGGAAGTACTATCCTAAACGGTCTTACTACCAGTAGTCTTAAAGTAACTGGTGCATCCAGAGTTGGTGCGTTGACTGCAACTGGTCTAGCTGTTGCTGGAGGCTCTGTAGCTGTCACTGTAACTGGTACTGGTCTAAAAGTCGCTGAAGGTCTTAACTCTAAACAAGGAACTGTAACTTTGTCTGGTGGATCTGCTGTTGTAACCAACAGTTCAGTCACTGCCAGCAGTAGAATTTTTATGACTGCTCAAAGTTCTGGAGCCCCGGGTACTTGCGGAGCCCTATTTATTGTTGGTAAAGTTGCTGGATCATCGTTCACTATTGGTAGCACTGGTGCCAACGATTCTAGTACTGTAGCCTACGAAATCTTTGAACCAGCGTAATCAGATACGTAATAATTGCACAATAAGCTGCGCAATAATAATATTATTATTTCTATTAAAGCAAGGAGCTTTAACTGCAATAAATGACACTTGAAAGATCCCAAGACCCTAAAATCTCGAATGTAGAATTACAAAAAAATTTGTAGACTCATCGACAGCGGTCATATAGTACAAAACGATAAGAAACGATAAGAAACGATAACAAAGCAAGAACGAAGTAAGAAATGTCTATCTCTGTCATTATGTTTAACTGTCTTACTAAATGGTCTTTGAAGTGTAAAGAGCATTATGTAGAGTATTCTCAGTCAAGAGTCGGAGACAATGTTTGCGGAACCCCATCAGTTTTGTTGAATCAAATGTTAAGTGGATATTATCAAAGAGAATGTACTAGTGGTGGATCTTGTTATGGTCCTACATTTTGGGACAATATGGCATCTAACATCATTGGACTTCGACAAATGGCTGATAAAGCAACTGACGTGGCTTTGTTACCAAATGTATGTTATCCACCAAACATCCCAAAGAACGTTAGTATTATTGATTGTATTATTTCTGACTTATATTTGAAAGCAAATCTTTCAAGTTGTAATCATGCTGCATATGCAAATGATTCTAACGGTTTAAGTATTTGTTTCTTGTTATTGTTGCAATTGGTTATTGTGGTTATGTATTTGGTTTTCTAGAATTCTCGTGGGTTCTTGTGGGTTCTTGTGGGTTCTTCGGAATCTTAAAGAGTCTTGTGATCTCGTGGGTTCTTATGGGTTCTTGGGAATTACAAAAAAATTCTATGACCGACATTCCGGATATAAGGCTTTAAGAACTCGTAAAGATAAGATCTTCTTAGAAAATGGAAATCGAAAATGAAATGGAAATGTTGATTCTTAATATGAAATGTTCTACATTGATTAAAGAAAGAAATCCCGATGAAGAAAGAGTTTTTCTTGAATCAATGCATGAAAAACTTAGGAACCATTTGTTTGAAGCGCCCCTAGATCCTATAGAAATCTCCAGCATTAGGGAAGAACTTGTGAGTGCTTTAAAAAACTATTCAATATTTTTTGATTGTATTGTTGAATCAAAAAAATCTGGAGGACTTCCGTGGGATCACGAACATAGTTTAAAAATATTTTGTGATTCCATACTTGAAGAATATATTAATGCTTCAGATTTTGATTTTCTATGTAAAGTCTACTTATTGATTTGTGAAATTATTGAATTAATTAAAAAAGCTGAAGACGTAAGGTGCTGAATAATAAAGTCTTTGGACTCGTAAGAGTTCTATTATGATTCTCGTGTGTTTTTGAGTCCTATTGTAAAAAGTAAAAAAGTAAAAAAAGTACAAAACGCCAAAATATTTTAAAAGAATAAATAAATGATCAGTGTACAAGCACAATCGCGTAAAGCACAGAAACAAGCACAGAAAGAATTCAAAGAAGAAATTTTGACCAAAGAGTCACCAGACCGTTTCTCCGTATTTCCTATTGAGCATGAAAACCTCTGGGAACATAAAAAGCTCCAAGAAGCCAAGTTATGGCTTGCAAATGAAATTGATTATTCGGCGGATTTACCAGATTGGGAAAATCTAGACTCACAGGAAAGATTTTTTGTTGAACATATTTTGGCATTTTTTGCTACAGCTGACGGTATTGTTATTGAAAATTTATTGTCTAATTTTGCTAGAGAAATTAAAGTACCAGAAGTTATTGCTAATTATACCGTACAAGGCTATATTGAAGGAGTTCATGCAGAAACATACGGAAGGCATATTTTGACATTGATTGCTGATCCAATTCGAAGACGAGAACTTTTTGATGCTATTAACAAGTTGCCATGTATCCAAAAGAAAGCTGAATGGGCTATTAAATGGATGGATGCATCTAAGGCTTCATTAGCAGAAAGAATTATTGCGTATATTGTTATGGAAGGTGTCTTTTTTAGTGGAGCATTTTGTTCTATTTTCTGGCTCAAGAGCCGTGGTAAAATGGTAAAAGGTCTAGGAACGAGTAATGAATTTATTGCTCGTGATGAAGCAATGCACTGTAATCTTGGTATTATGGTTTACAACTTGGTGGTAAATAAACTTTCAGAAACTCGTGTACATGAAATTTTTGCCGAGGCAGTAGAAATTGAAAAAGAATTTATTAATGAAATTTTACCCGGAAAATTGACTGGAATGAATAGCGAGTTAATGATTGAGCACATTAAACATGTAGCGAATTTTTGGTTATTCAAATTAGGCTTCTCGAAACTTTTTCCGGAAGTATCCAAGACACCATTCGATTTTATGATTATGAATGGAATGTATAGTAAGGCTAACTTTTTCGACAAAAAGGATTCTAATTATTCAAAGAGCTTTAGTGTTACTGGGGCCGAAGATAGAACTATTCCGACAGTTAATGATGATTTCTAGAATTATTCTTCATCCTTCACCCTTCATCCTTCGTCATTAATCATCGTCGTCGCTGTCTTCACGGAATATTAGTTTTTTAGCACTTTTGGTGCTCTTTTTCCTTGATTTTTTAGGACCTTTGGGTCCGTCGGGTTCTTCTTCGGACCCCTCGTCGAAATTATTATCTGACTCTTCGTCGGAATCGGACCCGGATCCTTCGGTCTCTTCAATAACTATATAGCCCTGTTTTTTATAATATGCTTTTCTTTTTTTATATTGACCTGCCTGATATACAGAATCCGCTATATCGATAATTAATGGACTAAATTCATTCTTCTTTCTCAAAATACGTCCACAAGACTGTACAATGTTACTTTTACCTGTAGCGAAAATTAGAGTATCAAGCTTTGCATTATCGTATCCTTCTGATGCCATAGAATATGTTGCGAGTATTACACTACAACTATTAGATTCATCAAGGGCTTTTGGTTTCATAGAGCCTAGATAAAGTCCGCTTTTTATACCTTTGGATTCCAGTTGATCCTTCAGGTCTTCGCACTGACCCCTACGATCCGAAAGAACTATGATGTTCCTGCCTATAGCGTGATACTTGACAATTTGTTCAAGAATTTGTTCATTTCTCAGAGAATCCTTCGATATCTGAGTAATTAGATCTGGGACATTTGGGACAGTAAGGCCTTTCTTTTGATGATACTTAATTTTAATATCTGTACTGTATTTAGCCTTAATGATACGTACTTCCGGAGTCTCTATACGTACAGATACGACTTGTTCTTTTTGAATAATTGGTCCCAGGAACCATTTAAGAACTCTAGTAAGGCCATCTGGACGATCTGGTGTTGCCGACAGACCAATCATCTTTTTTGTACCGATTTTGAATAAGGCCTTAGAAAAAGTCTTTGCACATATATGATGACACTCATCAATTACAACAAGACCAAAATCATCAAAAGTACCTTTAGGATACTCTTTCATCGAAATACTTTGTAACATTCCAATCACTATAGATCCCGATACATCAATAGTTTTACCACGAATAATAGATACATTGCAATTATTGCCCGATTCTCTGACGAATTGCTTTATACGTTCACTCCATTGTGTCAGTAAAAAGTCTTTGTGAACAATAATAAGAGTCTTTTTTGCAATTCTACAAATCATATCAAGAGTAAATACAGTTTTACCTTCACCTGTTTTAGCACATGGAATACATGCGTCGTTGATACTTAGATGTTTTAGGAGTCTATTTGCATAATTTAGTTGATCATCTCGTAATGTTCCACTAAATTTCAATGCGATGCTTGTCCCGGTTCGTTCTTTGTTAACGATGTCTTCGTCTTTAAAGCGATCTTTGAATTTTTCTAGGCCGTAGTATTTAGGCACATAGATTCTAGATTCACTGAGTCTATATACAGGATAAAACTCAGGGTCATCTGTATATCCTGGAATAGCAATGGGTCTGACATTCAGTTCTTTTTTTAGTTCTTCGAGTTCTTCAGGACTAAATTCGCTCTTTAGGATACCATAGCCTCTATACGAAAGTGTAACTCTAGAAATGTCTGACATCATTTCTTTCTCTTATTTACATTATTATTTTTTCTTTATTGTCTTCAATTTTTCTCAAAACAATAACTGGTTGAGGTCCGTAGTTCATTAATTCACATGTATCGATAAAACTTCTTTCGAGACCAATCCATTCAACTTCTTCAAAGTCTTTAAATAAAAGTTCAAGGCGTTTGGGACCATAAATACGATGAGCATTAAATACCACAGAATCCTTTCCTACAGGAATTCCAAGAAATAGTAGTCCATTGTAGGGATTATTAGGATCCTGTTTTAGTTTACTATGGATAACACTCATTGTGAATAAGTCTCCAACCGGATTTATTAAATCTCCGTAACGACCAAGACCAGAATGTTCAATACTAGAATAACTAATGATAAGATCAAAAGTTTCGTTATCTATGCTTTTAAATTCTTCGAAGCTTATTGTTTTAATTCTTGGGTCTTCGCATATCGGAACATTATATTCAACAGTGGTTATTTCGTAATTAATGCCACTATGAAGTCCACAATTAATAATTAAAGCTTCAACCCATGGAGTTATAGAACCAATTACGGCAACTTTAACAGGATCCGCAGATCCTACTGTCTTTTCGGACCCCGCTTGATCTACAGGATCCTTGAGAAACCCATATTTTTCACACGCCATTAATATCATTATGGATGCGTTGTTGTATGGTTCTTGAATATGACCACAAGATGGTTCTTGATTATGATTAATTACTTTTTCTAGAGTAAAATTTGATACATACTCGTCTATAAGTTCTTTGGTCCAATGAATTGGTTCTTTATCGTTATTACTGTCATCAATATACATATCTAACATAGGAATTGTATTATTCATATTAAATTCTAGAACTTGTTTTACAGTTAATGAATCAAATTTAGGAGCACCTTCTTCCATTCTTTAACAATTATTGTATTTTTATTTAATAAATGGCACGAAGAACTAGAAGAGCATCAAGAAAGTCTCGAAGAGCTTCTAGGAGGTCTCGAAGAGTATCAAGAAGAGTATCAAGAAGAGCTAGTGTTCGAAGGACTCGTAGAGCTTCTCGAAGAGCTTCGCGGAGAGCTTCTAGGAGGTCTCGAAGAGCTTCTCGAAGAGCATCTGGAACTAGAATTCATAGACATATCACGACTTTAACAAGTACTTCTGAAATAAAAATAAAAATAGTAAAAAGAAAAGACGGTATCCAAGAATATCATTTTAAATTAGGATCAAGCAGTCTTAGTACAGAAGAGGCTATATATTTGTTGATGACTGGTGATGTTATTTTTAGTTCCATTTGTGCTAAATTATTAAAAGATATTGCTTTGTCGAATCCAAAAGGTTTTATGTTTTCATTGCCAAAAATTGATAGAATAGATAATTATGGACATATAAATTTTATAATATATATAAAACCAGATTCTAGATTTCATAAAATTAAGCCTGATCCTTCTGCATTTAAGAATGTTAAAAGTTTATCAATGGGTAAATGGAATTTAATATCAAATTTAAGTGGAGATGCAGCATTGTTAATTCCCAAAATACCAAAGAATAAAGAAGAATATATTAAATATGCTAACATATCAACATTTTGTACTCTTGGTTCTATTCAAGAAATTATAGATTTCTTAAAACAGATGGCAATTGTAGTTGATGATTTTTATACAGTTGATGGCCTTAGAATAGGAAATAAAGAAGCACAAAATACTAAATCTTTGTATGTCAATACACATGGACATGGTATTGATTTCTTACATTTAAGATTCGACACGAAGCCGAAATATGTTTATTGGGTCTAAGTGCATCAACAAATTAATCTTCTATTGTCTTTTAAAATAAAGTTTATATCTATCACAACCACAAAAAGATATATTTGTTGATTGTGGATACCGACCTATTTCTTTATATCTTTTACACACCTGTTCTCTAGCATTTTGTAATCCAGAACCTTGAGAAAAAAATAAATTTGATGGAATTTCAGGATTTTGCTCAATAGATCCATTACCAATAGCAATAGTTTTGTCGACACCATCTATTATCCAGAAAAAAGGAGATTCTTTGTTAACTATTATTTGATCAATAATTCTCATCAGAATTGTAATATCATCTTCAGATTGTGGTTTTGAAAGAATACCATTATCTTGATATTGTTTTATGGTTTCATTAACATATTTTTCAATTAAATTAATTATAAATTGTATGTCAAATTTTCCATTTATTTTAAAAACTTCTGTTTCTTTTTTATTTTTTCCTTTGTAATCTTCTTGTATTTTGTTATCTTTGATATAGTTTTTTAGTTTATTTTCAACATTTATTGAAACATTTCTGATTCTACAATCCCATAATTTTATTACTTTGTGCCTAAAATTTTTTTCATGGTCATTTTTTCTCGTGATAATGTCATCAGTTATTCCAAATTTATATTTATCTCCATCGTCAATGTTAAATAAGTAAAATACAGATTTTTTGTCATAATCATTGATATCGATATTTTCCATTTTATTATTTGACTTATATATTTTAGCGTGATTAATTTTTTGACACACATACAACACCTAAGGTTCGATACCAAACCGAAATATATTTATTGGATCTAGCATACCCGATCAAAAAAAATTACTAACGCTAGACTAACGGACTTCTGAAATAATACTAGAATAGAATGGGAAAAAGAAATCAAGAACAAGAACAAGAAACTGATGAAGAGGATCAATCCACAAAAGTAGCACAACAAAAGAACAAAGAAGCTTGGAATGCTTTACGTAGATTTGGTCAACCACTTATTGTAGTTACAGTAATTGGAACTATTGTTCAAACTTTACATGAACGTTGTTCTGATGGTCAATACAACAAATTGTTGGAACCTGCTGTATCATTTCCACTTGCTGGTCTTGCCCTGGCTGCGTGTGTTAATTTTAGTAATGATAACATTGATGAAATTCTAAAGAATTATGCATATTTTTTTGCCAAGGGATTATTTGTTTCAGCTGCTATGGCCTTGTCAAATCCATCAGAAATTATCTATAGTAAATTGAATGAAGGATGGTTAAAGAACGTGTTTCAGGGCAATATGCTTAATCCAGAATATGGTTTTGGACTACGAATGATGGTGTTGTTCCATACTATCAATTTGTTTGCCAATAGTAGACTCACAAAGTGGATTTATGGATGATGGATGATGATGATGGATGATGATGAATGATGATGAGTCCTTTGGGATCCCTAGGGATTTATAAGGATTCTTTTAACAATGATATCAAAACATCAGCATGACATTTATCCTTTTCGAGACACCAACAACCCAAATTTTTACCTTTTAAAATATTCAGATCATATACTTCCGGATTTTTCTTTATCTCTCCGAGAATAAATTCTCTATACTTATCCAAACAATCATCAATAGATTTACATTTCTTTATTTGGAATGGGTTCGCCCATATTGATTTATTAGCACCTTTGACATAAAAGGTCATGTTACGACCGATATAGATATTATTTGGATCCTGAAGCCATTTTTCTAGGGTGTAGTCCCTAGAATATTTTTTACGAAGATTGTCAACTTTTATACATTCACGAGTAGTCATTCTGTGTTCTCTTCTGTGTTCTCTTCTGTGTTCTCTATATTCTTCTGTGTTCTCAAATCACGCTATTAAAAAATTTTGTAAAATAGGACATCGCTAGACAATAATGAAAAAAATAACAAATACAATGCTTAGACGTTATTTTCAGAATCATCGGACTAAGTTTATTAAGTCAGATGTTTATTACTCTGAAGATCGTTGGACCCGAAAAGATACAAAGATAACATTTGGGATATTGACTCCAGTATGTATGTTTCTATTATATGCATTTACTCATGATTTTTCTAATGATTCTGACAATCCTTATTCTTAATACTAACCCAATACTAACACAATACTAACAATTACTGAATCACACAATTCTTTTTATCAGAATCCGTTGCCTTCTTAGTCTCCGGTATAATAAAGTTATATCTCGGTGCTTGGATAACAAACATAATAATGATATACCATTCTTTTTTTGATGAAATACAACAAGACATTTTTGTGTCACAATGACCACATGTTTTTTTATTCTCAAATTCGAATTTAAATGGTTTATTTTTTAAATATCCATTATATCCTCCATTATATTCTCCATTATCAAGAAAATCATTTTTTATTGAACTGATAACATACCCAAACATTCCATTATTATCAGAAATATACACTTCTTCATTAATTTGATCTAATAATAATTCTATTTTATTTTTCCACGATTCTTTAAATTCTTCTTTAAATCTATCATACACCGAAACAGAGTATCCATAATGATCCTCTATTTCTTTGAGTAAATTTGAAAATTCTTCTTTTGACATTATTTTATTATTCTTTTACTTTTATTTTCTAGAGTAACAAAAATTTTTTATGGCTCGAATTTATGACCTGATCGAACAACAACAAACAATCAGAACAAGAATCAGAGAACGAGACCAATAATTTCTAAAATGGATTATGCTCAATTGTTGCCAAACACTTCGTTGCCAAAGAAGTGCCGTTGCTGTAATGGTTCTAACAATAATTGTTTCGATCGTTTGTGTTATCCTTGTGAATGTGGTTACATTCATAGATCTTGTCTTAGAAAAATCAGACTTGACTATGGATCTTATGAAATATCGCGTGAAGGACCTCGTGTTCGCAGAGATCTTCATCAAAAAGCATATAAATGTTATACGTGTAATAACAATTATCTGCTTGAAAAAAAGAGTCCAAAATGGTTTAGAATTATTAAGACATCAATACGGCTAGTACTCGATATCTTAATTATTCTGACACTTGCTTATTTGTTAATTGCATTATTCTCATTTATTTCTTATCGTACAGGATTTGATTCAATTTTTGATTTTCCTGATTCAATGGACCAAACATTCAAGTATTATCTTTCGGGTTCACTTTTGTTGTTTGGTATTATTGGTCTTGTTCTTCTTCTTGCTGCATATATTGCATCTTTTACGTCTGAATCATCTAGTTCTGGGTCTGGGTCTGGCAACAATAATACCAACATCTACATATTTGATGACAGATCTGCAACAGCTATTATCATTACATTTTTTGCAGTTATTACGTTAATTGGTTCCATTGTATTTTTGGTTTCTGTAAGTTCTGCAATTCGAGTAGCCTTTATTAATCGAAAAAGACAATTAAAGTATCACTATATCGTTACAGGATATAAAGTACTTGACAGAGAAGATCTTGAGAATATCGACAGCATTCCATATGCTCAAGTCATTGAAGAAATAAAAGAGGAAATTGTTAGACTGTAGAATCTATAATTTTTATGGGCTCTAGAGTCCATGACGTTATAATTCAAAATGAATAATAAAGAGAAAGAATATGAATATCTTATTAATGATACTAAAAAATTATGTCATAATGCAATTGTTGACATAAAACATCGCAATAGAAACTACTATATATGTAGGATTTTAGTAACATGTAAATATCATAATTTTGAAGATTATCTTGATATTTTACAAAAGACACTTGTTGAAATATACAAAGATTCAAAATATCAAATGTATATATATAATTTTTCATATGAAGACAAAACAATTGAATTAAGTGTTGCTGAAAAAAATCTTCAAAAAACATCATCATCGTGTATAATTTCTTAAAAAACTTTAAGACTTTAGAATATTTTATAACAAAAATATGGAAAATTTAGAAAATAGAATTATCAATCCTGAAAGAACAAGGAGATTTGAGGAAATTTTATCAAGAAATGATTATACTAATCAAGAAGCCACCCAATTATTAGAAGAAGTTGCTAATGATCATTGTACGGATATGAATGTATATTATCATTTAACAATTAGAAATAGAATCCAGAATTTTAATGCATTAAGAAAAATAGAAACAATAATTGAAAGATTAACTGAACAAAGAGATATTGCAGAAAGAAAATTAATTATATTAAATACAAGAGATCCAAGACTATTGTCATTTGTTGATGAATTAAATACAGATCCTGTATTTTATACAAGATATATAGATTTTTATACTAGAGTACTAGAGGACATAATTAAATATAATATTGCATTTGGTAATAATAATATTTAGAGACTTGATGGAGACTGTAAGGCAGCCATAATCAAAATCTATATTACTATCTCTATTGCAGCATTATTTCTATAGTTTCTAATTCTTGTTGAAGATGATGAACTTTTAGGGCAAGAGCTCGAAGAATAAAGATGTTCATAGGCTTTTGAGCCTTTGTAGAACTAATAAGTTTTTTATATTCAGAAATTTCATGATTTAGATCCTGTTTTCTTTTTGCGATTTTCATTAATTCTAAATCCATTTTTGTTGTTGTTATTTTATTTATTAGTGTATTTATTAGTGTCGGAAATTATTTGACCATTGTTAGCGGTTATTGCATAGAGCCCTTAAATACAAAAATATGTACAATCATTAGTACTAGTGTTATAAAATCAAGTCCGACAGACGTTCCCAATAAATAGATGGCTGGTCCAGGATCCGTGTTGTTGTCTAAGTTGTTAAAGTCATTTACTAGCATCAATGCAACAAAAGAAAAAATAAATACAAAAATCATTAATATCAACAATGGCATGCTAAAACCACTAAATACATTATTAACTTCTCCGTGACTTGGAATATGTTTACCTTTGGCAAATCGTAATATAATGTATGAGAGTATAACACCAACAATAAAGACTGAAAACAACAATGCTATGATATGCAATGATTCACCATATAAACATTGTGCTTCGGTACCGGCTGTAATGCAATTATCAAATGAGATTCCATAATTATAGTACGGGAAAAATATTGAAATATATGATAATACAGTAGCTATAACAATAAAAGCAAAAATTACACTTGAGGAAACTGCTAATTTATTCATTTACTATAAATAAGAAAATATTCTGTACCAGAACGTTACAGAACAAATAGAATAGGAAACAAGTTCCCCGAAGAGAGTATTCTCTACAGAACGTTCCCCGAAGAGAGTATTTATATAAATTTCAGAATATATTGTTCTAGATATAATTCTTGATCAGCACCCTTTATTTTTTTATATTCAAATGATCTATTTTGATTACATACAAAATCAAATGGATTACCAATTATTGCTATTGTATCTCCTATTGCATGATTCTGAAGAATTATGTTTGATACATTATGGGGACAATATGGTAAATAATATAAAGTATTATTAACAAATTCTTCAGAATTATGTTCAAGTACATGAAATCCTAATGATTGTAATTTCTTACGTTCAGTATCAGTAAATAAAGGATCATATACAAATGTTGGTACATTGTGTAATTTTTTTATTTCTATTAAAAATTCCAATTGAGCAGCTGAATTTATATGATACTTTTCAATATAATTTTTAAAATCTATCGGATCCATTGCCACATTATACTTTTTGAAAAACTTTTCAATCCTATTTTTTTCTTCGTGTGGATTGTTTTCAAAATTACCAAGTCCATAACATACAATACGTAAACATGGAAAATCCATAATAAGAGTATCGAGATTATCAAGAGTTATCAAGAGTATCGAGAGTATTACAGGTGGGTGTAAAATTATTTGTATTCCTTATTTTAGTTAATTTTCTTCGTTAATCATTTCGTTAATCACGTCGTAAATATTAATGATGTAAAGCGCTATGCTTTATTAATTTACTTCCCCAAAAATCACAATTTTACTATGTTCCACTTGTTTATTTAATATAGTGAAATTTACTTTAGATCCTACTTCTATAATACTGGTGATGCTGTTGTTATCGGCATCAATGTATTTTCCATTTGAGAAAACGTAGTCTTTAATAAGGTCACAAGAGCTAATACATTCAATACATACTTTAGAATTGTTATTTTCACAAATAGTAGGAAATCCCCAAATCCCCAAATCATTACATTTGGTAACAGTGATGTCAAAAGAAGCACCGACAATGGCATTAAACACAAATGCTGAATATTCTACTTCATACACAGTTGCTCCATTTATTTCATTAATTAGACCATTTTTTATACAATTATTGTTAATATCAATAATTTTTATAATGTATAATTCTGACGGTGTTACTTTACCCTCAAAATTATCAATTAAATATTTCCTTACACTATTTCTTATACCATTAGCCATTTCAGAAGGCTTTAAGGATACTTTATCCGATAAACAAACTAATGAATATACTCCTTGCATAATACTTTGTTATTTTTGATTTTAGTGCTTTTTATTTTTAGAATTATTCTTTTTTATTGTCACTTTTCTCAAATACTTTAACAAATCTGAGCCTTTTAGGGAACCTTCGTCTGTTTCATATTCTTCTGCAATATCTAAGGCAGTCAAACCATTTTTATTTTTAACATTCGGATCAGCACCTGCTTTTATTAATTCTTTTACTATATCAACATCAACACCCTCTATTGAATACATTAACGCTGTGTAACCATATTTATTTTTTATATTTGGATTTGCACCAAAGTCTAATAAAACTTTTATTTTATCCAGTAAAGCAAATCTATTATTACATGCTATCATTAATGAATTTTGATCATTTTTCGATGGAACATTGGGATCAGCACCTGATTCTAAAAGTAATTTCATAATACTTGATGTACTATATTCACATGCAATCATTAATGCGTTATTTTTTACTTTTTGATCAATTATGAATGTTTCTAATGCATGCTTTACTTTGGCATGATTATTATTTTTTATATCTCGAAAAAAATCAACAGAGGAAAAAGACATTGCTGATTATTGCTGATTATTATTAATTTTTTGATTTTAGTGCTTTTTATTATTATCAGAATATTATTCGAATATTCATAAACGCTAGCCATAAAGGCTTTACAATAATTATGATTCCAACTTTTATTGATGGGCATCAATTGTCTGATGCTCAAAGAAGAATCATAACAGAATGTAAAAAACGTAAAAAAGCTTGTATATCAAGCAGAATGGGCTCAGGAAAAACCATTACTTCCTTAATGCTTGCATTTGAAATCTCAGAAGGCAAAATTATCTATATCACAAGTATTACACTTGTTCCAGATTTAGAATCACAAATTAAAAAATTTTTTGGTCCCGATTTCAAATATGAAGTTCTCACAAAGATATCAGATTCTTACAAACCACGAACGGATTGTAATCTAATAATAACAACTCCATCTTTATTAACCAAATGCTACAAGAATTGCAATATATCTAAATTCTTTATCAAGTCTGAGACTATCAATATTAGCAAATTTTTACAGGGTGAAAAGATTATTTATGATATTCCGAAGAATAAACCTTTTTTAATGATTGATGGAACCGTAGAGTCTGAAAGTCTTGAAAGTCTTGAAGGATCAGTAGAAGGGATGAAATATTTCTACAAGACTAAATTTGGATGCATCATCGTTGATGAAATCCAAAATTATACAGATATTTCGACAATAAGATGTCAAGCAATAGCATCATTGTGTTCTGAATACAGATATTTGTTATCAGGTACAGTATTTGATGAACCAAAGGTAGAAAGATTTTTAGGCTACCATTTAATATTAGGCGACACCACTTTCCCAAATAATTTACCGGATGCAACGGCATATGTTACAAATGCCAATTTTCCAGGTCTATCGACTTCTTTAGTAGACTTTGAAGAAACTGAACCAAATGAAACGGTGTCTTTTGAAGTTATTAAGCATTTGATAGAACATGACCTTACTGATGAAGAAGGCTTGATTTATATCACCATGCAAGCAACTCTATTAATTCTCCAAAAGTATATTAAATTATTCAAAGATTCTCGTGATAGACAAGCGGCTCTAAAATTTAATTCTTATATTCTTAATATGTTAACATACATCAGACAAAGTATTGTATGCCCGTTGATTCCTGTAGCAAATGTAGCAATAGATATACTTGATACAGCAAATAAGTCTGAATTAGCAATTATATTAAATGAACAATTTAAGACATTGGGTCTTGAAAAATGGCTTCAGGATCCAACAAGTATTAAAAGTTCTAGAATTTCCAAAGTTATGGAAGTCATAAAAAAGCATAAGAATGAAAAAATGGTACTTTTTACTAGCTTTAGGACTTCATTAGACATTATCGAGCATATTATTAATGAAGAAATCGTTGATGAGAACTTTATGATATTCAAAATCAATAGCAAAATGGATGTTGATAAAAGAGCCCATGTATTAGATTCTTTTAATAAGTTTAAAGGCACTTGTATAATGCTGTTGACATACGATCTTGGTGCTTGTGGTTTAAATCTTCAATGCGCTAGTACTTTGTTGATAGTAGATTTTTGGTGGAATGTAAGTAAAACAAATCAAGCTGTAGCGAGAATTGCAAGACGTGATCAGTTGAGTTCATGTGTAAATATTTACTTTTTCACCAGTAATACAGGAATTGAAAAATCTTTATTTATTAAACAACAGGACAAACTGTTGATTCTAGATGAACTTAAACATGGACCGATGAAGTCCAATGTAAGTACAATAAATATTAATGAAATTATAAAACTTATTGAAAAGAACGAAAATGTTAATCTTTTGAAAAAGTTGCACATGAAATGACAATTATTAAAACTAACTACTTTTTGAGCTCAGGAATGCAGAACATTTATTTAGATAACTGTTAATTTTTATTATTTTTGCTGCACAAATAATAATAAATACAAGAGAAGTAAAAATAGTTACATTTCTGTCAATTTTTTCTAATTCTATTTCTGTTTCTTTTTGCATATCAATAACGAGAATATATCACTTGTGATGCTTGATATAATAATTTCAAAAAATTATCTTAGGGTTAAATATATTTATGAATAATTAACTCCTAATTATGAACAATTATATTCCAACCAAAGAAGAAAAAATAGAAACTATTGAATGTCTGTTTAGAATTTATTGTGGGAAATGTCAATATACTTATGGATATTACTTTGATGTTAATAATCATCATCCAACAGTAATTGTTCCTTGTGGTCATGTATTTTGTGGGATGTGTATAAAGGATCTAAAGGAATGTCCTGATTGTTCTGGGAATATTAAATCAACGATTCCAATTATTTTTGGTACTTCTAAAGAACATAAACAGAATAATAAGCAATTATAGATCTTAGGATCTATATTATTTATATACTTTTGATATTTTATCCACTAAATAACGAATGTCTTCTCTAAGACCTTGTATATCTTCTGTAATATCATTCAGTTCACCCATTACATAAACAATCTTTTGATTTAATTGAATTAATGGATCATTTTTATTTTTGCAAGTTTCTTTGTGTCTTTTTAAACCAAATTGATCAGTAAACGAATTATTACAATATTCACAAATTATTTCATTAGGAATTTTAATACAATTCTGCCCATCAGGAATCACGTCGTTTAATGTTGGAAGGCATGGGTTTTCTTTATTTGTATGACGAATATAACTATTATATCTACTAAAAATCTCACCACATCGTGGACATTTAAAATTTACCATATTAATATATTATTGTTTTGATTATTGATTTAATTATTCTAGGGGTTTAATTATTTATTTTGATATTTTAATATCATTATGAATTCAACCAAGTTATTCATATTCATTATTCACAATAGGACACATTTATTCCCTAATATTTAATATAGGATATCTTGATAGGATTCTAGTGGACACCTTACACATTGGGACACAATTTGATGAATATGTAAATAATTGTTTTAACAATATTAATATTATTTATTACACATCAGGACATGAAATGGTCCAAAACAATAAAAATTAAAAAAAAAATACCCCGACGGCAAAAATTTTCCAAAAATATTTTGGTGATCTTTTCCGGGAGGGGTATTTTTTATTTATTCGAGTAACCACGCGTGGCCTGACCACATGATCTATGTTATTATAGAATTATATAGAATTATCATATTATGTAATAATGTGTCCCAATGTGTAAGGTGTCCACTAGAACCCTATCAAGATATTCTATATTAAATATTAGGGAACAAATGTGTCCATTGTGTCATAGCGGTGTCATGTGTCATCGATCGTTTTATTTAAATAAATAAAACCCCTAGAATAATTAAATCAATAATCAATAATCAAAACAATAATATACTAATATGGTGAATTTCAAATGTCCACGGTGTGGAGAAATATTTAATAGACATGATCGTTATATTCGCCATACACAAGGTAAAAATGTATGTCATCCTTTATTAAATGAAGTGATTCCAAGTGAATATAATTGTATAACAGTTCCAAATAATATATTTTGTGAATATTGTAATAAATCATTTATGGATGAGTTTAGTTTAAAAAGACACTTAGAAATATGTAAAAAAAAGAAATTGATAGATGAAGAAAATAAAAAGAACAAAGAAGATGAACAAAAACAATTAATCAAAAAAATGGACGAGTTAATGGCTATGGTTGCAACAATACAAAATGCACAACAATCTATGGCATTAGTTCCTGCAACAAATATTACTCAGGCTCCAATTCCAGCCCAAATGTCGTCTTCGATTCCAATTATTGTTCCAGTTATGCCAATAGACAATTCTACTAATGTTAATGGTGATAATAACAATGTATGTAATGTACAAAGTAATCTAAAGACTAAAATTAATAACAATAATAATAGCCAAAACTTAAATGTTACATTTTCATACAATAATCCAGATCTTAGTCATATTTCTGATAATGACTATAAAAGTTGTATTAATGCAAAATTAAAGTCTGTACCAAAGTTATTAACCAAAGTTCATTTCAATCCTGATAAACCGGAGAATCACAATATTTACCTTGAGGATATGGACAGTGAATATGTTAACGTGTTTGATGGAACTCAATGGAAAAGAAAAAAGAAAGACTACTTCGTTGATGATGCTGTTACTATTAATGAAAACATGTTGCAACGATGGGTTGAATACAAAGAAGATCCAGTTATGCAAAATGCTCTTAACAGATATTATGATCTTAGAGATGAAGAAGGTATGGAAGAGAAGATCCAACAGGATGTTCTACAGACAATGTTTAATAATCGTAGATTTGCAGAGAAAAAGTATAAAGCATGGAAAAAAGAACAAGAACTAAAAGAACAAGAATTAAAGAATCAAGAACTAATGAATCAAAAAAATGCCCAAATGGCCCAAATCCAGAATTATAATCAGCCCCATACTCAGCCTCAATCAGAACAGAGAACCCCGAAAGGCCCAACAAGTATTGTAATGTAATACACAGATTTAGAATTCTTATCACAAGTATTCTTTTCTAACTTTGCTTTGTGTGTATTTTGATCTTGGGATCTTTTTTAGAATTATTTTTAGGATCTTGTTTAGAATTATTTTTAGGATTTTGTTTAGTATCATTCTTGGAGTATTTGAAATATTCCTTAACAAGAGATATATCAATTCTAGGAAGTATTGGTTCACTATAAATATACTTTTGTCCCTGAACAATATCTAATTGATACCTGTTTGGATAGTAAAATGATCCATATTTTTTCTTTTTAAATGAGTCAAGAGTTCTTAGCTTTTGTGGCAAAAGAAATAAAGAATGTTTTGGTAATATAATCAATAGTTGTTCATGTTGTTCTAAAGGCTTTGAATCAATAATAATACTAATTTTTTTCTGGATGTCTTGATCTTTACAGAGAAAGTCATAAAGGTCATGAAAAGTTGGTGCTGCTCTATATGGATAATACCACTCCCAATCAATATCTTTAGAATAATAATATCTTAAGCAAAAGTTGAGACTCTTAATATACTCAAGACATATATCGTCATCCATAACGGAACCATTAACTCTTGTCTTCAGATCCTTCAGATCTTCTTTAAAGAAAAAAGAATTATACATCGAATTCCACTTATCGTCATAAAAATTAATTGCATTGAAAACTTTATTAAAACTGGAATAAAATGGATGATTGGGATTAAAATATTCCATATGCTGAAAATTCTTCAATTTCTTTTCATATCCTTCAATACCAGGAGGAATCTCTTCTAATGCATTATTCCTAATACGATGCATTTTACGTTGTTGAAACATTAATTGAGACACCTCGATTTCTTTAAGTTCGAATATTAATCTTTTAAATGAATCAAAATTGATTGTATGATCACTATTTACTAATTTAAAATCGAATGGCTCCTGAACAGGTCTTTTCTCATGTCTCCCAACAATAACAGGTCCATTATCAAGTCCCTCAACAGATTCTTCAACAATACCATCAAGCTTCTCAACCGGAACCTTAGCAGATTTATTATCAGATTTATTATCAAGTCCTTTGTCAGTACTAGATCCCACAGGGCTTACTAAGCCTTCTACTACTAAATCCGAACCCTTACTCGATTCTTTGATTTTATTATACAATGAAATCAAAAGATCAAGTCCGTTATCTTTCATCTTTAAAAAGATACTCGATACAACAAAATCGTTTCCACACAAAAATGTAAGGAAAGAATAATCCAATAAGTCACCAGTTTCTTTGGAGAATATATTTCGACAAAAATCAATGTCTAAATAAACGTATTCCCCTCTTTGCGGGCCTTGAACAGAGACTGCCGTTTCTTCGGGACTGATTTCATTTTCTACATTGCGCAATAGATAAATATTATTTTTTACAGTAGTTAGACACAACACAATAAGATCAGCATCCGGGCTATAAATAACAATACTCCCATTACCTTGTTCTATAGATGGATCTTTAATCAGATTCAAAATTTTATGTTCTCCTTCACCTGGAATGTTGTGATCACTAATAATTACATTCTTTTTTGACTTGTAGTGCAATTTTAGGCTTTTAGACAATTCATTCATAAATATTGTGCCAGGACTAATAGAATTTGTTGACCAAGACTTTTCTTGTGGGATTCCGTATTCTTTATTAAGAATACTTTTATAGTTTTCATACATGATTGATCTGAATCTACGAGATCTTTGTTGTTTCATTTTGGCTACGGGCGGAACTCCGTCAATGCAAATATAAGTACAAAGTTTAGGACTAGTAAGATCGATAATAAATTCTAAATAGTTGATTGTTTCTTTTATTAAATTCTTTTCGAAATTATTGGTCAACTTGGTTGTTGACATACATTTAAGTGTGTCGTATACCATAGAATTAAAATCAATAAAGAGATAATCTACTCCATTCGGAACTGTTTTAATTAAAGATTGAGTGTGTTTTTTTATAATGTTTGCAAAAAATCTTGGAATTCCCATGATTACTATTCTTTATTATTATTTTCGACAATGATACTTCTTATTCTTATGTTATTATTATTCTCATGTTATTATTTTTAGTGTTCAAAATTTTTAGAGCACTAGGAAATGATAACATAAGAACAAAAGAATAATAAGAACCTCGCGTAGTTGGGTATAAAAGAATGAATAGTCTAAAATTTATTAATATCCCACGAATCATCCAAAATTTTGGTCAAACATTGCTAGACCCTTCTATGATCAATTCAGATTTTCCGTCAAGACAAATGGATAATATTTATTCTAAACATTATCATCCAGTTTATCGATTTGTTGATAGAGAATGGTTGCGATATACAAATTATCCTTATGTAGAATCAACCAATTGTATCGAAGGTCTTGTTCTTGGATACTTTAACATGACTCCAGAACAAATTAATGATTATTCCAAAGAAATGATTAAAGATTCTAAATTACTCGATAAGCTTGAACAATATAATAAAAAAGAGCACGCTTTCCTAAAAAATTTTCTAAATGAATGTATTGGACTAACCAAAGACGATATTAATATTAAGTATGATAAAATTTTTTGGAGCAGTAATCTCTAAGGATCATGGAATTATAAAATTCTAAAAAATATATTTGCTCCTGAAATTATAGAAAAGATTATTGATTACAATGATTCTAACACTTTAGAAAATAATGATATTATACAAGTTAAAAGAAGACTAGAGTGGGAATTATCATAATTTTAAAACTAGAAAAGAAGCAATTAAATATTGGGATTCATTTATAACAAAAGTAGAAACATGGCCACATGTTGTGGAGAAGATTCCAAGGTGGATAAAAGAAATAAAAGAAAAAATATTAAAATACAAAAATACTTCTAATATCTTTTGATCTTAGGATCTTATGATCTGTTGATCTGTTGATTTGTAGTTTATTGGGTATTTTTAATATTATTTTTCAACATATCAGCTTTATTACTAAGGTCTTTAATTTTAGTATTGTACATATTTAACAAATTATTCATTGCATACTTATTACCTAATTCAATTGCTTTGTTATACCACTCTTCAGCTTTCTTGTAATTATCTAATTTGTGCTCATAAAGAAATCCTAAACAATTCATTGATTTTGAAAAACCAAGATTAGCAGATCTAAGTAATAACCCTTCAGAATCTTCAATTCTATTATTTTCATAACAAAGACACCCTAAATTATGTATAGCTTCAATGTTTCCAAGCTCAGCTGCTCTTAAAAATATTTGTTCTGCTTCTTGAAATTTATAGTCTTTCATAAGTATAAATCCTAAATTATTTAGTGAAAGTAAATCTCCGTTATTTGCTTGTTTTTCTGACATTTGTTTTAATGTTTCAATGTAATTGCGATCAGAATAAGTCCATTTCAAATCTAGTGTGCATAAGATGTCATAAATTTCTTGTGAAGTTAATTCTGTATTATCATTTTCCAACTTTTGTCTTTTCTGAAATGTTTCTGACATTTTTCAATATGTATCCTAAAATCAAGACGTCCCTATTCTAGCGTCCTTAATTTTTTAATCCTTCTAATATTTTTAATCCAATTTTGCCATTGGCTTTTACTGGAACCTTTTTATTACCCATAATAAATCCAGCTTTATTAGGAATTGGATCACCAGGTTTTAGGTCTGGATATTGCTTAAAGTCTTTGGAACTTGTTTTTGATTCTTTTGATTCTTTTGCTTCTAATGCTTTCTTTGCTTCTTTTGATTCTTTTTCTTCTTTTATTCTTTGGAGTATTTCTAGTCCAACTTTACCGTCAGCTTTTACTGGAATCTTTTTATTTCCCATAATAAATCCTGGCTTGTTAGGGATTGGATCGCCTGGCTTTATACAACGTTTAGAACTTTTAGAATTCTTTAAATTCTCTAGACTTGTCGGACTTTGTTTCTTTCTCTTTTTCACTACAGGCTGACCATTTGTTGACAATTGAATAGATAATGGCTTTGGAGGAGCTGATCTGGCTTTAGGAGCTGTTGCTGATTCTGCTGATTCTGCTGATTCTGTCGTTAGGGCCGTTGAGGCTGATTCTGCTGATTCGGTCGGAGCCGCCATTATATGATCCGGGATTGGGTTTGAGTCTGGTATTGTAGCTGATGACACAGTCTTGTTTCTCTTTTCTTTTCTTATTTCAAATTTTATATATGCCAAAATCATAAGATAAGCATCAGCTAAATCATCTTTCTTTTTACATCCCTCAAAAAATGTCAACCATTCAGTTTCTTTTTTACGCTTTAGAATAATAGGACATTGTTGTATTGCTATTCTTTTATTTCTATAATGTGAATCTGCATAGTCCGTTTTGATAACTGGATCTCCTGGCAATGGTTCATAATAAAGTAATTTGTTACTTGCATGATAACATTTAATTTTTTCTATTTCATAATTACTATCGAAATGTTTTTGTTTCTGAATAGTAAAATACATTAGGGCTTGTCCTGACATTACAATAGTTTTAGGATTCTTCTTTAGTTGTAATTCAATTATTACTGTAATTTTGTGATTAGTATAGCCAGTAATTTTCGACAAAAGCTTTAAATTGTCTAAAGATTTCATAAAACAAGAACATATAGTTTCATAAGTTTGTTTATTATTTTCAACTACAGGTATAAATCCCCAACGCAAAATCTTTTCAGTTTCAACCTCTGTTATATTATAAGTACTGTTAATAGGACCAAGATCAATACCAAGTAATAATAGCTTACTCATAATTATTATTCTTCTTCTTTTAAAAGTACTTTTATTCTTTTATAAAATTTTTTGCGAACTTTAAATTTCGTGAAAGAATAAAAAAAATTCGTACTAATACGAACTTTTCTTATTTATTTGGCAATAATTGCAATTACATCCTTCTTTTTTACAGTCCATACAAACTCTTGGGTCTTTCCATCCATTTTGTTTGAATTGTTCTTGTTTTCTTACTGAAAAAGAAAAAGTACATCGACAAGTAATACAGAACAAAATTTTTTTCTTTGGGCCAACAAAACCATCAATATCAACAATAGATGCCATTTTATAGCGTATGATAATACTATACTGTATGATGAAATACTACGATATACTCGGAGCAATTTATTTTTTGTACATTCCTAGTATCTCCTAGTATCTCCAAGTAACACCAATTCTTGAAAATGGTCTTGGTTGTAATTGTGGTGGTACAAAATCAGTTGGTGGATATAAAGATCCCGGTTGATCTGCTGGAGCTGAATTAGAAATGGTTACAGGTACAGCTTCCCATTTTCCAGAATTGTTAAATTGTAGGGAATTTAGTAAAGGACCTTTCGGGGCCTGTTGGGCCATTTGAAGCTGGGCAGCAGTTGGTTCTGAGTAATAGTCTACACCAAATGGGCATGCAGTGTAGCCTCTTCCCGAAGGATTAGAAAGACTTTGATTGCAAGGACATACATCTGTCATTGGAAACCATGGCTCTCCAACAACATTTGCTAGAGGATTCAAACATCGGTAGTCTGTATAGTTTGGATTAGAACTTGTTGAAGGGATTGGCGTAGCGAGATTATTTAGATTATTAAAAAACATGATTAGAGGATTATTATTATTTATTTACAGTCAATATTATTTTTAATGAGTATTATTCTCACAAAAAATAAATGTGCTTAAATAAAGTCTAGGTGATTTTGTTAACTATTCAATGGACATTCTAGGATCCGAGAAATCAGAGAAATCCGAGAAATTCGACAAATCGGACAAATCAGACAAACCGTTGTCACACAGATGGAATTTTTATGATCATATTAAATGTGATCAAAATAATTATGATCAAAGTACAAGTAAAATTGGTACTTGTTCAACAATATTTGAATTTTGGACTTGCTATGAAAAGTTACCAAAACCTAGCCAGATTTTTTACCAAAAGGAATGCGGGAAACCGTTTTATTACAAAAATGATGTCAAAAGAGAAATTTCATCATTAAGTGTATTTAAAGATCCAATATTGCCTAAATGGGAAGATCCAGTAAACAAAACTGGAGGAGAAATAGAATATAGAATAAAGGCAGATACATCTATTGAATTTGTGGATAAATTATGGCTTTATTTGTGTATTTATTGCCTGTCGGATAATTTCGTTAATCGCGAAACATCTAGTGGTATTACAGGCTTTAGACTTGTTGATAGTTCAATTCCTTCTCAAAATAAAGCATTATATAGAGTAGAAATTTGGTTTGATAATTTGTCAATGGCTAACAGTGTCGAAAAAAGATTTAGAAATATATTTGAATTACATGGACCTGAACATAAAATTACTACTAAAAAACATTTATTTACGTGATTTCTTTACACTACGTGACCTATGGGTTCTTTTTGGTTTCTTCGTTATTGATTTCTTTACGTTACGTCTTCGGATTCTTTTCGATTTCTTTGTTCGTGATTTTTTTGCGCTACGTCTTCGGATTCCTTTTGGGCTATGTCTTCGGATTCTTTTTGGGGTTCGTTTTTGTTTTCTTGAGAATTTTTTCTTCTTGGAACCAAAAGAAGGTTTTGTTCGTTCATCAGATTTTATTGGTTCTGCAGGTTTTATTGTTGTATGTTCTACTTTAAATACTCCAGGCACAGATAATAAAGTATTTGTTTCTGTTGTTGGTTGTGTATAATAAACTCTATGACTTGATGTTCCTGGTACTCCTGATGTCAGATTAATTATTGAATCTGCATCTCCCTTAGAATAATAATCTGGTATAATCACACTATCAAGTCCTTGATCCTTTTCCATATAATCTTTTTTAACAATAGCACCTGTTGGTTCAGTGCGATAAACAGTTAACATTTCTTCTGGTTTATTTTGTTTTTCTTCTATTTCTTCGACTGTTAAATCTGGAGGAACTGTATACACTTCTCTATTAAAAACAGAACCTGTTGTAGCTTGTTGTATTTGTTGTGGTTCCACTTGTGTTTCAGGAGCTGTTCCTAATGGCTGAATTTCTGGAATTAAGCGAGAACGAGTTTTCTCTAGTTTTTGGGGAGTCATAAATGGAGTTGATACTGTCGAACCAACAGGTGATTGCCATGCTGATTTAGTTCCTATTCCAAAGACTTGTGGTACTTGTATCATTGGTGGTAACTGTGATCCTGTTGTTAATATTCCTGTTGCTAATCCTGCTTTTAAATCTTGAGATCCTTGTTGAGATCTTTGTCTTGATAAACTTGGAGGAATTTCTTCACTTTCTTCGCTTTCTTCATTATTAAGTATTTCCCACATACCGCTTCCGTCGTTTGCATAGTTCTTCGCCTTTGTGTGTTTTTGGAGTTTTTTAATTTCTTCTTTTTCTTTTTCTTCTTTTTCTTTCTCACCGGCGACAGTTGGGGCCATGCTTGATGAAGCAGCTTGTGGTCCTTTTACGGCACTTCGAACATTTTTAAAAGCATTAATAGCAGAAATAGCAGTATTTGCAACGTTTTGTATTCCATCCGCTAAAGTTTCTTTAGGCTTCTGGACCTCGCGTGTCGTTGGCATCTGTTGGACATAAGATTCAGGACCCGGCTGTCTATAAGTTCCTGGAGGACCGTAATAAGTCCCATACGATCCTGGGGGTCCATATGGTCCTGGCGGTCCGTAAGGAGAGCTATAATAAGGCCCCGGAGGACTATAAAGTTGAGAATATTTTATATTGTCAATTATTTTGTTTCCTGGAAAAAAAACATTAGATCCACCTGCACCTCCTCCACCTTTTCCCATTTATAAAAGCCAAGAATAAAACCCCGAATGATCAAAAAGAATAAAGAATGAAAGAATGAATGTTTAGATCAAATTCAAGAAATTATATGGAACAATGTCTGTATTGATGACATTAGAGTCATTATTTATATTTTTATTGGTTCCGTACACTTCTCCAATTTCTGATCTGTAATAATAAAATAATGCGATAATAATAATAAGTAAAACAACAACACCAACATTTGCACCAAGTATATAGATTTCATGCCTCATTACAGGATCAAATAAATTTTCTTGAATTTCGTATATTTTATCTGCCAATTTGTTGGTTTTATCAATTTTTTTTAATGATTCAGGAACAAGTTCTGGAGCATGAACAAGAGATGATTGTGATGATTGTGATAATATCATTCTGTTTATTAATTATTGCTTGATAAAGTGCTATTGCTATTCTTTATTCTTTATTAATTATTTTTTTATTCTTTATTTATTCAAACGCTAAAACGCTAAAAATGCTATCCAAGATGATTCATAGCTTTTTAGTCGTTTAATTTTATAAATTATTAAGAATGATATTTCAAAGATAGTTCAAAAGAATTATGAATAGTGAATTTTTTAGCCTTCTTGATGCTACCAAGATAATTGTTGGTGTACTTTTTGTAATTGTTATCGTAATTTCATTTTATTTCTTCAAGTCTCTTTCTAGTGTAAAGTCTGAACTAGCGACTCTAAAACCAAGTGGAAGTGATAATTCTGAAATTATTAACATGATTGCAACCAATAAAGATGCAATTTCTAAAGTAACCCTAAAACTTGATGATTTTATAAAGTTTGTACTCGCCCAATTTCAACGAGATCAAGATCAATACCAAGATCAGAATCAAGGACAGAATCAAGGTCAAAGACAACAAAGAACTCAAACTAAATCAAAAAGAATCATAGAAGATGATGACGAGGAAGATGACATTATTATTTCATAGACACTACGACGATGAAGAAAAAATTGATGACGATGAAGAAAAAGACTCTGGGGAAATAGATGACGTTGAAAAAAATAGACGATGAAGAAAAAATTGATGACGATGAAGAAAAAGACTCTGTGGAAAATGATAAAAATAAAATAATAATATGCGTCAGTAAAACAAAAATAATGTAATTGTCTTAAATAAATTGTCTTAAACAATAATTATGGATACAAATGATATTGGTTTTGTGGTAGACAGCAAAAATAATGGATTTTTTGATGATGGATTTGCAGAAGTTTCGGACGTGAATATAAAATCCGATAATTTTGATTCAGATATTATTCAACTTGATTCTGGAGATAATATGGTCTCTGGGATAGATTTGGTTTCTGGAGAAAAGTCTGAGGCCGATAGGCCCGAAAAGCCAGACAGAAGTACTAGTATAGTTTCTGATGGATCATCATCAACCATTGATATCGATGATTCTCAGATTAACAATATTGGTAAGAAAAAGAAGCCAGACACTCGCCGAAACGGATCAGAACGTAGTAGTTCAGACCGTAATGGCTCTGGATCTGGGTCTGGCTTTGGGAACGATTTAGATTTTTTAATGAATCCAACTAAAAAAACCAAGGAAAAAGAAAATCCCTACAACGATCCTGATGAATATTCTGAAAATAGTGATCGTGACAACGAACGTGAACGCGATAGAGACCGTGACCGAGACCGAGACCGAGACCGCGACAGAGACAGTGGTTATGATAGTTATGATGATCGTAGTGATGGCTACAAGAGTGATGATGATAGAGGACCTTCAAGGCCTTCAGGCTCTTCTGGACCTTCCGGTTCTCGAAGAAAATTTGAGAATGAAGAACAAGAAAAGTTATATTATTTTACTCATTTACAGGCTCTTAAAGATGAATATGAGATTGAATTTACCAATAATTTGAGCATGGATTCTAGTGTTAATAAATTAAAAATTGAATACCTGGTTCAATCTGAAAGAATTAATAGACGTGCAGTGGTTAGTGATTATAAAGATAAAATCATGACTTTTGTATCTGCCATAGAATTTTTGAATGATCGATTTAATCCATATGTTAAATTAGATGGTTTGTCGAAAGCTATGTATGGAAACAATTTGGAAAATTTTAATGAACCATTAAGAAAATTATACGAGAAGTATAAGGATACTGATGATTATTTGGCTCCAGAAGTACAAGTTCTTATGGTCTTGGTACAAACAGTTGTTATGCATGTCATCACTACAAAGATGATGGATTATGCAAAGCCTAATATGATGAGTGCTATGAATGCTGAACCGGGTCTAATGAATGGTCTTATGAATGCTGCTTTAAATGCTGTAAGCATGACGAATAATCAACAACCAATGAACAACCAAATGCCAATGAATAACCAACAAATGAATTATGGCCAACAAATGCCCATGAATTACAATAACAACTACAATAACAACAACGTTCAACCAGCATCGGCACCAATGCAAGCATCATCGTTTAAACCAATGCAAGGACCATCTGAAGATGTCAATCAGTTGTTGTCTGGATTTGGTATTTCCGAAAATTCATTTTCTGTGATGGATAGACCAGAAAATCCTCGAACATTTAAAGAACCAAAAATAAAAATGCCTAAAAAACAGGGCTATCAACAATCTTTTGATATGAGAGATTCGATTTCTGTTGGTTCAGAAGAAACCACTGGGTCTGAGATTAGAAAAATAAATTTTGGCAAGAACAAAAAAAATAACAATGTTTTGAGCTTTTAAACACTCATCATCAATAGCAGTAAGAAATAGTGGAAGAAGATAGCAGTAGAATAGTATTCAAAGATCCGAAGATCTCTAAATGCTAATTATTAATGGTCGCGAAGCGATTATTCCGATTCCGATTCAGACTCAGACGCCGATTCTGATTCTGACCCCGACACAGAAATAACTTCATCTGAATCCTTCTTTTTCAATTCTTCTAAAATTTTTTTCCCAGCAGCTCCATCTTTCTTTACGGGCTTTGTATGTCCCATAATGTGATCAGGCATATCAGGAACTTCAGATCCTAACGCAAGTCCCTCATATGGATTTGACTTTGCTTCTTTTGGCTTTACATAATACTTGCTTTCTGGATTAGCCTTGGCAGCTTTCCAAGCTTCACTTCTAGCTTTGGTATCAACTTTTGTATCTCCATTTTTGCTTTTCCATTCAGCCGCATATTCTTTAATAAACAAAGACCAAGCTTTTGGTTCTGACTTCTTTTCTTCAGAAAATTGAGTTCCCTTGAGCTTGCTATTCTTGCAAAGTTCTTTAACTCTATCTTCGGTACAGAATTTGTCGTTAATAAGCTGATTCATCAAACTATCAAGCTTTTTGACAGAAATGACTCTTTTATCAACAGTGTATTTGGTTCCTTTGATATTGTTTTGTTTGCAAAGTTTTGTAATTTGCTCTTCAGTACAAGCCTTATCAAGAACAAGTTGATCAAAAAGATAATTAACTTTGTTAACAGTTGAAGAGCTGGCCAAAATAGAAGAATTCTTTGATTCAGTGCTCATTTTCTTTTTGATAGTTTGATTGCTTGATGATTGTCGTTATTATGCATGTATGTTTCGTGAAGCTGGAAGTGAAAAATTTTTTGTAAATGTATCGACGGAAAGCCTGTTTCTTTTAGAAATATTTACAGCACTACTTAATTATAAAATGTTATTAATGAGTTATTTAGCTACAACATTTCATAATTTCTCAATAAATGATAATTTAATAATCAAACTTTATAACAAAAAGGGTAATTATTATATGTATAAATGCTACAACAACAAAATTCCGAATTATATCCCTGATATGCGTGAAAACGATAATGAAAACGATAATGAAAAATATATTTTAAGAAGTAAAATAAGTAAAATACATAAAGGATTATGTTTGGGCTACATAGACACAATTGAAATAATATATAGAAATTTTAAGTTTATATATAATATTAGTTGTTGTGAATTAAAAAAGGGCTACTCGAAAATTTTCTTAAATAAAGATTTCAAATCTGTTCTTGATTCTGGAATTTTTGATTCTCTCGGACATGATTTATCTATACATATTATTAATTGTTTTGAACCATTTATTATTAAATTTGGTTTTATAACATTAAATGTTGTACCAAGAATTATTCCACACAAAGAGCCGCGAGAGCCAAATGAGAAAACAGTATCAGATTTCGACAAATGGATTGTACAATATTTATACGTTGATTCTACGATCATTTATGATTCTGATATTGAAAGTAATTCGGGTTCAGAAAGTATTTCTGATTCTGAATATGAAACTTATGATGGATTTGATACTAAAATTTATGGACCAGATACATATGCTTCTTGTAAAAGTGTTTTCGATCATCTTGTCGAAAATCAGGACTACTATGGATTATTTATTAACGATCATACTTTTAAAGGCTATTCAAAAAATGGTAATTATTTATCATTGGCAAAAATGATAAAATTATAGGGAGGATTATTATAATTATTATTCTATGTATTATAAAATGATTGTGAAGCCTTATGACAACGACATATTTTTTAGTAATACTTCAAGTATAATCTTTATTATTGCTATAATTTGTTATTTATACATTGTCATTTCAGAGTACAGAGACGATGAAATAAGAGACACCCATGATCCTTTAGATATTAAATTATGGAAATGTACATTTTTTATTATGTTAATAGGTGGATTTTTTATAAGTTCTTACAAGCTATACAATTAAATGCCTAAATGCTCACGAAGAATTAGTTTCGAATAATAAAAAAAAAAATAAAAAGCATTAGTGATAATCTGATAAATAAATAATAAATGGAAGTTAATACTGAATCTCTTGAAAATTGTGTACGTTCTTTGTTTTATTTGTCAACAGGAATAGCTTTTTTAGCAATGGCAAAACCTTGTTCTGAAACATTTCGTAATTCATCTATTATTAATTTAACTCTTTCTCTTACAGGTGTTAGTTTGATTTGTCTAGGTGTCATTAGATTGATAAAATGAGACATCATTTGAATGATTAAGTGAGACATCATTAACGAAGTGTAGAAATGCAGAATAAGAATTCTTGAACATTTACAAAATTTTTTGTGGGCTAATTTATTATATCTTTTAAAGAGATATCAAGATATTCGTCCGAGGAGTTAATATTTCCCGCGGAAACGTTGTAAAGCAATTATTATCTTTTAGATTATTAAAGGATTCTTGATTCTTGATTCTTGATCAAAATGGATGAGCCGATTAATATATTAAGACCTCAAATCAAAATAACAGCAAAAAAGGAGCCTAAATATAACAAAGAAACATTGAAACATAATTGTTCAATGTTATATTATTATGATGATCCAAATGATATAAAAAGCATTTCTGAAGGAGGTCTAAATCTTCCTTTTGGATATCGACCTTGGTACTCTTTTAAAAAGAAAAGTATAACTAATGGTGGAGAAGAATTTACTGAAATTGTTTCGGGTCGAGAAGCATTCAATGATCCAGTTCTTTATAGGCCTGTTGATATGAGTACATATATCCGATCATATTTTATTGATCCATACATTGAACGGGGAAGACGTTCGCCATTTATGTTTCACAAAGATTCTAAAAATTCTGGTAAAGGATTTCAATTGAATCCTCAACAAAAGTTTGTGGGACAGTTTATCAGTTATGACACCGATTTTCCAGGAGCTCTATATTATCACGGTATTGGAGCAGGTAAAACTTTTGATGCTGCAACCACAGCTCTTGCATTTGTTGCCAAATACAAAGCTGGTGATACATTTAAAGACATTGACGATAGAAAAGTCTGTATCAAGGATGATCAGAGAAATTATTGCTCTGTAACTATTGTTGTTCCCAAAAATTTATTAAATGACTATGTTGATACATTTGTTGGGAAGGTACAAAATGTAACCGGTATGTGTGTTATTTATTGTGAAAATGACAATATTGACAATGTAGAAAGTTACCGTCAATTTTATCAAGGAAATACTGTAAGGGATTCTTCTGGTCAAATAACATTCGAAAATCCTAAACTTAAAAGACTTACTGTAGTTGAAGATGAAATTGAAAAGATTAATAATAAAATTACTTTATTGCAACAAGAATTGCATGAAGACATAAGTGATAATGAAAAAGATATTATCATTAATCAATTACAACAGTTGCAAAAGAAACTTGAAGAACATAAAAGAGAAGTCTTGAGTATAAACAAGTCTTTGACAAACTCTATAAATGATCTTTACTTTATTGTAAGTCATGAAACATTTATTTCAAGACTTCGTCAACAAACAGGAAAAAGAACTTCTAAAAATAATATAGAATATACAGTTTCCGATTTCGTTCTTGGTAAAAAAATAGAATTTGTTTCATCTAAAGGAGCAAAAGTATCTTATAGAGGAACTAAACCAATTCATCCAGACTGTCTTCACAGTAATAAGACTTTAATCATTATTGATGAAGTCCAAAGATTGGTATCTGAAGGTGGGTCGAATTATGACATTCTTTTTAGTACTCTGTTTATTTACGCTAGATCATTTATTGATGGAAAACCAACAACTAAAGTTGTATTGATGACTGCTACTCCTGTACATAATACTCCTCATCAAATGGCGTTGATGATGAATTTAATCAGAGGCCGGTTAATGCTTCCTAGAAAATCAGTATCAAAGACAGGGGCAGGGTTAGGATTTAATGAATGTTTCATTGATCAAAATAAAATAGAATTGAAGAATCCTTTGCTTTTAAAATATGCATTGTCAGGATATGTAAGTTATCTAAAGGGTGGTTCTACTCAAGGCTACCCTTATAGGAGAAATCATGTCGTCCTTCACAAAATGGGCAGTGTACAATATAATCAATACAAAGATAGATTGGCTGAAGACATTGAAAAATTGTTGAAAGAAAAGGGAAATATTAAGAGTGGTATTTTTGATGACGATGAAAAAATTAAATCTAGAAATATCTATAGAAATTCAGGAAATATTTCTGTTTGTGCGTTTCCTTCTTACAAGGGATCAAATCAGGAAGCAGAATTTAAGAAAATTATCAAAGATGGTAAATTCGGAGACTTTTCTAGCAAATTAAAAGCTATTGGTGATAGAATCTTGAATAGCAAGGGTACTATATTCGTGTATTCAGCATATGTTCGTAGAGCATTGACTCCATTGATATACTACCTTGAGAGTCATGGATTTGAATTTATTGGAAAGAATGAAGGCCATAATCAGAAACCAAGTACTTTGAGTTCGAAGAAAAAACTTCGATATGGTATTTGGTCTGGAACTTTGTATTCTGATTTCAAAAAGGAAAAAGAAAAGAAACACTATACTATTCCCGAAGATGAATCTGAATTCAGGTCCAAGATGAAATACTTATTCAACAGCAAAGAAAATGTTGATGGATCGGTCTGTAAAGTAATCATTGGAAATATTACAGAAGGTGTTTCATTTATGAGAGTTCACGAAATTCATTTGATTGAACCCTGGTGGAATGAATCCAAGATGGAACAGATTATTGGTCGTGGTATCCGTTATCAATCTCATGCAGATATGCCATTAGACCAACAATATGTCGATGTATTTTATCATTGTTCCGTATTCCCAAATTATCCTAACAAAGATGAAAGTATACTATCAAAATTAGGATTCAAGGCCAAGAAATGCGACTACTGTAAAGAAGTCGAAAAGAAGCAAAAAGAATCTGAAAAGAAAGAAACTGGAGGTGAAGTACCGATGAGCTTTAAACAATTCTTGGAAATGAAGAAAAAAGAAGCAGAAAAAGAAGCTAAAAAGGCTAAAGAAGGGTCCGTAGGGCCTGTGGGAAAAAGTCCAACAGGACCAATTACTGGAGTTTGTACATGCGAAGAGACTGGCAAAAAAACTGGTATTCAAATGCTAAGTTATGTCAGTATCGAACAAAGACTTTTTATGGTTGCCTCTATGAAAAATAAATTAAATAAACAATTCGAAATGAGTCTAAAAGAATGTGCTGTAGATTACGAATTGAACAAGTATGGAAATGTATCTAGACTTGAAGAATATGATTTTCCGTTGGAAGGATCGAATATTCTCAAAAATAACGAGAAATTTTTGTATGATAGAGCTACAAACAAATTCTTTAAATACATTGGAACCAATGATGGAACTGTGGGGAAGATATATCATGTATCATTTCCTAACATAGATTCATTTTGGCCTCCACAGAAATACACAATAGAGTCAGAATTGACTAATCCAGACATTCTACAAGGCATTCGAGTTCTTAGAGATGATAAAGGTCGTGAAATGATTTATATTGATATTATTGAGGAAATTGAATCTTTTAATAATAATCCTGAGTACAACAATAAAAACTTTTATCAGTTAAAAGATTATGCCATTAAAGTAAAAGGTGAAGAAGAGAAGGCTTGGAATGAAATTGAAAGACTTAATAAAGTGAACGATATGATAACCGTACTAGCGAAGTATAATCATCTAAATATTACACCAGCAATTATTTTGGAAGGTTTCAAAGGTCGTGAATTGACGGTAGAAGAATATTTGGGGAAATAATCTTTCAGGTCCTTTGGGATCATAAAAAGATCATAAAAATATAGTGAAAAGATAGTGAAAAATTATGAACTAGATTCTAGGAAATAAATATCATCTTTGGATACGCATAAAAATGTCCTAACATTGCCTTCAAAATTTATCAAATATATTTCGGTAAATTCTATTGGATCATCAGATCCTAAAAATATTGAATATGGTGAACTGCAGCCAAATCCGTTAATCATATTTTTATTTAACCATTCAATTATATCTTTGTCCAATAAGTTTGATAAAGGATAAACATCAAATGTTCCATAGATAGATATTTTATGTGTATCATAATTATCAAAGGAATATTCTATTACTGTATGATCAACATAAAACTTTATTTTCATATTTTTAATTCCGATGGAGTTATTCGGATTAATGTTAATGTCAAAAATATATTCTGTTACATCAATATATTTGTTATTTTTGTGTGAATATACACATTTATTAAAAAAATGATCCAACATAGATTTTGCATCAAAAGTTTTGTTTAACATTGTTTCCCAGATGGGGTATCTATATATACGTGTTGAATTATGCTCTAATTTATTCATTATTGTTTCTGCATTTAATCCGTGTTCTTTTATGTGTTTTTTATAAATTTTAGAACCATAATCGTCACCAGAATAAAATGAAAAATCCTTGATACTTTCAATAAATTTTTTTGCAATATTAGGCATTTTAGAATCATACGTCTCCAAAATTAATTCCCATTTATCGATGTCAAAATCGAAATTATCGTCTTTTCCTGACATTTATCGGATACTTTATTGGAGACTTCGAAATTAAAATTATTATTAAACGTATCTATGCCATTTTGTTAGCATTGGTGGATGATATGGTGTATAATCTAGAAAAAGTACATTCTTTTCCTTGATTAGAGCAGCAGTATAACTTAAAGTGCTAGCACCAGTAACCAAAAGATCTGCAAGTATCATAGAAACAAATGTGATTGTAATCTTTTCATAAATGTGATAAACTACACAATTTTTCACTTCGGGTGACAACATTTTGTTATAATATTCTTGATCAAGATCTTGAGAATATACATGAATTTTTAGAGACTTCTTTGGATTCTTGCTGTCGTTGTTGTCGTTAGCGTAGTAGTCGTTATAAAGTTTTTCTAGAAAAGAGATATAGAATTCGTCTTTATATTTTTTCTGCTGAAAATTCAACAGAGTATTTGTATAATTTTTATCATAATTTTTGGTATCATGTGGGTTTGGTCTTCGAATATGAATAGCAACATTAAAAAAAGAATTATCGAAATAATCAGAATATTTGTGTCTTTTTCTTATCATTTCGACAACATTAGAGTATTCTGTAAACAACGACAACATGTCTATGTTCCGGTTAAAATAGTTTTGAAGATCTCCAGTATCGTCGCCTTCTGATCTTTGGATCCCGTTGTGGTCTATGGGATAATCGTGTATGAAACCAAGCATATCTTCAATATCTTTTATGAATGAAGGATCATTGTCATAATTATGTTCTATGGCTTTTATTGGTGTATAAACAAATTTGATATTGTGAATTTTTGCAAAGATAATACTAAATAATATATTTTTTACTTGTTCACCAAGTCCGTCAGCTCTACCGGGGTTGGTAATTATACCTTCTTTTACAGAATTTTTTAGGAACTCGAAACCGGTAAAGTTTTTTAGATCTATAAAATCTTCTTCGCTGCTATGCGACTTGAGTTCTTTTATTTCTTCCATTTATTTATTGGTATTATTAAATAACAGAGTATTATACGAAAAAATATATCTGAAATGTCATTATTTAATGCTGTAGTAAACAATAATCTAGAACATGTATTAGAATTATTAATTGCAGGTCACAGTCCAAATTCTTTTAATAAAAAAAGGGAAGAAGTGCCTCCTTTACTGATTGCTTGCTATAATAATCATCATGAAATAATAGATGCATTACTTACAGATGGTGCGAAGCCTAATTTAACATCAGATAACGCAGATAATATGACTCCACTAATGGTAGCTCAGGATCTTGATACTGTAAAAAAATTGATGTCACATGGTGCTGATGCAGGTAGACTTGATGACTCTGGAAATTCTGCCATTCATCATTTTATTAGAGATTTTTCAGGTGAATCGAATGGGTTTTTAATGACGCAAGAATTGTTAAATGCTGGGGCTAATCCAAATGTCATGAATATTAATTATGAAACTCCTTTAATATTAGCAGCTAAGTATGGAGACATCAAAATGATAATATTACTACTACAAAATGGTGCTGCATTAAATGATGATTCACAATTAAAACGTGCTATTCAAGCTGCAACGAGATATCCAAAGGCTAAAAATTTCCTTCAAGATTTTCGTAATTATTTGATTCTTGTTGGTGGTCTTAGAAGATCCAAATCACGAGCTAAATTAAATAAAGATCTTGTAAGAAAAGTTGTAGAAATGTTGAGAGAATAATAGCGAATGGGTACTTGATCCGTTCCCTAAGAGAATATTCTGCACAAGTGCCCTAAGAGAATATTCGCTACGCGAGTATTACACAAATATTCCTAATTCTTTAGAATCCTTAGGGACTTCTTTTGGATCTAATGTGATATTAGACCTACATAACGGACAAGTTTTTTTATGCATTAAGCAAATTTTAATACATTCATAATGAAAACCGTTTTTACAAACTGTACAAGCAAAAATCTTTTCACTTTCAGAGACACATTCTAGACAAATAGTACAATCTCTAGATCTGACATCGGTTTTGTCTGTGATGTCTGTGTTATTATTAGATACCCATTTATCATGTGCTTTGATAATCAATTTTTTTTGGAAAGAATTGATTATATTGGTGTCGAAATCTGGGATAATTTTAAATACTTTGAAAAAAATTAAATATATATGTTTACAAATTCTGTTATGACGTTCAAAATCTGGACATGTACATGAAAATTTATTGTCTATTTTGACACTATATGTGATTCCTTTAGATCCTAACACTGTATATTCTAGAACTGGATCATCGGAATTATTACCAGCATTATCATTATTATCAATTTTTTTATACTCCAAAACTTTCATGCTACGATCAGTAGCGGCTTTCATAAGTTTGTTTAGCATATTATCGGTATTGTTATCGGTATCGGTATTGAGTTCTAAATTGCTTTGAGGCTATTATTTTTTCGATTACAAAAAATAATAGCGTCAACCAGAATTGTCCAGAAAGAAGCAAGAATAGCAAGAAAAGAATAATAAAGAATAGCAAGAAAAGAATAATCGAAAGAATGAAACAATATTATTGCATCTTTAATAATAAAGATTGTGTTGAATACATTTCAGAATGTATGAGTGAAATTACGTCTTATTTAATGACTAAGGCTAAAAAGAATATTGAAAAAGACGACGACAACGACAACAATGATAACGAAAAATCATTTAAAGAAGAAATGGAATCATTTATTGAAAATTATTCTGTTGATAAAGTCATTAAAAACAAAGGGTCTTGTATGACTCTTCAATACAAACTAGAGTTAAGAACAACAGAAAATGATTGTAGTATTGTATTAGTTCCTGTTGAATAATCCCTAGGGACTTCTAATAGTCTATTCAGAATCATCAAAGGTATCATACAAGAACATAGTGCCTCCATTCAACTTTCTATTATAACTAGTACTTTGAATGAAAACGTCATATTCTGGGAAATCAGTACATTTTTTCTTTTTGGATGGATCATAATCTACAAGACCAAGTAATACACGAGCTTTGGTTCCTTCATAAAAAGTTCCATCGGATTTTTTACGAAGGATAATTTCTTTATCTTTCTGGATAAGTTCTGGCTTCACAAATTGATAAAACCCTTTACCAGTTCTAAACGTTAACCCATTATCAATAGTAAACTGCTTGATGACGCTGTCACTTTCGACAGGAATTACTTGAAATCTTGATGGTGGTACAGGCTTCAATTCAGCCGTTTCTGCATCAATTCCAAGATGTACAGTTCTGTCAGACGAAGATGCTGAAGATGTAGTTCTACGAGATGATCGCCAATCATATCGTGATTCTTCTTCTTTTTCGATTTCTTCAGTAGACGAATGGCCAAGCATCACATCAAACATTTTTCGCATGTTTTCAGAAAGTCCAACAGTTTCTGTCAATTCTTGCTTGTAATTCTCCAAAGTTCCCATATGCTTATAGCAGATAGCATACATCATTTCTGTAATATGCTGAAATTGATCAAGATACAGATGATAACCTCCAGTTACTGAACTCATTTGTTTATAAAAAAGCCTAGTAGAAGCGCTTCCACTATTAAGACATTGGACAGAATAGATGCTGATTCCTAGTTCTTTAAGACTTACTAATTCAGTTCTCCAATCAATCTTGTATGGATTATCATTCTTTTCATGTGGGGTCGCATCACCAATCATTACAAGAGTCCTTACAGCTGATGTATTCCATGAAAAATTTTGGACTTCTCTAAGTACGTATTCATATGCTTCTGGAAAATCTCCACCACTTGTATTTGGAGCATTCTTAACAAACTGGATTAGTTTATTTTTATCATTGGTTAAATCAATAGAAGTCATTAATTTGTCTTTGTCGCAATAATCTCCGTGAGCAACGAGACCAATAGAGATATCTGGTACTTTTTCAAAAAGATCATTAATAATTTTCTCAATCTTTGAACGGACTTGACCAATACATCCACTCATCGATCCAGTGGTGTCGAAACTAAAAACAATATTTAAGGCCATAATAACAAGTATAATAATTACTAAACGGTTAGCATTGGCCCTTTTTATTATTTTATTGTTTTTATTGCGCTTATCATCAAAATAATTTTATTTGTATTTATATAAAAAATGACTGATGCAGAAATAGATATCGAAAACACCGAAATCGATGCTGAATATATCGTCAAAGAACTTTCAGATATTAAAAATACTGTAAAAGAATTAAAAGAACAATTGTCGAAAAAATCAGAAGAAAGTAAAGAAAATAAAGAATCAAAAGACACTGTATGTGCTGATGGACCAAAAGATACTATAAGTGCTGACGAACTAAAAGAACTGGTTGGATGTTGTGGAACTGAAGGAGTTTGTGAGTCTGAAGGTCATTGTCCTGTTAACATTTCAGGAATTATTGAGAATACCAAATGTCCTTATTCTTCAGGGAAATCAGGCATGTGTCCTTATTTGTCACAGATGTATAAAGACAACACACAAAACACTTCATTATGGTCTGATGAATTTGTTCCAATGTCATGCAATTCTTCAATGTCTTCGAGTCCATTGTCTTCTCCAATGTCTCTAATTTCAAACGTATTTGGTGATATATTTTTTGTTATTATTTTCTTTATTGTTATTTATCTGTTTTCAAGAATGAATTATTAGATCCTACATCCTGGTACGTCCATTATTAAAGAAAAGGACTCTTTGGTCCTCGAGGGCTTAAAGCATCATTCACGTTGGGAATAAAGGAATGATAATGAAATGATAATGAAATGATAATCTAATAATAGATCCGAAGATCCATTGTTAAATTATTCAGAAACGTTTACTCCTCGTCTTCGGAGCATTCTTCGGAGCCCGATTCAGAGTCTTCCTCAGTCTCTGAACACTCTTCTTCAGAGCCTTCTTCCTCAGCTTCCTTGAGAATCTTCTCATCAAGACCCAACTTCTTCAGAAGAGCCTTTGCATGAGCACCATCTTTCTTTATGGGCTTTCTAACTCCCATAATGAAACCTGGCATTCCTGGAACATCGGAGCCTTGAGAAAGTCCTTCATATTCTGAAGGTTTCTTGGCTTCTTTAGGTTCTTGATACCATTTACTTTTCTTGTTAGTCTTTGCTTTCGCATAGGCTTCCTTACAAGCTTTGATATCGTACTTGGATCCCTTCTTGTCACAAGTAGCTTTGTACTCCTTGATAAAGTTGTTCCAAGGTGAAGGTCCTCGAGTCTTCTTTGGTGCAGAAAACTTGGTTCCCTTGAGCTTCGCGTCCTTAATCAGCTCTTTCAAACGTTCTTCAGTAATCTTTCCATCCAAGACCAAGGATTCCAAGAAGCTATCGAGCTTTTCGGTCTTAGTCTTTGTAGTCTTGATTACTTTAGAGGCCATTTTCAGATCTGTTTAGAGATTCCTGCGTTAGCGTTTGTTAGCGTTTAGTACACGTGTACTGTGCAATTAGATCCGGAAAAGCTAGAAGTAATTATTTTTTTGTAAAGTTCTTAGGCCTTTCAACAACATCCTTCAAGCCTTCGGATCTTTAATCTTTAGTTTTTCTTTTTACTAGACACCGTACATTTTCCGTTCTTAGTTAAAGTAATTACATAATCATCATGGACGGTTGTTAATTGTTTTAGAGTTCCTGAAGACTTTGATGTTAATCGTGGTCTTACAGGAGAACTAGCAGTTTTTGTATAGGGTTTAGTATTAGATCGTGCTACTACTGTTTTTATAACTTTTTTAACTCCAGTTTTTTTGGAGAATTTTTTCTTGATAATATTTTTGGCCTTGATATTCTTGATATTCTTGGTCTTGTTTTTAGATCTTCGACCAAAAGAAACATAGTTTCCAGCGACTTGATTTTTGGTATAAAGATATTCAGGACCTTTAAGAAACAAGTCTGGTAATTGACCAGCAGCTAGATCGGTATTAGAAAATGGAGTAAATGGAGTATTAAAAGTTCTTGGACTTGAAGTCGAAGAGTCCGCAGATCCAAAATTATTTCCTAAATTTGATAAAAATGGATCTGGTGTTATACCATCAGGTACAACTCCCATAATGTTGTCCGGTACTATATTCTGATACCAATCTTTACCTGTATAATTATCAATTGTGTTACCACCAGCACCACCATACAACGGAATGGGAGTTTGAAACCCTACATTATTAGGTCCATATAGACTATCAGTACTTTCAATTTTTCCAAAGGATCTAGATCCTGGTCCACTAGACCTTCCGGAATCAAATAAATATTTACATCTATACGGTTCTCTCTCTTTATTTATTTTTTTAATAGACTTCAAAGCCTTTTTTACACACTTTATTCTTTTTGGTTTTAGATAATTAGTCTTGGACATAGTAAATGATTCTGGATCACAATCATCATCATCAGATCCATATGATCCAAAACTATTTCCAGAGTAGAACGGTTTATTAAGACCGTTGTCAGAATATTGCATTGGTGTGTTGATATCATATGGACGATTTCCAAGGCCATATGTACCCATAACAGGAACTGCAGTTGCAGCATCAAATTGACCAGCATTTGCAGAATCTATAAGATATTTATAGTTATGAGTTCCTAATTCCTTCATCCATTCTGCTGAACCTGGGCTAGAACCAAATGATCTTTTTGACCCAAATGACCTTTTTGAGCCGTCATAGATGATTCCGTCTTCAGGACCAAACGGTATCGGTGGTCTTACCATTTCAAGAGGTTTTCTTGTATTATCAAAATAATTCATACCTTCTGGAAGTCCTAAAGAAGATCCCATTGGTTCCATAATTCTAGAGCCAAAATTATTCTCATTTCTAGAGCCAAAATTATTCTCATTTCTAGAGCCAAAATTATTCTCATTTCTAGAGCCAAAATTATTCATTGATGGACAAGTTAATGCACTATTATGAAATTCACTATATTTTGCCGGAACAAACCCATCAAAAATAGGGGCTTTTATTGACGACATATTTAATAATAACATACATTTTATTAATTTCTTTGATATTTTAAAGATTAGATTAGTTTTGCATTTTATGGACGATTACGAAATAACCGAAATTCATTCAAAGCCTTATAAGCCAAAACAAAAACACACGGGTCCTAATCACAATCAAAAAGAGATTGATGAGATCAGACATCAAATGAATATAAATTATATCATGAATCATATTCCTGATGATATCCTCGACGCTAAAATTGCAAAAATTAAAATTGACATACTAGTAGTAAAAAATGAATTGGATAACAGACGTCTTACCCACGATAAAAGAAGAACATTATCAAACAAATTGAGAGAATTAGAACGTATTAAAGATGGACTTATAAATTTAAAAAATTATAGGGAAGGATATCCGTTGGAAGGACAAGACTTACACAATGTACGAAATGCTATTGAAAAAATATATAAAAGAAATTTTGGATCTCGTAAAAGATCCAGAAAATTAAGAAAGAGATCCAGAAGATCTAAAAAGTCCAGAAAATAAAAAAGCACTAAGTACTTTGGGTCGTTAATTATCAATGAAATCATTTCCTATTTTACTATACAAGCTTGTTCCAAAGAAAACTTGGCACACATTTTTATCATCGGGTCAAAACGTTTGTTATGGCTTCGAAAATGATATAGATTCTGGTTTTGTGCATATGTCAACTTTTGAACAATTGCCCCAAACCATAAAGAAATATCGTTCTGCAGAAGAATATAGAGATCTAAACAGAGATCTTAATATTCTTGGTATTTATTTGAGATCTGATGAAGTAAAATGGGAACGGAGTTGTAAATTAAAAAAGATTAATATTCATTCTTCTTGCACTGGTGGAAACTGCAAAATGGATTGTCAAGAGTATCCTCATTTGTATGGACCTATAAAATATCTTCCAATACAAACTAGTAATATATTGTTCGTTATGGATCTTGACCTTTTTATGAAAAAGTTTGGAATGAATAAAGAATGATTATAGGAATAAGGATAATTATAGGATTCTAGAATCCCCTAAATTGTCCCTGTTGTATAGTTCGTGTTTGTTGTTGCACTTGTTGAACTCTTTGCTGAGCAGCCTGTTGAGCTTGTTGAACTTGTTGCTGAGCAGCTAATCTTGCTTGTACCTGTTGTGCTTGATTGCCAAAACCGTTAGCCATTTGATGATATCTATCTATTGGACTGTATGTGCTGTTGTAATCGATAATACAACTATTACCAAATTTTCTTACAGCACTACGTCCTCTTTTTAAAATTTTGGACTTTTTTTTTACAAGTCTATTGGATCTCTTACGACCAACTGAACCTTTACGACCTTTATTGATTCTCTTACGAGAACCTCTTGTGGATCTTTTACGACCTTTATTGATTCTCTTACGAGAACCTCTTGTGGATCTTTTACGACCTTTATGGGATCTCTTATGAGATCTTACTTTTTTAGCACTTCGTCGTCTGAATCCGAAACCCTCAGTTCCTCTATAAGACTGAAGACTTTGGCTCCCGAAGGAGAATTTGGCTACAAGCCCCATAAGTCTATCAAATTCATCTTCAGAAACAAGTTCTTTGATTTCTTTTTTAATTGTATCCATGTCTTTTTCAAGTTTTTTAATCATTGTTTTAATAAAACCTTTTTCTTCTGCATCTTCTGTTATCATATATTTGTCCATACCTTCATTGTATTTCTTATTCAGATTTTTCAATTTTTCGACAAACATATCTACTTCACTTTCTTCGCCTTCTTCTTCAGCTTTCTTCGCAGCTTTTTTAGAAGCTTTTTTAGAAGCTTTTTTGGTTTTCTTGGGCTTCTCTTCAGAAACTTCTTCGAGAACCATTGGTTCTAATTGTTCAACTTCGTGATGGGTTGCGTGAAGTTTCTGAATTTCTGAGATTATGTCCAACTTTTTATTATATTTAGATTTCATTGTCGAATTTAGGATACATTGAACAACAACTTGAGGACTTACATTTTGGAGAGTCTTTATAAATTTTTCTCCAGTAAAATTTTTAGTATTCTCAAGTTCAGCAATAGATTTTTCAATATTTAGATCTACTGGTTCTTCTTCTACTTCTTCTTCTTCAAGTTCTTTATCTTCTTCAAATATTGGTTCTTCAAGGTCTGAATCTTGTTCCATTTGTTTTTTAATGGCATCTTGTTTAGCCTTTGCAGCAGAATCATCAACGACAATCTTTTTCTTAGCCTTAGGACTCTTAGATCTCTTGGGACTTTTAGAACGTCTGGTTGTTTTCTTTGATCTTTTCTTTTCAACTTTCTCGGCTTTTTCAGGACTTTTAGACCTAGATTTTGAACGAGAACGAGACCTGGATCTTGAACGAGACCGAGAACGCGATCTTCGTGTTTTAGTCTTCGGTTCTTTTTCTATTTTTGAACTTTTAGCTTCTTCAACGTCTTGTAAAAGAACTTTACGATCAACAAGAACATATTTTTTACCTATAGGTTCACCCTTATTATTAACTAATCTCCCTTCAGAATCGTAATGATAGAACTTTTCGCTGTCACTTACTGTTTTGTTGTGAGCATCAATGGCATCATTGACTTTCTTGATATTCGTAATAAGATTGGGTCGTTTTGATACCGGATTCAGAATCTGTTCTTTACTCATTTTACAAGAAATAAAGAAATTATATTCAGATCAATGGATTATTTTATGATGTTATTTATTCTCAAAGCAGGACTTTAAATTTTTTGTAAATGCCAATAATAAAACAAGAATTGTTATTCTAGACGTTTTTTGAATCCTTTGGGTACTTGTGATTTGGGCACTTGTGGCTTTTTAGAATCTTTCGGGTCTTTCGGATCTTTTGAGTCTTTAATATCCTTACCCAATGATTTATTTTTTTCGACAGATTTTCTATTGGAAAGAGAATTTTGACGCATTTTTTGTTTATACTTTTCTCTATTTTCAGCATAAATTACCCTAGATGCCTCTTTTTCCATACTTTGTAAGAATTTGTCTTGATTATTATTTACGTCTAAATCAACCAATGAACTAGAACTTGCTATAGATCTCAAATTTTCATATGATCCCATAAATCTCATAAATTTCTCTGAAGAATTCCAAGAACAATTAATCTCTTCATTAATCTCTTCATTATTCTTCTTCTTCATAAATACCCTCTCAGTGCAAAAATATATCAAGTTCAATAATGGTTCTTTAGAATCCATTGATTCTTTCGAATTCATTACTATGATATCAATAGTTTCTAACGGAATGGATGCATCTGTTGAAATTACTTGGATAAAACTTAATCCTCGAACATACAATTTATTTATAAAATTTTCATTAATGTATCTTGTAAATATAACACTTGAAATATCAAGAAAGTCTATAATTTCTGTTGCAGTTGGTTCTGTGTATTTTTCTTCTATAAAATATATTGAAGGCATTTATTCTTAATTATTCTTAGTTATTCTTAATTGTTTATTTTAATGTCAAATATTTTTCAAAAAAAAAATTCTCAGGTCCTTATGGACCCCCAAAACAATACATTTTTTCTGATTCTGATTCTGATTCTGATCCTTCATCAACATCCGCTGTGATATAAAATATTTTTGAGTTTTTAAGGTTTCTTTCAAATAAATATTTTTTGCTGATAAAAATTACACTATAATACCAATATTCATGAACTGTAAAACCAAGTCCGGATGTTCCTTTTAGTTTCTCCACAATAAGTTTAGTATTATCAGTTTCATATTCCTTAACTAGTTCGTTAAGAATTTGTTCCATATCTGGATGATTTTGAAATCTCAAAGAACCATCAAAAGAATCACGCAAAGAATTATTAATTCTATTAATTTCTTCTTTTAATTGTCTACGAACAGTTTCATAAAATTTTTCATATAAAATGTCGATATTTGATTCTGAGTTGATTTTGGATTCTCTTTCAGCATCAACAATAGTATCAGCAATATTATTAGTAGTATCTTGATTTCCGCGGATCATTTTATTCTTCTTATTCTTATCATTCCTGTGATAGCTCCTAGCGTTCTTTATTTTTCTAGAAAATTCTTCAAATATTCTTCAAATATTCTTCAAGTATTCTGCAACAGCCTTATACTTGTATATGTTAACTATTTCATCTTTTATCATTAAACGTCCATGATAACTCGACAAATATTCAATTGTATCTTTGTCTGGATTTTTAGAAACCACGCAAGCATAATAAATTCCATTATTGATGTCCCATGCACCATATTTTTCGACAAATAATTTTACGAATTCTAAATTTCCCACTTCACAAGCACCATACAACCCGGTGTTTGTGTAGTGTAAATGTCTAATTTTTTCAATTATAATTGGTTTTCCCGGAATTTGTTCTTTTGCTGCAGTATATAGATCCATAAATTGGATTCTGACACTTTAGTGTTATGACATTTTATAGAATCATTATAGAATCATTATAGAATCATTGTAGCATTATTATAGCCTTACACCATTCTTCTTTTTCTATCAGCAAGTACGAATCCGTAAATTATAAGTGCTAGAATCACAAAACCAAACACCCCAACCAATGTACCAAGAACAATAAGATTAATTCTGTTTTGTTCAACACTTTTTGGGTCTTGTGTACATGTTATTGGTGACGGTGATTGAGTCTGTTGGGGGTAAGTTAAAGAATCGTATTCTTGAAGTGCTTGTAAGAGAGTATTATTGATAATGTCACATTTTTGAAATATATCTGACGTAATTTCTTGATCAATGTCGCAGAAATTTAATGTACCTGGTTCTGAAACCTGAACTACGTTGCCAAAAATATCTGTTGTTGTTGTTATTATTGGAGAACATGTTGCATTAACTCCAGATACAGTAAAATTTTGATTATTTATCGAATTAAATATACAGGTGCTCGAAGTATTAATAAAAGTATCGTTGGTCAGGACGTCTTTAATTTTTTGAATTGCTTGTGTATTCTTGTCATTGGCTTTTAGAGAACTTAATAAATTATTAGAAAAATTTTTTGATAACGATTGTAAATCTACTTGAACATTATTTCCGATAGTACATCCAGAATTTACTTTTGAATTAATAACTTGTGAACCACATATTTTTATGTTACAATTGGTTCCATGTACATCAGATATTGATATATTTTGACCATTAATATTATTATTATTGCAATAAGATTGAATATTGGTATTAAGAGACCCTAATGATGCATTTAATATACTTTTTAATTCAGGACTTAAATTATCTATAGCAGTATTCATTTAGAATAGTGTGGATTTTATTCCCAACGGGAACGGACATAGATCCTTTTTACGTTTCGGACCCCGTTGATCATCAATAATCATTTCTCTTACGACCATAAACAACAGCCAATGTAATAATTATTATAAGAATTATAGGACCTAATATTGCACCAACCAATTGGCCCACTGTAATACTGTTGTTTGTTCCTTCAACTGGTTTATTAAATACTTCATCTAATTTCGCTTGAATTTCTTGTAATGATGGAAGATTAATTTCGGGAAGGCCTGATGGAGAAGTAGGGTTTGGAGTCGGATTTTGTGTTGGTGTTGGTGTTGATGTTGGTGTAGGGGTCTGGGTCGGAGCAGGCGTTGGACCTGGAATGCATACATTTTTTGATGTATCAAAAAGTTGTGTATTATCAACGTAACAACAAATATCATTATATATATTGTTCAATACTGGACTTTTGATGTTATCATATTCTTGTTTTAAAGAAGTTGCTTGTGCAACCAAAGTTGGATCAGGGTTCACCTTTTGTTCTATTTGTTTGAATACAGAATCCCATTGATTATATTTATCATTTTTTGCTTTTTTATAAGAATCCATTAGATTATAATTTAATTCAGAATTAAGTGCATTTTTTTCTATAAGTTTTGCACATGTTAATGTAGTCGATGTCATTTATTACATACATAGGAAATAATGATGGATTAATAACAATCAGAGATGATTAATCACTTGTGATGTAAAGCGCTATGCTTTATTAAGCAACACAAAAGGTTGAGTTCCGTTATTCTTGCTCATTCTTACAGTATAACCTGTAGAGTTGTACCTCGGTCCATTAAGAATCTCAAATTTTACAGATCCTTTTGATCCGCTAATAGCATCTGTTTTCTCTTTTAGGGCATCCATAGAACCTCCCCAAAACATAATGCTTGTATAGTGAGGTGCAATTTTAACATATTCAGTGAAATCACGTTCATAAAATTGTCTTCTTTCAAGACAATCTAGAGCATCTTTAACAACATTGCGATTTGGCTTTTGTTGCTGTTGCTGTTGATTCTGATTCTGGTTTTGGTTTTGGTTTTGGTGATTCTTTGCCATTTTGCTGATTATTATTTCTGATTATTATGTTCTCCGATATTCTAGCGCTATGTTATTTTTTCGAAGAATCATTATATCCTATGCATTCTTTGTGATAACGCAGTAAATATGTTTATCAGGAATTAATTTTAGTGACTCTAGTGATTTCCAGTAATCAGAATCATTAAAATTTTCAAGTAATATCAAGGGACCGTGATTAGACATAAACAATTGTTTATTGTCGAAAGTGATAACTATAGAACTAAGAATAAAGTCAGCAGTTTCTATAAATTCACTATAGTCTTCAGTAAAGTTGATGACGAATGAGGATTCTAAATAATCAGAAACCACTTTATGAACATCAATGGTTAATTTCAAGGATCCTTGATGTCCTTCGGACTCTTTGGATCCTGAGGACTTGTCTGTCTCGCATACAAGTCTGACAACATTTTTGTAGTTATCAGTTATTCTTTCTTTTATGGTAAAATTCATTATTACTTTTTGTTATGTTTTATTTAGCGTAATTTATTTTTATTGATTATAACAAATGGTAGATGCGTATAAAAGTCAAGTAGCTCAATTAACAGGATCTTTGGGTCCTCAAGGCGTCGCCGAATGGCCATATTCAACGGATGTACCACATGAACCATGGGATCTAAATAATCAACCATTACAATTTCCACCTGGAGTGGGTCATTATGTAGATGCATATGATGTAAATGCAGATTCGATGGCTGGTGAATTAGTACCGGCTAATGTTGGATTCGGGGCTAGAAGACGTCGCGGATCTCGTAGAGGATCTCGTCGAAGGTTCAGAGTTAGAAAAGGATCAAAAAAGTCTCGAAGAGGGTCTCGAAGAGGGTCTCGAAGAGGATCTCGAAAGAGCCATAGAACACGAAGAACAAGAACAAGAACAAGAAAAGGATCTAGAAAAGGATCCCGAAGGCCTCGAAAAAATGTGATTATGATGTAATTATGATTTTTGGGACTATTTATCTATCTGGGCTTTACAATAAAGTTATTATTTCTTCTGCATTTTTCAAAAATCCATTCTTGTTGATTATCGTTAATAAATTTATTAATCATAACATAATCTTTGGTGAGTGTTTTGAAATAAAATTTGTTCTTACCAATATTTTTCTCAAGAGCATCATTAAAATTTTTCTCAAGTTCATTATAAATGTTAACTCTTTTTTGTGTCATATAATTCCATGTTTTGTATATACAAAAGATTTGTGATTCATCTGGATCTTGATATGTATGATTATGTTTATTTTCACACACATAATAACCATTATCTCCATAATAATCCCATTTCCAATCAGTGTAACATTTTGGTCTAAATTCGTATTTGTGATATCCTTGAATAAAACAATATACAGTTTTGGATTTATGTTCGATTTTCCAAATTTTCCCTTTTTCATTAATAAATTCATTTATGACACTTTCATAAATATTGTATTCTTTATTACTGATTACTATATTAAAACTTTTATTCAACAAATTAGATGAATATTCTTTCTGAAAATATTCATTTAACTTTAATTTATATTTTTCGTATAATTTGCCATTTTTGATGAGGTCTTTTTCCTTAAAATATTCAGAAGCTTTTACTGTTGTCCCAAAAGGAATACTTTCTTCCCTAACAGGAATACTCTCTGTAGAGACGTTCCCAGCGGGGATATATCCTTGTTTTTTTTCTGACATTCTTCTTCTTTACTGCTACTCCGTTACTACTCCTTTGCTACTGCTTCGTTATCATTTTGCTAATGTACAGAATTATTTTCGAGACTTTTTAGATCCTTTTCTCGATCCTTTTCTTGATCCTTTTCTTGATCCTCGTTTTCTATACGTTCGTTTTCGATGCTTACGAGATCCTTTTCGAGACTTTCTCGATCCTTTTCTCGATCCTTTCCTCGATCCTCGTTTTCTATACGTTCGTTTTCGATGCATTCTTTTTGATCCTTTTCTGGATCCTCTATGTTTTCTATATGTTCGTTTTCGATGCTTTCGGCCTTTCCTACCTGTTCTTTTTCGGGATCCAAAATTGCTAAAGTGTTGCATTTGCGGCAATTGATTAACACCATCAGCTACAGGAGGCCAATATTCCGGAGGAACATTCATTGGTACTTGATCTCCAAAATAATCCATTGCAGCCGCATTGGGCCAACTAGTTTGTACAATATCTAGTGCACTCATTTATAATACACTACAAAAATAATTAGGATTTATTAAGGAATAATTTCTTCAATAAGAGACTTGTTATTTATTATTTCATCATCTTCGCGATAATACCAATGCAGGTCTTTTTTGCAAACAAAAAATCTGTCGCTTATTGCAAAAGGAATTCCTTTTTGGATATTTTTTAAGTATAATGTTTCGTCGACATCGTTGGTTTGTATAAAACATGGACGATCTCGTTTGTCATAAATTGGAATACATTCATATATTGAATAACCTTCTTCTAATTTTTCATATGTAACTATCGCTGAACGTTTATTATTTCCATCCATAGTTTCGATATTTGATAAAGGTTTAATATCCATTTGAAAATAACTATTTTCAAAACTACTATGACGTTTAACACCTGTTACCATAAATGTAAATCCAGCTTTAATAATAATCATAATATAACCAACTGGATTGCCATCATACCAATTTAAAAAATTTTTATATGGAGTCCTTGAGTCATCATACAATTCATAAATAAGCCATTTATTGTCTTTTTCATTTTTAAAATGAATACATAATTTAAGTTCAACCTTGGTTTTGTAAATCTTGTTTAATATAGATTTACCGACTTGTTTATTACAATCATCATAAATTACATTACCCATTATTTATTAATCATAATAATTTAAAAATATTTATGAACGCGATACCATTAACATTAACATTACCATTAACATTACCATTAACATTACCATTATCATTACCATTACCATTATCACAATTGCTTATTCTTGTTAAGAAAAGGATGCGCAAGTACTTGATCAATGTTTGGTCTGTCTTGATGATAAAAGCTCAAGCAGTATTTGATAAAATCAGTCGCTTCGGGGCTTAAATTAAAGTATTTACATTCTGAATCTAATTTGACATAGCATCTTTCAGGGTCAGTAACCTTTCCCCTAAAAATATAATGTCCTGTAAGAATCAAGAATGCACAGACACCAAGAGACCAAGTATCACTTTTTTTAGAATAAATTTTATCTTCTGATTCGGGGCAAAGATAATAATTGGTACCATAGTAAAAACGTCCTTGGATCATATCATCAGTATTTGGTTCGATGATTTCTGCATGACCAAAATCTATGAGAATTAATTCTATAGAAGAGGGATCTGAAGGGTTAAATTTCTTGACGATATAATTCTCACATTTGATATCCAGATGGACAATACCAATATCGTGACATACTTTAATGCATTTGGCCATTTCTTTGATCAAAAAAGATCCTGATATTTCATCATATGGACAATTTATTTCAACATATTCAAAAAGATCAAAATCTTCATAATATTCGGTTACAATGTATGCAAACATGTGATTTTCGAAAAAATCAACATAGTTCAACAATTTATCATTATTTTCTTTGAGAACGTTCGCGGAGCGAATATTCTTAATGGTCTGGAGGATGTTTAATTCTTCACGCCAACTTTCCTTTTTGGAAATTTTTTTAATGATAGCATTTTTATTTAATTTGGTGTCATGGGCAAGATACAATTTACTTGCAGATCCATCATTCAATTTTTTTATATACTTGTATCTGCTGTTGGGATACTTAAAAAAATCATTTTGATCCGATTTATTGTCTTTTTTATAAGTCTTTGAAAATAGAGATACTTGACAAGAAGTACTAACAGGACCCTCGAAAGAATCTGAAAAAATTTCTGAATCATAGACTTCTTCACTACTGTTATCACTGTCACTACCACCGTCTTCGTCAATATTAGTTATTTTCATAATTCTTCTATTATTCTTTATTCTTATTCTTTACAATTACTATTATATTTTATCATTGATTTTCAAAATCTTTGAGTTTTTGTTACGCGCATAAGATCATAATATCCCTAAATCCCTAAATCTTAAGGACATACGACGAAGTTTCTATATATGGCTTTTGTTTTATAATTTTATCAATTTGTTCTTGTGACAATTTATTATTTTTATTATCAACTACAGTCCATTCTAGTTCTTCTTCAGTAAGTACTTTTTTTGAAAGTAATGGTATCATGACATTACTACATGAGTCTTCTTCTGAATAAGGACCTCCTGATCCTAATAATTCATTTTTTTTGTGGACTTGAATTTCAAAGGCTTCGATATCCTTATTATTACAAACTTCAGGAAAAATTAAAAATTGGTCTCTGCGCTCTCTGCGCTCTCTGCGGTCTCTGCTCATTTTATTCTTGTTCTCGTTCTAAAAATCTTGCGTGAAAATATTTTTGTATCTTCATGTTCTTTTCTTCATGTTCTTTTTCTTTCATGTTCTTTTTTCATAATTCTCTTCAAGTTTTATTCTCTTAAAATGATCCCCTCTCATTCTATTTGCAATTTTGTCACTGATTTTTATCTTGATATGAAAATGTTCATTAATTTTCCATGATCCTTTATTAAAAGACACTTGATAATCATCAATATTCCAAAAAGAGCAAAAATCACTAATTACTTTAAATAATTGTTTGATATCGTGAATTTCTTCAATATTTTCTATGTGTCTACGTGGTGTAACCAAAATTACTGGTCTGTGATTCATATCGTGATGAAATATATAATTTCTGCACATACTTTGTCCAATTATATGTTTTTTCACTTTACCTCTAGGTTTGCATGTGAAACATCTTTTTTTTTGACTCTGATTATATTCATAATCATTTAGTGATACTTGAGGAACCTGTGAATGAGAATGATTATTATTATTCGTGTGTTGAGAATGATTATTATTATTCGTGTGTTGAGAATATTGGGATACTTGTTTAAAAGAATCTACTGGATATTGATCTGTAATCCTTCCAGAATCTGTTTGTGAATTAGTTTGCGAATCTGTGTGTATTAATTGTCCATTGGTTATCATATTGTTATTATTATTTCTTTGTCTATTTTTTATTTAGCCTTTTTGTTATTTTACAAAAAATATGGATAGTGAATCGTTTAATTCACATGAATTCCATGTAATCGTTGTCTGTTTTTGTTTAACTTCGTTAAACTTTCTCTTTGAAATGTTTTATGTCTTTCTTTACCGGAAAGAGCATCTACGGCTAACATTCTTATATTTAAACAACCATTTACATCACGATTCCATAGACTACCACACCCGTTTGCAGAAGTGCATCTGAGGAGCCCATGGACTAAAATTTCTTCTTGATATGTTCCATTTTCTTTTTGATATTTCTTAGGAGGTTTGTGATTTTCTCTCCAGTGGAACTTTGAGGTATCACAATGGCAATTATGGCATTTACAACTTGTTCTGAATTCATCTACTAACAAAACTTGATATCCAGCCTGTCGTAATACTTTACGAAAACCTTTCCCTTTAGTTGGTTCTTTGTATTTCATATGATATCCAGCTTGGTCAAAATCTCCTATTGCTACCACTACGTGGTCAGATGTTCCAAATTTTGACCTAAAATTATTTATCATTTTGGCTTCTGACTTTTGTGTATTTATGTATGTATTCCAACGTAATTTTCGTCTTAATGGGTCATAATAATATTCTTCAAGTTTGGAATATAATGGAAGTTTCACTCTTAAATAGTTCTTAAATTCTTCAATATCCATTGCATATTTTAATTCGACTGATAATTTAGTTTCCCATTTTTTTATATGTAGTCCTTCAATCTGAGTTTCTTTTTTAAGCTTATCATTGATTTTCATATACTTTTTCTTTCGAGTTTCAAGACGTCTTTGATTTGCTGTATATCTAAAAAATTTAGATCCATCTGTACAATGTAATAAATCATCTTTTCCAACATCTATACCTACTATTTTAACATCATCTATATCCCCTTCGAGTCTCATCTCATCAACATAATATTCTTTAGTACTTTCAATGTCTCTAGGTAATTTGTCTTGATTTTTGTCCGAACGATAAAATATAATAGAAGCACCGACACCATCTGTTTTAATCATTGAGAAAAAGTTGTAGTCTTTTCTTCTAAATACTTTATGTCCTAGATTGAAAAATGTTGACCATATAATATCTCTTGATTCTTTAACTTTTCTACGATAACTAATAGAATCTTTATCAACCATTAACATTATAACAGAAGCAGTATCAAGAGTAATATATTTTGGAGTAAACGAACTTCTGATTGGAATGCATTGTATATTACGACCCCACTTTCTTAGCTTACTTACAACATAGAAGAAACTAAATAAATAATCTAATGTGTTTGCTTTAATATCATAATGAATATGATTTTTCTCAGGTTCTTCATTAAATATAGATTTAGATACAACATGTGGTTTATTTTCATTCAACCATGTATGATATTTTGGTTCTGATATATAAGTTGATCCACTTGGACTCAGGAGATCTTCTTTAATGAATCTCATTTGAATTGATAAATTTCGTTTAGTTAATTTCTTTTGTTCTTCAGTTAAATCCTGAGTATTGACTTCAGCAAGTTTTAATTTAAGTTCAAATTCTTTATTAACCCATTCTTTGCAATAATCAGTAAAGTGCATCCATATATTATTCTTAATGTTTTTTAGAATATCAATTTCTTCATATTGAAGAATATCTCCTATATGTAATAAATCAACTTTTTGTGGATTAGGACCTAATAATGGTTCATAATGTTCTGTATAAAAAGTTTTGAGAATTTTCAAAGTTTCTAAAGTTTTTTCACTAGGTTTCTTACCAGATCGTTTAGGCATATAAGCAACAGTTCTCATACAAAGACCTATAAAATATAGTGTAATATCTGGCTTAGGTTGTTTGTTATGAAATAAATGTAGAAGATATAATTCCATAAAATGAGTAGTATGAAATACAATATGATTAACTCTTTTAACAGCATCCTGAATTCTATCATCCTTTTCTTGTTGGCTTAAATCATTAATTCCATTAGAATTATAATCCAAAATACTACAGAGATTAATTTTCGTCGTGGTCATGATATGTTTTTCTGAAATATCTTTGGGATCAGGAGGTCTCTGCTTCTGTTTATGTTTCTTCATGTTTATGATATATAAATATATTTTATTTTTGAAATTAACGCGATTAATTTTTTAGGTTAAGTTTATTTAAAGTTATGATTATATCAAGACTTATAAAATGACAACAGAACAAAAGAAAGGTTTTCATTGTATTAAATGTAATTATACTTGCATTTATGAATCTCATTGGAAACAACATATAGAATCTAAAAAACATCAAAATATAGAGAGACAACCTAGATCTGATAAAGTTTTAGAACCTAAATGTAAATTATGTCCTTTTGAGAGCAATAATTTAACTAATATGACTGTTCATATATTAACTAAACATTCTAATCCAGAAAGAAGAAAAAAGGAATTTACGTATTATTGTCCAGAATGTGATTTTGGTACATTTACTAAAATACTATTTACTAGGCATTTAGAAACAAAAAAACACACTTCAAAAACACTTCAAATAATAAATTAGATATTAGATATTAGATATTAATAAATCATCAGAAAAAGAATCAAGAGCTTGATTACTGAAAGCGTTTTAAATCTCTAAACTGTAAAAAGGAAACGTTTCGTTAGTATTATTTTTATTATTAGACTATAAAAAGAACAAGAAAAAGAAAAAGAACAAGAACAATCGGAAGAAAATCCCGAAGGATTTTGTTCAAATATACAAAGATTGATTTGTTACAATATGTTTCATGGTTAATTCTGGAATTTTCGACAATTTATGAATAAATGGAATTTCTAGTAGAGTTGATGAATTATCGTTAGTTATTTCTTGAACCAAATTATTTAATTTTAGAATGGCCTTCAAAAACGTTCCAGTTTCGACAATTGATAATTTTTGAATTACAGCTGAGCATTCAACTTTATCTATAGCATATATCCATTCTTTTAATAATGAATAATTACAAAGAGTATTAACAAGAGTATTATTGATGTCTAATTCTACATTGTATTTTTCACAAAGTTCTTGGGCCTTTTTGAATACTTCTCCTACGTTGATACCTTCGGACTCGGATTCTGATTCTGATTCTGAATCGGAATTGCTTGTTCCGTGATAACATAAAGAACCCAATATAGCACCAAGTTCTGAACTGTCTAGATTTTGTTTCTCTAAATATTCCAAGAATTCTGCTGCCATTAGTGGATGTAGTTCTCTAATATTCATTGCAAGAAGGCCTCTTTTGGTAATAATGAAATGATTAGTAGAGTATTTGGTAACTGAGTGGTTAGGAATGGAATGATCAATTTCGACAAAGCCATTATCTTCGAGTTCTTTTACAATTAATTGTACTGAATTTTGAAAATAATTGTTAATATTTTCAAGATCCTTTTTTAATGAATCAATTTCTTTTGACACACTTTCTAATTCATTAGACATTTCACGTTTATTAGATCCTGATGCAATTTTTTTCATTTTTTGACTAGATTTTTTAGTGATAACAAGGCCGTTAATAACCAATTCATTATTGGCCTTCTGATCTTCAGGACCTCTTAAGACTTCCAATTCAGCCATCTTTTTCTCTAGTTCTCTGGATATATAATTCTTTTCTGCTTTCAATTCTTCTGACAATATACAAGAATTGAATAGGGTATCAAGGGTATCAAGACCTTGTGATTCTTCGGACACATATTTTAATACTTTATGATAATCGATCTTAAATTTAGATCTCAGCTTAAGAGCTTTAGAACTCATAATTTCTTGGTATTCAGTACATAGAGGCATTTCTCTAAATAAGTTATTAAGATGAATTACGTAGCCAATTGTGTCAATAGACCTTCTTCCTGCTCTACCAGCCATTTGTGTGTATTCATGAGGCTTTAAATTTCGAAATCCAGATCCATCAAATTTAGAAAATGTATCAAAAATTACAGTTCTTGTTGGCATGTTAAGACCAACAGAGAATGTTTCTGTTGCAAATAAAAGTTTGATAAAGCCTTTTTCAAATAAAATTTCTACCATTTCTCTAAAAATACTCAAAAGTCCAGAATGATGATACGCAATGCCTTTAGAAATTAATTTCAACAAGGTTGTATATTCTGGCAATTCCATAAAATCTGTATAATTTGGCAACTTGCTAATAATTTTTCGACATTCTTTTTCGACTACAACGGTCCTTGAAGATCCATTATTATCATCGTCTAGCAAATTATGACTTACAGATTCTGCACAATCAAGTACACCAGCTTTAGAAAGATTAAAATAAATTGCTGGAAGCATATTTTTTTCTTTAAGAAATCCAACAGTTTCATTGATTACATAATTTTTCGAAATGTCTATTCTATGTTTACCAAGAAGACCAAGAATTTTATTGACCTTGTTGTAATTTACTTGATTAAATACATTATTTTCGTTTTGTAAAAGGGTAAGTATAATTTTATCATTCTGTAGATCTGATAATTCTTTAGAAAGTTCCTTGGAAAGTTCTTTATTTTTAAGTACTTTCGAATTAACTAGAGTTACTGAATAATGTACGAGTGGTACAACACGTTTTTGAAATCCAGAAATCCAAGTATCTTTTTTATTGAGTCCCGAGACCCATTTTGCAAAATTTTCTGGGGAATCTATAGTTGCCGAAAGCATTAACAGTTGAACATCAAAAGTACTTAAAGCAATAATAGTTTCTTCCCAAATGGTACCACGGTCTTGATCATTAATATAATGTACTTCATCAAATACAACACATTTAAGACCGTTTAGGCATTCAATTCCTATAACACTAGATTTACCAAGTATCAAAAGATTTCTTAAAATTTCACAAGTCATGATAATACAATCAGCTTCTGGATTACACTTGATATCACCAGTAACAAGACCAAATGATATTCCTTTACCGGCATACTTTTCAGTAAATTCGTGATATTTTTGATTAGATAAAGCTTTAATAGGACTGGTGTAAATGATACGGTTCTTTGGAACCTGAAGGGCACTTTGTGCTCGGTTTCTAGGACTTTTTGGACTATTCATCAAAAAATGTTCTATGGCAAAATGTACACTTAAAGTTTTCCCAGAACCTGTACCAGCAATCACTAAAGAATTATGTCCTAATGCTAATGCTGTTGCACTATATTTTTGAAAATCTGAAAGTTCGAATCCTGGATTAAAGTGTTCGATAACTTTGATGTCTTCTTTATTATTAAAAGACTCGTTGCAAATACGAACTGACATTCTTATTATTCTTTGATTCTTTGATTCTTCTGATTCTTGCTATTATTCTTTGAGTCTTGTTGTGATTCCAATTTTTTTTGTAACCATAAAAAAATATCTCTGTTTCATAATTATCAACTGTTAATCATCAAGCTAATCATAATCATCAAGCTAATCATAATCATCAACTTCGTAAAAAGAATAAAAGAAATATAATGAATTTATTTAAAGAATTCTTCGCGTATATAATAATGAAAATAGAAACTATAAAAAATACTATTGTTGAGTATGTTACAATTTTTTTGGTAACTTTGATTTCAAGTATTATTCTTGGTTTTTTTAGTTATCAAAAAACTCAAGGATCTACAGGATTTATGGAATCGTTGTATCCTTTTTTTAATTCATTTGGTAATAGTTGGCCGAATAATGTTGATATGCCATTACTAAAATCTATATTTTATGGATCTGGTGTAATTGGACTCTTTGTATTAGTAATGCTTGTAATTTCCAAAGGAATTTTATACCTTATTTCAAAAAATCAAGAACACCAAAATGATGAATCACAAATGTAATAATTATGGACATTGTCGCTGAAATAAAAAAAGATTTTCCAACTTTTAATATTACTGTAATGACAGTTATATTAGAAACGGATATTACCGATCCAGCAGATATTATTGATATTGCTACTATCAATGGTAAAAAACCAACTAAAAAATTTTATAATTCATATGACATGAAACTTAAATTTGGGGATTCTAAACTGACCCTAAAAATGTTTAAAAATGGTAAAATCCATGTAACTGGTTGCAAATCATTTGATCTTATCGATAAGTTGATTGATTATATTAAACAAAAAAAACCAAATAGTACTATTTCAGAGCCAAAAATTTGTATGATAAATACCCATGTAAAAATAGCAGATCAAATATGCCTTGAGGATCTACAGAATGTTATTAATACCGAAGGAATTGAGGAAGAGAAAAAAGAAAAGTCTATTCATTCAGCTATTTATCAACCTTGTAGATATCAAGGGCTTAAAGCATCTTATAATGGCTTGAATACTGGCTCAGCTAATGGATCTGCTAAAATTCTAGTTTTTACGTCTGGTTATGCGTGTATTATTTCGAAAAATATTAAAGATATACAAAAAGCATTAACGGATCTTAATAAATTGATTACCAATAATACCAATGTTTGAATATCAACAATTTTTTGCTTATTTGGTCTTTTCTATAATTATTTTTATAATGGTTATAATAGCATTTGAACCATCATCAAAAAATCCACTGGAGACAAATTTATTTGATATGTTTGGTTTAATATAATAAAACAAAGAATTAAGAAATGAAAGAAATCTAATTTTGTAGTAATTTTCTCGACAATTCTTTGTGAATCAAGACATTAAGCATTTTTGATATTTCTTTAGAACGGGTGCTACTTTTGCTTCGATGAACTTTTTTCGGAGTCCTTTTCGGACTTCTGTTATATTTTTTATTGCTTCGGCTCTTTTTAGGACTCTTTTTACTTTTTTTCGCACTTCTCTTTTTTCTCGATCCAAAACCAAAATAATATGTTATTGGTATACCAAAAGGAAACGGAGAACCAAGTCCTCCTGGATCTGATCCAGTTCCACGCTCTCCTGGTAAAGAACCAATGTCAGGAAAAGATTGATAATTAATAGTCATTTACAAATAATAAAGAATTTGTTTGCGTATTAAATACACTAAAAAAATAAATAATAAATAATAATAATGGATTCTAAAGAAGTTTGTAAAACTTTTTGTGGCTTTTTGGTATTATATTTAATAGCGACAACCAATGTATTGTCTGAATCAACAAATGTTATCATGTCCGAATTAATAAATGATTCCGAATCATCAAGTATCTCTGAAGACTATATAAAAATTGATGGTAATGATATAGATTAATTTCTTGATATGTAATAAATGGCCAGAACTACTCAAAGATCAAAAAGTACCCGCAGAGTTAGAAGAACTCGTAGGTCTAGTAGAACAAGTACTCGTAGAACTCGCAGAACTCGAAAAACACGTATAGAGTCAGAAGTTGCAGTTCGTAGAACCCGAAGGTCTCGAAGGACAAGTGCTAGAAGAACTCGTAGGTCTAGTAGAACAAGTACTCGAAGAACCCGCAGGACCCGTAGATCTCGAAAAACTAATGATGTTGTCTATTCTACTCCAATGAGACTAAAATTACTAAATGAAATACCAAGTATACCAAAACATCCAGTACATATTTCTTTAACTCCAGTAATTCCAAGTCCACCAAAGTATAAGTTATTTGATAAAGAACTGACTAAACAATTAGTAATAAGAATTCGTGAGAAAGAAAAAGCCAAAAGAGAATTAGCAAAAATGATGGAAAAACAAGCATATAACGCAGAACTTGATAAGATTATATCCAAATTATCAAAAGAAGATCGTAATTATTTATTTGAATTAATTGGCCATAAACAAATGAGTTCCTCAAGGTCTAAAAGTTCAAGAAGAAGTTCTCCAAAATCAAAAAAAAGAGAAAGTCTTGTATCAAAACTACAAAGAGTATTTGGTCCTAAATAATTATAAAAAGATGTTTGTTATAAGAAAGTAACAAAGAGTAATAATGAAATGCTAAAAAAAGAATTAATCACTTGTGATGCTCGATATAAGCGATATGCTTTATTAATCCTAATTCCAGTAATACTAACAATAATAATCATTTTATTAGCTGTAGTAATAAAATTGGTAGTAAAGCATTATGAAAATTTCGAAATTGATGATTATCGTCTTGATCAACCAGACCAAAAGAATCAATTAATTGATCCACAAAAAATAAAACTATGTAACAGTCCTGATTTCCCATTCAATCCCACACCTCATTTCGAAGTGTTAAAAGATACTATATTTGTATCCGTAGCATCATACAGAGATTCTGAATGTTCTGGAACTATAGAGAGTCTCTACAACAATGCAAAATATCCTGAAAGAATTTATGTTGGTATATGTGAACAAAATAAAGCAGGATATACGTCAGAAATATGCACGAATGGGAATAAAAATATTCCTTTGGGAAACATCAAAGTCCATAGACTAGACTATAAACAAGCCAAAGGGCCAACATATGCTCGTTATTTTTGTTCTAAACTTTGGTCGGGACAAGAATATTATTTTCAAATTGACTCACATACAAAATTTGAGAAAAATTGGGACGAAAGTCTCATAAAAATGCTGAAGGAATGTAAAAAAACTTCTAGTAAACCAGTACTTTCAGCATACCCAGGAACAGATAAACAAGTAAAATCGGATGGTATACCAGTTATGGAATCAGTATCTATAGGTAAAAATGGTCTTCCAGTTTTTTATGCTGGTTTTTGGACTGGATATAAGTCCAACGAACCAATAAAAAGTCCGAAGCCTTTTGTAGCAGCAGGATTTATGTTTTTGGAGGCATCATTTCTCTATGAAGTCCAGTATGATCCTTATCTTAGTGGGTTATTTCAGGGTGAAGAAACATTATTTAGTGCAAGACTTTTTACTAATGGCTATGATATTTTTGCTCCAAATATAAAGGTCTGTAGTCATCACTATAACAGAAAAGGACCAATGTATTACAATGATATGCCTGATTTTGTTTATTGTCGTGAAATGGCGGAAAATAAAGTAAAATATCTATTAGGACTTTCTAATTCAGTAGACGTGTCGTTCTTAAAAGAAATGGAGTATTATGGCCTAGGCCACACAAGAACTCTTGATCAATTTTGGAAGGCTTCTGGACTTGCAGTTTCTGGAGGCAAATTGATAATTAAGACATGAATTGTGGAGATTAATCCGTAGAAAATTATAATGATTATTAACAAAGTATTATGAATTTATTTAGAGATCACGAAGATGATATAATAAGTATTAATTCATTAGAAAAACTTAAAGAACTCAAAAAATGTCTAAAATATAGTGATTTTGATAAGTATTATAATGATCTTGCCGAAACAAATGAACCCATTCCAATAATTGTAAAATGCAAGGATAAAAAATATAAAGTTATGGCAAGATATTCCAATATTACATCAAATATAATATTTATTTCACCAGTACCAAAACAAGATCCTGACGGTCCCAAAGACTCTAATAATTTCAAAAAAGGCTCTATGTATGATACAAGTTATTATGTATGCAACACCAATATAGCATATTGTCCTAAAAATATGACTACAGGATTCAGACCCAAAAGTTCTTTTGGATCACGGAGGGGTAGAAAGAATAAGTCCAAAAAGTCCAAAAAGTCTCGAAAAACCACTAGAGTTCGTAGAATGAAAAAGTCCAAAAAGTCCAAAAAGTCTCTAAAAACCACTAGAATTCGGAGAGTACGAAGAGTACGGAGATCAAGAATTGTTATTAGTGCATAATTGAAGTCCTGTAAATTCGTCTTCTGACTCTTTTTCCCGGTTTAATAATTTTTTAGTCTTTGGTCCAATTAACAGTCCTACATTGGGATTTACAGGCTTCTCATATTTGATGTATATCTTAAGTCCTTTTGCTTTGGCTATTTGTATCATGTGTTTAGTCCCCTTAGAAATTCCATCCCAAAGTGCAATAAGACATTCAGCTTCATTAGCCATTTCTTCATTACGAATGGGACCCGCTGCTTTTCCGTATTTAGGCCAATCAGCAGGCCTCGCTGACAATTTAATACCATTTTCTTTGGCAAATCTTTCTCCAAGTTTATCGGCGCCTTCTGCGTTTCCAGAAATAACTTCAGTAATGATAAATCCAGATTCTAAAATGGCTTCAAGAAGAAACTTGTAATCTTTAATAGTTCGTGAACCGGCAATAATTGTTTTCATTCTTGTTAATTCTTGTGTTAATTCTTATTATAGTTATTCTTGTCGTTATTCTTGTCAGTCTTGTTATCATTTCTAGGGTAAGGATTATTTTTTATTTTTATGATTCATTTCTAGAATATTTATTGATTATTGATTCTAGAATATTTTATTGATTCTAGAATATTTTATGATTCATTTCTAGAATATTTATTGATTTATTGATTGTCGAAATAATTTTCTTTTCTCTAATAAAATGCTATTGATCTTTTTGTGTATGTTTATTGTTGGTGCCATCCTATTGGGATCGGTTGTCGAAAATGATCCAAACAACATGGTTGTTGCTGGAAAAACTATGGATGAAAAAGATAAAATGAAAATTGCTGGTATTGTATTGTTGTGTGTTGGTCTTGTCGGGATGTTTTGGATGATGAATAAGATGAAGATGTAATGAAGAATGAAGAACGAAGAAAGAACGAAGAAAGAACGAAGAAAGAACGAAGAAAGAACGAAGAAAGAACGAAGAAAGAAAGAAGAAAGAATAATAGAAGAGCTATTATTGAGATCAATTAGTGATATCAATAATAATAAAATTCTAAAAAAGTAAAATGCCTTAAAATTTTATCTTTAGAATCTAAAAATGGCAAACAACAGCAGACACAAACTCTTGGTACGTAAACGTAATGGTGATTTGGTACCTGTAAGATTTGATGCAATTACAGATAGAATTACTGAATTGTGTGAAACTCAACCACGTTTAGATGAATGTATTAACCCATTTGACATTACCAAGTCAGTTCTTGACCGTATTAAAAATGGAATTACTACTAGCGAAATTGATGATTTCACTGCTGAATTGTGTGCCCACAATTTGAGTCATCCTGATTATTATAAATTAGCCTCTAGACTTATTATTAGCAATCATCATAAAAATCTAGAAGCACTTAGAGAATTGTTGCCCAAAAAGCCTGAAGGACCCGATAGTGTTGAGGATCCTGTCGATGGTCCTCTAAGATATTCAGAAGTATGTGAAATTTTACGTCTAAACAAAGATCAAAATGGAAAACCATGTCCTATTATTAATGATAATCTATACGAATTCGTACTAAATCATAAAGAAGTTTTGGATTCTATGATCATTCTGAATAATGATTTTAAATTCGACTTTTTTGGATTTAAAACATTACAGAATTCATATCTATTGAAGTCCCTCATCAATAGTAAACATGTAATTGTCGAATCTCCACAGCATAAATTTATGAGAGTATCCCTAGCGATTCATGTTGGAACTGACAGTGACGACAATGTCGTCCTCGATGCCATCAGGGAAACGTATTACCAACTTTCGTACAAGAAATATACTCATGCATCCCCTACTTTGTACAATGCAGGCATCTTTAAACAACAGATGTTTTCTTGCTTTATTTTCCCTACAGTTGATTCAGTAAGAGGAATCTTCAAGACTGTCAGTGATACCGCAGATATCTCAAAAGGTGCTGGTGGTATTGGTATTTCTATTTCTGATGTAAGAGGTCGTGGATCATATGTTCGTGGAACAGGAGGTAAATCAGACGGAATTGTCCCAATGCTTAACGTCTTTAATGAGACATCGAGATACATCAATCAAGGCTCCCGAAGAAGTGGTTCTTATGCAATGTACATAGAGCCATGGCATGTTGATATTCTTGGATTTCTAGAGGCAAAAGGACACAAGGGAACTGCAAGGGATCTCTTTTATGGCCTTTGGATTCCAAATCTTTTTATGGAAACCCTAAAGGTCGATGGAGATTGGTACTTGATGTGTCCATCGGAATGTCCAGGACTTACAGAAACATATGGAATTCAATTCGAAAAGTTGTATGCCAAATATATTTCAGAAGGCAAATACAGAACAAAAGTTAAAGCAAAGAAGATTTTTGATGCCATTATCGATAGCCAAATAGAAACCGGAGTTCCCTATATGTGTTACAAAGATGCTGTAAATGAGAAGACTAATCATCAAAATCTTGGAGTCATTAAAAGTTCTAATTTATGCTCCGAAATTATGGAATTTAACAGTCCAGAAAAATATGCTTGCTGTTGTCTAAGTTCTGTATTGTTGCCTAATTTTGTATATTCTGACGAAACTGGATCAGTCTATTATGACTATAAAGAATTATTCGAGACTGTGAAAATTGTTACCAAGAATCTAGACAGATTAATCGATATCAATTTCTATCCTGTCCCTGAGACTGAAAATTCTAACAAGTCCGAAAGACCGATTGGTATCGGTGCTCAGGGCCTCGCGGACGTATTCTTCAAATTTAAAGTTCCTTATGACAGCGAAGAAGCGAGGATTCTCAATAAAAAGATTTATGAAACTATATATTTTGGTGCAATGACAGCTTCTTGTGAATTGGCACAAAAATACGGAACATATCCTACTTATGAAGGTTCCCCGGTGTCTAAAGGACTCTTGCAATTTGATATGTGGAATGACTTTGATCACAGTTCTCTAATGCATGATTGGGAACCTCTAAGAGCTAGTATCAAAAAATATGGTATCCGTAATAGTCTAGTCACATGTGCAATGCCTACAGCTGCAACAAGTATTATTGCCGGTTGTAATGAATGCTTTGAACCAATTAGTTCGAATATTTACACTAGAACTGCATTAGCTGGTGAATTTATTGTGATTAACAAGTATTTAACCGAAGATCTTATTAAACTTGGACTATGGAATGAAAGACTAAAGAATGAAATTATCGCCAAGAGAGGGTCTATTAAGGACATCAAATCTATTCCAAAAGAATTGAAAGATATTTACAAGACTTGTTGGGAAATTCCACAAAAAGTTCTGGTTGACCTTTCAGTTGATAGAGCTCCATTTATTGACCAAAGTCAAAGTCTTAATTTATTCTTTGCTAAACCAACATATGGAAAGGTTTCAAGTGCCCATATGTATGGATACTCTAAAGGTCTCAAGACGGGTATGTATTATTTGAGATCTCAACCATCAGGCTTTAGTGAATCTATGACTATCGATGAATCAGAGCCAGAGCAAGAGCCTGTTGAAGACTCAAGGGACTCTTCTACTACCGTATCTGTTTCTGCCCCTGCCCCAACCGATTGCGAAATGTGTTCGGGGTAATAGTATTTATAGTATTATCATTGAGTCCTTAGGGATTTCAAAAATTAAATGACCTAAAGAATAATAACCTAGAATTAAAATGATTATTGATTACGACAGTAATAACGATAGTAATAACGATAGTAATAAGTATTTTAATTGTCTAAATTGTAATAATAAAATTTCAAGAAGAGAAAGTGATCAACTTGATGATTACTACAATCTGTGGGAATATGCCTCTATCATTGATAGTTGTAGTGGTGGGTATGTTGTTATATGTGATAAATGCTATTGTCAATACGCAATGTGCGACAATGACAAGTGTAGTGATAATAACATTTGTCAAATAATCGGTCATCATGGATTTTTTCATGTTAATGGGTATGAGTTTACGTTAACCAATGTAGATTCTATGAAAATACCATTCAATGAAACTCATGATCCTCAATATAGCCATTGTTCTAGTTATAAATACTCTAATACTGATTACTGGATTCAAGACACCCAAGAAGATATTGATGATCCAATTTATGATTTAACTTTCATGAATATTTATCATGTATATCCATGGCCAGAATTCAGTAATAAATACCCAATATACAAACGTTATGCACCAAATGTAAAATTGGTATACGAAGCCTGTTTCAAAAAATTATTTAAAGATATTGGGTTTGGGTTTGGTTTTGGGAATTCTGAACCAGGAATTGATAATTTTTTTGATATATTTTCAATTATTTATGAATACCTAGAAATAGATGTAAGATTAACAGGTCCGGATGGAGGATTTCCTGTATTTGCAAAATGCAATAAATGCAATAAACAATACACTTTTACAGATAAATAACAACAAGATCCTTCGGGACATTTCAACAAAATTTTTCAGCCCCCAGAAAAATACGAGCCAAGGAAGCAGACAAAGAACAATAAGGAACAATAAGGAACAATAAGGAACAATAAGGAACAATAAGGAACAATAAAGAACAACAATAAGGAATGACTTCAGACAATACTTACGCAGAGAATCTTTACAAAGATCTTGATGCTTTGGTCAAGTCTAATAATGCATTTTACTCTAAAACCCATACTCTTGATGGACGCAAATATAGAGTATTCAGCTATTACAAAGCATCATATACTGATTTCACACAAAATTCAGCTCTAGAATGCAGAGGAATTATGTTTGATATCACCAACGAATCTGACGAATCTGACGAATCTAGAGTGATTCTGAAATCACTTCCAATGGAAAAATTTTTTAATCTTAATGAAAATCCTTTTACGATGGACCTAGACCTTACCAAGGTCACACAAATATACGAAAAAGCTGATGGATCCCTAATTTCGACATATATTCATTATGGACCTACAGAGGATGAGGAGGAATCTGTCGCTGACCCAAAAGATTCTTTGATGCTCAAGTCAAAGACTAGTATTACTTCAGAACATTGTACTGAAGCCATGAAATGGCTAAATAATATTAATAATAAACAATTGAAAGAAGACTTGACTGTTCTTGCTAGATCTGGCTTCACAGTAAATTTAGAATGGTGTTCACCAGAACAAAGAATTGTGATTGCTTATGAAAAACCAATGTTAAAAGTCCTTAATATTCGTAGTCATAAAGACGGATCATATAGACCTGATCTCATTACAGATACTCTAAAAAAGTATATGGTTGAAAGCATTGCCCCAGAAGATCCAGTAAGTTTTATTAAAAGTATTCCGGATCTTCAGGATAATATTGAAGGTTTTGTATTATACATAAAAATGCATGATGGATCCGAAAGAAAAGTCAAAGTAAAGACCAAATTATACTTTAACAAGCATGAATTATTAGGAAACGTAAAGAATCCTCGTAGTATTTACAATATTATTCTTGATGATCAAATTGATGACGTTAGGGCTCAGTTTCATGACGACAAAGTTCTTATAAAAATGATTGATGAAATGCAAGTTAAAGTCTCCTCAATTTATAATACATGTGTCTCTGTCGTGGAAAAGTTTTATGAAGATAATAAAAGTCTTTGTCGTAGAGATTTTGCTATAAAGGGTAAATCTGAACTAGAAGAATTGCATTTTAGTCTTGTAATGCTTAAGTATTCTGGCAAGGCTGTGAATTATGCAGAAATACTAAAAAACAAGTGGAGAGAATTCGGAATAATCAATTCCGAAGAACTTGTGATGTAAAGCGCTATGTTTTATTATTATAAGCCTAATGATTTCTTGATGATATTTTTAGAACCTTTGGGATCTTTATTATCCTTTGATTCTTTTGATTCTTTTGATTCTTTAAGAAGTTTTTCAAGCTCTGATTCCATTTTTAGATAATTATTATAAACAGTTTTATTATCTTCAGACAAGTTTCTAAAATTTCTAACAAGCTCTTCATATTCTTGTCTCAACTCGAACATCATTTTCTTAAGGACTTTGATGTTGTCTTCGGTGACTTTAATCCTTTCGTCAAAATCTGACATATCGTTCGCGAATAATTTTTCTATTTTATTTGCAGAAACAATACTTTTTTCAATGGATTTAATTATTTCATTTTTTGCATTTGCAATGTATGCATAAGTTCCAGCACTTAATACAAGACTAAAAATGTATGGAAGAATAATCATAATCATGAATAATAATAGTTGTTTACAGACTTTATTATTCTAGAGTCAGTAATTTTTAGAATAATAAAGTCTTTAATATTCTTTAATAGTCTTTAATAATTATATCCAATATATCATCTGACAAGTTTGATAATGCTGTTGATAATGCTTTTTTTAGTTTGTCTTCATATTCCTTTATTTGTTTTAAATGTCTAAATTTTTTGTTCTGATAATAATATCCTGGTGTTACTGGAAATAAATTTGGATTTTTGGAAATTCCTTCCCAATCCCAAGGCTTATTCGGATAACATTCTATAGTGTCAGTAGTAATATTTGGATTCTTTGAAATCGCGTGCCAATTCCAAGATTTATAAGGATGACGTTCTATAAAATCAATAGTTAAATTTGGATTCATAGAAATATAAAACCAAACCCAAGACCTATCGATATGATTTTCAATAAAATTCATAGTTAAATTAGGATTTATAGAAATATATTCCCACTTCCAAGGCTTGTCAATATGGCGTTCCATAAAATCCATAAAATCCATAGTGATATTTGGATTACGAGAAATTTCCCACCAATTCCAAGACATGTCAATATGGCGTTCAATAAAATCAATAGTTAAATTTGGATTCCTAGAAATATGTTTCCAATCCCAAGGCTTGTCAATATGACGTTCTATAAAATCATGACTATTTTTTTACTACAAGAAAGAATTTTCCAATCCCAAGGCTTGTCAATATGATTTTCAATAATATCCATAGTAATATTTGAATTATGGGAAATTGAACTCCACTCCCAAGGCCTGTCAATATAGCGCTCGATAATATCCATAGTTAAATTTGGATTCTTGGAAATTTTTTTCCAATCCCAATCAATATGGCGTTCTATAAAATCCATTATAATACACCGTCTATAATACACCGTCTATTCTGCATTTAATGTCAGTAATTTTTTTATTAAATTCGAAATACCATTTCGATTTCTCTTTTAGCGCTTTCTGGAGAATCAGAACCATGAATCGCGTTAGCAATGATATTGTCAGTATAAAGAAGTCTAATATCTTTCATGATAGCTCTATGACGCCTTATAATATCTGGACCTTCTAGAATCATTGCTATTACAGGACCACTAGACATAAAAGAAATTAATTCTGAAAATGTACTTCGTGCTTTATGTTCTTCATAAAACTTTGTTGCTTGATCTTTAGTAAATTGAAACATTATTATATTAATGATATCTGTATCTGGGAGTTCTTGTATCATTGTAATGATTTTTCCAGCATTCTTGATTGCATTTGGTTTGATAATTGATAGTGTTGTTTCCATGATGATTATTGATTATTCTTTGATGATTATTGATTAGCCTTTTGTTTTCTAGGGCCAATAAATTATTGTCGAAATTATAGTAAAAAAATATGTGCTATTTGTAATAATATAAGGCAATTATATAATGGCATTAGTACCTGTTGGACCTTTACTTCCTGCTTCAACCAATATTGATACCAATTATACACGAAATATAAAAACAGGGATCATGAGTACAAGTAGTATTACATCAAATACTATAACTTCATTGGTTGTAACAGGACTTCAAGATCCAATAAATAATACAGATGCCGCAAATAAAAGATATGTAGATTCAAGGGTAGTAAGGAACTTCACAGAATTTTTAGTTCAAGTACAAAAAGATCCAGGAACTGGTGAATTTTTAACAATAGAATCAGCTTTGGCTTCTATTACGGATGCTTCGGCTTCGAAGCCATATTGTGTACTGGTTGGTCCTGGAATTTATGACGAAAATGTACTTAATGTACCAGCCTATGTATCCGTTAAGGGTTCATCCATTAACACCACAGTGGTAAGACCAGTGATACCAAATCAGTATCTCTTTGTCCTGGGCAACAATACTGAAATTTCTTTTATGACTCTACAGGGAATATCAGGTTCTGTAAGTCCTGGTGCAGGATCTGGATATGCTGCAGTATATTGTGAAGACGTTGGTGATTTTGCCCAAATGCATAAAATAAGTATTTATGACTTCGACATAGGCATCCAGAATTATTCTAATTCTGCAGAAAGTGATCTTTATGTTGAATATACGGACATAAACGGTGATTATTCGTATGCTATTTATAATAAATCGGGTACAACGCCTTCGGTTAATAAAGGGTTTGTGTCTCTAGAAAATGTATTTACATTTCCATCAAATTCAGTATCGAAAATTGCAGTATTTAATGATGGCGTAAATAGTAAACTCGAAGTCAATGCATGTAATTTTACTGGAGCTTCGGGATCTTCTGCGGTTGTTATGCAAAATGGTGGCGACGTAGTGCTTTCAGCGAGTCTTTTTAGTGATTTTACTGGAACAGCAATTATCAGCAGAAATGTTGGTGACGGAGCTTCATTACAAATTGATGCTTGCACTTTCGACAATTGTTCAATGGACTTTAATATCCTAAATGCTGGTACTACTGGTTTCTTTTTTGGCAACTCACCAAGAAATAATCACAATATCACAGACAGTAATACACAATTTTTTGTAGCATCAGAAGACATAAACGTAATAAATGTAGCTCCCAAAGGTGCTGATTATACAAGTATCAAAACTGCTATAGACTCTATTACTAACTCATCAACAGTTAATCCTTATGTAGTTAAAGTTGGACCTGGCGTCTATACCGAAAATACAATAACAATGAAAACTGGTGTCTACTTGATTGGTTCTGCAACAGGTGCTACTGTAATAACTCCAACAAGCAGCACTGGAACAATAATTATAGGAGCTGACAATTCAATGATACAAAATCTGTATCTTACAGGAGCCAGCGGTTCTGGTGGTAAAGCGATTTATTACACAGCAACAACAAGTACTACAGGTTCAGTATTTTTCGTAAGAGACTGCAATTTTGCCAATAATGATATTCACATTGATCTTTATGGCTTAACCTACGCAACCACAATGCTTGTTGAAAGATGTACAGCTGTGGGAACGTCTAGTACGTGCTTCAAGCTCACAAACACCTCATCGGTGTCGACACGTATGACACTCTCTGAAATTACATATCAACAATTAGTCACTCCAGAATGTACATATATGTATTATGCAAGTGGTCCAAATGTTTTTTTAACTTGTCAAAATATATTAGCAAAAGTGTTTGACGGAGCAAATAGTATTGCGTTTTACACAAACGATGGAGCTGAAACAAGAGTAAACGGATTGACCATAAAAGGATTTGACACTATTATGTATGTTCCTTCGGGATCTAGTAACACTAGCAACATTTTTATCAGTTCAGTAATTTATCAAAGTATCACCAGTTATCTTGTAAGGATTCTCAATTCCAATACACTTGGTTATTGGGACTCCCCAACAGACTACCTAAAAATGTCTATACCAACAGATTGTCTTTTTTATATATCCAATAAAGATTCAACTATAGTCACTGTACAAAAATCTGGGGGAGACTTTACATCGATCGCTGCTGCTGTAAACGCAATCACAGACGCTAATTCAACAAATAGATACATTATAAACGTCGGAGCAGGAACTTTTGTCGAACCAGAAATAGTAATGAAACCATATGTCTCCATACAAGGTTCTGGGCGTGCTACATTTATAGAACCAGATTCTACAAGTCATCACATCATTAGGGGTTGTGATTCTTCAGAACTTTATTCATTTGTTATTGGTGGTTCTGGAACCGGATACGCAGCAATTTATCAAGAAACACCAAGTGGAACATCGACTTCAGCGTTAATATGTCGTAATATACTATTCAGAGACAACTATCTTCTTTGTTGGACATATGGCAACACAGGCCAAGCACATGTAGTACTTTTTAATTGTAGATATGGAGGTTCAAATTCATTTACTTATGGTTTTAGAGCAACAAATAATAACAATACCGTGGCATCGAAAATTACAATTATTGGAACTACTTCACAAGGATTCACTAGCCCATTACCAACAGATCTTTGTTATGCATCAGGAACAAATTGTGCTATAACTCTTAATGGATTTAATTGCGTAAATAAGAGTACAATAGAATCGGGAACCACTGCATTTAGGGTCTCTAACGGAGGACATATACATTTAGTAGCCGTTAATATCGAAGGTTTCGACAATGGTATAATTGCTGAGAATTCTGGATCTGGACCGGACATAGTCATTGTTGGAACATCTATAAATAGCTGTAATACGGACATTAATATAGCAAATCCAGACACAGTTGGTTCTGTAGATATCTCTGCAACTAGAACTAAAATTTTTAAGAATTCTCTATCTACGATATCCATGTTTGTTGTTGATCCTGAAGAAACTGGTGTTTCATTTGCTGGGCCATTTTATTACGCTCAACAAAATTTCAGTGATATCACAGACGTCTCGAAGCTGATTACCAACACACCTACCATGGGACTTATTACAGGAGGTTCTCTAAGTACTTCTGGGAGCTTGAGTATTGCTGTTTCTGGTGGTTCTGGTTATCTTGATGATGCTATAAGATATGTGTCATGGACTACTGGGTCATTATCGATGCCGGTAAATTCAAATAATTACGTATACGTAAATAGTACAGGATTACCAACATATTCTACAGCATATCCAGATACCAAACAAAATATTTTACTTGGTCTTGTTTCGACAAATGGATCACAAGTAATTTATATCCAAAATATCCCGATGGATTCCAATCATTGGTCTAATGATGTAGACTTAGTGCTAAAAAATGGTCTAGGACCAATATACAGTTCTGGATCTCTTGTTACAGAAACAGGTACTCGTCAATTAACTGTTGGACAAGGTACTTATTATTTTCGAAATAAACAATTTCTTCCAGCCGGAGCTAGTCCAGCAACATTTAACGTGTATTACCGAAGTTCCACAGCTGGTATATTTAGTACTATTACTGGTCAGACAACAGTGCCAAATGGATTCTATGATAACGGTACAGGAACTCTTGCGGCTCTTACAGCAGGCTACTATACTAAACATCTTTTATGTCTTTTAGGAGGACCTGGTGAAGTTTATGCGCTAATTTATGGACAAGCAGAATATTCATCACAAGGAGCTGCCGAAGCAGCAGGATTGCCACTAGAACCAAGTTTTATAACTGACGCCTTTACAAGAGTATCGAGTATTGTAGTACAACAGGGCTTTGCTAGTATTGTTTCATTTATTGATGAGCGTCCAAGGGTTGGATTTGCAAGTTCTTCTGTTACTGGTGTTGTTACAGTACACGGAAACCTTTTAGGTCTTTCTGCCAACGATCATCCGCAATACTTGCTAGTTGATGGCTCTTCTACAATGTCTGGTAATCTAAACTTGGCAGGAAACAACATTACCAATGTTGGCCTCTTCAATGGTTTCGATGTTTCTGCTCATGCTTCTAGACATGCCTTTAATGGCGTAGATCCTTTACCAGCAGGAACCAACTCGGACATCAAGGAGCTTTCTGACTCGGTTTCTTCTGCCGGTATCAGTAATACATTGGTGCCCAGGGCTGATCACGTACACGCACACGGAAACAGAGGAGGAGGCTCGCTTCATGCTACTGCAACAACATCAACAGCAGGATTTATTAGCTCAACGGACAAGCTTAAGCTCAACGGTATCGAAGCCGGTGCTACAAATACAACTGCCAGCACCAGAAGTCCTCTAAATGTATTTGTTGGAGCTACATCAGCTGGCATTTCTTCAGAAGTTTCTCGTTATGATCATCAACACAGCGTGACAACAGCAGCACCAACTGGCTCGCTTCTTACTACTAGTACAAATACTGAAGGCTCAGCGACATCACTTGCGCGTAGTGATCATGTTCATGCTATAGCAAGCGCGGTTCCTTCGCAAGTGATTCCCGATCAAACTAATGCTATTGGTAATTCTACAGGATTTGCCAGAGCTGATCATATTCACAATATACCAAGTGGTATTCCAGTATCTTTGGATGCTAATTCTTCGACATCACAAGGAGCAGCGGCTTCATTTGCCATTAGTAATCATTCACATGCTATTGCCAGCGGCCCACCAATACAACAAACAATAACCAATTCGGTATTAACAGGCACAAGCGGATCATTTGCTCGTGCTGATCACGTTCATACTTTTCTAACAGGTACTCCAGTAACAATAGGAACTGGAAATTATTTGGGAACAAGTACAGCATTTGCCCGTTCTGATCATATTCATTATCATGGGATCCAAGTAGATGGAAATATGCATGCAGTAGCTACTAGTGTTACGGCTGGATTTATGAGCGCGAGCGATAAATCTAAACTAGATACAGTAGAGGATTCGGCAACAGCAAACCCAACAACTTTTTTGAGTCTTACAACTACAGTGACAACAACGAGTCTCACCGATACAGCGCTTACAAGTACTACATTAACACCAGCTGCTGGAAATTATATTGTGATGTTTAGTGCAGGCCATATTGGTAATACAAATGCAAATCGTACAACTACTTTTTCGGTATACATAGACTCTGTTCAAGTCTCTGATTCAGAAAGAGAAGTGTTTAGTACTACAAATACAAGTACAGGTTACTCGGTGTCTATAGTGACCAAAGTCACAGTAAATGGTTCTCAAGCAATAAATATTCGGTGGAGAACATCTGCAAATACTAGTTCAGTATCAGTAAGAACTTTGACGTTATTGAAGACTAGTAATTAATATTCTCCAGATCTTCATCACTTTGTTATCACTCTTCAAATCATCACTTTGTTAATTCGCATTTTTTCAATTGTTCTTCATAAAATGAACAACTAATACTGCTGTCAGAAGGATTCTTTATACAGTTGTTATAAAGATCACGCCAAACTTTACATTTATCTACGGGAATAGAGTGAGGAACGTTTTCTGGTTTAGAATTATTGTTAGAGATATTATTATCATTATTATTAATGTTTCTCATCATTAATGAATTATACAAAACACCACCTACAAGTAATGCTGGAAGCATAGACGAAGACGAAGTTTCATTTGGTTTTTTCTGAGAAGTTTGTGACTGTGTTGTTGATGTAGTTGTTGTTGATGTTGATGATGTTGCTACTGTTGGTTTTGATGATGATGAGGAACTTGATGAACTTGTTGAATTTCTATATCCCGAAGAACTCGAAGAGCTTCTGTAAGATCCACTATACGATCCAGACGAGCGTGAGCTCGACCCAGATCCTCCCGATCTACCCATGATTATTAATTACAAGATGATAATTTTCTCTAGCCTTTTCTATTTTTTCTACAAAAATTTTCAAGTCCTGAAAAAAGAACACGCAGAATAATAACTACGATGAATATATTTGTATTGTCACTTTTGGTAAAACGATGCGCAAGATATCATTGTGATGTTCATGTAGTAAAACTTCTATTAGAATCAGCACAAATGTTATGTACTTGTCATAGAGTTCTTGACCAAAATCTTAATAAAAAAATGGATCGTAAATTATATCGTTCTACACACGTTAAACACCCGTGTAATCGTTGGCTTCGAGAATCCGTCGAAAATTATAAATGGTTGTACAGACTTTTTATAGCTTTATGTAAGGAATATACATACAGATATAACAAAGTGCATCTTTCAGAAAAAAAATTGGCAAAAGTACTAAAGAGGGTGCCTAAAAATATCCCTCGAATTCCTATGACATCAAGACCTTTGGCTATGCCTGAAAAATATCATGTAAAAAATGATGACGGATCATTCAATATTGTAGAATCATACAGACTTTACTACATCAATGAAAAGAAAAGTTTATGCAAATGGACTGGAAGATCGGTGCCGAAATGGTTTTTAGCAGAAAAAGATCGTTAGACTTATTATTATTATTATTATTATTATTTCTGCTATTTTCTTGCCTATAGTAAATGATTGAATTACCTGGAATAAATATACCTGGAATACACGTACCAGTATTAACTGTACCCCTAGATTGTACCGAAGGTCTTGGCTATAGCCCTGCTTCAGGTCCAGCTGTTGGGGGTGGTATGGATATTAGTGCAAGTCCCTATAATTATTCAAGTACGTTTTTTGGTTCTGATGTTAAAGGACTATTGCCCCAACAATTCGGAGCCCAAAGGACTAAAAAGTCTCGCAGAGCTCGCAGAGTGTCCAAAAAATCCCGAAGGTCTCGTAGAACTCGCAGAGTGTCCAGAAAAACCCGAGGGTCTCGAAGGTCTCGAAGAGTATCAAGAAGGTCTTACAAAAAAAAAGTTCACCCGCATTAACAACCCGTAAAAAGCACACACAAACAAGAAGAACAATAAAAATGAGTTCCCCAGAATTTGCAGAAAATGAATGGTTTGTTGACACCAAAAATAAACCAAAAAAGAAGTTGTGGAAATTTATCAAAAGTTTAGACAAAGAAGGAAAATTATTATTAAAAGATGAAAATGCTTTTGTAAAAAGTCTTGTTTATGGACATTTAGTTGGTTATTACGGAAGTGATCTTTCTGGGAAACATGTATACATAACTAAGAAAGTAAAATTAATTTTCGACAAACCAATTACAATTAAGGAAGCTATTTCACAATTTGAATATTGGATGTCAGGTAAAAATGATGAAAAATTTATTAAATATTTCAATTTGGACAAATGTTTTGAAGACGCATCCTCAAAATATAGAGGAATTGAAGAAGGGCATATATTTTTAGAAGATATTACTATTGAAGGACCTGAAACTATTGAAATACATACTGGTAGTTAGATTCGCTTGCGAATTTTTCTACTTCTTTTGTTTCTTTTTCTGTTTAGTTCAAATAGTCCAAAGAGTCTAAAATGTCTAAGTTTTTCTTCTGAATACTTTTTAGAACCTTCTTTACCATATATTTTTACAAGTTCTTCAAGTTTATCGAGGTCTATGGTTCTTAGTTCTTTTAGGTCTTCTTTGGTAAATTCTTTAGTTTCTTCAGGATTCGGATGAAGTTTTGGCCATAGAACTTTCTTTTCTATTAGGGCTTGGCGAAGAGAAAATCTAGGATTATAAAAACTATGATCTATATGTTCATAATGATGAGGTTTTGAACGTCTTCGCCTTAAACGTTTTCTTTGTGCCATTTATAATACCATATATAATAATCATGATGCCGAAGGATTGCCGGATGATTGTCTAAAGATATTTCCGGAGGATTGTCGGAGGATATTGTTGATTAGTATACTGGTAATACACCAAATGTAGGATCAAGAGCACCATCTAGAGTAGATATTGCAAGAAAATCATTTTTCGACAAAGGCAGTATAACTATATAGTGACTTTTTAGTGGATCTCCTTTGGTAAAAATACACAATACAATAACGGCACCTTTTCTTAAAAATTCTTTCAGATTGGTTCCATCAATTAATTTATTTCTTCTTTTTTCATCTCCGTTATTCATATAACTATTATATACAAGTTCTTGATAAAATCCAGTTACTATATACATTCTGTTACAGTCACTTTTCAACCATTTTCTGATAAAATCTGCTGCTCTATCTAAATCTAGAACATTGTGTTCAATTTTTTTATCTGATTTATTATTCATGTTTATCATTGGTCTTTTCAACCAAACTTTAGGATTAAGGAAAAAATTATCTGCTTGTATATAATTTTTCCAAATATCAAGATGTTTTGATTGTAAGTATCTAGCATATTTTTTGAATACAATTCTATTAAAAAAATTTATGATTGGTATTCTGTGTTCATTATCAAGTTCATACATTACTCTTTTAATAATATTGTCATTTGTGACAAATGATTCTAATTCTTTTTGCATGATAATCTTTGTTAATAGTTAATATTAAAAATTTTATTCATTATTATTATTAAACGCATAGATTAGAGTAATAGAAAATAGTATGAAAAGAACAATAGAAAACGCTGGGAATAACAAGAAAAAAATAAAGATTGTCGAAAGACGATTACCAATATCCAATAAATATTATAATAGAATATATAATCAGAATGAATTTAATATCCGTAAATGTCTAAAACATAGTCTAAAAAATCTAAAAACTTATAAGCCTTTAGATTCTGATCATGGACGATTCGGAACAATATTTCCAGCCAAACTTGGAACCAAAAAATTGATTGTTAAAGTCGAACATAAGGAATACAAAGATAAAAAAAGACTTCACGAAATAAAAGAAAATTATGAAGAAGAAGTGAAAATATCGTATCTAAATGCTGAATATGGCCTTGGTCCTAAAATTTATGATGCTTTTGGTATTAATTATATCCCTACGGGAATATTCTTTCAATACATCATCATGGACAAAATGTATATGGATTGTGAAGATGCTTTTAGTGGAAGAAAAGGCATTTTGTCTATAGATCAAAAACAAGAAATAATAGAACAAATGTGTGACATTCTAGTTCAGCAAGCAACCAAGGGCATCTATTGCATAGATATAAAACCAGCTAATTTTTTAGTAGATTTCGACAATCTTGGACTCTGTAGGGTAAAGATGATTGATTTTGGCATTTGGTGTACAGAAAATAAAGAAAAATTAATGTTTAATAAAGTATATGATCTGAATAAATTTATTATGACAAACTTTCTACAATTATACTTTACTGTTGCTGAGATATCCTCAGATGATACTAAACTGTTTCTTAAAGTGCCTTTATTTCGTGATTTCTTTATAGTCCGAAAAGAAGAAAATAAGAAATACTTGATTTATTTATTTGGACGCGGACTTGAAGATGATCGTCGTAATAAAACAAATAAAGATATAAGAGATATCAGAGCTGTGACATTAATAAATTATGCAAAAATATTTATTCTTAATTATGTCGAAGAGTATGGGTATGATCATGATTCTGATTCTGATTCTGATTCTGATCATGGTTCTGACCACATTCTAAAGAAAACACAAGGTGGTGGAATTGATACTGAAGCACAAGCTGAAAAAATATTAAATAGTGTTACGTCCGAGGATGTATATAATTTATTTTATGCCTCTTTAAAGTGAAGTATTGGTTGTTAAAAAATTTGACATTGGATAACCTGCTACTTTATTACGTTGAATACTAGAGTTTACTCGCCACTTATGAGCAAGATCATTATACAAAGCCGCGAGCTTGTCCATCTAATTCTGCAGCTTTAAGATACAATTCTTCTGCTTTTTTGTAATCACCATTCCTTTTATACAGAGATCCTAAATTTGTCATCGCTGGAACAAATCCATGATCAGCAGCCCTCATAAACCACATTTCTGAAATTTTAATATCATGGTTACTAAAATCACTTTCAAATCCATATAAGTCTCCGAGATTGAACATTCCTACAGGGTTTTTATGTTCAGCTGCCATTAAAAATAATCTTTCTGCTTCTGGATAGGATTTGTCTTTAAAAAAGATAAATCCTAAATTATTCATTGCAAGAGGATCATCATATGAAATTTGTTCTGTCGAAATATTTTTTAGATTATCAATATAGTTACGATCTGCAAATGACCACGTTGTGTTCAAGTTACACAAAGAATCAAAAATTTCTTGAGAACTCATTGAAAATTCTTAAGTCCTTTGTCTTTTTTGATTCTGTTGATTCTGTTGCTCTTCTTTTTGCATTTTAATCAGTCTCGTTCTTGTTCTATCCTATTACGTTCTCTTTGTATTCTAGCGTCATTTATTTTTTTGAACAATTCCTACTATTCCTACTATTCTTATTATTCCAAAGTCTTCACAAAAAATAAATAACACTAGAATACTTAAATGATTATTAACTAACGATATCGAGAATACCAAGAACAATAAGAACAATAATAACAATAATAACAATAATAACAATATCAAAAAATGTTTGTAGTTCTTAATAACAAGGGAAAGTTTATTTATTTGGCTTCAGATATTCAAAAATTGGTGGATTATATTGTTGATCTCACAAATAGCATGAATAATGAAAGTTTAGAACAAAGGATGAACATGACATACAAATTCGAAGATATTTTCAATTATCTAGTCATTTATTATCATATCGAACAAGATAAAGACTACTTAAAAGATTATGAAAAACATATATTAACAATGGATGATTTTCAAATGTTATGGGAAAATTATTGCGAAAATGAAGAAAAAGCTTACGAGTCTAGTGAAAGCGAAAGTGAAAGTGTAGTTGATGCTGATAATAATGCTGATAATAATGCTGATAATGATGCTGATAATGATAATGCTGTTTATGCTGTAGATCTATGTAGGTGATTTTATGATCTTTAGAGATTATTAAGGTCCTTTTAATCGCTCGAACTTCGTTCTCGCCCCCGACCATCACTATGAGAGAAACCTCGTTTTACATAGTAATGGCCGGAGAGCGAGGGCGTAGCCCGAGCGATTAAAAGGACTATAGTGGTCCCTAAGATTCTTCAAAAAATTTATAACGCTAGGATATCGGAGAGCAAGTAATAATTCTAAAATGACAAATTTAATTTCTTTTATTCAAGCTGCCGTTGGTACATTCGTTATTATCCACTTTGTTTCTCGTTTTTTTAAGAAATCTGAAAAAGAAATCGAAGAAGAATTAGAAGAAGAATTCTTTGAGGACCTTGAAGAACTCGAGAAAGAAAATGAATTTATCACAGATAGGCATGTTTTATTGGTTGATAATAAATGGGCAAAGTCTCAGTCTCAAGAAATTAATGCTCGTATGGAATATATCAAAAATAATTTTTGTGGCTTAGTGTGTGATTCACTAGAAGCACTAGAAAAATTGCATTATGATCCTTTAAGACAAATTTTTGCCACCGGAAACATCAATAAATACGATATCGAAGACATTCAAAAAGCAGCTAATGTCGACAGTATTTGTGTAATTGAAGAATTATCTGTTGTTGATTGTTATCTCCACACAGTTTCCCTTGATGAAGTTCCATTAAATATTCATAATGCAGGAGTATTTATCAAAAGTTTTTTCGCATCAGGGTGCGATTACTTTGCTCTTATTTCTAAAGAGCATCAATTTCAATGTCTTACAGAATCTAATAAACCAGGAACTTCTTACAGAAAAGGCATTTATATTACTGATGTCCGAAAAAATGTTAGGAGAGAATCAGAAAAATCCGAAAAATCCGAAGAATCCGAAGAATTATCATTCAATCTTTTGCGTTGTTCTACAAATTTCGAAGGACCAACTGATAACTTTAGACCTACAGACCTAGAAATTGTCGAAAAAGTCAATGAATTAAGCACATATTTCTTTAAAGAAAAGGCTGAATTGAATCATGTATTGGCTCAAATTTATAACAACGTAGTTGTAGAAAATAAAGAAAAGAAAGCCAAAATCAAAGAACATTCAGATAAGACCAAAGATATGCCAAGAAATGCTTTAATGGCTTTTTGTACTTTTTATGATAGACCTGTAAAAGACTATCGTGAGTTGACAAAATTACGTTTCAGACTCAAAAAAGTTGAAAAATATCCCCAAATGACTCCAGAGTTCGACATAGTTCTGAGTCCCAATTCAGTATTTCTCATGTCCCTACAAACAAATAGACTTTATACTCATGAAATTATCCCTTCTATTTTACCAGTAGACAAACTTCCTGTGCGTATGGGATATGTTATTCGATGTTCTAATACTGAAGCAGTACATCGCGACGGAAAGACATACATCAAAAAATGCTCCCTAAATGCTAGTATTGATAATTTTGACAGTAATTGTTACTCGTTGACTCCACTTCGAAGATCGACACCAGAAGAATTTTCTGAACTGAAAAGACTTTATTCTGAAGAAAATAAGTCCGATAAAATTGTAAGATATGGTCCAGTAGATTTTAGCATGAATGAAGGAGATTACATGAAACCAAAAATCTAGAATACAAGAATAAAAGAATGTACTGACGGCAATCGAGAGAGAGAGAGAGAGAGAATTAATGAATAATAATAATAATAGAATAATAATAGAATAATAAAAATTAACAAAGCTTAGGCTTATTTAATCGATAATAAATGTCTAAAACACAAAGAAAACTTGAATTGATTTCCCAGAAAAAAGAAGAAGAACGAAAACAAAGAGAAGAAGAATTAGAAAAGATTCATAAAGACGTTTTTGATAAAATTGATGAATGGTTTGAGAATGGAGAAGAAATCTTGACGCTTGGTCCATATCCTCGTCAGATAGCATCAAATATTAAGGCATTAATTTTTCAAAAATATGTAGGGGAAAAATTAAATGTATCGTTTGAAGTACCGTTTGTATCTGGTGGTAAATCAGACATGGCTAATTTTAATATCCTTGTAAGAATTTTTGAAGTCAGAGTCGATAATAATAATAATAATAAAGAAGAGAAACCCCGTGTTGATAATAAAGAGAAAGTCAGAGTCGGGGCTGATAGGGGTCCTAAAAAAAATAAGAAAAAGTATGAGCCTAAACAATCCCGTAAAAATAATTAAGCCTAGACCCTAAAAGAGTACTAAAAATGGCTAGAACACAAAGAAAACGTGAATTAATTTTTCAAAGAGAAGAAAAAGAACGAAAAGAAAAGGAAAAAGAATTAGAAGAAAAGTATAAAGATGTTTTTGATAAAATTGATGAGTGGTTCGACAATGACAAAGAATTTTTAGAACTTGGTCCATGGAAAAAGAAAGAAGAAGTACAATTTGTTAAGTCTAGAATATCGATGAAATATGTCGGTGAAAAGTTGGATATATCTGTTCTTGATTTTACAAATCCTTATGGTTATAAATTAAGTATCAAATGTAAGAAAAGAGACTATCATAGAGAAAGAAAAGGTATTGAAAATTTTCTTATAATGCTTTTTTATTGTGGTTGTTGCTGCGATTGTCCTTAGATAATACACATACACATACCATCACTTTCACTTATAGTGTAATTTATTTCTGGATATTTGTATCCAATTCTCCCATTTTCTTGAGATCTGCATTTATAGTATTCTTTTCTCTCTTGATCATTAGCCAAAGTTAATACTTCATTATTATTCAGGTAAGGCACTCCATTAACAAATTTAACAAATGTTTTTGATAGTCTAAAAGTTATTCCTAACCATTTAACAGAATCTTCTTCGGTATCATCGTTGCAGTCTTTGCCAATAATTATTTTATGAAGATATTGATCATTTGTTTCTGTCGAAAATAATACAATAGAATTATGATCTAGTATTATTTCGGTTTCTTCTTGGTCTTTCGGGTCTTTCGGGTCTTCTTTTTTCTTTTTCACTACAAGTTTTCTTAACGACTTAGTATTTTTTGAATAACACGAAAAAATACAAATATATGAATTATCCGCTAGATCAAGAGCTTGATCGGAATGATATCCCATAGAACGATATCTAGAATCATATATTTCTATAAGAGCATTATTAAAAGACAAGTCCATTCCAATATCTTCTTTTACTTTGTCTCTAATTTTCCCTATAAGATCATAATGATTCTTTGTGAATCGTTGTACAGGTTTTTTATACTTGGTTGTGGTTCTAACAATTGGAATGGACTCGTCTTTAGGGGATACCAATACTGCACCCTGCCTTCCAGGAATTACATCTTCAAAAAATATATCCGATGATAAATTTTTAAAAGAATCCTCGACGACTAATGGGTATTTTTTAAATGTATCGAGCATTTTTAGAACTTGTCTTCTTCCTAGGGCGATTAATTATTTTCTTTTATCATCGCTTGTATTTTACCCATCTGTAGACACCATTTGAAGCCATTTTGCTAATATACATAAGACCATCATTTCCAGTTCTATAAAGTCCCTTACAATCTTGAGCCGGATATGGTGGTCCAGGTCTAGTTACATATTTCTTTTGTTTGGACATGACACAACCAGCCTCGTCTAGACTATTAGAAATATCAGAAAGCGATAATTTAAGTTTCTTAGATAGTTTCCTTGATACTCTTGTTCTACGAGATACTCTTGCTCTACGAGAACTTTTTGATGACCTTCGAGATACCCTTGTCCTACTGGTCCTACGGGTCCTACGGGTGCTTCTTCGAGACACTCTTGATCTTCGAGACACTCTTGCCCTACGGGTCCTACGGGTTCTTCTTGATGATACTCGAGCCCTACGTGCCATTTATTATTATCAAGAAAATGAATTATGAATTATCATGATCTCTAAAGATCATAACAATTCCAAAAAATAACGACAATTAATTAACCGCTAAAAAAAGTTTTTGAGACGGTTCACTGCCGGTTCTTGATACCGATTGTGGCACATAAACATTGAAGTCGGGATTTGAATCGCAGACGTACTTGTCTCCGCCTTTGGACTTGGCCTTTTGTGCTAGAGTAAATTCTAAAGATCCTGATTCACTAGAAATGTCAATCTTTAGCTTTTGGACTGGTTCACTACCGGTTCTTGACAAGGATTGAGGCACATAGATATTGAAATCAGGATTTGAGTCGCAGATGTACTTGTCTCCACCTTTGGACTTGGCCTTTTGCGACAGAGTAAATTCGAAAATCATTCTTGTTTCTTATTCTTGTTCTTGCTTTGAGTACTTCTTGCTTTGAGAATACTAGAGACTGTTACTTTTTTGTGTTTTCAGACATTATAGTTCGTGGAATTAGATACAATACTCTAGGGTTTTTCGTTTATTTCTTTTAGACTGCAATTTAGACAACAAAGAAACGATATGTTCTTCTAAAACCTTTTCTTCTTCTAGTAGGCTTTTATTTAATTCTGCTTCCATAGTTTCAACTTCTTTAGTAAGATCTTCAACAAGTTCTTGAATAGCAGTTATGTCTTCATCCAATGATCCCACAGCTGCTTTTAAAATATCTTTTTGTTCATTGTGAAATGTTTGGAACTTACATTTTAATTCATCTGATGAAAAGGAAAATTCTGAGACTATGTTTATAGTTTGAAGATCTTTTTTAAGATCTTTTCTTTCTTTAAGTTTTGATTCTAAAACAGTACATGTGTTAAAAAACTTTAAACTTTTTTCTTGAAGATCCTTTTCCAATTGTTGCGACATTCTTGATTCTTTATTATTCTTTATTATTTTAAGACTAAGCCCATAAATTTTTTAAGAATATAATAAATTCTTACAGATTCTTACGAATCATTGAATTTAAAGGTGACTAATAATTTCAGTTCTTAACATCTCGATGAAAATGTTGGTTTTCAAAATTTTCATATGTTGATTCCTAATTCCTTAGCAATCTTGGCATTAGTTGATTCCATTTTCTTTATTGATATTTTCTGTTTATTGTTAACGTATGTTGTCCTCGAGAACACTGACACTATTATTTTTTTTTGTAATTACAAAAAAAATGTGCATTCTAGTAAATCATTGTCAGCATTATAGTATAAAGAAGGATAAAGAAGTAGATTGAGATTGAGATAAGTATTATGTTTCTTTATAGGCTTTTTAAGACCAAGAATAAAAACAAGACCAAGACCAAGACCAAAGACAAGAATCGTCGAAAAGGTATTGACAAACAAGATCCTTATTATAAAAATTTCGAATATTATTACCGTAGAGAAAAAGAAGAAGACCTTAATACTGAATTTTTGATTGAAGAATTAATTGAACTGTTAATAGGCAAAAAAGGATTTTTATTTTGTGCTCTTGGAGTTACTGCTAATGCTCTTAATGAAAGCAGAACAGCACCTTACGGAGCTGTTGTTGGTATTTTAGACGAACATTACGAAGACATATACCCTCTACTAATTAAAAAATTTCCTAAATTGGAATATGTTTACATTCCAATATATATAGAACGATTATAATGAAACGTAATAAAGCATAGCGCTTTACAATTAATAACCCTATAAATACTTTTTCCAATTCTCTACTTCGTCTTTAATTTGTGGAAATATATACTTCTTATTAAATTTTCTGATTTCATATTCCTTATTTGTCAAAGCATCAGTGACTTTATCACAATCAAAAATATTTGATACTTTGATAAAATCAGTAAAAGTTCCATCAGTAGATTTTGCTTGTTTGATGATGTCAAAATCTCTTTGATCAAATTTAACAAGAAAAACATATGATGGATAACCAGTTGTTCCTCCATTTATCTGAAAAAATGTATTCAATCGTTCTCGATTGATAATATAGCTAGTTTCTTCGTTAAATTCACGACGAGCAGTATCTTCAACGCATGTATCATTTTCTTCTACTTTACCACCAGGATATTCAGCGAAGCCTTCTTTATTTATTCCAAGAATAAAATGAAATCCACCGTTTTCGTATATATAAGGAACTACACCAGCACCCTCGTGGCCTTTATCAATTGAATTTGTAATCCATTTAGCTGTTTTTAAGTCTTCGTTTTTAATGGCTTTTTTCAATTCTTCTAAAGTCTTTGTTGACACTATTTTTTCGGACATTCTTTTATTTTAGTCTTTAACACTACCGTTAACAATTTTTTGAACATTTTTCTTCTCCAAAAAGATATTGACAAACAAGATCCTTATTATAAAAATTTCGAATATTATTATCGTAGAGAAAAAAGAAGCCCAAATAATAAGTAGAACAAGAGCAGGACTTGAATAGTATATAAATTCTTAGGGATTTATCATTCTTTTCTAAAGATGGAAACATTGTTGATTCCATCGAACAAAAAAAAAATGAGAGCAAAAATAAAAATAAAGCGCCCTAAAATTTTAACTTTAAACATTATAAAATGAAGTTTAAACATAAACAAAAGTTAAAACAGAAGCCTCCTGATCCCAAAGATATATCGGAAAAACATATTATGACGACTACTAAAACTGATCTTAAATCTATTTTGGGATACTCTTATAACGGTATTAATGATTTGAGTTACGATGAAAAAAATAACAGGATTCAAGATGCCGTCCAGAGAGTGAATAACATTGTTTTTCACACTACTCATTTTCTAGAACTATATCTTTTGCATTTATTTCATGAGAATTTGCCTTTTCCGAAACTAACACTTGATTTTATCGGATTTTGTATGAGAACTGTTGCTTTAGAACGTAAAGATGGAAGAGGAGGAAAACCTAAAGAAGAAACTCAGAAAACAATGGATATTCTCAAAAAATTTTATATTGAACATTACGAACCTTTATTGGGATCTGATCCTGACAATCAAAAAGTTGATATGTTACATTTAAATTACATCCTTCAATACGAAGAAATTGATCTTCTTAAAAATATTAAAAATAACATATCAATGCACTTTGTTGATTATTGCAAAGAATGGGTTAATAAAGTTTTTGATCTCAAAGGAAATCTTAAAAAAATTGATACTCGAGAAGATCTTACCGAAGAACAAAAAAAGATGACTAAAAGAAATTTGTCTATTCAAATGAGACTTATTAAAGAGGATCTTCTCAGTCCTTTAGAAACTGAATATAAATGTGAACATAAGTATCATCATTGGTTAAAAAAGAATAAACCTAATATAATTACTAAAACAGTTTTTAATGAAGAATCTGAAAAGAATCATATACATTATGACATTAAAGCTAATACTTTAGACTATTTAAAAAGCATGATTTACATAATAGACAAATTAAGAAAATATGACCGTAATATCCAATGTATACCTTTAAGATCTTCATTTACTCCGAAATATATCACAATTGATACAGCATCTTTAATCACGCTTATGGTTGATAAAAACGTTAGAAATTATTTATTAAAAATAAAAGATTCGAGAGATATTATTTGGTCTACATTTTTTAATTTGGGACATAAAGTGTTTCGAAGAAAAGATTACAAATTCTTTTCGATGATAAGAACTGACGGTATTGGTGCTTCTGTATTATTTTATAGAGCCGACAAAAATCAGGATAAATTACCTAAAAATATTGAAAGTAATTATACTGAATCTTATATTGATGAGATGAAACTAGATAATCCCAACGATATCAATAAAGTAAAAATAGTAGGAATAGATCCAGGTAAGGACGATTTATTACATTGTACAAATGGATCATCGTTTTTCAGATATACAGCTAATCAAAGACGTTTAGAAACCAGAAAGAAAAAGTATATGAAAATTAATGAACGACAAAAATTAGAAACTGTGATAGAAGATAAAAATGTAAAAGAATGGGAAACATTACTTTCTAAAGAAATTAAAAGTACAACTAAAGTGAAAGAATTTAAAAAATATTTGAAAGTCAAACTAACATTGTATTACAAATTACAAGAGTATTATTATGATCCATTAAGACGTAAATTGCGCTGGAATACTTATATTAATACACAAAAATCTGAATCTAAAATGATAAATAATTTTAGATCAACATTTGGATCTCCAGATGATAATGTAATAATAGCAATAGGTGATTATGATCAAGGATCTTATCATCTAAAAGGAAAAGAACCAGTGAAGGGTAAAGGATTTCGAAAAATCCTAAGAACAGCTGGATATGAAGTTTTGCTAGTAGATGAATTTCGGACAAGTTGTAAATGTTATAATTGTCATTCTGATACCGAAAAATTCATGCTTAGAAAGAATCATAAACCTCCAAAAAAATATCAACTAGAAAATAAAATATATAAGGAAGAAATATTAGTCCACGGGCTCCTCAGATGCACTTCTGCAAACGGGTGTGGCAGCTTATGGAATAGAGATGTAAATGGTAGTTTAAATATTCGAATGTTGGCTTTAAAAGCTTTAAGTGGTCAAGAAAGACCTTTGATATTTCGAAGAGAACATTTAAACAATCGTTTATAAATAAATTCATGTGTGGTAAACGCTACATTATTCATATTTTTGTGTCTGAAAACACAAAAAACAACAAACTCTAGAATAAATAATTCTAAAGAATAATATGTCTGAACAACAACATCAAGAACCCCAAGAACATCAAGAACATCAAGAACAAACGGAGCAAATGAACCCTCAACAAGAACAACATCAAGAACAACAGGAGCAACCAAGCCATCAAATGAGTCCTCAAGACCTAAAAGACCTAAAAGACCTAAAAGACCTAAAAGACCTAAAAGTCCTTTGGTTTTCTCAAGCAGGGTCTAAAACATCATTTTCTCGTATTACAGAATCGGTAATCCCAGAGTTATTAAAAGACAAAGCTTTAAAGATTACTCTTTTAAGCAACAAGGACATTGCTGAAGAACTTGACAACCAAGACCGTGAAGCGATTAATAGGTATGAATTTATCAAAATTGGTACAGAAACCAAGTCTGGTTTATCCTTTGCTGACTTTGACCCCGAGAATCCAAATATTCTAGATAGAAGTATTAAGTATATTGTGCTGCAAATCGGAGACCTTATTTTCACAAATAAGTACGACTACATTGTCATTTGTAATGGATTTACAGAAACAGAATTCTTTGTCAATCAAGTAAAAAACTTTTCAAAAGAAATTCTCGGAAACACCAAAGTTATCGCATGGACACCAATTGATTATATTCCAAACGAACAGAGTATTAAAAGTTACACGAATATTTATGCTTTTATCACTATGAATCCAGTTATTAATGATGAATTGTTAAAGAAAGTAAGAGGCTCTGAACTCGAACCATTGCTAAAAGTTTCTTGGATTGGTCATGGTTATGACCTCAAGGATTTAAACATCGATCATACAAAATTTACAAGAGAAAAGGCTATTAAAGAAATCAACAAATTAAAATTTTCCAATTGGGAAATCACTTCAGATGACATTATCATCCTTAATGCCAATAATTGCAAGTCCAAAAGAAAAAGACTTGATTTAACCATTCAGGCTTTTGGTAAACTTTGTCAAAGTGAAAAATTTAACAAAAACGTTAAACTATGGATTCATACAGATCTTGATGAATTTTTTAATCAACGTATCGAAATCCCAGTACATGTTCGACCAAGAATGATTCTTACCCATAATAATATTTCTGATTATCAATTGATGCTTATCTATAAAGTTTGCCAAATTGGTCTTCAAACATCAGAAGGTGAAGGTTGGAGTCTTACAAATACAGAACATACTATGTATGGTTCTGCTATTCAAGTTGTACCAGATTTTCTTGCCACAAAGTTTCATTTTAGTGATCTTTGTGGCATCCTAATGCCTGTGAAAAGAATTATTAGACGCGAAGTGTCAGGTCTGGATGTTGAATATGGGACCGTTAGTATCAATGATGTTTGTATGGGAATTTTAAAGGCTGTTCCATTGGTTATCAACGGTAAAGCACATTCTTTTGTTAGTGCTGCACAACAAAAGATTCAAAAATATACATGGAAATCTATTTCCGAAGAACTTTTAGAAAAGATCAAGAATCCAGGAGATTACTCTAATGATTATGAAAGATGTGTCATGCTAAGCGGTGTTTAGAATTACAAAAAAATTTTTTTAGGAACAGAGTAGGAACAGAGTAGGAACAACGCAGAGTATAAAGATCATTAGCAATAAATATCGTTAAGAGCATAAGAAAATGGATGATGAAACATTAATCGTTATTATTGCATTCTCTATTATTGGTTTTATCCTTATTCTTATATGTATTATTGGATGTATAGGTGCTAATATAAATGACAGAATCGATTACAATAGACAAAAAAGAGAAGCCCAGATGAGATCCGATGAAATAAGAACAAAAGCAGGACTTGAATTAATTGAAATAGTATAAATCCTTTGGGGTCTTTATAAGTTTATTCTTTACAAAAAAATAATCCTTTCGAGGACAATAGGTCATAATTATACCTACAAACGATTAACGATAAACAGTCAACGATAAAATGAACAGTCAACAATTCAAGATTGCTGATGGAGAGCTTATCAAAGCTGTTGTTGTTATTCTCAAAAGAACCAATACTTTGTATGCTAAATTAGAATCAAAGATAGATATGGGTCAAGATCTCACAGACGAAGAGAATGAAGCCCATCTTGCTATTGAAACTAATTTCATGAATAGTATTGGCTACATGTTTGCGGAATAGAATTCTTAAATCCTTAGGGATCTGAGAATCCTAATCCACGAGTTTCAAAAAATCACTATACGGAATTCTTTGGAATGTAAAAAATCCAGATCGTGTTTTCTGCTCATTAACCTTGTAAGGATCTAGATTTATAATATCAATAAAACAGTCTGGATCAGTGCAAGTCGTTACATAAATTACTAGATGGCATAAGCTACAATGATCGGTTAGTGTTTTATTGTATTCCAATGTACCATTATCAAGATCTAACTTACGAGCTCCGTATCTGTAATGTTCTTTAAGACAATCTCCTATAATCCATTCTAAAGTTTCTTTTGGGCTTTGAAAATCAAAGCAGCCACCACAAAGACCAAAATCGTCATCGGTGATCAAAACGACGGCTGTACGAAAAGGTAACGATTTTATTGTTTGAACATTTATAGGCAGTGATGATATTCTAGCAGATTTTATGGGATTACTATCCAATGTTCCCAATTCGTCATCAATTTTTCTTTTACGAGCACCTGTACCGATAATCGAATCTATTGTGTCTACTCCTTCCATTATTAATTCTTTATTACTGTCTTTATTACTGTCTTAATTCTTTACAGTTATCGTTAGCGCTTAAAAAATTCAGTGGAGGCTAATGCTACAAAGACTTCTTTAATGGCATCAAAATCTGAAAAAAAATTAGAATTAATAAAAATACAAAAGCAAAAAGATATTGAAAATTTTGAGAAAGATATATTTGACAGAATTGATAAATGGTTCGAGGACGGTTCTCCATTGTTAAAATTTGGTCCTTATTACAATTATGGAGCGCCAAAAATTCGCAATATGATTTTAGCAGAATATCAAGACGAAAAATTATTGTCTGTTGAATTAGAACCTGCTCCAGGTGTAATGCGCGATACCTGTTATGTTACTCTCAAAATTATAAGCGAAGAAGAATGGATTATAAAAAAAGAAAACGAAGAAAAAATAAAAATTTTAGAAAAAGAATTTAAAGAAAAGCAAGCAGCAAAATTTAAAGAACTAGAAGAAAAAAAGAAGAAACATAAATCATTTCTTAGTTTATTCGGATTCTAAAAAGCAAGAAAAGACACTAATACTAAAAAAGCAAGAATAAGCAAGAAAAGCAAGAAAAGAATAAATAAGAAAAGAATAAGCAAGAAAAAAATTCAGTGACACTAATGGCATTAACAGTAATACTAAAATGTATGACTCAGACTATTTGCTAATTCCAACACGCCAACAACAGGAAGAAGAAAAAGAATTTATAGAAATGTTTACAGAAGTCTTTAACGGATATACAAATGGTATGCTTATCAAATTTAAAAAAGAAAGTTTAATGATTGTTGATATCATCGATTCAATTCTTAAAGACCGTTTTATTAACAAAGAAAAATTTCGATATCTTTATAGTTCTGATAGAACTTACAGTTGTTTTTGTATCAGAAATAGAAAAACAACTGTAAGGCATACCTTTATTTCGCTAAAGGATAATCAATGTTACATTTTTTATGTAGAATCTAAAGACTTTCTTGATAAATATGGAATCGAGGATGACAGTGATGATAATGAGATGCCTTTTATTAAAGATAAAGTCTATGAACTATTCTTTTCAAAAGACGGCAATATTGTCGACGCCATCGAACAAGAGCAAGAGCAAGAACAAGAACAAGAACAAGAATAAGAATAATAACAATATTACAAAAAATTATTTCTTCGAAATGGAATGTTGATATTGTTGATATTATTGTAGGAAATGATTGAAGAATTTATTTCTGATTTATCAAGAAAAATTGAAAACTCAGATGCTAAATATAATGCTAAATACAAAGATTTAGAAAAATTTTATCATGTTGTTCATGATCATGTTGGAAGATGTAATGAAGAAATAATCAAATTGAAAAAAGAATTCAACGAGTTGAAAAAAGAATTCAACGAGTTAAAAAAAGAATTCAACGAATTGAAGAAGGATAATAATCATCAAGAACTTGTGAATTATTTGAAACAAATTCACAAAGTATTGATGATGCACTATTTTCTTTGGGGATTCTATTTGATAATTGTCAAATACCTAAAGCCATTCACTAGAATTTTTTCAGAATAATAACTCCTCGCGCGGTCCTAGGATGCTTTTATACAGATCCTAAGAATCCTGAGGCTATTCAAGCATGATATAAATATCTTTTAATGCACTGCATGCTCTATTTACGGAATATAAATGAAAAGTGGCGTCTTTTAGGGATTCTTTCTCTTCAGTATCACCGGACCCAAAAATTCTAGTATAACTTTCAGAATCTACTGAACAAGTTTCCAAACGGTCAAGAATAATTAGACATGAATCGGTATATTTGTATGCCTTGTATAATTCTTTAGTCTTAGGACCAATGACAGCAGCCTTTATCATAGATGGATAATCCTTCGATAAGTTTATTTCTTTCAATTTTACAATAAAGTCCAAATTTGGGAGTTCTTCTTTTTCAAATTTTAGAAACGGTTGCCACTTGAAAGCGCAATCAACAACCTTTTTTGACATTGGCCAATAATATTGACAAGCTTCATGTTTAGTAGTAAAAATAGGACTTGGATCTGATAATGCTTTTGGCGCTTTTGCTGAGGCCTTTACGGATACCGAAATTGAACGTACAAACGATGATGACGCTGGTCTCATTCTTGCTTATTATTCTTAATTCTTCTTCTTATTATTCTTCTTATTATTCTTGTTCTTATTCTAGGGCTCATTATTTTTTTTTACAAATTATTACTTGATAACATTGTCCAGATATTTTTAAGTTTCAATAATAATCGCTATCTTTGTGATAACTATAACTGATTCTGGCTGCTTTTACTTGATCTCTGACTAATTTTGTACCAGAATGTTGCGAACAATATAATCTATTTGCACCACTAATAAATCTATTTGGACATTTTCTACGCGTTGGCAAAATTGCCCTACATCTTCTCTCTACTTGTTTGGATTTTTTTATGGATTTTTTTGGCATTTATAATATTCATTATTATAAAAAACTAAAACCAAACGTATATTCTGTAAAGTATTAATGGTCTGCCAGTAAATGTTATAAAAGAAGACTGATTATACAACAACAACGTTTCTTTGTGTTCTTGTTGTTATTCTTGATGTCATTGGTGTTGGCTTTACTTTGGTTTTTGGTAATTTTTTAGAATTCGTAGAATTTGTTGAGATCGTTGAGTTCGGGATTATAAGGACCAAAACAAACAAAAAGAATAATGAAAAATTAAATAAACAAAATACTGCAAAATTTGGAATGAAATAATCAAAATATATTTGAAATTCATATTTGTTTTTCTCGTTGTATCTTATGGCCAAAATACCTACCAAAAATGTCACAATAAAAATAATAAAATACATAAAGATGCAAAAAATAATAGAATCTTTGTATTTTTTATAATTATTGAGGCCTGTAGGATGGCCTGTATGATGGCCTGTAGGATAATACTTATTACGAGTCATGTAACAAAAAGTATCAAAAATAATAAAGCTGCAAAACCACATATTAACAACAAATACAAAGGTAATCCAGAAATTTACATAATATTCTGTATTGTTGATATTGTTATTGTTATTATTGTTTCTCATTGTATCATTAGCATGCTTGGTTTTGATGTCTAAAATGATATTGTCTTTTAACGCATAACTTGCTGTAACAGCAATTACGTAAAGCACATAAAAAATAGAACTAAAAAGAACTAAATTATTCATACTAATATTTATTTTGTTATTTTGTCTGTCACAGTTATTCTTGATGGTTCCTAGCGTTTCCGATTTTTTTATCTGGTGCGAAATATTACTGAAAAATAAAAAATAGTAAGCCTAGAATAAGAAAAGAAGCAGTGTAAGAAAGAAAAGAAGAATAAGAATAAGAATATGTCAGAAAAAAGTTTTAATAATTTGGCTTGTAATCTTTGTGAGAAACTTGGACCACAAACTAAAGAAAGTTTTTGGCCATTTACTACTAAATCATTATCATTATCTTATGATCAAAAATTAAAATTTGTAAATGACCGGCTAAAAGAAACTGATCAAGATACACAAAAAATTATTTCGGATATTCTTCAGAAAAACATTTTTGGACTTTGGCCTGGAGAAAGTGTTGGTTATTGCAACAAAAATGGAATTATTGTAAGAATTCAAACTGGGTATTATTTATTGCCAAATGTTGAAAACAAACATTTTGATCACGTTTCCACTGTTGATAAAAAATATGTAGTTTACAAGAATGAATGCTGTAATGTTTTTATACTTTATAATCCATGGTCCAGAGGAAACCTTTCTCCAACGATTTCTGTGCATGTAGATAAAGATTAGCGATTCACAAAAATGTATAACGGATCAAGGTATCGATTAATCCAAATATTATATAAATGTTGATAATGATCAGCGATTAATAATCAGAATCATTATCAGAATCATTATCATTATCAGAATCCTCATCGGTATTGTCATTATCCTCATCACGGTCACAAATAGCACATATTCCATATTGTCCATGGTAATGATAGAATTCTTCATCTTCTTCAGTTCGTTTTGTACCATTCCAATTATTAGTATACTTATGTTCAAAACAATCAATGCATATATAATGACCACAATTTGGCATTTCTACAACATAGTCCTGATCCTTCGGGCATAATTGGCATTTTATGTTCTTAATAAATTTCATTATTTCTCCGCAGATGTCTTGACCAAATTTTTCATACAATATATTATTCAGTTCCTGAATAAAGGTAATAGTATTATTAAGTATTAGTACAGGATCATTACCTTTCCATGCTTTTATACAATATTTACATTTCTTTTTGTCCTGTTCACGAAATGATTCGCCACAAAGTTTATAATTAATACATTCTACAGCTTTACACTTATACTTACAGTCATAACGACTAAAATAATAATACATGTCATTTCCGTAATCGACACTTAAACATCTACCATTTCCAGTACAATTTTGTTTCATCATTATTCTTGTTATTTATTCTTGTTATTTATTTATCACTGTTATAACGAAGTTGAAGTCCCAAGGGACCTTGTAGGAGCCTTAGGTATTATTAGGCCGTCAGGCCGTAATACCGTTGTTAGAACTTTCTAGGCCTTTGCAGTTTTTCTCTTTGGACTAGAAGGAATATATTCTTTAGAAGTAAGCATGCTTTCATCCAATAGGACGTCAAAGGTTCCAGTACCGCATGGAGCCAATTGACCAAGCATAATATTTTCCGAGACGCCTTTGATTTGATCCTTCTGTGAATACATTGCTGCTTCTGTCAAGATTTCTACAGTCTCTTCAAATGATGCTTTGACCAGAGTGCCAGTATCAGCCTTAGATTGTGAATGTCTCGTCAGAGATAACAAAACTCCCTTATACGTCATAATATCAGCAACCAATGACAAGTGACGGTAATTAATATATGATCCATCAAACGAAAGTACAAGTTTTAGTTCATTTAGCAATGCTTTTCTAGCAGCTTCAACACCCAAGACTTGCCATATCTCTATGATATTATTTGATAGAGTCATTGTATGATCAAATCCAGGCACCGAAAATATAGCTTCTAGATTTGATCCTTCGGTCTCGATACATTTGTAATTAACACTTTCAAAAGCTCCTGTATCAGGATTTTCTATGTTCAAGGTCTTTGTCTCTTCATAGACCTTGGTTATTCCAGGAATACCCATCATTTGGATTTTGTTAATATATTCTATTTCAATATTCTTTAAATTTTCGACAATGTCTTCATCATCTGTAGCAAAGATAACAATACACGGCTCATCTGCATTATCATCATTCACAAAAATTCTTAAAGAAGCAAGAACACCCTTGTCTCTAATCTTCTTATCAGTAACAATCTTTTTGTAGATATCATACATAGTAACACCAGTATACTCTAAAAGTTTAACGTCAATATCAAGTCTCAGATAATAAGAACTAAGCTTTATTCCGAATGTATTATACAAGCTGACGACTTCTTCAAGTTCATTTTTTAATGGTTCATTCTTTATTGACGATACACTGACGAAGTCTCTTAGAATTTTATATTCCAAGTGGGCCCCTACTGGTCCTACGGATCCATCAAGTCCTGCGGACCCAAGATTCTTCGAGTCTATAGGGATAAAAAGTTTTAGTCCTGGACTCTTGATCTTTTTAGATATATTAATAAGTTCATTAAGTCTTGGTAATCCCAGTGTAATATTCTTGGCAGAAATACCAGAAGAATGAAATGAATTAAGTGTAAGCTGAGTAGTTAATTCTGACACCGATTGAGCTGCTACAATGCCACACATTTCACCAGCATGTACTATGGCATTCTTATATTTTAACTTTATGTCCTCTAGTATGACATAAAATTGATCTCTAGTAATCCCAGCCTTTGTGAGGACCTTTGATGCCAAATTACTTCGTAGATGGATACCAAATAACTCAGTACCATTAAGCTCCTGAACTAGGTTTTGGACTTCTGTGATGATTTCTCTTGGAGTCATCAATGGAGAAAGACCTTCGGGATCAACATATTTTCTTAAATTCATAATACGAGAAATATTAATAGGAATATGGAAGATCTTGTCCGTTACTCGTGCTCTACTTGGTTCCCTATGTTTGGCAGCAGTTCTCAAGGTTTCGCGGTCTTTTAGTAGTTGCTGGTATTCTTGGTTCATTAGGTCCTCGAGACCCGTAGGGCTTTCTGGACCTGTAGTGCCCGTAGGGCCTTCATGTCTATAAGTATCAGCCATTTCTTTATTAGACATAGTAAGAATCTTGAACTCATGACTTTCGATATATATAGCATCAATACCATCTTCACCATACAAAAATTGAACGATGTTTCCATAAGAGTCTCTCACAGTGCCATCGTACCTCACGGACACATCTTCTAGAGACTTGACTACACGTCTTTGAGTATATCCTGATTGAGCCGTTTTACATGCAGTATCAATGATACCTTCCCTACCAGCCATAGCGTGAAAAAAGAATTCTTGAGGCTTTAATGCACTAATGTATGAATTTTCGACAAAGCCCCTACTTTCATAACCAATATCCATTTTATCATAATGTGGCAATGTTCTATTCCTAAAGCCGTAAGACACCCTATGTCCTTCTATGTTTTGTTGACCAAGACAAGCGATAACCTGGGCAATATTAAGGTTATTTCCCTTTGATCCCGCATATACAGTTGATTTAAAGTTATTATTAAAACTCAAGACTTTTTGTACATAATTTCCTGCTTCATCACGAGCGCCGTTGAGTTCACTATTAATTTCTTGTTCTAGTATATGATCAGTATTCTTACTATTATTCTTGTTGGCCTTTGTATCAATGATAACGTTGACCTTTTCTTTTACTGATTCTAAAATGTCATAGACTTTGGTATAATCTCCAATAATGGTATCTTTGATCCCTACAGTAAATCCATTATGCAAAATCCAATAATTTGCTATTTTTTGAATTTTATTCATAAATTGCATGGTCTCATGGGGTCCTAGATCATTAAACATTGTATGGATTAGGGAACCTTCGCTTGTCCCTATACTTTTTTTATCAATACGTCCTCGAAGCAGATAGCCTTTAGAAATGAGAACCCTGGTATCAGTATACGACATCTCATTATCATTTTCTGGGGCTCCATTACATACACGTCTAATATTTACACGAGGATCCAAGATCGATGAGAAATATTGCTTTCCAGTCCATAGTTGCTTGAAAGAAGGCTTATTGTGAGACTCGTTGGGGCTTGATGACGTTGATGGCCCATTGGCCGTTGTTGTTGTTGGTCGGTTTCCGCGGGTCATTGGTGCTCTAAATCCATAATCCATGCCTAGAGCCGTTAGGGCCTTAAGGACCCTCTGTGAGATCAATAAAGCTGGTTTATTAATGATGTCAACGATTTTATCACCCATACTACTCATACTACTCATACCACTCATATAAGGCCCTATACCATTCATGAAGAGATCTCTTTCGATAAAAATGTCTCTAGAAGTAAACAAGTATGTGCTAAGTAGAGAATCTTGGATGATACCCATAACAGGCTTGTTAGATTGAGGACTTACAATCATGTATGGAACAGCCATCAAATTCTCGGCTTCGGCCATTGCAGTCTGACTTTGAGGTACATGCATATTCATTTCGTCGCCGTCGAAGTCCGCATTATAGGGACTTACAACTGCGAGATTAAGCCTAAAAGTCTTATGATTTTGTGTTTTTACACGATGAGCCATTATGGACATTTTGTGTAAAGACGGTTGTCGATTAAAAAGTACAATATCGTCATTATCGAGATGTCTCTCCACGACATCTCCGACTTTTAGGGAGATGTCTTTCTTATAGTAATTCAAGTCGATTTTACGGTTTCCTTCTAGTATTACGTATTTTGCACCTGGATGCTTGTTAGGCCCGTTTTTCACTAATGCTTGGAGCTTGGCCTTGTTATACTCAGTGACCTTCTCTGGCACAGTCATGTTTAGTGCTATGTCTTGAGGAACACCAAGTTGATCCATGTCGATATTAGGATCGGCCGTAATAACGGATCGAGCTGAGAAATCAACACGCTTTCCCATAAGGTTTCCACGTACTCGACCATCTTTACCCACGAGACGTTGTCTAAGGGTCTTGAGGGGCTTACCTGATCTCTGCTGAGATGGCTTTTGACCTGGAATTTTATTATCAAAAAATGTAGATACGTGATACTGAAGCAAATTTTCAAAATATTCGATTACATGAGGCTTTTCCTTATTCTTTATGGCATTCTGGACGGCAATATTGGCTCTAAGGATATCATTGATCTTGTGGGTCAAGTCATCTTCACATTTTTGAGTACTAGACATGGATACTGTAGGACGGACATGAGGCGGAGGTACAGGCATTACGGTGATCATCAAGTGTTCCGGTCTACAGAATTTAGGATTCAAGCCTACTTTAATGGCATCTTCATCACTGATTTTTTCTAGTATAGAGTAAGCCTCCTTAGTAGTCAAGGTTCTCTTAAGACCTTGATCTGGAAAATCGATAAGGATCTTGAGTCCATCCCTTGAATAAGATGGTAACGCCTTTTTAGTATCCTTACATGTTTTGCTCTTTTGAGTAATCTTGGTGATCTCAGAAAGCCTCTTACGCTTCTTGAATGACTTGGTAATGTATTGAAGGTCCTTTTCTGACACGATAAGCTTTGATGTCCAATAGCTCACAGACTTCAATAAATTCAGTATCGTTTGCATAAAGCAATAGTGATAAATTGGTACTGCTAACTTGATATGTCCAAAGTAACCAGGATGCTCTGAATCCATAATGTTACCCATACGTGGATCATTAATACCGCCAATAACGGGCTTTTTGGTACTTTGATCATAAATATTGTTATGATCAAAGATACCAGCAGGAATCTGAGCACCAGAGATATCATATTGCTCTTGGGTCACTGATGTATTCTCGATATATTCAGGACTTAGAACACCAAATTGAATGGCTTCTACAGTCTTTATTGGTGCTTTTGAATATTTAAATTTATAATCCATACCTTTTATTCTTATTATTCTTATTATTTTAACGCTATTGATCTTTATTTTTTGCTTTTTATTATTCTTGGTTTGGTGGCTTTAGGACCTTCTGGGTCTTGTTATGGGCTTTGATTATTTTTCATGATTCGCTGAAAAATTAATTCTATTTTAGGGATGCTTGAAAATAAGATCATCTCCTCCAAACACGAACCCCGTCAGAAACCGGAATTATTCCGGTTATCCACCAAAATAATCATGGAATTCCGGCACCCAACCGGAATAATTCCGGTAAATCACCTGTTTACTAACAAAAAAATAAAAAATGAAAAAAAGAAATTGCCTGAGCGTTATAAATCCAAAATATATTAAAAGAAGAAAAGGGAACACAAAAAGGAAAAGCAAAAGAAATAGAAAAGATAATGGAATCAAATACTAATTTGATTCAAATCCAAATCCAAATCCAAATATCAAAATTATCAAAATTATCAAAAGAAACTAATGATAAATTTGCTCAAAGATTATGCTCAGAATTTAATACAGAAGAACAAATAGTGTTTGTAAATAAATTTTATGTTTATTTATGTTATGATCAAGATGAGTTTGTAATTAATTTAGATGATATTTGGGAATTGATGGGTTATAAAGACATTGAATATTGTAAAGATTTATTAACTAATAAATTTACCAAAGATGTAGATTATACGATATCAAATAACAAAGGCAGTAAAAAAAAAGTTATACTTATGACAGTTGATGCATTTAAAAAATTGTGTCTTAAGGCTAGAAAAGATGAAGCAGAAAAGTTATACGATTATTATATTAAACTTGAAAAGTTGATGGATAAGATAATTAAAGAAGAACAAGACGAAGTAAAGAAAGAGAATGAGCAGCTTAAGACTCAACTTGCCTTAAAAGATGAAGAAATCCAGATAGTTACTACTCAAAAAGAGAAAACTTTTTTAGTAAATAATAGTAAAAAAAAGCTTGTTTATATTGGTTATGCAGAAGCTCGTGTTGTTGATATATACGGCATCATTGAAAAATATGGCATCGGTAAATTTGGTATATCATTTGATATTGAAAGACGTTTAGATGAACATAAAAGAAATTTTGGAAATAATTTTACTTTAGAATTTGTTTATGCATCAGAATATTATATAGATATAGAAAGAAAACTTAAAGAGGATCCCGAGATTATCAAAAGAAAAGTCGTTAAAGCTTATAAGAACGGCCAAAATCAAATAGAATTAGTACAATTTGATGCTGAATTTGGTATTGAAGATCTCTATAAGAAAATTTTGGAAATAAAGGCCATTGTAGAAGATGATTATAAAAAACAATTGGAAAAAGACTTAGAAGAAAAAAATAAAGAATTAGAAGAAAAAAATAAGGAGATTGAAGAAAAAGATAAAAAAATAAAAGAAAAAGATAAAGAGATTAAAAAAAAAGAAAAACATATTAAAAAAATAAATAAGGAAAATTTTATTGCAAGAGAACTTTATACTGGAAAAGAAACAGAATGTAAAAGTTATATCCAAGCGGCAAAATTATTTCATTGTGGTGAGAAATCTTTGCCAGAAAATTATATAGACAAACCAAGACAAAATAGAGGTTATGTCTACTACACCAAAGGTAAACCATACTGGGAACCTCCTGAAAACTTTAAATTTATTAAAGACTTAAAATCATCAACAAGTATGATTCCGTGCAAATCAATACATAAAGTTACCGGAGAAATTACATATTATAATAGTATTAAAGAAGTCGCACACATTATTTATTATTCGTATAGTGAAGAAGAAAAATTAGAATTTCTGGAAAAAGGAAAAAATAACACAAGAAGTGAAGAGGAAAAAACTTTGGATACGCTTTTAGACAATTTTAGAAAAAGAATTGAAGATGTTGTTAATGGAAAAGTAAAAAGTGAAAATAACGGAGATAAAGGGATTTTTTGTTGTAATTGGTATAAACTGGCGTCTTGTGGTTATTTAGTATACCCTAATGGTACTAAAAAATGTGTTGAAGAAATTGAAGAATAAATAGTTATTGGACTAGTCCAAAATTTATTTATTTTCTTTCAAGACATTCCAAAAACTCGTATTTCTTAATTCAAGTTTTATATCTTTATCAAGATTATCCAAAATATCTTTAAACCTAGTATAAAATATATCTATGATTTCTTCATTAAAAGACGATTCTTCATCATAATATTCCTTGACCCATTCAGTAAAGTCATCAAAGTTGTTATCAACATAATTAAATATTATTTTAATAATAATTTTATCATAAAAATAATGATAATAATTGGTGCAGTAATAAAAATCATATATATCATTTGAACAATATTTTATTATCATGTATCTGATAAATATATAAATAATATTATTATAGTCATCAGGTTTTATTCCACCCATAATAAAATCTGAAATATAGAAAGAAGAATCGGAATCTCCTCTGTTTTTGTTTGTTAAAAAATGAAATACATATGTAAGATTTAAACAATCATATTTTTCAATATAATAATATGATGATAAACGATTTATATAACCACCAATATATTGATGCATTACTTTGTGTCTCCGATTGTCATAAGAATAATCGAGGATCTTTTCAAGAACTTCGTGCGAAAAACGATATCTAAGAATATGATACATAATAAATAATCATCATATGAACTAGTCCAAAAAATAATTTAAAAATCATCGATACCGTTAACAATTTTCATCTCGTGTTCTACGTCTTTTTCAAATTTACCTACAATGTCCCCAAATTTTTTTTTGAACTTTATTGGAGTATCAATATGATTTTCTAACATAATTCCATATTCCACTTCGATTTCATTAAAATACTTATCGGTATAATCAAAAGCTATTTTTAAAAGTTTGTCATAAAAATAGAATTTAAAAGTCTCTTTGCAACCTATATAAATACGGGTAGTATCAAAATCACTACATTTACAATATTTTGTACTTATACAATGTATAAACATACCAACTATAAAAATATACTTAATAAAAAAAGTATTGTTAGAAAGACTATAAGGACTATTACTAAATAATAATAAATCATACATTATTTTTGATTTGAGATAACTATAGGGGTATGGAATTAAAGAATAATCAAAAAAATCTTGAAAATACAAAATATACTTACTTACATAAAAACGTCTTTTTTTCAGTCTTGATAACGTGTTGGATGTGTCAATATAACCCATCATTTCAGGAAAATTAAGCCTTGCTCCAGAATATTCACAAAGACTCAGCAACAAAATATTTTCAATAAAACATTGATGCAATACTCTGTGTCTCCGATTGTCATAATTGTAATCGAGGATCTTTTCAAGGATCTCGTGCGAAAAACGAGATTTAAGGATCTTATACATTTTCAATAATCAATACTACGTACTAGCCTAATAAAAATTTATTCTTTTTCATAACATGACTTCTCAAACATGCACGCTTTTTCAAATAAATTATCCCTGTATATACCAATAAATGTTGCTCTTATATTTAAACAATCACGTTCTTTATTATAACGTGTTGTTAAATAATAATTTAATTCATCAAATACTCCTTTATGTCCCCGATTTCTCCGATTGTCATAAGAATAGTCTATAATCTTTTCAAGGATTTCGTGCGGCAATCTCGATTTCAAAGTCTTATACATAACATAATCAATAATCATCCTGCGGACTAGTCCAATAAAAAATTTAAAAGCACTACGATAAAAAACGCTAATCAAAAATGGGAATATATACAGACATGTTTTTGATATACGGTCAAAAAGATCAACTTCGAGACCCGTATAGCAATAAATACGACGATCAGACTCAGCCCCAATATGAATTACAGAATCAATACTACTTTAATGGAATATACACTATGAGCAACGTTCTGTTATACATAGAGCCAAAACATTACGATTCAATCGTTAATGTTATCAAAAATGATAAGAATAATAGTTCCGAAGGGTCCGAAAGGTCTAAATGGTATATCTGGACATCAGGATTTAGTACGCTAGATGCTGAAGGTATTAAAGGCTATAATAATTTAAAAGAAGTCGTAGTTGAAGATGATATTCTCGAAAGAATTCCGATGATTACAAATAATACCTCGAATAAATCAAAAATTATCGAATTGACCAAAAAATTCAATGAATCATTGAGAACTTTAAGGCTTGAAGAATCAGCATATTTAAATTATTTAAATTTCGGATCTCTTGATTTAGAATATGATTCAAAAATTGATATCCTAAATAAGCAATTAGAAATTCTCAAAGAACTCAATGAATTGAAAAAATTGAATGATTCCATAAAAAAGGATAATGATAATGATAAGACCAACGACAATACTAAAGAATTATAAACTACGGCCTATTACATTTTCGACATCTTTTTCAAAATTTTTTAGAATTCCTTCTCCGTATTTATTTTTAAAATCATTATACGATTCTCCAATATACAACCAATCACCAGATTCATATTTTCTTTTTATGTATTTCATAATAAAATTGTATTTTTCAGTATAATCAAATGCAATTTTTATGATCTTGTCATAAATACAGTATTTGTGATCTTCAAGACAATGATATGCAAGACATTTGCAATTTTTTTTTACTACAAAAAATAAAAATACAGCCACAGTGTTAATATAATCATTTAGGGGATTTATAGAATTTAGAGAATAAATGATAAAATCTGACATAGACCATTCCCAATTTCTTTCTGTTAACTGTTTTAGTGTTAATGGAATATCTATATAATTATTTTCTTCATAAAATTTCGACAAATGACCTTCATTGCCATATTTTAAATCTTTAATATGTTTTATTACACACATACTTAATACTATATACCTTCTGTTGTCGTAAACGTAGTCTATTATATTTTCCACGATGACTTCGGGAAAGTGTGAAAGTAATACTTTATACATCCTTAATCAATATATATGTCAAGTATTAGTGTACAAAAAAATTTTAGTCCGCTAATCTTGCGAATGATAAAGAATAATAAAGAATAAAAAATGTGTGGTCCACTTGTCAATTACCCAATGGGGATCCCGAAGGATATTTCAAGATCTTCTCTTGAAGAACAAGTAAACGGGTACATCAAAAATAAAGAACGATTAAAAGAATTAAATGCAAAATTCAAAATTCATCCAAATGAAGAAATAAATCCCTACAGGCATGATTTACTTGCTTCTTATTATCTTGTCAAAATTTTGGATACTCACAAAAGTCATATGTGCATGGGTGGTAATCTAAATCCGCTTGGTACTTTGAGACAGATATTAAAAAGCGAGTCCAAACTATTTAGTATTAGAAATGAAACCAAAGAACCTACGGCCAGAAAAGAATTTTCCGAAGTCTATAATGATATCGGCATTACTATTCACTATATTACAGATTTGCTTACAACTGTAATGCACGAGATGATTCGTGAAGGAAAAATAATCAAGACAACTGAAGAAATCGAAGAAGAATCTTTTTTTGTCGAAGGTCGTACTCGTCCCAGATTATTTGTGTGTCTAAATTATGATAATAAAGAAGAAATTGTGGAATATTTAAGTCTTTATGTAAAAGTTGAAAAGACAAAGAAAAATCTTTTAGGACCCTACAGCAACAATTCTGTCAAAGAAGTCCTACGAATGTATGATTTTCTTAATAGTGATGCAATTCCCAAAGATATAAAAGAGATGTACTATAATTGCAACACAAAAAGTGAAAGTGATAATTATGATGATACTTCTTTGTCGAAGAATATGAAATGTTCTCGTGAACTTGATAAACTGTACAAGTCTAGTCAAGAAATGAGAAAATTTTTTACGAAGTCTGATGATAATTCTGAATAGATTATTGATCTTTCGAGATCTTTATGGACTTTTGTACAGAACGACGGTGTATTTCTTTTGTATTTATTTCATTTTCTGACAAATAACCAAATAAATAACCAAGTCCTAAATAATTATCATAGCATAAACAATTTTTATCGAGTTCTCCCAAAAATATGCACCCATAGCCATATTTTAATAAACCAATATAATCTATACTTTTATTAGTCATTATTCTTTAATTCTTCTAAATTTGTTGTCTAGACCTTTATATTTTTACAAAAAAAATGAAGTTTCGAGGTCTTTAGGCATCAAGTATTATAAGTATCACATCATCAAGCATCAGAAACAAGCATTATCAAGAAGAATGGACCTCATGGATATTGAATGTTACGAGCTGAAGAATATCTCGAAAGGGATTGTTCCAGTTCCGGATTCAAAGGCAAGTGATGTCTTTTATCTTCTAAAAATTCGTGATCTTGATGAAAAGGTGCAGAAATACAAATTTGGTATTACTGGTGATATAAAGAGACGTCTGAGTGAGCATGAACGTAATTTCGACTTTGATTTAATTGGATATTGGAAATTTAAGGCCCAAAATATTGCAAAAGACTTGGAAACCAAAGTTAAAGAATTTACAAAACAAAATAATATTCAATCAACCTATGATGTTCCTTACGGAAAAGCAAATTTGACAGAAATTTTTGTTGTGAATAACAATTACACAATTGATTTTGTTTATAAATTAATTGATAAAATGGCTTATGAAGCCGAATACCATTTTAATAATAAATAAAAGGTTTATAGAGTCCTTTGGGATCCATATAGTCCTTATATGGGTCCCAAAGGACTATTACAAATCTTATACAAATCTTATACAAAAATTCCTAATTGATTCCTCAATTTGTTTACTCTCTCTTTGACCGTCTGTTCAATTTTCGAATTGATAACATCAAGCTCTTCTTTGGTTGGACTTTCTTGGGGATCGTTAGGATCATAACCCAGTTCATAAAGAATTTGATAAACAGAGTTGTTTTTATACTTTGGATCACGATAGAGTTCATTTCCTTCTTCTAGATTTTCTAAAATTCTCATTCTATATTCTAGACCTCCATTACAACTCGATCTATTAAGAATTGAAAACCCATCGATCATAGGACCTTTATACCAAGTAGAGCCTTTTGGAATTATTTCTAGCCAATTTTTTATTGACATTTCACACAGGTCGATGTCTTTTCCATAAAGAATACTATCCCTGTTCCGGGACGAGTCCTTTTCTAGGTCCCATTTGATATAAAAATATAATTTCGAAATAATGGCCCAACAATAAATAATATCCTGAGCTATTTTGACTTTATTCTCCAAATAATCAATTTCAGAAGGACTCTTAAACGCCAATAATTCAAAATTATTAAATCGTTTATTTTTTAACAATTTGTTGTATACAAAATTTTGAATAATTGGTTTAACAAGTTCTTTTCTATTTGGAAGTTCTTTTTGATACTTTTCTATCATTGATTCGTTAATAATAGCCAAGTCTACTCCAAGTTCTTTAGCAAACAAGCGTAAAGCGCTGACGATTCTACTACTCTTTCGTAAAACTTGAGAATTTTTTTCTTCACAATAACAATTAAAGTCATAAAGCATATCATCGAACATTGAACAATAAAGCGAATCATGATAATAGGATGACTCTTTCTCAAAAGGATTAATTTCCAATTGTTTATACTTGTCTAATAAAATGATCCATAATCCAGTATCGTCTGCGTGTCTTAAACCCATCAATAAACTGTATGCATCTTGTCTAGAAATCAAGGACTTTTTTATCAAGTAGTCACAAAATTCGTTATATTTTGGATTTCTAATTTTGTGTGAAATAGACATAAGAACATCATTTTTAATCTCGTGGCCTAATTCTACAATAGCTATTAGAGAATCAAGACTTACACCCTTGTCGATGGCTCTATACAAAAGACTACTACAGCTAGAATAATGATCACGATTTACGAACGATTTAATAATCATTCTGTTGATATCTTTTGGCTCTATTTCTGGACTTAGATTAGATGAGAGTCTATTGTAAGCCATAAAAATCCAGGCTTTTGCTGCTGTTTTTTTATCGAGACCATTAAATTCTTCAAGATATAATTCTGACGGCCCCCAAAAAAGTTCACTATTCGATGGTCCATAACTATACTTTGTGTGCTTTGGTCTCTTGCGAATAATTTCATCAAGAGAAAATGCATTCATTTCCTTAATTGTTACTTGATCCAAAAGGTCTCTGGAAATTTCCGGCATCACACGCCAATCTTGAGACAGTGTACTCCAACCTTCTGGGATTTTTGGCTTAATGACATACGGAGAATCGTGACATTTTACTCTACGAGTATAGGTGTCACCTTCATTGTCTTCAGTTTCTTGAAGATGATATGGTTCGTTGTCATAAAATACAGTCTTCATGTGTTTGTGACCAGGCAGTCCGCAGTCTTTAGGATTCACAATAACAGCAGCATCAGAGCTTTTCGAATTTTTCTTAGCATCACTAACATTATCAGAGCTCTTAGAACTCTTTTGGGTCCTAGAGTTCATCAAAGACATTATTGATGCAGACATAAATAATTTATTCCAAATGTACATTGTTGATTATTTGTTGTTTGTTGTATTCTAGCGTTAAAAATTTTTTGAAATAAAGGTCGAAGAATGAGAGTCACGAATAATTTTATTTATATTAATAAAGCATAGCGCTTTACAATTAATAAATGAGCACAGTTGACGTTTCTGCGTACATGCGTAGACCATTTATTAAAAAATCAGGTACTCGTGTTAAATCTGCATATGTTCGGAAGCATAAAGCCAAAGGACTCAAACGCTCCGGACGTTCTCGTGGTATAAAAAGTCGTGGACCTTTTAGCGCCTCTAAAGGGTATAGGCCTTGGATAACTAAAAAAGGAGCTCTTGGTGGCCCAGGATTTATGTCAAAGCCACGAAAAGTCCAATACGAATTGTTAGATCGATGCGTATCAAATGATGGATATAAAACGTGTTTGGGACGTGTTATGGTCCTTAATAAAAGTAAGTCCCGAAAAACTAGAAAATATAGCACAACTATCAAAGTTTTGACAAGTTATCTCAAAAAGCATTATAGTCCACGAAAACATTTATACAGAGGATTGAGAGTCTAAGAAGCCACAATGTGGCTCCCCGAAGGACTCTCTATGATCCACAACGAAATTCGCAATACGTTTTGTCGTCTTTGTCGAAAAAATCAATACTTTCAATAAAAATAGCGGAACCAAGAAGATCGCCTCTATTTCCGTCAGATTCCAGTTCTTCAAAATTATCAAAGTAGTCTTGATTGTATTTGTCGAAATATTCTTTTGATATACTCACCGACAAAAACTTTTCTGCTTCTCTAATGGCTTTCTTTACAGTCATCTGTTCATCAAATTTGATAAAATGCTTGTGACCAGAATATCTTGAAATACTAAATTTTATTCCCCAAACAAGATTTTCCAACTTATGTTTATCTTCTTTTTCCAATGATTTGGTGTACTTGAAAGGACAAGAAGATTTCTTCTCTTCCTTCAGACTCTCTTTCTGACCCTTCTTTGTTTGTCTAACTTTCTTAACAAGTCCATCACTTGTCTCCAAAGTTACCCATCCATTCTTGGATATACTTTTAACGATATATTTCACAGAATCGATAGTTACAGTCTCGTTGAGCTCCATTTTTAGCGGCTGTTATATAGCGTTATATAGCTTTTAGCGGTTGTTTGTGTATATTAGTCCTTCGAGTATATCTCGAGTATATCATTTTTTTGTGTTTTGAGCCCGCTAATATACTAATATACTAAGACTATTAGAATTATTATACAAAAAAGTATTATACTCAATGAAGTTAAGGTCTAACTGCATATCGAAGTTATCGATTAATTCAAAGAATGAACGTCATCAAGAGCCTTATGCTTCCAACACTGAACAAGATATATTGTATCCTGTTTGTTGTTGTCTTTTTTTTCAGTGATGAGCTCAAGAAACAAATCTTTAGATATGTTATTGGCTTGGACAAGAAAATTGTTGCAGAGGTTATCTACAATGCAGTTATAATTCTTTACAATTTGGTAAAAATGGCTTTGATCATGATTCCGCATTTTTGTATTCATGTGTACACGTATTGGAATGCTTATTCCAATGCGCTGGCCGTTATGATTACATTCACAATGCTGTATAAGATTTATATCTTGATAATAAAAGTCAGTAACCAAATTTCTCAGAAATATGGAGACTTAAAACAAGATTTAGATTTTATCAAAAAGAAAATGCAATAAGTCCCTAGGGACTCTTTGCAGTTCTTTATTGCTATCAATTACTATCAATTGCTTTATCCATTTTCGCATAAAACTTTTCATATAAATCTGTACCTTTTATTGCTTCGATTACAAGTTTATATATATAGTCTTCTTCACCACACGATGCCAAGTATAAAAATTCAAAGAAATTGTCAAGTTCAGGATCATGTTTCAAAATAGCTTTGACATATGCGATATTGTACTTTTCTTCAACATATGTAGAAATAGGGTAAAACATATTGATAGGATCTATTGGTACTTTAGTATATAATTTATCAAGACGTTCAAAATCCATTTCAAGATAAGCAAGTCTAAGTTCTTCTGCTATTTGAGAACCAGTCATCTTTAATTCTTCTTCGTTTGATGATTCTTTTTCTGATTCTTTTTCTGATTCTTTTTCTGATTCTTTTTCTGATTCTTTTTCTGATTCTTTTTCTGATTCTTTTTCTGATTCTTTTTCTGATTCTTTTTCTGATTCTTTTTCTGATTCTTTTTCTGATTCT